AAGAAATAAACGCTAGAAAGGCCCTAAAACGTCAGCGTAATATGTATACAGATGTAACAGTGTTGTTAGACATAGTCTGTCATCCAAACACAAAAACGTTTTACGTTCGTATAAAGGACGACTTAAAGAGTAAAGGGGTGGAATTTAATTTGTGCGAGATTAATATATCAAATTCTAATATAGACGAGGCCATTTTGGTAAAAGAGATGATGAAGATAAATGACAAAAAGAGAGATGTTTAACTTTTAAGACAAGATGTAACTTTTGTTTAACTTTTAAGACAAATTTTTAATGGAACCTTCCATTAAAAATTATATAAATTCATGTCCTTCAAAAACGCTTAAAGCTCTTCTTATATATAAGTCTATATCAGATTCTGAAATATGATCTTTAAATTCTATTTTAATCGATTCGATTATATTTGGAAGAATAGTTCGTAAAAGTTTTTGAAATTCTTGTTTATCGTTTTCATTTTCTGTTTCAATTAAATTTTCTAAAATTAAATCTTTATTTAAAGAAGAAGTTATAGCTGAATTTACTTTACCATAAAATATACTTAAAATTTGTTCATCCCAGCCAATAAAAACGCCACCATTTTCTAAAAAACCAGAAAAAATATTTGCAAATCGAGTTAAATAACCAGAAGAACAAGTATTATTCATTTCTCTCATTTCTTCTATTAATCTTTTTTCCAATTCAACCTTGTTAGAAACTTTATTTGAATTGTTAATAAACGTCCATACATAGTTCATAATATTTTTTAAATTAAAATTATACGCTGTGTATAAAGCATTATCTAAATACATAATACGGTTATATGCCTTTATTGCATTATCTATTTGTGATTTAATTTGTGGTTTAAAATTAGGGGGGTATTTTTCAATTAAATTTTGTAAGATATTTTCAGTAAGAATCCAAATATCTTCTCTTTGAAACATTTTATTAACATCTTCAATAATGATAGTTATAGTATTTATAGCTGTTTTATTGATTGTGCTTGTATGAACGTTTTCTTTGTTATTGTATATTGTTTTAATTGTATGATTGTCAAACGATAATGAATCTAAAATTATTTTTGCTTCTTCTTTATTTTCTGAAGAGCCATATGATAACAGCATATCAGAAGCATCTGCTCTAATATTAACAGACAAATTTTGATTTTTGCATATCTCTAACAATTTATTTTCCGCTATACACGAACACTTTAATTTTGGAACATATGATAAACTTAGTTGACAAGTTAAAATAAAAATTTGTAAATAATCTTCGTATGTTTCATTATTTATTTTTGGATAAGAAGAGTCGTGAAAATTAGATAATAATACAGATATGCAATACTCTACCATAAGTGATGTAATATTATTTTCCTCTCTTTCCGAGACTAAAAATTTAACAGTTTTATATTTAAACTGAAACGTTGTAGACGAGTCTGTTAACATATCATAAAGATATAAATACACTCGTTTTAAATTTGGAAGTCCAGAATTTAGAATCAAATAAGCGTTTAATTTACAACTAAATGGAATTTCTTTAGATTTGTGCATTGAAAAACACACATAATCTAAAGCTTCAAACCCTATAATTTCAGAAGGTTCTGTTTCTTCTTTTTCATAATCAATAAGGGCTAAAGCAATTTCAAGCCTTAAAACACATGAAATATCAGAACAAAATTTACATAAATGATAAAGAGTATTTTTAATAATGCTGCTATTGCTTATGGTTAATAAAGAAATTAATCTTTTAATAGTTGTTTCATCACCAAATTTTACAATTGCTTTTATACGGTCATGAAGTGGTAATTCAAAATTAAAAATATCATCCATTTTAAATTATTTATTATAAAGTTATGTTATTATTTAACCCTTAGAAATTTTTATGGTATTTACCATAAAAATTACAATTTAATTGAGTTGATTTTTAATGACCAAAAATATAATTACAATCATGGCTCCTAAAAAAATATATAACAATTTTTCTTTTCCATATAAATTGGAGCAAACTGGACAGTCAGATAAATGAGTTGAAACATCAGGACAATTATATGGAATGGGAGTCCTAAAAGTGTTTTCGTAACTTCTTTCTTTGTCGTCTCTCGGGGAGCCCCGGGAAACCTTAAAGGGTTTTGCCGACAAAGAAACAATTTTTTCTATTGGAGTTTTTCCAGGCATATTCATCGTTTATTTATAACAATTTACTAGTAAATCCATAAGTTTGCTTAAGTTTTGTTAAGAGATTAATTTAGGGTTAATAAATGAATCATTTTGTTTATTTAATGGATAAATATGGCAATCCATATTCTTTTTCCTTAAAACCAAAATATTATAAAACATTGGTACTTTCTGGTGGCGCAATGCGTGGTGTATATTTATTGGGAGCATTAAATGGTTTAAAAATAAAAATAAACAAAATATCAACGTTTATAGGTATATCATCTGGTTCTATAATATGTTTTTTATTAAGTATAGGGTATACTCCATATGAAATTTTTATAAGTTTATTAAAATATGATAATCTCTTGACTATTAATTTAGATAAATTATATTCAGGTGATACCAGGAATGAAGGAGGATTGTTTTCAAGTGAGAATATCTTTAAACATCTTGAAACTCAAATGCGTTTAAAAGAAATTTCAAGATCTATAACTTTTAAAGAACATTTTGAAAAAACAGGTAAAATATTAATTGTTATGGCTTTTAATATTACAAAATGTAAAGAAGACATATTTACATATGAAACAACTCCTGATATGGAAATTTTGAATTCTTTAAAATTAAGCGCAAGAATCCCAATCATATTTGGACCCATAAAATATAATAATAATTTTTATATAGACGGAGGCGTTTGGAACAATTTTCCAATTGATATTGCAATTAAGTATCATAATAAAAAAAATAAAAAGAAAAGTGATTGGATAATAGCTGTAACAACCTTGTTTTCAACTTACAAACAAAATATACATCAATGGTATAAATTTTCAAATATAAATATTGTTATGGTAAATGATACACCCGATTTAAATCCATCATTAGTATCATCTGATTTAGAAAAATTAACTATGTTTAACAAAGGAGAAGAAAAAGCGAGTCTTATTAAAAAACAAAATATTCGTAGAAATAGTATATAATTCATTCATTTCTTCTTCGCCTAAGCATGCAATATACAAACGAAGAGTTAACGCAGCGTTAGCACGCGCCATTTTTAATCTTTATCAAATAGTTTCCACTGTATATAATTAATCAAGTTTGAGATTATCAATTTGTTTACTTAAATCTTCACTGTCATTATTATCGTCTTTACTATTATCATCTTTGGTGTTGATTGATAGCATATTCATTTCATTAATTAAAAACTCTTCTTCGTCATCGTTTTGAATACAAACTGTTTTTAAATACGATACAATATTGTAAAAATGACTTGGATGTAAAAATTTATATAAATTATGTTTATCAAATACTGACAACCATTGCTTAATTTCGTTAATAAGGCTTGATTCATTTAAAAAGATTTCTAAATTCGTGTCGGTAATAGAAAATAAATTATTTTTTTGAAACCATTTTAATTTTTTTTCTATAGCTACATGTGCTATTTTGTCATCATGTAGCATAAAGACATTGTTGTTTGCATAATCTGATATTGCCTTTTCAATTATGTTAACATTACATTGAAAAAACTCATTATTTAATCTATATTTTTTTAACAATTTATGTAACCCTTGTTCTAATTTAAAATAATGAAAAGTTTGTATTTGATTAACAATAAAAAATTTATCAAAAGAAATTCTACTAGCATTCATTGTCTTTAATCGTCTATTAATGTCTTTCGTACATCCTATTTTATAAATATCTAAAGGTTCATACAATTGAGTTGTTATTATATAAACACATCCAACTTCCATTTAATTTAATATATTTTAATGATTTAAATCATTAAAATATAGCTTAAAATTATGCATTAATTTTTATTTTTTTTTAATCCTAAACCCATACCAATTATCCCAATAAAAAGTAAAATAACTGCAACACATAGAAGCCATAATTTGTTTTGTTCAACAATTACTCCGCAAGAATCATTTTCTTCAAAATCAAGCATTTTAATATCTAAATGAATTGTTGATATTAAAGTCCAATCCTTACTTTGATCTCTATTTTTAAAATCTTTTCCGATTAAAAAATTGAGTTTACAAAGAAATACTTTAAGATGGTTGTTGTGTGAATAATCTATATATAATGTATGAGGCATAGGTCCAGGTAGTTTTTCTTCATATCCAAATATTATTTTAATAAATTTATCAATTCCCTGCTTGATACTATTATCGAGAATAATTTTCTTTTCATTTTTTAATTCTTTCCAATTATTTTGTTTTTTCTTTTTATAATTATACCATAGTGTTTGATTTTTATTGTTTAAATATAAATCTCCATTTGTACTCATAATTGGATCTTTTTTCCCTTCTCGTACAATTAATTTCTTTCTTTCAAACAATGTTTCATTTGTATTATTTTTTAGAATATCATTTTTACATCCTTCTTCTAAAACTCCCTTAAACATCGTTATTTTTTTTGTATTGTGGTTCCAATTATAAGCTACACATTTTGGATTTTTTAAACATCTATCGCTTGCTCCTTTAGCACTTTTAACATTTTCTATAGTTAAATTTTTTAATGCTTCACAACCATCATTATCAATATTAAACATTGTATCTACAAAACCATCGGTGAAAATAGTACGATCGGTCCAGTTAAAGTACTGATAAAATGCCAGTATAGATAATAATAATGTGACAGGGAATGCAATTTTTCCTCCAACATATACGCCTCCTAATCCTAAAAAAGCTGTTGAGAAAATGATCAAACTTAAAATTTTTAACGAAAAACCTTCAACTTTACTTTCTGTAGCTTGTGAGAATTGTTCAATTAATTTAGTTACATCTTTGTTATTATTTTTTGCATTTTCAACCTCTTTTGTTATAATTTTATGAATTTCTTTTAAATGAACATTTTTGACTTTTATATTCCCCTTTCCTATATGATATATATTTATTTTAATTTTTTGATCAAAACGTATTATTAAATTTTGAATAGCCGTGTTTTTTACTTTAATTGATGTGTTTACAATATCATTTATTGTTGTATTTGCATCACCCAATTGCATCAAATTAACTCCTTTAATAGCAGCCTTGGCTGTCTGGGCTATTTTTTTATTTAGATCTTCATTCATCGAACTATTATTTAAGGCATTTGCCAAAGCATTTATATCAATACTTGCATTAGATTTCTCTGCAAAATTATTAGCATTTATGTTTCCATCACCTATCTTAATTATATTTACAAAGATACCTTGATGATCATTAAGATTTTGGTTGTTTAAAATGGTATTACTTGCTTCTTGTAAATTACAAGTAATTGTATTTGTTATATCTGAACTTACACTGGCACCCATGTTAGTATTCTGACTTGGTTAGTAAAATATCTACACTCCTTGTAGTTATATTTATAAAACCAAAAATAAAAAAAAACATTAATAAGATTAATGCGTCGGCGGTTTCCCTCCCGTGAAACGCGGAGGCTTTGCCCCAATTGGAGCCCCTGGAAACGCTTGTAGCGTTTTGCCCTACACAGACGTGTGTCGGAACGCACCCTCCCTCACGTCATGTCTGACACACGTGAGAACAAGCGACAAGCTATCTAACTGATATTTTCGACTCTCATTGAAGTACACCAGCCCTGAAGCTCCCACACACTCTATTATTAAATTTGTTGTTAAAGATAAGAAATAAGAAATTGTTAGTAAAACTCTTTCTTTCCTATTCTAAATAAAGAAGAATATGCAGAATTTTATGGTATTATTACTTTTAATTGTTGCTGTTGTAGCAATAATGTTTGTATTACCAAAAAATAATAAAACACTACTTCATCATATGAGAAGAAGGAGAAGAGAGTTGAAAGATCTTTTAAAAAGTAAAAAGATTATTGGAGCAAAAAATCTGATGGAATTTGTTAAAAAATATACACAAATAGATAAAACATGTGCATATGAAGGACCTATCCCAATGCCTGCAGAGTTTTCAACAATGTCTGCTGACAATTTACAATTATTAGATAAATGTGGAGCAGTTAGATCCTCTCTTAATTCTTGGGCTATTGCAACGTGGGCTGAAAATTCTGTTGTTAAAACAATGGAAAATTTACAATCAACAATGGAATGTGTTAATCAATTAAATTTGGTTCCGGATACTTACAACAGATTTCAAGAATTAGTAACAGCTTGTTTTTCAGCAGTACCACCCCCTCCACCTAAAAACCCCAATAACATATCTAATTTACCTATAGGTGTTTATGGTTCACCATATGGTATATATGGAATGAATTATAATTTAGGTACTTCTTATCAAGGTGTTACAAATGGATTTGTTTCAGATTCACGTGGATGGAGACCTGATGATTATTTTAATTACAACGCACAGGGATCAGAATTAATAGATGGAACTAATACATTGATGACTGCTCAAATGTTACAACAATATGAACTTCCCAGAATAGGATTCGGACCATATATGTCAAGATCCGAAATTGATGCAGAAGTTTTACCAAAGTATGAACCATCTCAATGGATTGTTAATAACGGTCCTGTAAGACCTTGGGAACCTAAGTATCCAATTATGACAATTCCACCAACACCTATACCATTATTAGGAACTTCAAATATGTAAATTTTTAATGGTTGTTACCATTAAAAATAAATACATTTGATATGATACAAACCATCTTTTAAAAATTATTTAACAATTCGATATGATACAAACCCATCTTTATTTGTAATTTTAATAACATCTCCACTTTGATATTTAAAAAATCTTGCAATTGGATCTGATTTTGACATACTTGGAAAGCTTTGAAGTATAATTTTTTTCCCATTTTCTATTTTGCATTTAATATATTTTTTTTTAAAATCTTTTGCTTCTTCATCTAAAAGTTTATTAAACAAGGGTTGTAAATGGTATTTTGTAATATTCATTTGGAGATCTTTATTATGAAATATTTCAACCTTACCTTTTGTTGTTTGTTCAATTTTTTTAACGTTGGTAGTTATACTACCATCACATATAATTGTAACACATACATATTCATTGGAAGAAAAATCAATTATTTGAGATAAAGGAGGTGATTTAATTTCTTGTGTCGTTTTTATAAATTTAGCGATTGCAAATTCTGGATTGGTGTTTTCTCTGGAATTTACTTTAGCTAAAATTGTTAATTCATCTTCCTTTATTATTTGCCATCCTCTTGCTTCATACATTTCTTTTGTAATCTGATATGATTTAGAGAACATTTTAATTTTTTAATCTAATAATCATCATAATTCATAAAATTATTATTCAATTTTAACTTTAAGATGTGTAAGAGTTAGTAACTTAATAACAAATTTCTTAAAATAAATGTATCAACAAAAATATTTTGAAAAACCAGTATATTATTTACAAAGAAATGATTTTGATGATAATGGAAATTTAATTGTTCCTGAATTAAGAAATAAAAAAGTTATTATTATGATTCAGGCAAATTATTGTGGACACTGCACAAATGCTAAAGGAGATTATTATAAAGCAGCAAAGTACATAAAAGAATTAGAAAAAAATGGAGGAACATCTTACAAAAATAAAGTAGTATTTGCAACTATTCAAGCTGATGGTGATGAAGAAGGAGAGAAGGAGTTAAATCAAATTTTAGATAAAATTAAACCAACATTTGTCGGTTTTCCAGATTATGTTCTTTATGTTAATGGAAAACGTATAGAAGACGATGGACCTCCTGGTAGAAATTTTAATAACATTGTTAATTATGTAATGGGTTAAACAAAAATAAAATATAATAAATTAAAAAATGAATAAATTAAAAAATGAATAAAATTTATGTTAAAAAAGGAGATAAAAATACTCAAGTTGGTGATAAAATTGATGAAATAGAAGTTACCTTTAGATGTAAAGGTGGTCCAATAGGGGAAGTTGGTACTTTTTTTGGAAAAGTAGTTTCAAAAATATTATTTGCAAAAAGTTTATACACAATTTGTGAAAAAGGAAAAATTAAAAAAATTAAAAAAACTATTGAATTGGAAAAATCAGACATTGATGCGATTATGTTATTATTTTCAGATGAAGATTTTAATCCAGATGATTCTGATGATTTACAAATAGATGAACCTGATTGTAATGGAACTTGGACATTAATTAAAATTATATCTGTATATACACCAATAGATGAAAAAGATAACTATGATTTTTATGTTTAAATTTAATGGTCAGAAAACCATTAAATTTAATTATCCAATACTTCAATTCCTGCAACATAGGAAAATGATGTTGTTCCAGATGATGTTGTTCGTAATTTTACAAAGTATCCAGCTGGAACATATGTACATAGTTGTCCTCCTTGCACTTGAACACTTGATAGTGTTATTAATCCAGCAAATGATTGAGAATTAGATATAACTCCGTTTACAATCCAAGATGCTGGAGTTGCTGAATTTGTAGGAGAAACTTCTAAATTAACAGTGCCTGTAGATGTACCTCCCACTCCAATTGTAGTAGATATTGATACAGAATAATGAACAAATGCTCCATTTATCGTTGAGATTTGAAATCCTGAAGCACCAGTGCTTGTTGTAAAAGTTCTTGTTACTGATGTAGGTACTTTAGCTCCTATTAAACTTATATACACAGAACCATTCCAAATCCATAATGATGCATCTGTTCCAACATACAAAACGCTAGAAGTTGCTGGTCTATCTGTTGGAGCAGTTGTATTTGGATTTGTCCCAGCAAACCATGAATTTGTTGTAATAGCTAATTTTGCAGCATTCCATAAACTTGCACTGGTTAAACCAGAATTATTAATAGAAACACCGCTGTCTATAACTTGTCCAGATGCATTTAATGTTGCCAAATCTCCATTTACTGATGATGGAACCAATAACATTAATGTTGATGTGTTTACACTTAAAGTTGTTCCTGACATTTGTAATGTACTTCCTAAAGATATATTAGCAGGACTAGTAGTTGTGCTGCTAGAACCAATAAGTTGGGAAGTTCCTGAAAGGTTGGCCATCTTTGCAAGTGTAATGGCACCAGCGGCAACCGTTGGGGCTGTTGCAACGCTGCCTGTTAAGTCTCCTAACATTTCAATACCTCCAATAGTTGTAGCAGTAGCCGGGGGAACAGTTAGCGTTGCTGAATTAACGCTCAACACGGTTCCAGAAATTTGTAGTCCAGAACCTAATGTGAGATTTGTAGGCGTAGATGTTGTGCTACTAGAACCAATAATTTGAGAGTTCCCTGAAAGATTGGCCATCTTTGAAAGGGTAATTGCACCAGTGGCAACCGTTGGGGCTGTTGCAACGCTGCCTGTTAAGTCTCCTAACATTTCAATACCTCCAATAGTTGTAGCAGTTGCTGGAGGAACAGTTAGCGTTGCTGAATTAACGCTCAACACGGTTCCAGAAATTTGTAGTCCAGAACCCAATGTGAGATTTGTAGGCGTAGATGTTGTACTACTAGAACCAATAATTTGAGAGTTCCCTGAAAGATTGGCCATTTTTGCAAGTGTTATAGCGCCAGCGGCAATCGTTGGGGCTGTTGCAACACTGCCTGTTAGGTCTCCTAACATTTCAATACCTCCAATAGTTGTAGCAGTAGCCGGGGGAACGGTTAGTGTTGCTGAATTAACGCTCAACACGGTTCCAGAAATTTGTAGTCCAGAACCTAATGTTAAGTTAACTGGACTAGAACTAGTACTTCCACTACCAATGATTTGAGAATTTCCAGAAAGATTAGCCATTTTTGTTAATGTTATTGCACCCGATGAAATGACAGGTGAGCTTGCAGTTGTTCCAGACCCACCCAAATCTCCAGCTAATTGAATTTTGCCTTGAATACCAGTTGTTGCAGAAGGTGTTGCATTAGCAATTATTTGTGAGTCTACATAAGATTTATTAGCTCCGCTTGTACCTACAAGTGGAGCATCTGCTATTGATATTAAATCTCCTGTTGGTATAATAATATTTCCAGACATTGTACCACCTGCTAATGGTAAAAATGTACTTGATAATGATGTTGTATTAACATTCAAAATAGTTCCAGAAATTTGTAGTCCTGAACCCAATGTGAGATTTGTAGGCGTAGATGCAGTGCTACTAGAACCAATAATTTGAGAGTTCCCTGAAAGATTGGCCATCTTTGCAAGTGTTATAGCGCCAGCGGCAACCGTTGGGGCTGTTGCAACGCTGCCTGTTAAGTCTCCTAACATTTCAATACCTCCAATAGTTGTAGCAGTAGCCGGGGGAACAGTTAGCGTTGCTGAATTAATGCTCAACACGGTTCCAGAAATTTGTAGTCCAGAACCCAATGTGAGATTTGTAGGCGTAGATGCAGTGCTACTAGAACCAATAATTTGAGAGTTCCCTGAAAGATTGGCCATCTTTGCAAGTGTTATAGCGCCAGCGGCAACCGTTGGGGCTGTTGCAACGCTGCCTGTTAAGTCTCCTAACATTTCAATACCTCCAATAGTTGTAGCAGTAGCCGGGGGAACAGTTAGCGTTGCTGAATTAACGCTCAACACGGTTCCAGAAATTTGTAGTCCAGAACCCAATGTGAGATTTGTAGGCGTTGATGCAGTGCTACTAGAACCAATAATTTGAGAGTTCCCTGAAAGATTGGCCATCTTTGCAAGTGTAATGGCGCCAGCGGCAACCGTTGGGGCTGTTGCAACGCTGCCTGTTAAGTCTCCTAACATTTCAATACCTCCAATAGTTGTAGCAGTAGCCGGGGGAACGGTTAGCGTTGCTGAATTAACGCTCAACACGGTTCCAGAAATTTGTAGTCCAGAACCCAATGTGAGATTTGTAGGCGTTGATGCAGTGCTACTAGAACCAATAATTTGAGAGTTCCCTGAAAGATTGGCCATCTTTGCAAGTGTAATGGCACCAGCGGCAACCGTTGGGGCTGTTGCAACGCTGCCTGTTAAGTCTCCTAACATTTCAATACCTCCAAGGGTAGAAGAAGTAGCTGCAGAAATACTTAACACAGTACTAGTAATTTGTAGTCCGGAACCTAATGTGAGATTTGTAGGTGCTGATGTTGTGCTGCTTGAACCAATAATTTGAGAACTTCCAGAAAGATTTGCCATCTTTGCTAATGTAATGGCACCGGCAGCAACCGTTGGGGCTGTTGCAACACTGCCTGTTAAGTCTCCTAACATTTCAATACCTCCAATAGTTGTAGCAGTAGCCGGGGGAACGGTTAGCGTTGCTGAATTAACGCTTAATACGGTTCCAGAAATTTGTAGTCCGGAACCCAATGTGAGATTTGTAGGAGAAGAGGTTGTGCTACTAGAACCAATAATTTGAGAATTTCCAGAAAGATTGGCCATCTTTGCAAGTGTAATTGCACCTGCAGCAACCGTTGGAGAAATAGACGATCCTGTTAGATCTCCAGAAAGTTGAATTTTACCTTGTATTGATGAAGTTGCACTTTTAATTATAGGAACTGTTGCTGTTGATGTAGAATCAAAATCGCCAGATAATTGAATTTTTCCAAGTGTTGTGGTGGTTGCATTGGGAGTTGCTGATATTATTTGAGCATCTACATAAGCTTTATTTGCAGCACTAGTTCCAACAGTTGGAGCGTCTGCTATTGAAATTAAATCTCCAGTTGGTATAACAATATTTCCGGACATTGTACCTCCAGAAAGTGGTAAAAATGTTCCGGAAAGTGAACTTGAGTTTACATTTAAAACTGTTCCTGTCATTTGCAAAAAATTTCCAAGCGTTAAATTTACAGGTGTAGATGCAGTACTACTAGAACCAATAATTTGAGAGTTCCCTGAAAGATTGGCCATTTTTGCTAGTGTTATAGCACCAGCGGCAACCGTTGGGGCTGTTGCAACGCTGCCTGTTAAGTCTCCTAACATTTCAATACCTCCAAGAGAAGTTGATGTAGCCGGGGGAACAGTTAGCGTTGCTGAATTAACGCTCAACACGGTTCCAGAAATTTGTAGTCCAGAACCCAATGTGAGATTTGTAGGCGTAGATGTTGTACTACTAGAACCAATAATTTGAGAGTTCCCTGAAAGATTGGCCATCTTTGCTAATGTAATGGCACCAGTGGCAACCGTTGGGGCTGTTGCAACACTGCCTGTTAAGTCTCCTAACATTTCAATACCTCCAATAGTTGTAGCAGTTGCTGGAGGAACAGTTAGCGTTGCTGAATTAACGCTCAACACGGTTCCAGAAATTTGTAGTCCAGAACCTAATGTGAGATTTGTAGGCGTTGATGCAGTACTGCTAGAACCAATAATTTGAGAGTTCCCTGAAAGATTGGCCATCTTTACAAGTGTAATGGCACCGGCAGCAATTGTTGGAGAAGTCGATGATCCTGTTAGATCTCCAGAAAGTTGAATTTTACCTTGTATTGACGATGTTGCACTTTTAATTACAGGAACTGTTGCTGTTGACGTAGAGTCAAAATCACCAGATAATTGAATTTTTCCCAAAACCGTTGTTGTTGCATTTGGAGTTATATTTGCATCTACATAAGCCTTATTTGCAGCACTAGTTCCAACAGTTGGAGCGTCTGCTATTGAAATTAAATCTCCAGTTGGTATAACAATATTTCCAGACATTGTACCCCCAGCGAGTGGTAAAAATGTTCCGGAAAGTGAACTTGTGTTCACATCTAAAGTTGTTCCAGAAATTTGTAAATTAGAACCTAAACTTAATTGAGATACTAAATTACTTGTAGAAGATGAACCTATTAAAGACATTGTAGTTGATAAATTAGCCATTTTTGATAAGGTAACAGCTCCTGCAGAAATAGTTGGAAGTGTTGCAGAAGAACCTAATAAATCTCCAGCTAATTGAATTTTTCCTAGAACAGTTGAAGTTGCATTTGGAGTTATATTTGCATCAACATAAGCTTTATTTGCAGCACTGGTTCCAATTGTTGGTGCATCTGTTATTGAAATTAAATCTCCTGTTGGTATAACAATATTTCCTGACATTGTACCTCCGGTGAGTGGTAAAAATGTTCCTGAAAGTGAACTTGTGTTCACATCTAAAGTTGTTCCAGAAATTTGTAAATTAGAACCTAAACTTAATTGAGATGGACTTGTACTTGTACTGCTTGATCCTATCAAAGAACTTGTTGATGTTAAATTTGCCATTTTAGTTAAAGTAATTGCTCCGGTAGTTATAACTGGAGCTGACGCCACCCCTGATAAATCACCAGATAGTTGAACTTTTCCCTGTAAAGATGTTGTAGCAGATGGTGTAATATTGACATCAACATATGATTTATTAGCTGCATCTGTTGGATTGACAGGCAAACTAGTTAATGTGATAAAATTACCGCTAGGAATAACTATATTCCCAGACATTGTTCCACCTGATAGCTGTAAATATCGTGCATCTAAAGAACCAAAACTTGGAGAAATTTCTAACCATTGATTTGTAGGAGTTGTACTATATATAAATGTTAACCCATTATTTGATGGTGTAGGATCTCCAGAAACTACATATATATCTCCGTTTACTAATGGAGGACCCACAGGAGGTAGTGCAGCTAAAGTACCTGTAGTAACTGTTCCAAGAGTTACAGTTACATTTCCAGACAAGTCTGGAAAAACCCCATTAACAGATTGAACAGCACCATTTACATTTGAAACAGGTATACTAGTTACAGCTGTAAAAGGTGCCGTTCCATTTCCAACAACATATCCAGTTAAAGTAGAATTTCCTGTTCCGCCATTTGATACTCCTAAAACTGCAGTTCCGCTTATTGTTCCGTTAAAAGTTGGATTTGAAAACGTTGGTACAACGTTTAATGATGTTCCTGACATTGAAAGTGATGTTCCCAAAGTAATATTTGCGGGAGAAGAACTTGTGCTTCCAGAACCAATTAGTTTAGAGGGTGAACTTAAGTTTGCTAATTTGGAAAGTGTGATTGCACCGGGAGCAACTGTTGGAAATGTTGCCGAAGATCCTAAAAGATCTCCTGTTAATTGAATTTTTCCTAAAACTGTAGAAGTTGCATTAGGTGTTGCATTTACTATTATTTGGGAATCTACATAAGATTTATTTGCCGCAGATGTTCCGGATACTGGCGCATCTGCTATTGAGATTAAATCTCCAGATGGAATTATAATATTTCCAGACATTGTACCTCCTAAAAGTGATAAAAATGATCCTGATAAAGATGTTAAATTAACATTTAATGTTGTTCCTGTCATTTGAAGATTTGATCCTAAAGAAATATTAGTTGGAGTAACATTTGTATTGGAACTTCCAATTAAATTACTTACTGCATTTAAATTTGCCATTTTAGATAATGTAATGGCACCTGGAGATACTACTGGAGCTATTGCAGTACCAGATATATCACCAGATAATTGAATTTTTCCCAAAACAGTTGGCGTCGCATTAGGTGTTATATTAGCATCCACATATGCTTTATTTGCAGCACCTGTACCAACAGTTGGAGGATCTGTTATTGTTATATAATCTCCTGTAGGAACTATTATATTTCCTGCCATTGTTCCACCTGATAATGGTAAAAAAATATTGGATAAACTAGGAATATTTTCTTGTAGAATACCACTGGAAATTTCCAATGAACCACCCACACCTATCTCCGCAACAGTTGTTGAAGAACTACTTCCAATTAACTTAGAAGATGCAGACAATGGGGCCATTTTACTTATAGTTATAGATCCAGGAGCAACTAAAGGAGAAGTTGCAGTACCAGTTAAATCTCCAGCCAATTGAATTTTACCTTCGATTAATGTTGTTGCACTTTTAATTATTGGAATAGATGCAGTTGAAGAAGAATCAAAATCTCCCGCAAGTTGAATTTTTCCTTCTAATGATGTTGTTGCACTTTTAATTACAGGAACAGTTGCTGTAGAAGTAACATCAAAATCTCCTGCAAGTTGAATTTTACCCAATACGGTTGGAGTGGCGTTTGGAACTCCAGATGATATTTGAGAATCAACATACGCCTTATTTGCTGCACTATTGGCGGTTATAGGAAGATCGGCTATAGAAATAATATCTCCTGTTTGAATCACTATATCTCCTGACATTGTTCCCCCTGTTAACGGCAAAAATGGACCTCCTGGAGATACTTTTGAGTCTACATATGTTTTATTTGCAGCAGAGGTACCAACTGTTGGTAAGTCTGTAAGTGTTATAACATTTCCACTGGGTACAACTATATCTTTTGAAATTATAGTACCAGTCATTGTACCACCTGCAAGAGGTAAAAACGAACCCGTAGGTATTAAACTTTCTATTTTTTGACTTGACCATAATACAGTTGGTAATGAAACCGAAGAATCATCTACAGTTAATCCAGAATCTATGGTTTGTCCTTGATTTACTCCGGAACCAAAAACAGCTAAATCTCCAGGTACTGCAGTAGGTTGTTTTGCTTGACCAGATCCTATGGAAACTGGCACGCCAGAATCAGCTATTGTTCCATCTATACCAAAAATTACTATATCGCCCGGAATACCACGGACCACTGTTATCTTGTCGTCTAAAGCGTTATTTAAATTAAATGACATTCTTTTTACTTTAGATTGAAAATAAAAATAAAAAGATGTGGTTACAGTATTAATTAAGTAATTTTAAAAATGACTATGGCTAAAATTTAATAAAGAAATTATTAAATTTTAAAGAAATTTATCCAACAATCTTTTCCAATCCTTGTCTACAGATTGATTAGTTTCTAACTTCATTATTTCCATTAATATTAATGCAGTATTTGCTAGTGCTGTTCTATTTACAACTTCGTTTGTTATTTTTTTAATTTTGTTATAATTAAATTTAACAAAATCTTCATTAGAAATCATTGTTTTACATACAGGATCGGCAAACTTTGCCAAGTCTCTATAAGAGGTTGTATGTGACAACCTTATTCTATGAAGTGCTTTTAAATTGTTATCATATTCTTTTTTATAGTCAGGATCTGCAATGTATTTATATTGAAATTCTGAAAATTTTTTTGATATTAATTTATCCATTTATTTAAAAAAATTTTTTTAAATAAATTTAATCTTTTTCTTCTTACTGAACGTTAACTATCCTTTGTGTTGCATAATATCCGGTCCCTCGATTCATAAATTCTTGGATAGCTATGTTTTATTTAACGTGAATGGCCTGAGTGTTTGAAAAATGCTTATGTGAAAATATAAAGGATAAATTTTATATTTTTAAAATTATAATTTTCAAGTTTATACTCTAAATAAAGAAAATGGCCGAGTGTTTAAGTAAAAAAATAAAACAAGAAGAAACAAAATTAAAGAAAAAAAATGACACCGTTTCTGATATTATATATATTATTGATAAAATTAGAGAGGATAACATTATGAAATATTCTTGTTTAGAACCTTATATTTCTTCATTAATAATTAACATAGAGAGGGGTCAGTTAAAGTTAACAAAATTAGAAAAACAATTAACTAGAGAAGAATATCTTCAACTAATGTCATATATTTTTTATGGTTGTATTTGCATAACAAAAGAAACATCTACAGTAGCTCCTACTGTAGAAAATGTAGATGAAAAAATGCACAAAAGGAATTTTGTAAAAATGAATAAATGGTTAACAAATTTAGAATCTTTTGGTAATTTAAGTAAGCAAGGAGATGTTTACAAAGGGTATTTTTTAGGAAAAGAAGTTGTTTTGAAAAAACCCAAAAAAAATTTTTTTTTAGAAAATACTTTAAAAGATTATTTTAATGGGATTAAATGTATTAATAGTCTAAGAATGGAGTGTCCAATGTTTGCTTATACTTTAGGTATATTAACAATAGAAACTCCAAGCGAGAGAAAAAAACTCGATGAAATATGGTTAGTAACCGAATTCATAAAAGGAAAAACTTTAAAAGAAATGTTAAAATGTAATGAATTATCATTTAAAGAATTTCTTGATATATTTGCTCAGATATTGGTTGCTTTAGAAATAGGTCAAAACAAATATAAATTTTGTCATTATGATTTGCATACAGACAATGTAATCATTGTTCCTATAACAAACAATTACACTTGTCATGTTCATGTTTACGATATTAATGTAAAGACAAAGTTTATGCCTGTAATGATTGATTATGGGATGTCGTCTAGTTCCCTTGAAAAAGATATTTCAATTGGACAACATAAAATAGAAGATAATGGAATATTTCCTTATTTATTTCCAGGATATGACCCGTATGTATTTTTGTTATTTTGCAGAGACGTTTCCAATGTAAGTATTAAATCTGGTATAAATCACTTATTTAAATTTTATGGAGACATTGATCATATAGATTATGTTTCAACATTAAAAAATAATACAGGTAGGCAAACACCATTATTATTTTTAGAGTATATAATTAAAACCTATCCACAACTTTCTATGGATTTTACTCCTAGAACTATAATGACTAAATCATTATTGTTTAAAACTCCATCTATGATGATGGCAGACTTATTTTTAAATCCGAACGAAAAAGAAAGTATATCTTCTTGTTTTAATAATGAATTAAATAATGGATTTATTTATTTTATGTTAGAATGTACTAGAAATAAACTATGGTTTGGAAAAGATAAAAATATGTTAACTATGTCTTCTTATAAAAAAATGATATCTCATGACTTAAAATTTTTGCAAAAATTTATTTCTTTTGTGCACGAGGAAAAAAATAATTGGAGTGAAAGAATTGATGACTTACAATGTGCCGTTAATTTATTATTTTTAATGAAACAACTCAAAATATATGATTTTAAACCGTATAGAGAGTGGATTGATAAATTTGAAGCATCGGAAATGTATTCTTGGTATAAAAGTAACAAACCATATATTGATCGCTGTCAGAGATTAAAATAAATTTAAAGAAAGTATAATATATATAAATTAAACAATGGATAAAAAACCAACAATTGCTATATTAAAAAATGAAATTGATAAATTAAAAAGTTCCTTTGATACAGAAAAAGATGAAAAAGATACTAAAATTAATCACATACTATCTGTAGTAGAAGGATTAAGCAAATCATTATCGTTATATATTGAGGATAATGATAAAGAAACAACCAACGAAGAAGTAAACATCGACGAAATTGACAAAAACATAGTTAAAAATTTAGAAGACAAAGTTAATTGTTTAGAACAAGATGTTCAATATTTAAAAAATGAACTTAAAAAGAAAGATGCTGATTGGCAACAGAAATTGGATTTAATTGTACACCAATTTACAAAACAATATGATAGTTTAAAATCTTCATTGTTGATTTCCCAAAAGGAAACCTCAGTTTTTCAGTCAGTACAAAATAATAGTAATTTGCCAAATAATAGTAATTTGCCAATAGAAACACCTATTTTACAAATTAAATTTGCAGCATTGACTGAATATGCTCAAAAACCTAAAAGGGGTTCTGAATTTTCAGCAGGAATTGATTTAAGAAGTGCATATGAATATCTTGTTCCTGCAAATGGAAATAAGTTAATTAAAACAGATTGGAAAATTCAATATCCAGATGGATATTTTGGAAAAATATGTTCAAGATCAGGATTATCGTTAAATCATAACCTTGAAGTAGGCGCAGGAATTGTTGACGCTGATTACAGAGAAGGTGTATCTGTGGTTCTTAATAATTTATCTCCAAGAGATTTTCATGTGGCTCCAGGTGATAGAATTGCGCAATTAGTTTGTACTCCATACATAACACCTGAAATAGTATTTTGTAAACCAAGTGATATTCCAGATACGGTAAGAGGTAAAAATGGATTTGGTTCTACGGGAATTAATTAAAAGTTAAAATATAAAGGTGAAATACCTTTATATTTTAAAATAATAACTGTTTGTAAAGATTTTTGTTATTTAAACAAATAAATTAGTCCACTAAATAAATATATCATGGATAATTTATATTCTCAAATAAATTCAGAAATTAATATAAATGTACTTAAATTATGTAGATTAATTTCTAAAAATTTTAATAATGGTCCTGAACCAAAAGAATTATATAAATTGTGGATAGATGCTCTTCCAAAAGAGGTTACTGAAGACTTTGTAATTGAAGAATCTAAACCAGAAACTAATTTGGATGATTAAATTTTAATAACTTAGTTATTAAAATTTATATAATGATACAAGTTAAAGAAAAGAAAAAAATAAACAAAAGATATGTCATTAGAAAAGGACGAAGAAGTAGTAATCTTTGAAGCATATTTGGCTGGAAGTGCTAATATTTTTAAAAATTTAATAGAATTGTTATCTCAAGTTGCTCCAATTAAAAAAAGTGACAACTCAAACAAAAGTATTAAACAAGCTTTCTTTAAAATTACAAAGAATGGTATTTATATTAATATTGATCACCAAAGCGATATTTTAATTAATATATCTTTAGATGCTGATAAATTTGGAAGTTATAAATATAACTTTTCTCTTCCAGAACTGCATATTGGAATTACTTTAGATATTATCAAAGATGCTTTAAAAAATGTAAAAAAGAGTGAAGGAGTAGCTCTCTGTATTAGAAAAAAGACATTTCAAACAATGCCCAATGAAATGTCTTTTTCAATATCTTCTATGGATAATAATAATGCAAGCAGAGGATTTGTAGTTAAATTTAATATTGTTCAAAATATTAATATAAATGCTATGTTGGATGGTCAGGAATTAATAGAGATGAGAAGTAATCAGTTTTTAGGTCTTTGTAAAGATATGGGAGGCTCTAAAAAGCAAATAAAAGTAATAGTTCATAATGATTCAGTAGTATTTTCATGTAATATGGTTGATATTGCAACCAAATGGTTATCTTTTCCAATAGAAGAAGAAGTATTTCAATCTTCAATACACGAAAAGTTATATTTTTTAAATCATTTTAAATCTGAACACATTAAAACAATTACAAAACTTGCAACTTTTGATGATACAATTAAAATGTCATGTGTAGACGATTCTATTGTTTTTAAAAGTTACATTACAAGATGTACACCGACAAAGGCAAGACATCTTCCAACTGAATATATTGGAAAAATAAATATATGGGTAAAAGCAGAGCCTAAAAAAGAAATATCTGATGATGAAGATGATTTGTAAATTCCGTTTCAAATATAAAGATTTTTCAATCTTTATATTCATTATTGATTTTAAAATTGAACCATATAAAAAGATAGAATATATTATTTAATTACAATGAATAATATGAATTTGAATAATATGAATTTGAATAATATGAATTTACTTAAAGAAGTATCCGAAGAAAATCGTTTAATGTTACTTAAAGACTATTTTCAAACATCGGGTCTTGTTAAACATCAGTTAGAAACGTTTGATCATTTTATTTTCCACGATATTAAAACAATAATTGATGATGAAGCAAGTATTATTTTTAATGGAAAAAGAAGTCTTTCTTCTCAAATTAAAAATGGGGCTGTTGAAGAAGGGTACAATAGAAAAGAAAGTGAAAAAATAATGCTTAAATTTGAAAACGTTTTTGTAGCAAAACCAACAATTACAAATGATGACACAACAGTTAGACCCTTATATCCAGCAGAAGCAAGACAAAAAATGATTACATATGATTCTTTTGTATTTGTTGATGTTTTAGAATATGTGTTACGTGATGAAGAGGAAATATTGGTAAACAAACATTTGAGAGTTCAGATAGCCAAAATTCCAATTATGTTAAGATCAAGTACATGCAATTTATATAATTGTACTCCACAAGAAAGAATTGAACTTGGAGAAGGTATTGAAGATCCAGGTGGTTATTTTATTATCAATGGAAATGAGCGTGTATTAATTGGTCAACTACGTAATGCTTATAATAGAAGTATTTGTTTTAGAAATAAATTTTCAGAACCACTAACTTGCGACATGAGAAGTATGTCAGAAGAAACTGGTCATTCTGTTTTAATACAGTTACGATTAAATGATTCTCCAATTTCACAAAAAAGAAACCTAAAAAAACTAGATAAAAACGGTACTATTGATTTAATAATTTCTCAAACAAAAACACCCATTCCAATAAGTTTTGTATTTCGTGTATTAAAAGTTGCAACAATTGATAAATTAAAATTTTTGATTGGAGATGAAGAGGAGTTGGATAAATATTTAATTAAAATTGTAGAAGAAACTTCAGATGGAGGAATATTTGACGATATGGAAATAGAAATATCTCAAGAAGATGATTTTAATGAAGAAAATGAAGAATCAACTGAAAAGAAAAAAATAACTCAGTTTATTGAGCAAGACATGTTTCCACATTTGGGTGTGAGTTCTACACATGAAGAAAAGGCAATTTTATTAGGTAAAATGGTTAGAAAACTTTTATTGGTTAACGAAACATCTATAAATGCTAACAAGTTTGCTCAGAGAGCAAACGACGAAACAAACAAAACAAACAAAACAAACAAAATGTATTATACACAAGAAGATCGTGACAATTATTCTAATAAACGTGTTGAAACAGCCGGAGTTTTATGTTTTGAATTATTTCGTATGCTATACAAAAGATTTATAAAGTCTAATATTAACCAGCTAGAAAAAAGAAATCGCGTAGAAATGGATGTTATTTCAAAAAATGCTTTCATTACTACAGGTTTGCATTTTTCCTTTTCAACAGGTAACTGGGGTGTTCAAAAAAATAATTATATAAGAACAGGTGTGGCTCAAATACCTCAAAATAAAGTTTCTTTTGGAGCATTCTTTTCATATCTTAGAAGATTTGTTATTCCAATGGGCAAAGAAGGTAAAAATACTAAAATAAGACAAATTCATCCTTCGTCTATCTTTTTTGCCTGTCCTTCTGAAACACCTGAAGGACAATTTGTTGGAATAACTTTGAATTTTAGTATGTTAGCAGAAGTTTCAATAAGAACCAGTTCAGTTGTTATTAAAGAAATAATAGAAGCTTCACATCAGGCATTTAAACATGTTCATGAAATTTCATTAGAAGAAAACAAACAGTTTTTAAGTAAACTAAGTATTATTTTTGTAAATGGAGGTATATGTGGTCTTACTTCAAAACCACAACAATTATTATCAGATGTTCGAGACCTTAAATTAAAACATTGTTTAAAATATGATGTCAGCGCAGTGTTCATTCCGGAATTAAAAGAAGTTCACATATCATCAGACGCTGGAAGATTTATAAGACCTGTTCTCAACCTTCAATCAATCAAAACTAATGGTAATGTTATGTGGAATTCTTTTCAAAATTGTTTAGAAAATGGACATGTTGTTTATAAAGATGCCTATGAAATAGAACAATCTCAAATTGCTATCAATCTACAAGATCTAAGTAGATATCCAACAGTGTATGATTCTATGGAAATACATGCATCTTGTATGTTGGGAGTTATGGCTGCACAAATACCATTTGCGGAGCACACGCAATCACCACGTTTATGTTACCAATCTAGTATGGCAAAACAAGCAATTGGTAACATACCATCACACCATGTTAAAAGTGATAATACAACGAGAGTTATGGATTATGTTCAAAGACCATTAGTTACAACACAGATTGCAGAAATGAATCGTTTTAACGATTTTCCTAATGGGTTGAATGCAATGGTTGCTGTTGCAATTTATACAGGTTTTAATCAAGAAGATTCGATAATTTTAAACAAGGCGTCTATCGACAGAGGTATGTTTCACGTTGTCACCTACAAAACAATAATAGTCGAAGAACGAAAAATTGGAGTAAATGAAAAAATATGTATGCCCGTTGCATCAGTTAGAAGAATGAATAATTATTCACTTTTAGAAGATAATCCCGAAAGTCCATATTTTGGAGTTGTAAAAGTCAAAAGTTTTGTTAAAAGAAATGATGTTCTTGTTGGTAAAGTTATAACAAAAATATCAAAAGACGGAACTAGACAAGAAACTGATCATTCGACTATAGTTTCAATTTCAGAAGAAGGAAAAGTTGACAGAATCATTAGAACATCAAAGAAAGGTATTTTAATGTTTAAAATTGTCATTGCACAACAAAAAAGACCAGAAATTGGTGATAAATTTTGCAGTGCAATGGCACAAAAAGGAACCGTTGGAATGATTTTAGAAGAAGTTGACATGCCTTTTATGGAAGATGGTTCTATCCCTGATATGATCATCAATCCACATTGTTTACCAAGTAGAATGACTATTAATCAAATTATGGCTTCTATAATGGGAAAAACTTGTTGTGCAAAAAATGAAACATTTGGAGATGCTTCTCCTTTTCAAGAATCGTCTCTTGAAAAACCACAAGATAAAATTCATGCACTATGTAAAGAATTAGAAGAATGTGGTTATAATTATAATGGAACCGAAACTATGATGTGTGGATGGAATGGTAAAAAACTTAGAGCAGAAATCTTCTTTGGACCAGTATATTACCACAGATTGACGCACATGGTATCAGATAAAATATTTTCAAGAGCAAGTACAAACCAAAAACGACATGCAATTACTAGGCAACCACTAAACGGGAGAGCAAATGAAGGAGGTTTAAGAATCGGAGAAATGGAAAAAGATTGTATGCTTGTACATGGAATATCCAAATTTCTTCATGAAAAAATGTTTGATCAAAGCGATAAATTTATAATAAATTTGTGTGTTCCGTGCAAGTCTTATTTTAAAGTTGTAAAAACACAAAATGGGTTTTTTTGTTCTGGATGTAATGGTATCGACATTGTAAAATTTAATTGTCCATTTGCCGCAAAATTGTTCTTTCAAGAACTTACTGCAATGGGTCAAAAATTAGAATTTAAAGTTAAAAACGCATAAAAAATTAAATTTTAATGACCATTGGTCATTAAAATTTAAGGTAAACACAAGTGTGAAATCTATGAAATACTAACAATTTCAAAAATATCTTGAGGAAAAACTGCATTTGTTATTTTTTTATTAAACCAAGTTGTATTATCAATACCAATGATTCTATTTAAAGTTGAAGCAAGTATAAAAATATTAAGAAGTTTTTCTTGAGGTATATTTTTGTAATTTTTTTTGACTTTAATAGTTGTTAAAAAAGTTTTTAAATTTAAAACTTTATCGTTGTCAATTTCAATTTTTAAAAATGGTTATTGAGAAATGTCAAAAATCAAATCATTTTTGTTACACGACTTTATTGTTTCAATATGTAATATTGCAGCCATATTGAAAAGCTCTGCTTTAGAATAAAGTTTAAAAATATCCCTATTTTTAAATAAATTTTTATAGTTTGTTTCATTATTTGTTTTATCATCGTTTGTCTCATTTCTTTTTAAATATTTTTCAACAGTACAATCATCAATGGTTTTTACGTTATTAATTTTGCACCATTCATAAAAATTATCAGTATTTTCTGTTGAATGCACAATGTACAAATCAGAATCAGTCAAATATTGTAATGATTTATAATCTATGTTGTAGGTTTTGATTAAATTTGTAGCATCTTTTGTAGAAAGATAACTAATAATAGTGTTCATTATTCTAGAATCGTGTATAATACTTTCCATCTTACTTTAATCTAAAACTTTATAACGATAACAACGTTCATTTTTCTGTTATTAAAAAGAAAAATCATATTAAAAAATGGAAAAAAATTGTATGATAATGGCAATTGATAATTCACAAGTTGATGATTCACACACAACACAAGAAGAACTATATATACAAAAAGCTGTTAATGCTATGGTTGATAGAGTATCTTATATGAGAGGAATTAAAGATATAGATAAACTTAATAGCATAATTCTTTATAGAATAACCAATTTTTCGCAAGATTGTGTCATGGTTGAATATTTTTGTAAAGATGATGAAAACAATGATGAAAAATATAATATAATATTTATTCATGCAAGAGAAAAAGATGGTTCTTTGTTACAAGAAAAATGTATTAAGCCTAGACCTTTTCAAAAAATCTATTTAACAGGATCTGTAGAAAATAAAATGTTAATTCTTTGCGATTGTCTTGATATTTTGGGTGATATAAATAATTTAAGATTAAATTTTTATAATGGTGCGTGTGGATATTTAAAATTAAATAATATAGATTCAACTTTAAAACGAACATATAGTTTTAATGACGACAAACTTATTATTACAAATAATTCTAATGGAAAATCTTTTAATTTTTAATGCAATTAAGTTTATCTTCTTTGATATTTTGAAGTCTTATTTTGATTAATAGAATAAAATGTCTGCAATTTTTAAAATCATTCATGAAACTAGTTCCAAATTTATGGATTCTATTTTGAGAGAAGGAAAATTGTTAACAAGTAACAATTTGAATAAAAAATTTTTAACCGATTCTCCTAAAGGTCAAGGATCTAAAGACAGAAAGTTATGTGATTCAGAAGAATCTATAAAGAACAAAGAACATTTTTGGAAACATTGTGATGAAGCTGATGGTGTTTATTTTAGAATTTTAGAAATGGATACTCCATTAAAAACTTACGCAGGAGATATTATTTTGGTATTTTCAAAAGATATGTTATACAAGTATTCTTGGATTTTAAATACAACTGAAAATTTTGGTTTTTATATTTCTTCACCTGGTTTTGAAGGAGAATCACAATTTAGTGGAGAAATAGGAACTACATATACTCTAGATACATTAAAAGATATGGATGTTAGTTCTTTTGATCCATACTCTTCTGAATTATGTGTGTTTAACAACGTTTCTCTTAAATTTTTAAAGGAAATTTATGTTAGAGAACCCGCATTTGAAGATCTACAACTTAGCGTTAGAGCTCTTAATAAGTATTCTAATGCACCGGTTATTATTTTTTAATTTTAATGCTAAGATAGCATTAAAATTTAACACTTAACGATATTTTAAAATAAATGTTTTTTCTTCTTGACTTTCTATAAATTCTTTTAACCAAACCCATGCATCATTTCTATTAAAATTATATAATCTAGAAAGATCGTCAAACAACTCTTTTCGATTTATTTCATTTTCGTCTACAGATAACGTTTGTATATATTTTTCAAATTCTTTAATTAATTGAGCTTTTGTGGCCTTTCCTTGAATTATTGTAGTATCCACATTTTTGCCAAATTCAACTCTTGTTATTTTAAATGTACTTTGAGGTATTGCATCTGGAATTAAAGGTACAGCATCATCTTCAAATTCGTCCACTATATCCTTTAACATTGCATTAAGCGTTGAAACTTCAATAGTATAATTTTGACAAATCAATTCAATGACTTTTAGTAATTTTCTATAAGGCATTATATAAATTTCTTTATCTTTTTTATCTCTGAATTTACCAATTATATCTTCGATTCTTCCTTCTGCTTTCCTAAAATCTGCAACATCTATCAAATGACAAAAATACCATTCATCCCCAGATGCACTCCTTCCATTGTAATCAGATAATCTTCCTCTTAATCTACGTCTTCCTTCTACACCTCCAACCTTGAAACGATGTTGAGCTGCATATGATACAGATGTTGATATATAAATAAGTTGTGTAATTGTTCTTTCTTTTTGTGTAATAGTTATCTCTTTTAGACGAAGCATCTTTCGTAATGCTTTTTCTTTCTCATTTTCAATTTTAATTTTCTCTTCCTCAACTTTTTTTAACATCGAACGAGTTTGAATACCTTTTTCTTTTTCACTCTCTAACTCTTCATCTTTTATTGCTAATAATAACATACTTTGATTTAATTTATCTTCATTAATTGATCTTTCTAAATCAGATTTTTTTCTTAGCCAATTTACTTGATATTCAGCATAATCAAAACATGCCTCTTCTAAATTTAAATAGTAATCTCTAATAACCTCTGCGTTTTTTGTATTTAATCTAAGAATTGCTTTTTTAAAATTACGCATCTCAAGAGTTATCCATCTCTTTTGTTTGATTTGTTTTTTATCTGTTTGTTCTATTTCATATATCATTGACGGGTGTTCTAAAAATCTATCATCATTGTGGTATATTTCTTCATATGGAATGTTATTATTGTCAAGCAATCTTTTAAAATTTTGACGTTGTAATTTGTATTCACCACTATAACCCATCCATTCTAAAAGACGGGTAGTAATGATACTACCCGTCTTTTTGCTTAACGGATACCATAATTCTTGAAACCATTTACTGTTAAGATCAATAGCAATATTTTTATCTTTAATATATGTAAACAAATCTGTCATAGCGACTTCCATTGTATATTTTAAAAATAATTAAAAAATTTTAATTGTTATTCAATTTACCTGTAAATATAATTTTTGAATTTGAAATCCCAACCAATTAAAAAGCAGGGGGGTCAAAAGACCCCCCTGCTTTTTGCGGTAACCACTTTTGTAATTTCAGCTTATCTTTCACATGTAAGCAGGGACTCCCGAGGATACCCTGCTTTTTAGATAAAGGATACCCATAATTCTTTAAACAATTAAACTGGTAGTATCATTACTACCTGTTTTGACTTCGTAACAAATCTTTGCACCTAAATAATTTTAATGCTAATTATGGCATTAAAATTTAAACTAATAATCTCCCATCATTCTATATCCATATCTACTTGGACCTGGTACTATTGGATCTTGCCCCATAATTTCAGCTCTAGCCCAAAGGGCTTGTTTAAGACGCTGATCTTCTGCGTTTTGACCATATAATTGAGAATATGGCATGCCATATTCCCTTGGGACAACGCTAAATGCCCATAATGGCATATTATTAAAAGGTCCGGGCTGTGTAGCATTAAATCTAAGATCTCCGGGAAGATCGTCTATATCTTCGGGACCAATTCCATATCCTGCTCGTGGCCATCCATTTAAATTAACGGGTGCTCTATAATTATTTAATCCACAGCTTCCGTTTCCGCCGTTTCCGTTGCTTCCGTACTGTGCGCTTGTTCCGTTTGTTCCAAAACCTTCACGAATATACGCAGATTCTTGTTGTCCAAATCCAAATCCTTCGATTGTTTCATCGTTTAACATTCCACGGGGAGACAAGTTAATGTACTCGTAATAATGTGGTCTTGAGACAGTATTTTCTATATAAATACGATCTTCTGGCGTATTACAACCAGCTGACTTTGTCATAAAAGAATCAGGACATATAGCTCTCCCAGTTAGGTCAGTACCTAAAAAGGGCGGACACGTCTTTTTATCTGGAAATCCTAAAAATCTATCACTCTCGATTCTATCAGCATTACCAGTATTAACTTTACATGTTCTAATGGATGATTCCAAAGAAGTATAACCTCCTGACATATTGAATTGCTTTTATTGAACTATAAATTTTTTGTTAGTTTGATGTAATACCTAGTTAAATATCAGTATCTCTACATTTACTTTAATCATACATTAAAAGGTAATAAAAATGAAGGTATTAAAAAAATTTATATATAATTATAAGCTTATAAATCTTCTAAAAATGAATAAAATAAAATGTGCCAAAGGTTGTTGTATTTTGAATTTTACAAATGAAATTCATCATTTTAAAAATAAAAATATATCTAAAAATTCACACAGGGAATCTGCAGGTATAGCAATAATTGTTGATGAAAATATGGATAAAAAAATTTTAATTACGCAATCTTATAATAATTTATGGGGAGTACCAAAAGGTAAAAAAGAAAGTAATGAAACTTTATTAGAATGTGCATCTAGAGAAGTTGTTGAAGAATCTGGAATAAAAGTGGATGTATCAAGTTTAAAATCGTGTGAAGAAATAATTTTTATACCTAATTACGATAAAAAATTAACCATTCATATATTTAAATACTTTATTCCGTTTGTTGACTATATATCGTGTTCAATGAATAATCTTTGTTTAAAAGACTTACATGACGATTCTACAGGATTTGGATGGATAAATTTAAAATGCTTAAATGAAATTACTAAAGCTAAAACAATTAAATTAAATTCATTAACGAAATATATATTAAGAAAAATATAAAATTTAATGGACTAAGAATATTAAGAAAAATATATATTAAGAAAAATATATATTAAGAAAAATATATATTAAGAAAAATATAAAATTTAATGGACTAAGTCCATTAAATTTAAAGTTTGGTTTTTAAAGTCTATGGTAGTCTTGCTATAATTTTATTATAAATTGGTGTTCTGCATTTAGGGCATTTTTCGTAGTTTGAGTTTACCCCTCTGGTGCAAACCGAATTATTTAAATTAAGTGAACAAGGGTTGCACATTATAAGATGTCCACAAGGTATTGTTAATATTTGAACTTGATTTGTTAAACAAATAATACATGTAAGGTTTTTAGAAAGAGTTGTTAATTTATCTTCAACTTGGTTAAATTTTTCTTTTTCGTTTTGATTTAATATTTCGATTTCTGGAGTTATATCAATAATTTCAACTTCCAAATTTTGTTTTTTTACTTGAACTTCTTCATAATAATTTTCATATTCGTCATATAAATCATCTAAATCACGATCTGAATCGTCATCAGACCAATGACGATCTGATCTTTCATCATAATAATCTGAATCTGGATATTCATCGTCTAAGTCAGAAGGATATTCATTTACTTCTTCATCTTCTTCATCTTCATCTTCTTCTTGAAAATCTTCTTCTTGAAAATCTTCTTCTTGAAAATCTTCTTCTTGAAAATCTTCTTCTTGAAAATCTTCTAAATATTTTTCGTTATCGCCAGTTTCCCCTATGGGCAACGGATAAAAAATTGCATCCATAATGCTTTATTATATAAATTGTACATGGCAAAATATGTTCATTTTACCGTTAAGTTTAGTCATAGGAAAATTGAATGCATGTTTTAACTACAATAACAAAAATAACCATTACAATGGAAAACAAAAATAACTTTGATTTGTATAACGAAGAGATTTTTAACATCGAAGAGGAGAAAGAAATTGAAAACCAGATGCGAGATATTTCTTTATCTGGTTTTGAACTAACATCTACCGAAAAAACTCTTTTAAACACTTCAACTTTGGTTCCATCGCCCTCAACTTCTAATTTAGAAGACACTGGAAACTCTACTGTTCCAAACTCTACTGTTGTTACTGTTGTTCCACCTAATAAGGATAGGAAAATTGAACGTCCAAATCAATTTGGTGACTTAAAGACAACAAATCACTTGACAAAGATGAACTCTAACATAATGCAAAGTATTGCTGAAATCTTCAATGCGGAAATCTTAAAATTCGCAAAGAGGGTTAACGCAGAATATCCAACAGTTCCGGTTGAGGGCATGCTAGCAATTTGGTGCAAGCAACAAGATATGCCATTATCAACATTTGAAATTTTAGAAGGCAAAGAAGAGGTTTACAACAATATTGATAATGAAGATGATGAACCTACTCAGGTGGTTAAGAAAGCTCCACCTAAGAAAAAAGCTAAAAAGGTTGTTAAAAAACCAGTTGAAGTAAGGGATGATGAAGAAGATGTTGAGCAAGAAAATGGAGTTGAAAATGGAGCGGATGAAATGACATCCGATGCAGAAGATGATAGAAGGTCTAGTGATGAGGAAGTTGAGCACGCCAAACCAGTTAAAAAAGCCGCTGCGAAAAAGAAATCACCTGCTGCCAAAAAAGAAAAAGAACCAAGTAAAGAATGTCAACATATGTATGTTAAAGGTAAAAATGCGGGCACAAAATGTACTACAACTGTAAAAGGAGAAGGAAACTACTGTAGCAAACATAAATCTAAAGCTGTTTAAAATTTATTACCCATTATTAATTCATCATCAATCAACCATTATATTTTAAAGGGCCACTGCCCTTTAAAATATTAATATTTAAGTTTAAAATATTTAAGTTTAAAATTTCCGAACAAGCTAAAGGCCTAATGCATGGATGATGAAGTTTAAAATTTCTGAGAAGTTTTGTGCCACTTTCCTTGTTTCGAATTAAGTTGTTTATGGAGACCGTTACAGCAAATAAGTACTATTGTGTCGCCACACATATTATATTATTTTGAATTTCATTTAAACCAATGAGCATGATATCAAGTCAGCCAGGTTACACATTTAGGATTTTTTAAGGAAAATTGAATCTTTAATTTTAAAAGATGGTATAAAATAAGGTCTTTATGACAAGATGGTGAAGCCTAAAACTAAGATTTCAAAGCAAAAGTTTTTGTCACAGATTACCAAAAAACCAAGAAAATGTGATATAAAAAAAGAAAGAAAACTTGAAAATCAACGTATCAGAAAGTACCAACAATTTTTAGATATACTAAATTTAATGTGGAGCATTGTAGACAGTGTATCTTTAGAAGATCATATTAATCTAGCAGAAACAATGAAAGATGATTATATTTTGTTGCTATTAAGAAGACCAAGCAAAAAAAACATTTTAGATGATGTTTTGTCAAATATCGATTTGACAATTTTGAAAGAAACAACTTTAAATTTATTGAGTACTTCAACATGGAAATACATATCGTTGTATGCACTGATGGATGAAAAATTTATTTTCAAATGGTCTCACAAAATTGATTTTTTCAGATTGAAAATGAATGAAAAAGGATGTGTCTACGGAGGTGGTGCATTTGATCCACGTTTTACACTTCAAAGAAGAGTTTTTAGTAAAAAATTTCATAAATTATTTCCTGGATTTCAAATGTATGAACCATGCGAAAGATGTTATATAGATACACAATGGCTGTCAAAAAATATATACATCAAAGATGAACAAAAATGGTTTTGTGAAGATTGTTTTGATGAAGTTTGTCATTATTGCTTGTTTGAAGACTGTGATGGAAACTGTGATGACTTTGGATTCGATGATTATTGGTCATATGATTGGCCGTAAACAAAATGTGGGAAAATAGTTTTAATGCATGATATTTTTAAGGCATGATAGTTTTAAGGCATGATAGTTTTAAGGCATGTATTGTATTTTTAATAGAGCATGCTCTATTAAAAATTAAACTTTAATTTCTTTATTTTTTTTACTTGACTTTGTTGTTCCTATTAGTTCTTGAATGGCTTTTACATTGCTAGAACAAATACTAACAGGGATTGAAGGTACCATTTTTCTTCTATGAGAAGATGGTATTATATTTTCTTTATCGATTTCATTTTTTTCATAATCATAGTGTTGTTCTACAATTTCGTATCCATATTTTGATTTTAAATATTGTGGATTGTTTTTCTTATAATCATTCCACATACCACCTAATTTAGCTGTAATATCTTTTGTTGTTAAATCTGGAAATTTTAATTTTAATCCTTGACGTTCATCTGCACAAAACTGCAGATACGCTGAAATTTTAACAGGTTTGTTTAATTTTTTGTTAGCCTCTTTAGATGCTAAATAACGTTTACGATCTTCTACAGCCATTACATCATATTTTTTTCTATCTTCTAATGGCAATTCAGACCATTTTTTACCTAAATGTACCATAACTTGATTTGGTTTAATATCTGGCATTTCTGCAACTATACTGGGTCTAATTTCTTGACAGAAAAAAAGATAACTTGATTTATTTCTTTTAGGCACGTTAGTTACATCTTTAGGTTTAACACCTATTGTTGATGCAAATTTTTTTTGAAATTCTTGATCTTCCCACACTCTTTGAATATCAGGAAAAATTGAACAAATTTCAGTTATCACTAATTTATTAAGAGCATCCATAAGTTCTTTTTTACTTTTCATTTTAGCTGCCGTTTACAATGAGGTAGTGGACTTATTTACTTCAAGAAGAGGAAATAATTTATGGCATTTAGAGTCAAGACATCTGATCAGATGTCTTGACTTCAATGCATTAAAAATAATTAAAATAAAATTAAGAAGTTTCATTTATATTTTTATACAATCCCATTTTTTTATATGATAATAAAATGTTCAAGTTTAATATTGACAATCCATTACATAAATTACACAAGATACAATCTAAAGTATCTGAAATTAATACAGAAGGAGGTAGTGGAGGTGGTGATGGTGTAGATGAAATTAAAACAATTAATCCAGCAACTGAAACATCTCTTGGAGTTGTACAATTGAGTGGAGTATTAAAAGGAACAGCTACAAATCCAGAATTATCTTTTAATTGTGTTAAATCTAATCATTTATCTGAAGAATGTGTACAGTATAACCATATACAAAAATTATCTAAAGCATCGTTATTAGGACAAACAACAAAATCTGGGGGAAATATTACAGAAGTAGAGTTAAATTCAGGCTTAATACTTGAAAATGGAAAATTGTCTTTAGATCTACCTTCAATAATTACATTGTCAGATGTGATGGCAACAAAATCTGAATTGGGAGTTATAACATTAGGGGATGGTGGAGATTTAAATGGATCTCCAAATGTAAATCTTTTGGAAAATGGAAAAATATCTAATGACCCTGTAATTGGTTTAAATAAGGTTACTTATCCTAAAATACAAAAAGTAACTGGAAAAAGTTTATTGGGGAATTCTTCTATTTTTGATGACAACGTTGAAGAAATTAAAATTAAAAATGGTTTAGTGTTAGAAGATTCTTCATTATCTTTGGATGTAAATACTTTGCCTCAAGCATCTTCAACTACATTTGGAGTAATAAAGTTATCCGGAGATTTATCTGGAAATGCTTCTTCTCCTACTATAAAAAATCAATCAATTACTTCATATAAACTTGCACCTTTGCCTAAACATACTATATTGGGAAGTTTAGATAATACATTATCACCCACACCAATTTCATTACATAAATCTTTAGGAGTTGTAAACGAACAATTAAAAGTTAATCCAAAAGAAATACAGTCTACAACTGATTCTTTGGGAACAATCATGTTGTCTGGAGATTTAACAGGGACGGCAACAAATCCTGAGATTTCTGAAAAAAGTATTACGTATTCAAAAATGCAATCGGTAAATGGTACTAAGGTTCTTTTAGGAAATTTATCTGGAACAGGAAATATATCTGAAATTGAAGTTGGAGATAGTTTAATTTTGAAAAATGGTTTTTTAGATGTTGATTTGGATAAGTTACACGAAGAAAGCATTTTAAAAGTAGAATCTGGAGGTACTGGAAATTCTGTACTTCCTTTGGGGTATTTAAAAGGAAAAGAAAAAGATCCAGTAGAATCTGTTCAAAAAATACCAGTCACTGATATATTTCCAAATGTTGTAGGGTCAGTTAATGGAGTCTTTCCATCAAAACCTGGTGGAAATATATCTCTAATTTTTAGTAATGTTACTACAGGAATTTTATCTGAAATTCCTTCTAGACAAGTCAACGGAACAATCTATATTATAAGCGGAGATCCAACTCCTACAAATAACGGCAGAACATTTATATCTGATGGCACGAATTGGAATGAGGTTACAAATCATTTAGGATCTACAGACGCACGTTACGTACAGTTAGCAGGTAGTACAATGAGTGAAGATGCTTCTTTAGTTTTTCCATCAACTAGTAATATAATTCTTAATCAGACTTCTTTTTCTAACAAAGATGCTGTTACTAAAGAATATGTTGATGAAATTAAAATAAATGATGCAACTGTATCTTCCAAAGGAATATTAGAATTATCGGGAGACTTTGATTCTTTATCCACAGCTGATAATCCTATAATTAAATCAGCCACTCCTACAGTTAAAGGTAAAATACAACTTGCTGGAGATTTTGACCCATTGTCTACATCTTCACTTCCTTTAATTAAAGCTGCAAGTACAACATCTAGAGGAAAAATACAATTATCTGGAGATTTTGATCCATTATCAACTTCTACAAATCCAATTATTAAATCTGCTACAGTACATAGTGAGGGGAAAATACAGCTGTCTGGAGATTTTGATTCTAAATCAACATCTCAATTTCCATTAATTAAAGAAGCATCCGAGGTACATTTTGGCAAAATTAAATTGGCTGGAGATCTTTCTGGAAATGCAGATGCTCCGGAAATTGCTCATAACGCAATTACTTATTCAAAAATACAACAAGCGAGTCAAAAATCTATTATTGGAAATGCAATTAATGGAGCAACAGATATTGGAGAAGTTGTTATAGGAAATGGATTAATGCTTTCTTCTGGAGGATCACTTCCTACTGTAGGTACTTTATCAGTAGATTCAAATACTCTTCCTAAGGCTACTCTAAATTCTTATGGTTCTATTCAACTTAATGGAGATTTTAATCCATTAAGTACAGCAACAGCTCCGATGATAGGAGAAGGAAAAATTACTTATAAAAAAATGCAACAAATATCAAGTCAAAGAAAATTATTAGGATCTGCTTCATTGCCTATTGGAATTCAACCAATACAAGAAATATCTGTTGGACCTAGCTTAACATATTCAGGTGCAGGCAATAATATTTTAAACGCAAGTACTTCTTTTTTTTCAGGAACAAATCCAAATACTTCTCCTCCCACAGATAGACCTACAACTTCTAATTTATTGTATATAGGTGTTGATGGTTCTGTTTGGATGTGGAATGGAGTTCACTATTCTAAAGGCCCTGGGGCTCTCAATGTTTTAAAATCTAAAAACTTATATACTATTGGACCTTTAGGTACGCCATCTCCATTATCTATGTCTGACTTTGATATTAAAGTTTCTGCTGGACAAAGAATTAAAATCAAATATATTTTAAATTTTCAAAGTACAGGAGGTGCAGAATACGCACCTTCATTTGGATGGAATGGTGTAGCACAGGAAGATTTTTTTCAAGCATCAATTATTGGATTTTTTTCTTCTTCAAACACTTCTTCTAGTTTTTCAACAATTTATCAAACAAACACTTCATTCACTTCAAGTTCAAGACAAGTTACAGGAGGTGCAAATTTATTTGCCCTGACTTCAACGAACGCAGATAATAATCTTTTAGCCTGGAATGTTGGAACTCCTGAACAACAATTAGGGGGTATTGGAGGACAAGCAATTCCAATTTATATAACAGCTTACTACGAAAACAATACGAATAAAGAAACTATTTTAGAAATAGTTTTTAATCGAGATCTTAAAACACAAACAGGTCAAACCATTCAAATTGCAGGAGGAGTTGCAGATTATGTTACTTATTAATAATGTTTTAAATGTGGGTGTAGATAGTGGAAAACATTGTATTTTTAAAATTTAAATTTTCCTTAATGGTACTCCAGAAGATACCCTACACATACCCTACACTTTAAATGGTTTATGTTACCTTTTGCAAAATTTTTTCTTAATTCTATGAACAAAATTGAAAAAAATTATTTAAAAATTAATTTATAATGGATAATGTCCATTATAAATTAAAAATTCATATTAAATTGTAAGGGGTTTGCTCTTTTTTCGTTTATTTTTATAGGTGCATGGTGTCTTAAACCTCTACTATTTGCACCCGAAAGTGTATTCCAAACAGAAAAAGTATTATTATTTTTAGTAATATCAACGTAATTCATAATGTCATTTACAATTACTTCAATTACTTGTTTAATAATATCTGCACTGTAATTAATATATCGATATTGATTTTCATTATTTATTGCATAGCGTGTTACAATATCACCAGTATTTGGTCGAAAATTAGACCAAATAGAATCCATTACTTCTTTAATTCTTGGATTTGGTACTAAATATGGTCTTCCCAAATGACTATTTTTTGTAATGTCCATAACTTGTTTGGCTATAAATGAAAATGTGTTTTCAGAGAACAAATCTCCATAAGCTTCAGTGGGAGCAAATGCTGCATATCCAGATCCTGACATGTCTTTATTAATAAGTTAAATTAGTTTAGTTAAACGGAAAATTGAAGCTACTAAAAGGTTTTATTCAAATAATTAATGCTATGGATTCAAAGCAAACTAAAACTATGAACAACATTGTTGATCAAGTGAACTGTTTGAGTATTTCTAGTCCTTCTAAGGACTTGGAAATGCTCAATTTAATTGAAGAAAATGTTACTGAAGATCCAATGAAACATGGTATCAGAAAATCTCATACCATGGAAGTAAACGGAAAAACATTAGAACTGTTTTGTTCTGATAATCCTCCTCAAACGCCTCTTGAACATCAAGTAAGAGGAGTTGTTTTTTATGGTTCTGAGATGATTCTTCAAGGATTTCCTTACAGTAATGAACAAATTATTACTGAGAAAAGCACAGAAGAAGAAATTTCATTTTTGTATGAAAATAATGATTGGACAATTACAGAAGCAATCGAGGGCACATTAATCAGAATTTTTTATTTCAATGATAAGTGGATTATTACAACTCATCGAAAACTCGATGCATTTAAAAGTAAATGGGGAAGTGAAAAATCATTTGGAGACATTTTTAAAGAAGCTGTTATGATCAAAACAAAAGACCCTCAGATAAACAATGATATTGATGTTAACACCCTTTGTGAGAAATTGGGTTTAAACAAACATCGTCAATATACATTTTTGATTACTGCAACAGATAAAACACGATTTGTTTGCCCGTCAACACCAATACCGATTGTCTACTTATATGCTATAACCGAAAAAATCAACAACAAAACAACAATTATAAGTGAAAATGACAGCGAAATGAAAAAATGGAATGATTGGAAACAAGAATCATTACATCTAAAAGCTCCTGAAGCCATACAATTTGTTCAAAATCTATCTTTTCCTTTTAGGTGTCAAGGTTTGTTATTTTTCAACTCAAAAACATTCGAAAGTTACAAACTTGTTAATAAAACATACCAAGAATATTTTGATGTTAGAGGAAATATCCCAAGTGTTCCATTTGCATATCTTCACATTCTTGGAAACAAAAACAAAATCCAAATGTTTAAACAAATGATTTCAGAAAAAGATATAGAAACTATCGAAAAATATGAAAAAACAATCCAAGAATTAATAGTTGAACTTCATAACCTTTATCTTAAAAGATATGTAGAAAAAGATACAGAAATGAAAACAGACAAAACTAAGCATAAATTTTTGCTTGAATTACATGAATGGTTCAAAAATCAAAGAGAAAAATGTGTATCCACTGGTGCAATACCAAAAATCAGGGTAACTCAAAATGTTGTCTCCAAAATACTTTTGGAAAGTGATCCTCCAGTAATAAACAGATTAATTAAAGAAAAAATACACCCTTCATCACCAACTGCTTCATTGTCTTCCTTATCTCCACCGTCTTCAAACAATAACAGTCCAATTAGAAGTCCAATCAGAATGTAAGATAAATATTCTAAAAAGCCGTTCGGAACCGGCGTTAAACTGTAGGTCCAAAAAAAATTAAAAAAATAAAAAAAAAATAAAAAAAAATTAAAAAAAAAATTAAATTTTAATGGCATTAGCCATTAAAATTTTAATTACATTTTTCGATATGTTTTTCATAAGATTTTTTCTGTTTATAAAGTTTCAAACATTTAGAACATTTTAAAGTAGGAAGAGAAACTTGTTGTAAATTTTGTATGGTTTCTTTTCTTCTGCATTTAACAATTTCATCTGTTGTGTCTATAGCGTCTAAATTAATTATTTGTTGCGTACAATATTCTTCTATTTGAGATTTTGTAAGAGAATTTTTATCTATAAAAGCTATTGTTTTTTCTTCAATCTCTTTCATTTTGTTTAATTTTAATTGTTGGTCATCTTTGTCATTGGTTTCCCTTTTGTCATTGTTATGATTTTTGGTAGTTGGGAACGGCTCATCTTCAATTAATTGAATTAATGGATTTTTATTTTCGAAAAGGTCGTCGTTTGTTAAATTTAATAAATATGGTGATTCATTTAATTTAAAATTAGGAATATCGTTTTCGTCAATAACAATTTTTATAGTTTTACTATCTTTTACTTCTTCTGTCCAATCTGTTATATATCCATTTTTATTTAAAATTTCTACAAAATTTCTTCCTACATCATCTGCTTTATCATCTGTATCACTTTCATATCCATAACTTATAACTGCACACGACTCTTCTTCAATTTCTTTATATAATTTATGGATATCTGTATTGAATGTAAAAACATATCCTTTTTCTAATGGTTCATCAAAATACTTTAAAAATTCTTTTCTTCCTTTTAAAATATTAAGATCTGCGTCATCTGAATTTTTACAATAAGAATCTACATCAAGAAATAACAAAATACCTCTTTCATACAATTCTATAAATACGTTTTCAAGCATTTTATTAGGTAAAAAATTACTTATAACGTTAAGAAAATTGAAGTTTAAATTTTTAACTATAAACATTTTTAATGACACAAAATGGATCTTAAAGACGAATTTATTCAAATAATTAAAAAGTATTCTGAACTTTCTCTTAAGGAATCTGAAAACGAAACAAAAAAATATATACAAGAAGTATTTAACGTATCGTTGTCTGAAGTATTTATAAAAGAACCATCAAAACAGGAAACATTAAAACAGGAACCAACTCAAGAAACCAATGGATGTATTTATATTTTTAAAAAAGGAAAAAATATAGGACAAAAATGTGGTTCTGGAAAATCTAAATTTTGTTATAAACATAAAAAGAATGATTTAAATATAAAAGTGAATCAAGAAAGAAATATTAAAAAACCTATACCGAAACCTATACCAACAAACAAAATTGAAACCGGATCAGTTATCAATCAGAATTGGTTTATAGGAACTTCAATAGGTAAGGGAGGTTTTGGAGAAATATATTCGGCTGCTAAATTTAATGATCATGGTAACTACAAAGACGACGATTTTAGTTTTGCAATTAAAATCGAACCCAAAAGTAATGGACCCTTATTTGTTGAAATGCATTTTTACAAACGCGTTATTGTAGAAAAAGAAATTGAAAAATTTAAACTTCAAAAAAATATTCAATATTTAGGATTACCTAAATATTATGGATCTGGATTGTACAATGATTATAGATATATTGTTATGGAAAAGTATGATTCAAACATTGATAAGTTGTTTAGAAATGGTGACTTAAATTCTTCTACAATTTTACAAATAGGAATTCAAATATTAAACATTGTGGAGTACATCCATTCTAAAGGATATATTCATGCTGACATTAAGGGCGAAAATATACTATTGAAAGAAAATGATACTTCTCATATTTATTTAGTTGATTTTGGATTATGTTCTCGTTATAGTAACATTTATCAACCAGATCCTAAAAAAGCACATAATGGTACATTAAAATATACAAGCAGAGATAGCCATCAAGGTGTTGAATCAAGAAGAGGAGATTTAGAAATTCTAGGCTATAATATGATAGAGTGGTCTGGTGGTATTTTACCATGGCAACATTTATGTAAAAAGAGTGCTGGAAAAAAGATTTTAAACGAAGTTTCAGAAAGTAAAATAAAATATATGAATGATTTATCTTTGTTTTTTAACAAAGTTCAATTTAACGACACCAATTTAAAAAATAAATTACAAACGTATTTTGAAACCATCATCAAAATAACATTTGAAGAATTACCACCTTATCAACTATTACATAACATTTTTAACTAACATATTTAACTAATTTTTATTTTAATGGACAATGTCCATTAAAATAAATAAGAGGAGCAGTACGAATTAATTAACAATTAGTAATTCTTGCCTAGCTTGTTTGATAACACTTTCTGGTATAGATTTAAATTCTTCATGAACGGATACACCGCTTTTCAACCATTACTTGCCAAAAATAATCTGTCATTACATTGTTTTTTTCAAACTTTATAAGTTCCATAAATACTAAGAACATTTTTAACATATTTAATGGTTTATTTTAATGGACATTGTCCATTAAAATAAACCATTAAATAAATTACATTAATTGAATATTACGCTTATCATCATTCAGTTTATTAAAAACTTCTAACAATGCTTTTTCATCTAATGTTTGGATATTATTTCCAACAACTTTGAAACGATTATCTTTTAATTCTTTAAATCTTACAAATAAGTTTCTTGGATTTGGTTGACAAGATATATCAAAAATTATTTTTAAATTTGGGTGGAGATTTTTATAAGAAAAAATTTTTCCATTTATATAATGATCTTGTCCACGCATTACATAATATTGACAAGAAGCTCTTTTATCGTTTCTATTTAATACGACAAATCTTTCTCTTAACAATTCAGCTTTAACTTTAGGAGCGCGATCTTCAACTGCAATATCTAATTTTTCACCTACTACATTAAGATCATACTGAACTTCTTCAACTTTGTCTAATAATTCATCATGTCGTTTTTCAGCTTCTAATTTCATTTCGTCTAATTTTTTTTCAAGAGTTTCAATATGAAACTGAGATTTTTGTTTTTCAATTTGTGCTTCTCTTTCCTTAAAATAAAGTGAGTATTCTAAATATAATTTAATTAGTTCTTCTAATCTAATATAATATTCTCTTATATTATCTCCATTTTTTGTATTTAATTTCATTATTACTTTTTTAAATTCTCGTGGTTCTATTATTAACCATTTTCTACAGGCAATTGCATTTGGTTTCATATTTTTCATTTCTTCTTTTATCGTTGGATATAAATCAATTTGTGGATCATCTGACGACAGTTCTGAATAATTTATACGATTACTTTTTAAAAATCTTTTTATGGCATATTGTTGTTTGTTATATGTTCCTTCATAACCTAAACATTCTAAAAGTACTGTCGCAAGGTGGCGACAGTGATTATCTACCATTATGTGCCAAAAATAATCAGTCATAACGGGATCTTTCACAAATCCTATTACATCCATAAAAGTTTCTATTTCTAAATATTTTAATGAATATCCTAGAGCTTTTTTAACCATATCATTTCCTGGTCCTTTTTCAGAAAGTTTTAATCCAAGAAATGTTGTTTCCTTTTCCATTTATAATTATACAATGTTCTTTTTAAATAAGGTAAATATACCTTAATTTATTCAAATTAAGGTATATTTACCATCCCTAAAATTGCACTAGTGCAATTTTAGGGATGGTAAATATCAGTTAATATTATTATTTTTGACTAAAGAAGTCAAATTATTATATTAACACAAATAAAAAATGAATATATCTAAAACAAAATCAGTAAGTTTGGTTTATGAAGATTTGAATAAAATCGTGAACGAAATTGTTAGTAAACAATTTCGTTCACGACATCCCGATGGAGATAGTGATATAGATTTACAACATTTATTTTCAATTATTAACCTAAAAAACCCTGAAAACGACAACGATGCAACTAACAAACAATTTGTTTTAACTTCTATAAGAGATGATACTATTCATGTTAATAGAAAAGGAGATATTATGCATGGTAATTTAGATATGGGGGGTAATTTTTTTGTAACAAATGTAAATGACAAGGAGATGAATCCTCCGGATACACATGCTGCAACAGTTGGATATGTAAATAGGAAAATAGCATCATATATTCCTAAAGCTAATTTAAATATAATTTGTTCACAGGGATTTAAAGGAAAGAAAGGAATAACAAGTCGAACTGATGACATTTATAAATTTTTTCCTGCAGGTGTAGTATTGCCAACAGATGCTATTATTGAAAAAATATCCCTTACAACAACTAATGATACTGTAGAAAATTCAAAACATAAATTAACCATTAAAATATCTGATCCATTAAATTCTGGTGATGTTCAAACTGAAACTGTGTTTGAAAAATTAGGTTCGCAGTTATATTTTTCACAACAATTTAGAAAACCAGTAGGCAACAAAAAAATTAGTTTCCAATTAGATTCATTTGTTGATTCAGCACCTGTTGCTATTTTCGCGGGAGAATCAACACTTACTTTAGAAATCTCTGTTTAACGTATATTTACTGGATAGATTTATCGATATCTTTTTTTTAACCAGACACAATTAATATAAAATAAATGAATATAGCAATTTCATTTACGCAAGCATTTTGTACACATGATGAAGATTGTTTAGAAGGACAGTGTTGTGTACAACGTATTTGTATAGATTGTAATGTTTTAAAATTACACAGAATGTAGAAATCAATACAAAAAGAATTAAAAGATCGTTTAATGGATGTTTAGGAATTTGTTTATGTTATGGGGATATGTGTGCATGTATACCAGTTCATGATTAATTTTTAAACAATTATAAATTTTTTATGGAACATTCCATAAAAAATATAAATATTTTAAGGTAGTTTATAAGTTTCCAAAATAATAGCATTTGGAGGTGCGTTTGTATATCCAAATTGTGTGAAAATTTTATGAATTAAAACATTGGCTAAAAATAATTCTACTTTATCTTCTGGCCATATACTTGTTGGTGCTAATTTTTCTACAAAAGGCAATATTGCTTTTTTGGCTTGTGGTTGTAAACCACGCATTTCTGTATGCGATCCAGGTTGAACTGTTTGTTTTCCTCCAACAAACATTCTTACAACATCTTGTATGTCTTGATACATACCAAATGTTGGAAATTTTTGAAAATCTTCCAAATCTACAAAAATACTTGGTTTTGAATCAAAATTTTTCATAAATTTATTAAGTGTTAATTTAGCACCTCCAGGCCCTCTTAATCTTGGTGGCGGCGATAAAGTTTCTATTTTACCCCACTTATTTTCTTGAGGATACCTTTGTGTTGTAAAAGATTGAAATTTATAAGAATTGTTGTTAAAAACAACCTTTGCATTTCTGACACCAAAATACGAAGTAGAAATTTTTGGAGATGTAGAAAAGCTAACACCAAAATCATTCAATATTGCTACAAAGCCTGTATTTGGAACAAAGTAATTAACTCCGTCTAAAGAATATCGAAAATATTCATTAGCTTGTTTTGGTATATTCTTTTTTAATACATTTTCTATTTTAATGTCACAATGTTGTATTCCATAAAGTTTATGAATACAATGGACTGCTGCTAAAATTTGAAACAATGCACTTAATTGAGCATCTAAAGATGTTAATCCAATTAAATCTGAATCTGCTTTTTCAACCATAGTAACCGAACAAGTAGTAATTTTTGATTTAGTTTTTGGGTTTTTAAAAATGGCTGATACAACTTCACAATGATCACAAAAATGTATACAATATGTATAATTAAAAGAAGGACACATTTTATTGTTTAAAATATTATTCATCATTTGGTTAAATAAATATTCAACAGGAAATTGAAGTTTTTTAGCTCTATTAGCTTCCAATCCAGAAATCTGTCCTTCTTTAATCGCAATAGAAAATACATTATTTTTTATATTAATGTTTCCTATATACACAGTTCCAAACGATCCTTTTCCAACAGCTTTTACATTTGTAAAATATTTTAATAACGTTTTTGTATTTGACATACAAGCATTCCCCGCAGTAATTGTTTTATCATTAATAGTTTGTCTTAAATAATTTGTTATCTCTTCGGAGGCCACACTTCTATATGAAAGTAAATAATCATATTGAAGATTTAACACATCGTCTTCATCGTCAGTTAAAAGGGGAGATGAAACACGACGACGTACAGGAGATTTTTTACGTTTTGGAGATTTAACTTTAGGAGGAGATTTTGATTTAGGTATTTTAACATTAGGATGGTTATCTTTTAACCATTTTAGACATAATTTGTTTAAATCAACAACATTTCCTCCAACAACATTATGTTTACAAATAAGATCTATTTTTTTATATGTAGGACCATCTTTTTTTACATTTCTTTTTGTAAATGGGTTTTTGGGAGAAGAATTTAAACGAATTTTTTCCCATTCATCACATTTTTCTTTATCAAAGTTCATTTATTTAAGAAATTCTTCTTTTTCTTCTTTTTTATGTTTTGTTAACTGATTATCTAGGTAAATATGCTTTATACCATCCATTTTCTTCTACAACAATTGGACCTCTTTGAATACCTCCATCTCTTATGTACTTTTGCTTTTGTCCTACTGCAAATCCTTTTCTTAAACATTCATCTCGTGTACCAAATCTATCTTTATTATTAGGAAGTGCACCATTCCCGCAATAAATTCGAACATTTTCTATAGGTTCATAATCATTATTATATTTTAATATGGGTTCATTTAAACCTTTTCCTATTCCTTTCTTTAAACATTGATATCTTGTTCCTAAAGTTTTTGTTCCATTTATTAATCCTTCATCACGTGCATTATTTCCACAATATAATTGTATTCTCTGATTAGACCTTCTAGGAGATGACCTTCTAGGAGATGACCTTCTAGGAGATGACCTTCTAGGAGATGATCTTCTTGGAGACCTTCTCGGAGATGATCTTCTCGGAGATGATCTTCTTGGAGGAGGTCCGCATTCTCGTTCTAATTCTTTATATGTTGGTCCATTTTTCTTAATTTTTCTGTTTGTTAAGGGATTAATTAAAGGCTGTTCGTGCCATTTACTACATTTCGATGTCATTTATTATAATTGTTTTATCATAAATTTCGTTTTATCGTAAATTTAGTTTTTAAAAATCTTGTACCATTAATTTGAATTAATGGTTTTTGAAGTTAAATAAGACAAAAGATATATAAAATGTCATTATTAAAAGGTAGAAATTATTACAAACCATTTACATACCCTGAATTTTACAATAAATGGGATAAACACGAAAAAAGTCACTGGTTACCATCAGAAGTTCCAATGCATGATGATGTGAATGATTGGAAAAATCGTCTGAACGATAATCAAAGAGATTTTCTTACAAATATATTTAGATTTTTTACACAAGGAGACGTAGATGTTGCATCTGCATATTATACACAATATTTGCCATTTTTTAAGTTGCCGGAAGTAACAATGATGATGGGAGGTTTTGCAGGCAGAGAAGGTGTACATATAGATGCGTATTCATATCTTTTGGAAACATTAGGTATGCCTGAAGCAACGTATAAAGAATTTCTTATGTATGAAGAAATGAAAGATAAACAAGACTACATTAAAAAATTTTCTGACAGTCGACATATTTTAGGTAAAGGCGAAGAAAATTTAACAACAGAAGATAAGGAACATATTGCTGCGGGAATTGCATTGTTTTCAGGATTTACAGAAGGAATGCAATTATTTTCAACATTTGCAATGCTTTTAATATTTCCTTTAAATGGCTTTATGAAAGGAATGGGCCAAATTGTTACTTGGTCAATTGTTGATGAAACTCAACACACAGAAGGTATGATTGAACTTTTTAAAGTATTTGTTGAAGAAAACAAAACTGGAGATCAACCAATAAGACCATCTGTTTTGCAAGAAACGGTGTATAAAATTGCAAAAGAGATGGTTGGTTTAGAAGAAGCGTTTATAGATCTTGTTTTTAAAAAATATAAAGACGAACCTATTAATGATGATAATGACTTAGAAACAAAAGACAATAAAGATTTTTTTGGTTTAACTCCACAAAGACTTAAAGCTTATATAAAGTATATAGCGGATAGAAGACTTAATTTAATGGGATACAAATCTATTTTTAATTTAGAACCTTATCCAACTAATCCTCTTCCTGAATTAGAAATAATGATAAATGCTCCAACACATACCAATTTTTTTGAAAATAGATCAACTGATTATGCTAACGTATCAACGAAAGGTACGTGGTCTGAAATTTGGAATAAACCACAATAAATACCTTCATTTGTAATTTTAATGGAATTTCCATTAAAATTATTCATATTCTTCATCTCCATATTCTTCATCTCCATATTCTTCATCATCTTCTTCATTAATATCTAAATCTTCTATGTAAAAATTATTAATCATTGCAAATTTTGCATACCTGATTACATCAGAAGGTGAAATATTTTCAGTATCTTTAAAATGATGTAAAAGAGAAAATATTTTTTTAATTTCATTTTTGTTTAAAACGTTGTTTTTATGCTTTATTGAAGCAAGACATCCTAGAACAAATGTAGTGGCGTTTTTAAATGATAAATGTGGCATTTTTGTTGCAAAATCGGCCATTAAATCTCTAGTATTTGCATCTAAAGGTCGATAATCATTTATTTTTTCAAAAGCTAAGTTTAGAGTTGAAAAAAATTTTTCTTCTGGATTCATTAACATTTGGTTTAATCTATTTGCAACCCCACCTCTTTCCATTCCTTCTATATACCCTCCCAGTCCTACGCCATAAGTTCTATATTCATTTCCAAATTCTATATCCATTTATTTTAGTTAAATACTGAAAAAAAAATTATTAAAATGATAGAAATAATTATATCAACGATATTTATACTTTATATTTTATTAACAAAGTATAAGTATGAAACACTTAAAGTTATTAGAACTTTAATGAAAAATTATAAAGAAATACCATTACAAAATATAACCCTATCAGAAAACAATGAGGTAACCGTAGAAGATAAGAGAATTAAAATTGTAACAATTACTATTCACGGAAATAAACATATGGTTAAGTATAAATTTAATAATAAATTGTTTACTGCACTTTTACCATGTACAGAGTCAGAATATCAATTCCATATTACAACTAAAAATGGTATAGATGTTACAGAAAATGTTATAAAATTTATGGGCCCGAATTATGATTTTTATGGTGTAAAGATTAAAGTAAATGAAATAGGTTATGATTCTTTAATGTTTCATAGACCTGGTAAAGAGCCAACAATTTTAAAATCAGATGATTATTTACCAAATAATTTATCTGATTATCAATGGGATTTTTCTCTTGTAGGTTTAAATCAAAATATTTCCCCTCCACCTGTTGGTGAAGAAACTGCTTCGAATACTGTAGAAGAAAATACCATGGAAAATATTTTAAAAGAAACAAAAAATCTGTCTCAAAATATTTTGATACAAAAGAAAACTTCTATTTCAGGTTATAAAACATTAGATGTAAAGAGAAAATTTGTAAAAAGAAAATTTGTAAAGAGAATAAATTTGAATTATTCGTTTTTAATACTTTTAAACTAATAAACAATGGGTATTAAAAACCTTACAAAATTTATTAAAGAAAAATGTCAAGAAGCATATGTAACAGAAAATATAAATGAATTATCGTTTAAAAAAATAGCTATCGACACACCTATGTATATGTATAAATATAAAAGCATGAATGCTGCAAAAATGGTAGAAAATAATGGTATTTACTATAATCCAGATGGTTGGTTGTGGTCTTTTATTTATTTTATTTATTCTCTTAGAAAGCATGATATCCATCCAATTTTTATTTTAGAAGGAGGGTATCCTGAAGAAAAAAATAAAACAAGAATGGCAAGAAAAAAAGATAGAGAAGACGTTAAAAAGAAAACATTGTCTCTTGAAGAAAGTATTTCTTCATATGCTACAAGTTTAAGGCTACGCCCAGAAGATATTCCACAAGACCTTAAAGAAGAATGGAATAAAATAGCTAAAAAAAACAATCTTCCTTTTGAAGATTTTGATTTTGAAACAGTTAAAGACCATGTAAAACAAAGACATAGATATGATATAAGAATTACAAATAGAGATTATGAAAAACTTAAAATTTTGTTAAAAATTATGAATACACCTTTCATACAGGCGCCAATGGAAGCAGAGGCTTTTTGTGCATATTTATACAAAAAAAAGATAATACATGGTATTGCTTCAAATGATAGTGACATTCTTGCTTATGGGTGTAATTTAATTGTTGATTTTGAATTTGATGTCAAAATTGATGAAGAAACAAAAATAAGTAAAATTACATATATTAATTACGATTATCTGTTAAACAAACTGGATTTACAATCTTCAGAATTTTTAGATTTTTGCATAATGTGTGGAACAGATTATAACGATAATATATATCGTATTGGTGCTGTAAAATCTTATGAATTAATTAAAGTACAAAAATGTATAGAAAATGTTGGAAAGTTTTTAGATCCAAACAATAAAAAGGGAACTATTTTAATTCTTAATCATTTAAGAATTAGACATATATTCAATCATTATGGCATGAAAAATATAGATGATGTTACAAATATGCAATTTTTAGAAAAAAAAGCATCTTGGTCATCGGTTCCTAATTTTTATTTACTAACAATGTTGACAATTAAATTTAATATTAACATAGATTTAGAATGGATTAGACATGGTTTTGAAAAATGTAATATCAAATGGGATTGTGAAAGTGAATACGAAGAAAATGTTGAAAAAACCAATGTTGAAGAAACCAATAACGAAGTAGATGAATTTCCAATTTTTTAATAAATTTGTGGCTGTATTTAAAATATAAAGGTTAATAACCTTTATATTTGTAAAATTTAGGAATATATACCGTAACAATATAAGTGACTTTTTACCATTAAAAATTAAACTTTATAATCAGGTGAAAACGATGAAGGTACAGGAAGTCCTTGTAGTCCTGCAATCACACTTAGTAATTGAATAAGAATTAATGGAAAATTAGTCAAAAGAGGTATAAGACCTTGAAGAATAGGTAAAACAACAGATGCTGGAGTTCCTGATAACAATTGAGAAACAACAGATAAAATTTGTGTTACAACAGGTACAACAACTGGATTATTTGTTGAAACTAATCCAGTTGCTATGGATAACAATTGTGTCACAGAAGATAAATTTGGGATACTCATTTATTAAAATAATGAAAAAACTTAGAATCTTAATAATCTCAAAATCTTAATAATTTCTCATCATGATAAGATGAATATCGTTGGGTAATATCTTTGTTGCAAAAATTGCATTTCTATGAGGTGGTAAAATTCTAAACCTAATAAAATTAGCAGTTGAATCCTCTTTAATAGGATGATAGTTATGATTTTTTAACCAAGAAGTTATATGTGATCTTTTCCAATTTTTAGGAAAAGCAATTGATTGAACTGTCATTGATTTTGGGCTTCTCCTTGGGCTTCTCCTTGGGCTTCTCCTTGGGCTTCTTGTTGGGCTTCTCCTTGGGCTTCTTGTTGGGCTTCTCCTTGGACTCCTTCTTTTTGGTGATAAAGATCGTTTTCTTAATAATGGCATTTATTTAGTATTAAAATCATCATTCTAGTTTTAAATTTCCAAAAAATATTTAGAACTAAAAATATTTAGAACTAAAATCATAAAATAATTTTCAATTTAAATCAAATAAATGACCTCGATTATTAATCAACGTTGGCCATTAGGAAATTTAATGGATGGGTTTCCAAACGGTGAAAAACAAAATAAATTATCATTTGGCGGTGTACCTGAAAAAGGATATTTTGAAGAATTTAATAAAGATCCTAAGTATATTTCTTTTTCTGGAACACCAGAAAAAGCATATTTTGAGGAATTTAATCGTTATAGAAATATAGATGAAGACGATAACAGAGATACTTTTCCATTATTTAATGAGATATCCTCAAATCCTGAATCGGAATCTTATTTACAAACTTTTGTTGACAATGTAAGAATTAATACTGATATAAATTTTGTTTCAAAAACAAATTCTTTTTCGCAAAATGATTTATCATACTTAAACGCAACTTATGTTGATAAAAGTTTATCTTTAGAATTGCCTATAAAATTTAATTGGGCAAAAACTACATCTGCAGATAGTCCCGATGTGGTGGCTAAGAAGAAGTTAATATCAAAACCCGATAATCAATATTTATGTGGCAGTTGTTGGGCTGTATCAGTTGCTGGCGTAGTTGGAGATGTTTTTGCAGTTGCAGGGTTAGTGAACTGGGTTCCAAACATTTCTGCTACATACGCATTAATTCATTACCCACAAGGAAGATGCAAGGGAGGAGATCCTGCTACACTATTGTATAACATAGCAAATAATGGCATACCTTCAAAACATTGTGTAGATTACTCATGGTGTTCACAAAATAGAACATGTACAACTGCTGATTCAGCAGCACATTTTGGTAGCGATTTATCACCTTTAATTCCTAAAGATCGTGGATGTTATTTTGATTCAGAACATTATATATTTAAAATTGACTCAAATATAAGAACAATTGTAGCAGGATCAGGCGCTATTGATGTTAGCAATGTTCAAAGAACTATCAAAGAATACATTTATACAACTGGTCCAGCTGTTGGAGGATATATTATTTTTAGGAACTTTACAAGTAAAGTTCCTTTTGGACCTCATAAAGGTAATTCTACTTTTAATGTTATAAATGGTGGTGTGTATCTTGAAAAAGCTAATTATGCACAATATAGAGGGGAATATGGAGAACATATAACAGAAGGTTTAACTTTCTCAAGTTCAAATACAGACTCTGATAATTATGCTGGAGGACATGCTATTTCCATAATGGGATGGGGGATTCAACCAAGAATAAGGGTTGGAAATGGACCAAATGATATAGCAGACGTTCCATATTGGTATTGTAGAAACAGTTGGGGTACAAAATGGGGTATGAATGGTGGTTATTTTAAAATTGCAATGTATCCTTATAATCGCAAATCTCAATTTTCAAAAATTGTTGAATTGATGACACCTCAAGGGCAGCATATTAGACTTGGAGGAGTTTTAGCTTTTACAGTAAGCAATCCTCCTGTTTTGAAAAAACTTCCCGCAAATAAACAACCACCTAATCCAAATTCATTAAGCAAGTTGCTTGACTACTACAAAAATGATGAAGATGACATAGTTACTAAATTACCAAACATTGTTCCACCATCAGATGGTAAAAAATCAACAACTTCTAAAACCAATAATTGGTATATCTATGCTTTAATTATTATTTTTATATTAATTATTTTCTTTGTACTGCGTAAATAAATTTTTAATGACAAAAGTCATTAAGAATTACTGTTTTAACTAATTAAAATAAAATTGAACCTGTGTAAATAAAGTCGTTTTAAAAAAGAAAAATGGACGATTTGATTCATTCGTTAAAATTAATTCAAATAGAAAAAGAATCTATTTTACATAGATCAGAATCACTAGATTCATCATCAACGTATACATCATCAGACACACTATCTAGTAGAGAAGTTTCTCCAATATCTTTTTTAAACGAAACTCCGTCGTCGTTTTCTCTCTTATCAGGGTTTCCCAGAACTTCCCGAGAAAACTCGGTTTTTAAGTTTCCCACAACGGTCGTTTCCCTCCCGGAAAACGCAGAGTCCCAACAAAAAGCATGTGTTCATAGAATAATTGAAGATTCTGGTTACTTTTTTTGCGATTTCTGTGGAAAAGAATTTACAGGAAACATTTCTTATGAAAAGACTTGGGATCCAACATATGCATCTGCTAGGGTTCAAAGAGTAAAAGTTGAAGAAGGTGTAAGAGTAAATTTTTTTTCTATAAAAGAAGATTTAAAATTTATGGGTTTAAACGAAGATATTTTATTTAATATTTTCGAAGCATATAAAAAAGTAACTGAAAATGGTACTAAAATTCATAGATCTAAATTAAGAAAATCGATACTCTGTGCATGTGTTAAATATATATTTGATATTCGCCAAATACCGTGTGATGAAAATGATCTCATAAGACAATTTGAAATAGATAAAAAAGATTATTCCAAAGGTTTTAAACAACTTAAAATGAAAGTACCGGAAACAAGATCTTGTCAAGATGATGTATTAATTTCACTTAGAAATTTATTTAGAAAATTAGATATTGACAAACAGTTTTTTAAAACTATAGAATGTATATACAAAACAGTTAAACACACAACATTAATAAAAACAAATGAAACTTTTGACGAAGGTCCAGTTTTTAAAGATAAAAATGCTAAAACAATAGCTGCGATTGTCATATATTATTGGTTAGAAAACCAACAGTCAAATGTTATCGACATTAATAATTTTTCTGTAGAATGTCTTATTCCAAAATATTCTTTACACAAAGCATATAAAGAATGCTGTCCTTTAATTTCACAAATAATTTCCTTTCCTTTAATATAACATCTTCCTTTAATATAACATCTTCTACCTTAAGGTTCCCACCTGAATATTGTCCATAAGAAAATAAAAATGAATTATGTATTTAAAATGTAAATAAAGAATAATAAAGATGTTTGCAATTAAAATAGATAAAATCTCTAATTCTAATTTGGATATTTATTTTGCAACAATGTCCAAAAAATATAAAATTCCTAAAACAAAATTAAAAAAAATGTGGCTAGATAGAAACCAATCTTATGTTCATAAAGAATTTAATAATATATTGCAACAAGGAAAACCAGTTTTAGAAATGTTAAAACAATTAAAAATAACTGAAAAAATTGTCAAAATCGGTGACAATTATATACATCAACAGTCAGGATTTGTTTTCGATCCATTGTCTAGAAAAGTCATTGGTAGAAAAAATAATGATGGAGAAATTCAAAATTTAACAGAAGAAGATTTAGAAGACTGTAAACAATGGAAGTTTGATCATATTATTCCACTAAACTTAGATTCTTCCACACATTTAGAAAAAGAATTAGAGCAAATACAATTAGGAGATGATGATGTATCTGATAATGAATAACAACTTTACATGTCAATCAATAATTTTTATTTTTAATGACTAATAGTCATTAAAAATATTTTAAGTTAATTTTGTTGGAAGAAAATCATTTTCATTTACAACTACTTTATTTCCTATTGAAAATACAACTATTAATTTTTTATATCCTAAATCAGATGGTTTTATTAATGTATTATGAAAATTATGTTCTGGACCAATCCATGGTTGTAATTTTAAAGTAATATCCTCTTTCTTACCAGTTCCTTCTTTGCAATTTAAAATAAAATATGATGGTTTTTTAATTAACGATTGATTAACCATTAATTTATATTTTTTATTATGAAATTCATATTCTACAACATTATTGTTACAATAGTATGGTTGTTTAAGAAATTTGGATAATCTTTTAAATACAATTGTTTTTAAACCTTCTTCAGAAAATTTTAACCACCATTTTTTAAATACATTATAAATTGTTTTGAAACATATAGACAAAATTAAACGCTTTAATTTAAAACGCTTTGCAGTTACAAAATAGATTAAAAAACCTACTATTATAGTTAAAATTAAAATCATTTTATCATTCTCGTTCTTCTTTTAATATAATTAAATGTTTTGACAAATTTAATGTTTCAACAAATTTTAATTTAAATGACGATTTAAAACATCCTTTAATCTCATTAATTCTTGATCATATTCACTATCATTTTCCATAAAAAAGAATGGTTTAACACTAAAACAATTTTTAACCTGAGATTCTTTTACTTCTTCTAGATCATCGATTATAAATGTATTTTCTTTATCGAACTCTTGCAATTTCCAAATTGTCCAAAGCATCTCTAATTTCTTACTTGCCTTTTCTTTTTTGTAAACACGCTTTGAAACACGACAATGGTGATCAAAAAGAACTAAATTTATTTTTCGAGATGGATCTTTTTTTAGAATAAATTCTTCAATTATAAATGAAGCATATCCTTTACTTGCAGCTGTCCATATATGAACATTAAAATTTTTAAACAAATAATCCAAAAAAGGTTGAAGATAAGGCCTTCCGCATATTAAATAATAATCTTCCATATTTTTAAAATCGAAATGCGACGCTCTTTCTTTAAATCTTCCTAAGTCAGTTATATCTTCAAATGGTTCAGCACAAATTAATGTGTTGTCTAAATCCAAAAATATATTTTTCATTTATTACATTATTTACGGATTCTTATGACGTTCTTGGGGGTGGCGTAGCTGAGTGGGTTAAGCGCTGGCATGGCAACCCAAAGGTCCCGGGTTCAAACCCCGGTGAGACCAGGAATTTTTCTCAGGCCACTTTCCCGTGTTTCGGATGGACACGTTAAGCCGTCGGTCCCGGCTGCCTAAAAACAGTTGTTAGGTCATGTCAGAGGCCCTGAAATTGATCAGGAGCGACCTGAAAACTCTGACACCAGACCTGAGACAGCCAGGTTACACGAATATTAATATTATTATTTTTATTTATGACGTTCTTGTCTATCATTAAGTTTTTTTCTAATTTTTTTATCTATCACGAAGTCCTTTTTTTAAAATTTTTACCAATACAAGTCGTATTAAAACAGTTAAAAATGAAGCATTGTTAAATAAATATTTCAACAAACAAACATTTAATATGTCACTTAAAATTAAAGTTAGTAAAAAAGTTAAAAACCAATGCGAATCTACCAAAACTATTAAATCACAAGTAGAAATTATGGATGAAACGAAACGTTCCATTTTATGTGAAGTTTCCCATTGTTCAATTGAAAAAGAAATTCATTGTTTTTGGGATCGTCATAAAATTACTGGGTTGGTTATTAGATGTCCGTTGAGATATAAACCAAAACAAATAGTAAAAGTTTACAAATCAGATGTTAGTAAAGAAGAATATACAATTAAAGAAAATGTAGTTAAATTTCAAAATGATGTTGGCAATTTTAAAACCATTACGGATAATCTAGAAGTAACAGATGCCTTTTGTTCCTTTAATTGTTGTCTAGCATGGATTCGAGATAATAAACATGATAGACGGTATGACGAATCTGAAATGTTATTACAAAAAATCTATAGCAAGTCTCAACACGGAATTCCAGATACGTCTTTAAAACCTTCTCCTCATTGGAGAACATTAACAGTATACGGAGGAACCTTATCTTTAGAAGAATTCAGAAAAAATACTTTTAAAACAAAATTTTTTTACAATGGACCAATATTAGACACAGGATATTTATTTTCAAAAAAAATAAGTGTTTGTTAACCATTATACAATTTTAATGACTTTACAGTCATTAAAATTCATTAAAATTGAAGTTATTAAAAAAGAAAGAAAAAGAAGAAAAGGATACAATGGACTTGGCTTTAAAAGTTAAAATTTTAAAAATGCTGTGTAAATACCTCACCAATAAAAATAATATATCTTTATTTTTTAATATTCTTACCAATATACCAAATGGAGATGATTATATGTTTGAATGTGTACAACATTTCATACAAATGAAAAATTCTAATGAATGCGATATTAATGATCTTTTTCTAAAATTAAAATCGCAACTTTTAGTTTGGCAAGATTCCTCTTTTGAACAATTTTTAAAAATAGAAAAAGAAGAAGATAATTTTCTAGAAAGTCCATTGGAAGTTGCAGAAGGAGCTATAAAATGCAAATGTGGAAGTGAACGCGTATTTTCTTTTAGTAAACAAACCAGAAGTGGTGATGAAAGTACCAGTGTATTCGCATTATGTTCTTCATGTAAAAGTAAATGGGTGTTATAAAATATTTCTGTTTTTAATTTTCCAGGTAAATTGAATAACAATTAATTTTTTTAATTAATTTTCAAAAATGTCTGACAAAATTGATAATCAAATTGTTAAAGTCGAAAATACAAATAACGGCGGTCTAAGGGCCATCTTTGTAAAGCAATAAAATTTAATGAAAAATTTTTCATTAAATTTTATAAATTATTGAGAGCTTTATAATGAGTTTCTGCAAAGATATACAATAGTAATTTTAATTCGTTTGGCATATTTTTAAAATCAAATGTTATTGTGTCAAAGTCTTTATTTTCTTCTTCTTCAATAATAAATTTTTTAATGGGTAAATTGTGTTTTTTCATAAACATGTCATATAATTGATACATAATATCATACCCATCATCATCTAATATTGGTAACTCGTTTATTTCTAAATTAGTTGAAGCATTAATTTTAGATATTAAAGTATCATACAAAATTTGATATTTGTGTGTCATTTTATTGTTTAATAAGAATCTTTTAACTTTTCTTAAAGTAAATGACAGATATAGATCCACATATTTGGGGGCCAAGTTTTTGGTCTACTTATCATTTATATGCATCTTCTTACCCAATACATCCAACACCAATAATTATGGATGCAGCAAGATCATTTGTTAAAACAATCCCATTTACATTACCATGTTCATCATGTACCGATCATGCATTTGCTTACATAAAAAATATTCAAAAACAAGATCCAGATTTAATTAGTATTGTTTCTTCTAAAATGTTATTTGAAAAATTTTTTATTGATTTTCATAATAGTGTGAATTATAGATTAGGAAAACCTTTATTGCCAGAATCTGTTGCTAGAAAAAAATGGAGATTTTAATTCTTTTTTAATGAATTTAAATTCATTAAAAAATAGAAGAAGAAAGAAAATATATTTCAAAAAAGTTAAATAAATCCAGTCACTTTTATACGAGCTAATTATACAAGTCTAATTAGTCCTTATGATACAATGATATGTAAAGAAGGTATCGGTCATGAAATATAAGGTGATGTGGTTTTGAAAATTTATTTTTTTAATTCTTTTTCTTTCTTTTCTTTTAATTCTTTTTCAAATTGTGCTTTTTGTATATTATATTGTTCCATTTCTTTTTCCCACTGTTCTTTTCCAACTTTTCCTCTTCGCCTAGCATCACTTTTTTTATTGGCAGCATACATGGCTGCTTTAGCTTGAGGACTCATAGACGATTCATCATTAAAATTATATTTTCGATTCATACTTCTTTATTTATTGTATTTTAATGTTACATCAAGGTAATAAAATTGAACCTTATCTTCATTATAAATACAATAAATAAGAATCTAAAATGGAATTGAAAAATATGGAATTGAAAAGAAAACTTACCATAAATGAAATTAATTTTATTGTTGACTTTATACAACCTAGACCATATATTCCTCCGGATATTGAAAATGCAATAATTTTTAAGAAAAAAAAAGGTATAATAGATCAACTTGTCACCATTGAAATTTATGAAAGTTTAATTCCTAAATTAAAAGAAGAAATTGAAAAACAATACGTAAATTCGCTTATAGATCCCGGAGAATGTGTAGGTATTATAGGTGCCCAAAGTATGGGAGAATACAGTACACAAGCAACATTAAATACATTTCACGTTGCAGGTGTTGATACAGGTAGTAGTACAGGAGTATCTAGATTTCAAGATTTAATTAACGCAAGCAAAACTGTAAAAATAGATAATATATCTTTGTTTTTTAAACCTTTGTTTGTAAAAAAAAATATAACTGAGTTAAGAAAACTGGTTGCTTCTAAATTAATAGAAGTTAAATTATCACATTTAATGATTACTTCTGTAATAGTTAAAACTGAAGAAATTTCTCAATATAGACAAGAAATTGAATCTTGCATTGAACTTTATAACGATGAACATTTTAATTATGAGGATTACGAATTTTGTTTGAAAATAACATTATCAAGAGAACTGTTACTCAAACACAGATTGCATCCATCGGTTATCAAAAATAAATTAGAAGAATATAATAATGACTGTAAATATGCGTTTTTGCCAATTTCTTCACAACAAATTTTATTTTTTATTTTTATTTATGTAAACACAGATGAATGTATTGAAAAAATTATTCAAGATTTAATGGACAAAAAAATATGTGGTGTTGATGGAATTATAAGATATGATTTTAAAAGAAAGGATTTGTTTGATGATGAATGGTACATAGAGACAACAGGCGGATCGTTTTCTAACATCAATTGTTTGGCTGATATCTTTGATCTTACAAAAACTAAAACAACTTCGATTTGGGATTTATATAATACATTTGGTATAGAAGCAACCAAACAATTTTTAATTCAAGAATTGAAAACAGTCATGGATGGAGTAGATATTTGTCATATAAAACTTTTAGTAGAAAGAATGACATATTCAGGTACAATTGAACCCATAACTAGATATACAATGAGAAACGATGAAAGTCCTTTATCTAGAGCATCTTTTGAAGAAAGCTTTGAAACATTTTTAAAGGCAGCCAAATTTAAAGAAATTGAACCTTTCACTGGTGTTTCAGCTTCTGTCATAGGAGGAAAAAAGACAGAAGTTGGTACATATATGTGCGATATCTTAATTGATATGGAAAAATTAAATCTGGGTGATTTAAAAACTATCGAAGATGATGATGAATATGATTATGAAGATGATGGAGATTTGGTATATGTAGAATAAAATTCTACTAGCATTTTAAAATATAAAGGTTAAACAACCTTTATATTTCAATTATTTACAAACATGCACTTCTAACGTAAGGTGTTCCAGTCAATCCAGTTCCACAATCTCCGTACGCGGTTCCTAAAGTAAAATATCCAGATCCAGACGGAGGCATGCCAATACGTTCACCTGTCAATGAAGTATAACCATAAGTTCCAAAAACTGGAACTACGTAAAGACCGGATGTTGCTGGAGTTGGAACTCTAATTTGCGATCCCTGATTATAAATACCCATCGTTGCATAATTTTGTGCTTGAATACGTTCGCGAGGTTTATCCATTCTTCTTTTATTGAATAAAAATTTAAATACATTCGGTACAGTTACCTAAAATATTGAAAAATTGTGGTTATTAAGTCGAATATCTGCATAATTTTGTGACAAATTAATTTTTAATGAATAAATTTTTAATGATTTAATTTTTAATGATTTAATTTTTAATGATTTAATTTTTAATGAATAAATTTTTAATGATACGTCATTAAAAATTTTAAATATCGTCTATATCAACAGAGTCTTCAATTTTTAATAAAAAAGATTTAAATTTTTGTATCGAACCATCTTTTTTCCTTAAAGTTATTTTTATTTTTTTACAATCTCCGTTCCACATGCATAGTAATCCTTCGTCTTCATGAGGTTCTTTTTCAATGTAGGGAATTATTTCTACAACTCTAAACGAACTTTTATTTTCTGTATTTAAAGTTAGTAAATTTAATTCTTTAATAGTTTTAAATGCTGCATTTTTTTTGGCTTCTTTCATGGATAAACCGCTACCAATAAATTTTCCATTAGGTTTATAATCTACTATTCGACATTCAATATTAAACGTTGGAGAATGATCTGGACCGTTTTGATTTAAAGTAGTGTATGATGGTGGTTTATATTTATTTTTGTGACAAAATTCGTTTAAAAATCCAATTGAATTAAATTTTTCCATATCAATGTTTTGTTCTTTTTTAGTGCATAATATCTCTTCTTTAGTAGAAGTTACGTTATCTTTTTGTTTTTCCATAAAGTTTAATTAATCCTTTTAATTCTTTAAACTAATAAAACTAATATGATTATTAGAAATTTTCCAAAACAAACAAATAGTTTGTTACCTTTTGAACTAAATCCTAATAAGTTTCCTTCTTATTACGGGTATCCCATGTATGGTTATACAGGATCATATCGAAATATTGAATTTCCTATTTCGCAAAATGGAAACTTTTTACAAGCCACCTCCGGAAACCCTCCGGGACGAAGAGTGCCTGAACCAATTTATAGTTCCGGTGTACAAAGAAGTACAAGAATAAATTATTTACCGTCTAGTCAATCATGCGCTCCTTTTCAATCACATGCGGATTGTGATAAAAGTCCTAATTCTAAAGGAGGTGAATCTTATGATTGGAATTATGGATGGAGTTCGTGTTGTTCAGGTTTTTGTCCAAGTAAACGCGAATGTGCCAAACCGGATCCAAAAGAGTGCGATATTGGCAATGATATTTTAGACAGAGATCCTCTTTTAAAAATAGAATGGGATGTCAATGCGCCTAATTATAGGTGTACATATGATCTTCATAAAATAAACACTTCAGAACAAATAAATTTATTTGTTGGAAAGAATGGTAAAAATAAAAGTTATGATGAGATTATGACATCTTTCTGTGAAATTCCTTCACATATTTGTCCAATAGATCCAGGAGATGGTAGTTTGAATGATGATAAAAGAGGTAAAGAAATGGAAAAATGTTCAAGACTAATTAGTCTTGATGATGAAGGAACTAGATGCAGGGCATGGGCTGCAACACAAGATAATAAAACAATAGATAATATTAAAGAAGAATACTGTCTTCATAATCCTAATAGTCCAGATTGCAGATGTATTAACAGAAGTAGTAATTCTTTATATGACGAAGCAAAGAAAAATAATCCATTTCCAGATGGTTGTTGGTATAAACCATGTTCGACATCAGTATATTTGAAAACTTCAGATATACTTTCCGATGAAAAACACTGTCCCAAAGAAATGTGTCAAGTGATATATAATGTAAATCAAAACAACGACGTTGTTATTAAAGATAACACAAATAATATAAAATGCGATTTCACAAAATTTATACCTCCAACTCCAGGTCCTAATCCTGGTCCAACTCCAGGTCCTAATCCTGGTCCTATAATTCCCCCTATAAATCCTTTACCTTTACCAAATCCTACTTTTTTGGAAAATAAAAATGTTTTAATTACCGGTATAGCAGTAACCGGAGTTGCAGTTTTGTTGTTTTTACTTTTAATGTTTAAAAGTAAAACTACATAATTTTCTGTTTTAAAGGGTTTAAACCCTTTAAAACATTCAAATTTAAAAATACTTTAAATATGATTGAATTGTTTTATGAGTTTCTTTAAATTAATATAATGGAATTTCATTGTAAAGAACTTGACTTTTCCTTAAAAAAAGTTGAATCAGACGAAAAAGTTAAAAGAAAACCTGGAAGGCCTAGAAAACACAATGTAAGGCCTGTAGTAAAAGATGTTCCTATAGGAAATGATTTTGACAAGGCAACAATTACAACTAAAACATTTACAATAAAAGTGGAAAATTTTGATCCAGATATTGATATTTGGAGAAATCAAATATCAGTATCGAATGTACAGCATAATGATCTAGAATGTCGATGCAAAGATAAAATATTTCCATATACAAAACCTCATAAACCAGGAGATATTGTTGAAGAGTACGTGTTTTCAAAAAAAAACACTAAAAATATAGAAAAAAAAGAAAATGTTTTTAAAAACTGTTTTACTGTTGTTATTTTAGATCAATCTTTAAAACCCACAACTATTAAGATATGTAAAAAAGGATCTTTTCAATTAACTGGTTGTTTAAGTATGGAATCTGGAGAATTTTGTGTATTGTCTTTAATAACTAATTTACAAAAAAAGAATCCACAATGGATACCATCTCTTATAGATATGACAATTAAGCCGGTCATGACTAATGTAAAATTTACAATAGGGTATAAAATATCTATTGTAAAAGCTTTAAATTTTTTTGAAAATCGAAAAGATATTCATGAATTTTTTTCTTATAAACTTCGAGTCAACCCTGCAATAAATATAAAAGAACTTTTGACGGAAAAAGATTTAGAAAATGTGCCTGTAAGAATTGTTACATATGTCAATGTTAATAACAAAATTTATAATCGTACAAGCCAAGAAATTACACTTTTGAATCATATTCAAACTCTATCTTTAAAAGAAAAGCAAAAACATTTTAAAGAAAAACACACAACTCTTCTTTTGTTTAGGTCTGGAAGTGTTATATTAAGTGGTATTCACGAAAACGTTATGAAAAAAACATTTGAATCTTTTCAAAAAGTTACATCAGATTATAAAAGTTACCTAACTTAAAACCTTTTTTTATAATAAAATTGATTGTTATTAATGGTGATTATCATTAATAACAAATATATAATAAATGGAGTACACACGTGAAACAATGCAAAAAATGAGACGTGAGGAATTAAAAAACATTGCAATCTCATACAGAATTTATAATGGATATCATGAAAGACCAATTTCTAAAATGAGAAAAAGTGATTTTATTGATTTTATTCATGAATCAGTTACAACACCAAATCACTCTCCCAATACCAGAGAAACTATTTTGCAAAACGCTAACCGTCAAGAGGGACGAAGAAGAGGTTTACGCCCAAGTTCTGATGGAAACCTACGACGAGAAAATAGACATAATGAAGATGTTATTGTACATTTTATACCCTCTCCTCTTTCGTCTAGACATTCTCCTATTTCTTTTAGAGACACTTTAAGGGATTTTGATGCAAGAAGACGAATAGATTTCGGTTCTAGTTTAATGGGAGGACCACTTGGGTTACTAGATGTGGTAATTAATGTTTTAAATTCTACATCTTTGGATGATGAAGAACAACATGAATTAAATAACGAAGAATTTACAGGAACAATTCCTACCGAAGTAGAGGAAGAAAACGAAGCACATGAAACTGTTAGATGTGCTGTTTGTCTTCATAACAAAGTTTGTGTTTTATTTCAAAAATGTAAACATGTCATAACTTGTGGTCCTTGTAGCTTAAGAATAAAAGAATGTCCAGTTTGTAAACGTATAGTAGAATCATCAGACAAAATAAGAATTTTTTTGCCATAATTTTAAAAAACTTAAAATTTAAAGGTAAATTACCTTTAAATTTAATAATTAATTTTAACACCTTCGTTATCTCTTATAGCATTGAACCCATAACCTAAGTTATTTTGTTCACGTATTTTAATTGTTATTGGTTTATTACCTCCTCCTCCACCCTGACCATTATTTCCATATGAATATGTTTGTCTTTGTTTTTTAGGATTGATCATACCTGTAGTACAAGTACGATCTTCCTGTCCATTAAGATAATTAACATGAAGTCCTTTATAAATTTTATGAGTTTTAACTGAATATAGTGGTAAATTTCTTTCTCTATCTTTTTCAACTCTACTAATATTATCTTTAGTAACATTTCCGTTAGCATTGGTTGCGATTGTAACATTTTGTAAATTTTTAAATTGCATATGTGGATGTTGTTGCCAATTAGAATCATTTTTTGATATTGGAATTCTTCCGCTAAATCCTTCTACCATTCCACTTGTTTCATCTCTAAATGTGGAAAATGTTTTGTTGGTTTCTGGTGAAACAAAACCTTCGTAAATATTTTGAGTAACACCATCAATAACATTTCTACCTATATTATCTTCAGTATACTCATACAAAGCTTGTTTAATTCTTTGAGGTTTATCTTCTATATGATATACAACATCGTATGGTTGATCAATCCCTGTTTTAAAATTATATCCTTTATTTGAACACATTGGTATTGTTTTTAAAGTATTTAAAACTTCATTACGCTTTAAAGCATTTTCCGATGGTTTGATGCCTTTACTAAAATCTATAAACTCGGCTGATGTATTAATACTTGTAGTATTTCTTGGTTGTCTTGATAGAGGCATTAAATCTCTTAAATCTACGATTGGTGGTCTAAATGCGCCATCTTTTATAATTCTGTATGGTAAAAATGCTTCGTTTGATGATCTTCCGAAACCTAATCCAGTATTATTATATTGAACAGAGACCATAGGATTAACATTTCTAGCAAATTGTAAAATAGCATCATTTCTATCTGTACTGTCATCTTCTGCGTTAAGAAGATCATTATCTTCACCAACTTTGATTATTCTTCTAGTTGTTATTCCCTTGGGAGGATCTTTAATAATGGTATTTGTAATATACCAATCAGAAACATCATCTAAATTTAATTTAGGACTATCTGTTATGCTTGAAAATGAAATCATATTTATTTGTAAAGTTTTCTTTTTTATTTCTTAATATTCCTGTATTCTTCTTCTTTTCATGCCGTCTTCTCATAGAAGGTTGCGACCACATAGACAACACGTTTTTAGCATAATAATAAAAGATGTTTACACAAATTGCGTTAATCTTATCGTTAATCATTTTAATATTTTTTATTTATAAATTTGCAATGTTTAAACCACATGTTGTTTTAACACCATTAGAATACTTTAACTCAAGAAAAAGAAAAATATTAGAATACTTAGACAACTATAAAGTAAAATTAAATGTTTCAATACCTCCATTAACATGTACAGATTTAGATAAAAATTATGATATAGAGGAGTTTGAAGTTATGAAACAAACAAACCCAGAAAAATTTAAAAAATATATTTCCTGTGGTTATGTTCACAATGTATATTTATTGACTGCGTTTGAAGAATGGATTAACAATTCTCTAACTCATTCAGATGTTTCTTTTGAGAATTTTCAATATCTTTGTATTAGACCTCCTGCAGATATATCTACAGTTGATTTTAAAAATTTTAAAAGTTACATTAAATCATGTATTCAAACAAATAAAACAAATGTTACATATTATTAATTAACACCTAAAAGGTGTTAATTACTCAATTAATTTAGAAATAAAATTTAGAAATAAAAATTAATTAAATTTTAAACAATAATATGTACTTAACACCGCATGTACATTTTGTAACACACCCAAAGAATTATGTGAATAAATACTTTCTCCGTATAATGCATCATTATAATTTTTGTAATGAATTATTAAATTGTCATTTGATAATAAATTATATTCCCCATTATCATAACCATGGTTACAATCTTTTTTGATATATTTTTGAATCATCATTTGTAGTATTCTCTGAAGATGTGTTTTTATTTCCCATTTATTAAATTTTGTGTTTATATTTATTTGTTAATAAATGGCAACTTTAATACCTTCTTTTAAAAAAGATAATCCATTCGAATCCATAAATGATAATGAACTTATTGGATTAACATTTAATGACCAAGACGGACCCTCTAATAATATTTTATGGTCATCATCTAAAATTGTGAATTTAATTCCTCAAGGACAGTTTCAAGCAAAACAACCTGATGCTGTTTCTGGAAATTTTGCAAAATTTGGAGATGAAAATAATTCTGGACAAACAATCGACTCTGGAATTTTACTAGATGATAACGCAGATCCTTCATCCAATGTTATATGGTCCAGCGAAAAAATTGCAAAAATACCACTTCCTCCTTTTCAATTAAAACAACTTGATGCGGTAAGTGGAAATATTTCTATATTTGGTTCTGATGTTAATTTGGGACAAGTTATCGATTCTGGATATTCTATTAACGATTCTTTACCACCGTCTTCTCAAGTTATTTGGTCAAGTAATCAAGTCCAAAGTCAACTTTTGGCTGTTAGTCAGGCTAAACAGCCAAATGCAAATGCTGGTAATTTGGCTATATTTGGAAATGGAGTAAATAATGGTCAAGCTATTGATTCTGGATATTCAATTAATGATTTGTCTGCACCTTCTTCTAATGTTTTGTATTCAAGTGGTAAAATTTATCAAATTTTACCTCAACCACAAGTGTCTTTTCTTTCAGGTGTATCTCCTACATCTACAGTTAATCCTTCATCTAATATTTTATATGTTGGTGTTGATGGATCATCTTATGTCTGGAACGGTTCTGTATATAATAATGTTTTTGTAAAATCTTATTCAAAGTTTTCATCACAAAGCCCATTGTCAGTTCCTCCAGGAAGTAACATTTCAATACCATTTCCAATTGTTGACAGCAGTGGTCAAAGCAGTAAGGGCTCTATTTCCATCTCACCTAGCGGTGTTGTTACCATTACATCATTAAGTCAGGCATCATCTTTGTATAAAGCTAAATTTTCAGGCCAAGGTTTAAATTCAGGTGGGGCTTCTATTCAAGTTTCATTTAATTTTGTTGACCAGTCTAATCAACAATTGGGAAATAGCTCTTCAGCGTTTTCAGTTTCTGTAGGGGGACTTGCCATTAATTCACAATGTTCTTTAGAACAATATTTTCAAGTTCCTCCTTTAGGACAATTATCTTTTTCTGTTAATATTGTTACTAAATTATCTGATCCTCCCGTTATTTTAGGAAATGTAGGTCCGATTGACAACCCATATTTAATTGTAGAACAAATATATTAAAATTTAATGAAACAATTTCATTAAATTTTAAACTGTTTAAAACTCAAAAGAGATTTTTCTTTTAAAATTGAACCATATTAAAATTATATAAAGAGAAGACAAGAAGTACATAAGTATATAAGGAGAAGAATTAAAAAAAATAATGGCATCATTAAATGACATTTGTTATGAAAAAATCAAAGATAACTTTTATTATGGGTTATTTAGAGATTTTAAGCTCGTAGTCGACAAGAACACAGAATGTTTTAACGCAACTAAATTATGCAATAGTGGAGGTAAACAATTTAGACAGTGGACTCGGCTTGAAAAATCTAAAAAATTAATGGAATACTATAGTCGACGTGGGTCGCAGCAAATGTACGAAATTAAAGGAGATAATAAGGACCAACTAGTAACACAAACAACAGGAACCTATGCACCTATTGATTTTTTTGAAGACATAAAACGCTGGATACAACTTCCAAAAGCATCCTCAGCATCTGGAGTTGTATATGTTGTCACAACATCTATACTCCAAGTACACAACGTTTTTAAAATTGGTTATACTAAAAACTTTGAAGAACGACTTAAAACATTTAACGATTATCGCCATTCATTAGAACCTCAATTTTTTGCAGTTGCTATTTATGATACAGACAATGCTAAAAAACTTGAAACAACGATCCATAAAAAATTAAAAGACTTCAGAAGTGAGGGAGAATTTTTTCAAGTAGAACTTAGTGTCATAAAGGAAGCTTTCTTAAAAGAAGATTGTTGTTTGAAAGATCTTGACTATGAAGAAGACCATAGTAATTCATTTACAGACCTTAACGATAAATTAAAAACTCTTAACATTATTTAAATTTTTAAAGAAAAAATCTTTTAAAATTGAACCATATTAAAATCATATAAAGAGAAGACAAGAAGTACATAAGGTATAACTAAAAATATGGCATCATTAAATGACGTTTGTTATGAAAAAATCAAAAATAACTTTTATTATGGGTTATTTGGAGATTTTAAGCTCGTAGTCGACAAGAACACAGAATGTTTTAACGCAACTAAATTATGCAATAGTGGAGGAAAAAGATTTAGAGACTGGACGAAGTTAGAAAAATCAAAAAAGTTAATGGAATATTATAAAGGTCGCCGCGATGATCATCGCGGCGGCTCCAACTTTTATGAAGTAAAAGGTGATAATAAAGATGATGAAGTCAGTAAAACAACTGGGCAATATGTTAAAAAGGAATTGATACTTGACATTGCATCCTGGATATCAACAGAGTTTTATGATAAGTGTAACCAAATAGTTATAGATTTTTTCGTAGTTGAATTTAAGGAAAAAGAAAAGGAATTAACCCATCAACTTTCAATAGTCGAAGAAAATTTAAAAAAATTGCGTATAGAGAACGAAAATAATTTAGAGGAAATTAAATTAAAAGACACTAGAATAGATGAACTTATTTATGCGAGTAAACGCCAGGAACAAATGTTACTTGAATCTCACAATCTTTTAAAATCAATGGGTATCGAAGTCAAAGATATTAAGGAACAGAACAACGAACTTCTCAATGAAGTTGGTGAACTCCGTGAGGATAACAATGAACTTCAAGAACAGGTTGAAAATGTTCAAGAACAAATTCAAAAGGTTCAAGTTAAACTTGAAATATCGGTTGAAGATAGAGCTCCTCAACCAGATAAGAGAGGCAAGAAAGAGCGTTTCATTCTTTTAAAACGAAATGATGAACACTATCCTTATTATACCATCAGGGCTCAAGATATTAATGCGAAGAAGGCTGTCAAAAGACAGCAAGGTAAATATGAAGAAGTATTAATACTTCTTGACTTGGTGTGTCATCCAAATACAAAAACGTTTTATGTAAGAATTAAAGATGATCTTAAAAAGAAAGGTGTTAAATTTAATCTTTGCGAAATAGATATTTCCAAGTCTGTTATAACAGAGAAAGATTTAATAGAGGAAATGGAAAGAATAAATGAAGAAAAACGTACATTAATTATAGAATAAAACGTTGTTTAATATATGTTAAAATTTAATGAAACAATTTCATTAAATTTTTAAAAATTAATTAACGCCTCCATCTACCCCAATTATAACGACGTCTTCTATCAACATCTATATCCCATGGAACTCCAAACGGATACCGGTAGTTTACATCATACATGGGATACGCAGCAGGAACTGGCGGTGTTACTAAAACAGTTGTTGGACTTACAGAAGGTGTTACAGTAGATGTATAATAAGGATCTCCAAAATTAAACAATCCATCTAGTTTTTTAGCTTTGCACGCCCAAATTAAAAGAGCTGCTACTAACAATACAATTATTACGACAATTGCGGGGTTCATTTTTTAAAATGCTTTTTATTACTTTTGGCAAGAAATGGTCATTTAAATCATTTCTTGCCAAAACAAGTAAGACAATTACATATTTATCTTTTAAAAGAATGGTAGCAAAAAAATTGTTTTAATAAATGGCAAATATTATTTATATAAACGACTTAAGATCAAATCGAGATTCTGACTTTACTAAAACTCCAATCGGATATGTAGCAAATGATTCCACTTCGAGACCCATACTTGGGTTGGGAGACAAACTAGAATTGGATGTTCCCCCATTAACTTCTGGTGATTTTGGAAATATAAGAGCATCTATAGAAGGAACGAATGAATTTTCAGATATAGAATCTTCGGAAAATAAAACAGTTTATCATAACTATTCGGATGTTGATAAAGGACAAATACAATATTATGTTGATACAAATTTTGTCAATCCTTTTCAACCTTTTTTTAAAGATAATAATCATATTGTTATGAAACAAATTATGCCAGATAGAACTATTGAATATACAAGACAAGCAATTGTTCCCATACAAAAAGATACTAGCTTAGACCCTGTATATGATCAACAATTATTAAAATTAGAAAATCCATCTCTTTATAGTGGATATCCTATGGGTAAAGGATATTTACAATTTTCAGCAGGAGAGGCTCGTATGGGTCCAAATAAATTATATAATCCTAATCAATGGTTTGTAGATACGCAAAATCAAAGAGAAGATGTACAAGCTTTACAAATGAGAACAATTATAAGACAAAATTATGCACCTGCTCAGTTATTTTCTTAACACCATAGATTAAAATATAAAGGTTAGTACCTTTATATTTTCAGTCAAAATATGTTACATTTAATAAAAATGGTTTCAAAAATTGTTTTATTAATAACATTGGTATTTATTGTTTCGGCGGTTACCGGATCAGACACATGGGTTGGAGAATGTGACTATGCGTGTGAAAATGGAAAAAACGCAATCGATGCTTGTTGTTCTCAAAAAGGTTATGCGCCAAGAGGTTATTGCCCCAATGGTATGCATGCTAGATGCCAATATAGCGTAATTTAGGTGTAAATAATAAATAAATAAAAATAAATGCCTCAAACAATATTACCCATTAGTGTTGGTCAAATGGTATTAATATGTATATTTATATTAATAATTTTATTTGTCATTACAAAAGCAAAAGGTATAAAGGGATCTTGGAGTAAAAAAAGTGAAATAGATCCATTTATAAATCATTCTCTATCTTTTTATGTACCTGAAGAAGATGAGTTAAAAGATTCTGAAGGTGAACGTATTTGTCGTAAATTTTTACGAGAAACGGTAGGAGTACTTTTTAAAGATAGAGATGGAAACCCGGAACCTTTTAATAAAGCAAGACCTGATTTTCTTAAAAATCCTGTCACTTCTGGCAAAAATGGAAATTTTAATTTAGAAATAGATTGTTACAGTCCTAAATTAAAATTAGGAGTTGAATACAATGGCGCTCAGCATTATAAATTTATACCTCATTTTCATAAAAACAAAGAAGCTTTTAGAAATCAACAATATAGAGACGAATTAAAAAGAAGAATGTGTAATGATAATAATGTTACATTAATCGAAGTTCCATATACTGTTAAAGATATACCTACATATTTATACAATAAATTAAAACCTCTTGGTTATTTAAATTCATTACAATAATTTTTAATGGTATTGTACCATTAAAAATTAATTAGATGCATCGTTGTTTTCTGTAACAAGTTGTTTACAATATTTATTAAACTGTGCTTGTGTTATAGAACCAGAAGGATCTACTTTTAAAAAGCGATTTTAAATTATCATCCAATATAATTTTTCGTTTATTAACAGTATCTTTAAGAGAATTTTCACGAATGTAATCAGAAAAGATTTTGTTAACATCATCCCATGAAATCAGTGACGTAGTACACCATTTGTTCGTTCCAATTGAAGAGCTTTGTTTACTGTGTTCATCATAAAACTTAATTAGTTCTTCAGAAGGATACAAAGTTAATTCTGATGTTTTCTCAATAAACAAATGATTTAGATGAGATTGGATTTCTGTGTAAGTACGTTGTGCGTTAGGTTCCAATCGCAATAAATCAATGAGCATTGTATCACACATGATAATTTTTTTGTTTTCTTGGTTCTGGAGTTTCTTTTCTTCAACGTGTTTACAAATTGCTTTTGTTACATCATTTCTACTTTTCATTTCAGAAGGATCGCATCCTAAAAATTTAGCCAAATCATTAGTAATTACTCTTAGTTTTCCCAAACCCGTATTTGCAGAGGTTCTTGTATGCTTAACACGAACTGGAGGTCTATTTTGTATTACTTGTTCGAAAGTGTCTTTTATAATATCAGTTTCTTCTTTAATTTGTTTTGCAAGTGGAGATGTAGGTAAACTTTCTGTAAGAGATTTAACTTTAATTTGCAAATTAGCAAGATTTCCTAAAAGTTTTTGTTCATCTGTTAATTTTCCGGTACGTTTTTTAGTTACTCTTTTAGTTGTTTTTTCCCCATTTGTTACTATGTCATTTTCTCCGTTTTCTTCATTAACTTTTTTAATTTTGGTTTTTGGTACCTTTTTCAATTTTGTTTCGTTCCGACTGAAGGTCTTTGATTCTTCTACACGTTCAACATCTACAAAACTACCATTCACTTCTTCTTTTTTAGAACTATTAATTTCAGTACTCATTTCGTTACTTTTACTTTATGGACGTTGTCTTTAAGCCTAATAAAATAAGGCTACTTAAAAAATGAATGTCTGTTTAAAACATTTTTATAATAATTAAAATGGATATTGTATGTGAGTTTTGTGATAAATCATTTGATTCTAAAAGTAAGGTAAATGCACATCAAAGAACTAAAAAATGTCAACAATTTAGAACAATAACATTTGTTTGTAGAAAATGTTCTTCTGCAATACTTGGATACGATAATATATTATTTCATGTCGAGAATTGCAATGGAACAACTCCAATTTTGCACAAAGAAATAGAAGATAAAATTAAAGTTAAAAACCATAATAAAGAACATGACAATAAAATTTTTTTCGGAAAAGGTTTAAATGGGAAAACGGTTTATATATTTAATTATGAAAAAAGTATGTTAACTTATGGTTCTACAAATATTATATCGGAATCCATTGTGAGTACAATAGATAATTTAGTTGAAAAGGCTACCTTAAAATCGCTTAACGATGCTATTCAATCTTTTTCTAAAGAAAGTTTTCTCCAAGAAATTTTGTTTAAATATCCACAACCATTTTCAATCTCTGATATAAGTAAGTTTTTTGAGTACGAGTCACGAACTGTTATGGCATTTTTAATGGCAAAAGATCTTAATGATTTATTTGAAATTTTGTTTAAAGAATGCAAATTATTTCCTGTTTGCATTGTTAATGATGATATATATGTAATTGATAAAGTTGTTCGTCAAAATCTTGATAAATGGATTTTGGAATGGAAACAAATTGATTACAAAGAAGTAAGTTTGTCATTGAAAGGATTCTTTTTACCTGTATTGAATTATGCAATAAAATTATTTTTAAATGAAAGTAACAATAATACAACATTAAAATTGTTAGAACTTATAAAAGAAATTGCCGATGAAACTAAAATTAGAAAATTAATGTCAACTTTTACAAAACCAATTCCAGTTTTTGAGGATATACAAAATATATTTCAAAATGTTAAATATATTTATAATGGATCATATAAACATACACCTATGGATACTTTTATTAAAAATATATCTTATGGCTCATGTTTTGTAAAAGAAAAGAGTATTAAAACTGAACATGAGCTTTATTCTTTACTTATGTCATTAACAAAAGAGTCTGAAAAAACTGCTTTGATTAAAAAAATTAAAATGAACGATAATGATGATATAGTTGAGATTGAAAAAGAAATGAAATTGTTAAAAGTTTAACCATAAAAAGTTTAACCATATTTAAAAAAGAAATTGTTAATTTTAAAATGTATAAAAAGATGTTAAAAAAAGCTATAAAAAATGCAGATCGTCATTACGAAGATGCGTGTAATCTTCCATATGAAACTGTTGACGAATCTAAAATTCAATGGACTGAACTAAAGGAAAAAGATTTAAAACGTATAGAAGAAGAGAAAAAAATAATTGAAACCATTAATCAAATTCAAAAAAAATACATCCACACAGTACAACAACAAAATACAAATATATAAATATAAAGGTTTTTTAACCTTTATATTTAATTTTTTTTATGATGATTTTGAAGGTATATTAATGCTAAAATACCTGTTACAACAGATAAAGTCATATAATAAGATAAAGATTTATCAGGTCTATCTTGATAAGGAGTTGTTAAATAAAAAATTCCTATAACACCAGCCAAAACTGATAAAATCATATAAAGATCTAAAAATTCTTTTTTCATCTTTTATTTACTACTTTTAAGAATAGTCTATTTTCTTTTTTCATCTTTAATTTAGTAATTTTGATTTAGATTTATTTATTTTTAAGAATAAACATGCTTCTTAACGGTAAAAGTTTTAAAATATATGATTATGATACTCAAAGAACAGTTATTGAACGAATCGCATCGGTGTTAAGGACAATACCTAAATATCTTTGGTATGTGAATGATGCAGGAAACACAAAATATACTGAAGAGCCAAACTTTATTGAAGAAACACCAAACTCAATTACTGTTATCAATGTTATTTTAGATATAGAAACACAATTGTTACAATCATTATCAGAGTTTGAAAGTAGATATTCTGATTGGTTTATTCAAAGTGGAAACACTGGAAATTCAACCGAAGAAGAAAGTAAAGAAGATTTATTAAAATGGTTTGTAATTGATTTCATAAGAAAAAATAAAAACGAGGGAATTTCTGAAGAGCATTCAATTCTTCTTCTAGAAGAAGAATTGAAAGAAGGAGTTGGTGGTAGAGAATTTGACTTAAATTTTCCAAAAAAAATATGGAGCGATAGAAGTCAAATAGAAAAGGATTATAATAAAAATGTAAAGGAAAATAGAACTTTGTCTGCTCAAAATGAAAAACGCTTTAAAGACCTAGATAAAATGCCTAAAGCTTCTGAAGAGTTTTCCAAATTTGTTGTTGAAAAAATTAAGGTTTCATTTACTGTGACAAATTATCAGACAAGTATGCTCTCGTTGTTTAATATTATAGATATAAATAAGGTAGAGGATAGTGAAAATAGTCTATTTAGAATAGTAACAGTAACTACAGCAAATTTTTTTAAAATTAACGGATTAATAGACATTTCTGAATATAAAAGAATAGATCCATCTCAGCTTATTGAAAATTCTTCATCTTGTATAGATAACGTATTAAATATAATAATTATGAATGAACCAAAACAAAAAAGAGAAGGTAAACAAAGTAAAAGACCAGAATTTATAGACATAACTGTTAAGCCTAATAACGAAAGTTTGTTAATTGAATTTGATTTAAGTATTTCGATTTATAACTCTGAAGAAGATAGAAATATTTTAAAAAATTATTTAATTGAAACTTTATTTCCCCAGAATTTAGGCGAAAATTTAGGCGAAAATTTAGGCGAAAATTTAGGCGGTTCTCAATCATTAACGCCGCGTTTCCCGGAGGGGAAACGACGGAGCCAATTTCCGGAACTTAAAGTAGGACCAACTTTAGAGAATAAAGTTAAGGGTTCATATTATATTATTAATCGTTATTTTCAAAAAGAAATTTTTTTAGATATGATTATGAATGATCCTGATTTTTCTATTTTATATGTTGATGAAAGATTCAAAGTAAGTAAACAACAAAGTAGGCTGTATGTATATTTTGTTACAACTAAAACTGGTGTTGTAGCATTCAGTTTGTTAAATCAAGTTATTTTAACAGAAAACGATCCCTTATTTAAAATTAAAACACCGGATGGTAAAAAATTAAAAGTAAAAGTTGGTACACAATATATCAAAATAAGAATATCATCAATTGAAAATAAATTAAATATACCATTTTTTCAAGATCATCTAAATAGATTATTTTCTTTGTATTTTAAAAAATACAATTCAATACTTCAATTCTATAATCTTTATATTAAAATAACTCCTGGTGGTTTAGGTATTCAAGATCAACAAGACATCAATTTAAATATTGACGAACCAAGAATTAATGTTCCTCCTAGAAAAAAAATTGGTGAAAATACTTTAGCAGCTCAAGTACCGGAATTATTTTTACCTTTATATTCAAGAAAATGTGCCCGCGCACCTAGAATAGTTTCTGAAGAAGAGGCTTTAGAACTCAACCAAAATAATTTTCAAACAATTAGATTTCCGATTCATTCAGAAGGTAACTTAGAACCTAAAATTTATGCATGTGATCATCATAAAGAACATCCTTATCCAGGTCTTAAACCAAATGATTTAGCAAACAAGGACACCTTTAAATATTTACCATGTTGTTATAAAACTAATCCTGAACACAAGCGAGGGTCTCCTTATGGAAATTACTATAAAGGAGAAGCTTTAACTAAAGATATGACAGATCACGAATTATATAAAACTCCGAGAATTGTTCCTAATAAAGTTTTTGGAATACTTCCTACTTCAATAGCCAAGATATTTGGCAAGATTTCTCAGAGAGAAATCGATGAGGAAAATGATACAACTAATTATTATAGATACGGAACCATGTATGGAATAAATAGTTTTATAGATGCAGTTGCAAGAGCAATTGGAAATAATCAATTTGAAAACATTTATAATGAAAGACAAACATATATTTCAGAAATTAGGAAAAAAATGGCTTCTGAGTCATATATTGGATTGTCAAGGCAAGAAACGTATGATTTGAATATTGAAGTTGTTAAAAAATGGATCAAATCAGATCAATACTTTGATCCAAAAAGATTTTTAAAAATTGTGGAAGATTATTTTGATGTTACAATCTTTTTGTTTGAAAGAAATGTTGGAGAAAGCATTATCTCTAAACAAGAAGATGATAATTTTACAATCACAATAGATCAAATAAGCGAAACTGTTCAAAAATATGGATCTGGAGGGCAATTGTCTTTACCAATACATTCAACAATTGGATCTTATATTCTTAGACCATTAAAAAATAATATTGTGTTTATATATATACATATGGGTAGTGAAGTGGATAAAGTTTTATATCCACAATGTGAAACAATAATTAAGTATGTTACAGAACAAGAACCTGGAAGAAAAAAAGGAACTGTTAAAAGTTTATTTCATAAACACGATCATGAAGTTGAGGTTATAAAAACACTTTTTGACAAATTATTATTATCATACACTTCTATAATGTCTGGACCAAATATTCCATTCACATATGAACCAATTAATATGATATTAAAGGATGGATATGGATTAGTATTAAAAGAACAATTTATAGATAAAAGTGGAAAAACAAGAATGTTATATGCATCTTGGGTTCCAAAAAGTTCCAAAACAACATTAAAAGAAATGTTAAACGAACCAGCTTATTTTACAATTGTAACAGAACCAATTCATCCTTTACGTTTGCCAATTAAACAAAATAAAAATAAAAATGAAAATGAAAATTTATGTATACCATTAACAGACTTTCATTCGTTAAAAACTCCGATTGCAAATCATTTTGAAATATCTCCAATAACAAATGCATTAGTTGACGATTTAATGAAAATTTATAATTTAAATTACAAAAAGGCGTCTTTTAAAGATTATCTTTGCAACGCGTCAGATTATTTAAAAGGTCAAATAAATGGTATAAAAGTTAGAATTTATGTATCGAATTCTATAGAAGAAATGAGACGAAATGACAGTACGCTTTTAAAATACAATAAACAGAGAAAGATATCAAGAATTTTGTTTGAATATGTGTTATATAAATTTTCTCAGTATATTAAATCTCACAATGAATATTCTAAAAAAGAAATTTTTGAAACATTTTTATTAGAAAAATGTTTAGTAGATAATTCTTTTATATACAAAATTAATCAAAATTTTAATGTTCCATTTTTTACATTATTTGATAATATGTTTATGGTAGACAGTAAAATTATATTTTCATCCCAAAATTTAATGATCAGAATAATGTATAATATTTATCAACTAACTGTTAGAAAATTTAACAAAGTGAAAGAACTAAGCAATCAAACAATTATGAATACATATTTTGAAAATTTATCAGATTTTAACCATAATGATAATTTTTTTATAGTTTATGGACTAAATACATTTTTAAGATTTGTTTCTGAAACAAAACAAGGAGAATTGCTATTAAATACCCTTCAACCTTTTGATGGGCCAAGATTTTTTTCAAGTGATGATATTGAAGATGGAAAGATTTTTTCAGCATTTTGTTATGGAAGCATAGATACAGCAATCTCAAATCAATTAAGTGATAAAGATATTGATAAAACTGAAAATGGTATTATATATATATTTGATACTATCAATGGATATAAAGCATACCAAATTAATTATAAAGGTGTGAAAATAGTTGCATTCAAAGTAGAGGATGGAGATTATTATCTTACTCTTAAAAAAACAATTTAAGTTTTTAATGCCTTCGGCATTAAAAACTAATAAAATTATTATACAGAACCATATAAGAAAAGAATTTTAATAAGTTTTTTCAATAAGAATAACATCAAAAAATTTTTTAAATATATCTTGAATTTCTATTCGGTTTTCTTCATCATTTATTTCAAGCATATGTTCGTTTGATTCTTCAAATAATGAGGTAAAAATTAATTCTTTAATGTCATTAATGCAAAAGCTTGTAGATTCATAAAATTGATCTTGAAATTTATAGTAATCGATAATATAATTAGTGTTATTTTTAATAAAAAAGTAACCACAGCAATGAAGTTCACCTTTAACATCTCCAATTGTAAATTCACTATATGGTCTAGGTCCTATTTCATCATCTACTGTATTATGGTTTGTGATTATAATTCTAAAATCTTCTAATCTCATATTGTTAATAATATTATAAAGCTGTTGTTGAATATTATCATCGAGATCGTGATCATTAAAAAATTGTTTCCAATTTTTCTTATACGTATCAACAGATGCCATATTTTTACTTGTTATGTTCAAGTTAAAAGTTAATTTAATTCTCAACTAACATTCAATTTTCTGGGATACAGAAAATTGAATTATACAAAATTTTCCAAGGTCAATATACAAAATACAAAATAATGGACGCGTTAATAAATCTTAAAGATTGTAAGGAGTATATGACCATAACATTTTGCAATCAAGAACACCAAATTAAATTAGCAGGAACCGTAGACACACCCTACTTTTGTGGTAAGGACGTGTGCAAAGTATTGGGATATAAAGATATTAAGGATGCTTTAAAAAAACATGTTGACCGTGAAGATAAATTACCTTTATCTGAAATCAAAAAGGTGGGGGGCACAGCGCCCCCCACCTTTTTGGGACAAACTTATGCTTATTTAAGTCATAATGATGGAAGAGCCGTTTATATTTCTGAAGGTGGTCTTTACAGTCTTATTATGTCTAGCGAAGCTCCGTTTGCTAAGGACTTTAGACGACTTGTATGTAATGTTATTTTACCGTCAATTAGAAAATTCGGATCTTATTCAATTGAACAACAATTATCTTCTGCAATGGAACAATTAGCTCTCAAGGATAAATCAGAGCAAGAACTACAATTTCAACTTAAACAGGAACGCGAGGAAAAAGAAAATGCATACATTAAACTTAGATCTGAAACTAAACGTCTCAAACAACAAATTAAACGAACACTCGAATTTAACCAGGCAACTAAACAAATAGAACCTTTAGAGTATATCTACATTTGTACAACTGAATATTATCAACAACAACATAAATTTAAAGTCGGTGGAGTTCAAACTTTTGACCTATTAAAGTCGAGGCTCACACAATACAATTCGGGAGAATCAGATTCTGAAGCCCATTTCTTCATTTATATAAGAAAAACAGTAAACTACAGATCGATAGAACATGCAATAAAGGGTCTTCTATCGGGTTTTCGTGAGAATCAAAGTAACGAACTGTATATAATGCATTATGATTGGCTTGTAAAATTTGTAGACGCAATAATGGATGGTAATGCAGAATTTGCTCTTCTTGTAAATAATAACAGGGAACAGATAGCAGAAGATACAATTAATAAGGAACCTACAATTGTACCTCCGATACAATTGGAGCAGATAATGTATCATAGAGCAGGTGATAATCCAAGAGATTTAACTTCGATTTTAGATTCTGAGACTAAACGAGCAATACAAGATGCAATAGATTCATTTGAACCATACAACAATACAGTAAAAAGAAGAGAATTTGAAGAGCATTTGTTGAAACAAAGTCCGAATATAAAATTAGAGGGAAAAAAAAGAAACGCATGGGATATTGCAAGAGCAATGGGTTCAACAAAGAATCCAATGTGGAGATATAAATATTAGAATATTTTAAGTTTTAATGCTTTTTAAGCATTAAAATGTCAACTCTTAAACTAAATTTTCAGAAAATATTTTTTGTAAATTTGGTTTATTATAAAAATTTTCTTTAATCATTACAGCCATTGCATCCGTTGATTTATCTATTCCTGCTTCTTTTGCTGCTTTTTCATATTTTTCTTTGTATTGATTAATAACTTCTGGATTTGTTTTTTCTAAAGAATCAGCTTCCAACTCTGCCTGAAGTATAACTTTTTTGACATCATGTAATTTTTTTCTATGCTCTTCAAATACAAAAAGATTATCTGAAAGTCTTTTTCTAGCATATATGTATTGATCTAAAGGAGTTAACTCATTTAATTTTTGTTCTGGGGTTTTAGAAACATCTTCTCTTAATTGTTTTTCTCTCTCTTTAAGTTCTTCCATAACTTTTTTATCTTCTTCTCCAGCCGTTTTTACAAATCGAGATATTTCGTTTTTAGCATCTGCTTTAACATCGATTTCTTTAACAGAAGCGGCATATTGAGAAGAGATTTTAGGATGCACAATCGGAAATGGTGTACCAACTTTAACATGATAAATTTTATGTACAGAATCATGTTTTTGTATAAGTTCTGATGCCCTTTGATCTGATTCATCCACATTTGCAAATGTGCCTCTTATTTTTGCAAAACCATAAACACCATATTTATTAGGTTTAGCATCATTACAAGGTACAAATGATATAAGACCAACATCTTGGTTACTAAGAGGAGGATCTACATAGTGTCTATCCGCACGTGTAAATAAAGGTTTTCCAAATCCCAATTTTGAATAAGTTTTGTGGTCAGGATTTTGGATTTCTTGTGACGATCCAATGGATAATTCTGATAAAGCATTAATGGTTTCTATTTTTGAAAGAGGAGGGTCTGTATCTGGAATAAATAAATTTTTATTTTCTCTTAAAAAATGTGGGTCAGTTAAACTACTAACACTTATTTCTGCAATATTGTGTTCCATATTTATTTCTTTCTTATTTATCTAATGTCTTTAAATAAAGTTTTTTTGTTTAAAGCCTCCATAAAAATATAATAAATAATAAACATGGATAATAAGTGTACGTTTTCTAGGAAAGAAGATGGTGTTTGTGAGTATAAAAAAAATGAAGTTAGGACAAGTCAGTCTGAAGTTCCAAAAACATCAATAAAAAAATCTGATAATGGTGAAAAAGATGAAAAAGAGGAAAAAGAATTGAATTTAGAAAATATAATTAAAAAAGCATCTGCAAATCCTCAACAAAGAAAAAATCAAAAAAAATATCACAGAGCTTCTTCAGATTGTGATAGTTCAGATGACGAAAAGGATGAACCATATTATCATGGTTCTAAAGCATCAACAACTTTAACTAGAGAGCAAGCTTTAAAACTTTCATTACGTAAAAAGATAGATGAAAGAAAATTAAACAAATAAATTAAACAAATAAATTAAATAAAATTTGTACCTCGTGCGGCCATCATAAAATTTAATGAACTCGGTTCATTAAATTTTAATAATTTTCAAATTCCGATGCATCCTCATCTATTAATTTAAAATTATTATTAAAAAATCCCAAATCGTTCATTGTGTCAATCACATTTAGTTTAGTACTAGAGTGTAAAGTTCCATTTTTATAAGTTTTAAAAAATTCATTTAATATATTTTTTGTTCTCATAGTATTAGTTAAAGAACACCAAACACAAAAATCTACTATAACTCTTGTTTCTATACACGATTGTTTGTAATCATGAGAATCTTTTAAATAATTATAATAATTAGTTGGTGTTGTGGGAGGAGTTAAAAACCAAATTATATCTTTATTTTTGGAATAACTTTGGGGACAATTTTTACAGTCGTTTAAATCGCCCCTTAAAGGTGTAAATATACATTTTCTACAATAAACATATTGGTTATCACTTAAATACATAAATAACTGACGTATTGTGTATTTATCCATTTTTACTCTATTTTATAATATAATCTTTTAACTTACAGAATAGTTTACATAACAAACATATATTTCCATCCTAAGGCGTCGAAAAGTGTTTTGCATATATCGTCATGACATGCTTTTCTCTCTGTGGTTTTTAAAACAGCAAAATCATCTTTGTTACAATTATAACCATGTTTTCGTAATAATTGAAATAAAACATATTGGGTATTTATGAAATTTTTTCTTTCAATATCTTTAAATAACAAATCATATTGTTCTGTTAATTTATCAAAATCAGCCATTAATTTTTCTTCTAAATGTTCTATATTATCAGGTCTTTTGCCTGTTAATGTATAATGAATAAGAATAGTATCTTCATAATGTTTTGTATATCCTAGTTCTTTTAAAAAAAATAGTATATGGGCTCTGGTAACAATTTTAAATCTTTTACTTTGACTAATTGGGTTTCCAAATTTGTCTTTTTTATTAGCCGGTTCTATTATTTGATGATTAACTAATTGTTCTTCTAATTCATCATAAATTCTTGGATTAATATTGGTATTTTGTTTACCTTGATATTGATTTATACAATCTTTAAAATGAACTTTTCTATCATAAGTGTACTTATTACAAACATTTATTCTCCCTCCATCGTTTACACTACTTGAATTAAGTAATTTAACTGTTTCAGCATTGCATAATTGACATATATATATATCATCATCTTTATAAAAATCTTTATCATTACCACATGTACATACAACTGGTATTGAATTTAATAAATCTTCTTTTCCAAAATTTCCCATCAATTGTAATGATTTTAAAAGTGGTTCTGTAAGATATGATTTTGCTACTTTAATAAATTCTTGTACAGTTTCCCTTCTTTTTAAAACTAAATTATTAATTTCTGTTGGTTTTTGAGAAGTTAAAGCAACTTCTATGTTTAAAGGTGTATTTATAATAGTTAAATATCTATGTATGATATCAGATGTTTCAATACTATAAAGGTCAAGATTTGATAAATTAACTAATTTTTTTTCTAAATATTTTTTATCCATTAATAGATCTAAAAATATTTTAGGTCTCAAATTTTCAATTTTTAAAAGATTTTCAATACATAACAATCTTTCATTATATCTTTTATATTTTTGAATTTCTGATTCAAAATGTAATTTAATTTTATTGTCTAGACTTAAAATGTCTATATCTTCATTAATCATTTTCTTTTAATTATTTATTTTTTAAACTACGCAGAACTCTCGCGATCGTAACTATTCTCTAATTTTTTTACTTGCATGAAAAATAAGAAGACATGAAAATTTAAAAGCATTTAAAAATAGTAATCTGATTGTATTCAAATTTAAATCTTGGCAATGTAATAAATAAACAAAGATGTCTATTTCTTCGTCAAATGTAACTTCTGGTTTCATCGATATCGCCACTAAAGATGAAATTGAAAAATATATGTATGGTGGTAAAACATCCACAGCTTATTTCGTAAGAGAAACTAGAAAAGCAACATGGTTCACCCAAGTACCTGTTAGTTTAACTAGAGCAAACGGATCAGCTAACTTTGGAAGCGAATGGTCTGCATCCATTTCTAGGGCCGGAGATTATTTGTTATATACTTGGCTAAGAGTGAGAATTCCATCTGTAACTTTGTTATCAACAAATCAATTTGGTGCCAATGGTAGAATTAGGTGGTGTAGAAATTTTATGCATAACTTAATCAGAGAATGTAGTATTACATTTAACGATTTGGTAGCAGCAAGATTTGATCATTATCATCTAGATTTTTGGGCCGCATTTACAACACCTGCGTCAAAGGCAGTTGGTTACGATAATATGATTGGAAATGTTTCTGCTCTTATTCAACCACAACCTGTACCTGTTGCTCCTGCAACAGTAAGTCTTCCTGAAGCTGACTTGAATTTGCCATTACCTTTCTTCTTTTCACGCGATTCTGGAGTTGCTCTTCCTACTGCTGCTTTGCCATACAATGAAATGAGAATTAATTTCCAATTCCATGACTGGCAACGCTTGTTGATTCTTGACAACATTGCAGCCGTTGCATCACAAACCGTTGTACCTGTTGTAGGTGCTACAAGTGATATTGCGACGGCTCCTGTTCTTCATCATGGAACTGTATGGGGTAACTATGCTATTGTCTCTAATGAAGAGCGAAGACGTATGGGATGCTCTGTAAGAGATATTTTGGTTGAACAAGTTCAGACTGCTCCACGTCATGTTTGGAATCCAACAACTAATGATGCTCCTAACTACGATATTCGCTTCTCTCATGCTATTAAAGCACTTTTCTTTGCTGTTAGAAATACAACCTTTTCTAATCAACCTTCAAACTATACAACCGCTTCTCCTGTTATTACGTCAACAACTGTTATTTTAGAGCCCTCAACCGGTGCTTTTGATCCTATACATCATACTACCCTTATTTATGAAAATACAAATCGGTTGAATCATATGGGCAGTGATTACTTTTCGTTGGTTAATCCATGGTATCATGCGCCTACAATTCCTGGACTTACCGGGTTCCATGAATATTCATATTCGCTTGCCTTTAACGAAATTGATCCTATGGGAAGCACCAATTATGGTAAGCTTACCAATATTAGTATTGTACCAACTGCAAGCCCTGCTGCTAAAGTTGGTGCTGCTGGTACTGGTCCTGCTGGAAGTGGACAAAACTTCCCACAAACATTCGAGTTCATTGTTACAGCATTAAACAACAATATCATAAGAATTTCCGGCGGAGCACTTGGTTTTCCTGTCCTCTAGAGGGGGGTTGGGGTTGGTTTTATTATCATTTTTTAATGGAAAAAATTCCATTAAAAAATTATTGTGATTTTTCAAAACGTTCTTTTTTTAGAGTTTTTTTTAGAATTATATATCCATAATTCTATATCATATCCACTTTCTGTTACAGATTTAATTTTTTTATGTATATTAACAGTGTCTATTTTATATGTCCATTCGCTTTTTACTTCTATGAAATAATTACCATGATCATTTACAATTAACACATCTGGAAAATATTTTGCACTATAAATTGTTCCATCATCTCTTAATTTTTCATATTTAAATGTAGGAATAAGTCTAGGGTCAACAATTATATCATCTTCACAATAAATCTCTAATAAACAATCTAAACATTTATCTTCATATCCTAATACAAATTCTTTTCTTCCTGATGGAAAAATATACTCCTTTCTGGTAAAAGCATTTTTACAAGCTTTATAAAAAATTTCAGCATTTTGCATGGGATGTTCTGTCCCATATTTTTCTAAACAATATTTTTTATATGCGTCTGAGTTAATATAGTATTCACTTCCATATTTTTCTAAACAATGTTCTTTTGATGCGTCTGAGTTAATATAGTATTCACTTCCATATTTTTCTAAACAATGTTCTTTTGATGCGTCTGAGTTAATATAGTATTCGCTTCCATATTTTTCTAAACAATGTTCTTTTGATGCATCTGAGTTAATATAGTATTCACTTCCATATTTTTCTAAACAATGTTCTTTACAGCTATTTTAAAATCTTTTAAACAAGCATTTATATTTAAATACAAAATGACGATATTTAAAAGTGGACATCTAGTAGAAGCGCTTTCTTCTTGTCCATTTTCAGGACATTACGATGGTTTTACAAAAATTTACAAAGGTAAAAAAATATCTACTATAAAAACTCCTTTTATAGGTAGTGTAATTCTTGAATATGGGAACAAATGATTTCTTTTTAATATTTTTAATAAATGAAACAAAGACAAGCACGTTTAATTGGAACGCCATCTCAAACAAGAAGGCAACAAGAACTTGCTGAAAAGTTAGAAAAAGTAAAAGAAGTTCTTGAAGATGAAAAGAAACGACAATTTAATGAACCTCTTTTTGATTTAACAAAACTGAGACAAGCATTAGATAAAGCAATTCCTCAACCTGAAGATGTAAAAGGATTTTTTGCACAAATTATTAAATCTCCATCAAGATATGAAATTATTTTTGATGAGGCAATGGGTGTTGCGGACATTGAAGAACAAGAAGTTATAGAGAAACTAAGAGCTAAAGAAGAGGATGAAGTTTATGATTTTGCAAATAATTTTGTAAGACAAAGGAGACCATTACCTCAGTTTTTTAAAACATTTTTTGATAAGGAAACAGAAAAAGATATTTTTGGAGATATAGATGACATATCGGATGATGAAAACTCTTTTACAAATCAAGATGGAGAGGCTGAAGATAATGAAATTATAACAGGAATAAGACAAAAAGATAAACCGGAAGAAACAAAAGAAATTAAATTAATTGAACAAGTTAATATGAATGAAGGTATTGGAAGAGGAAAAATTTTGGGTAATAAACCTGTTTTTAGAAGTGTACAAAAAAGTAAACCGTTTATTGCAGAAAGAGAAGAATTGAAAGCAAGAGAGGGTAGAAAACGTAGAATTCAACCAATTCCATTTGGAATTTTTAAAGAAGAAAAACTTAAAACCTGTTTACAATTTTATAAACTTTTTCCCTGGATTAAAGATCAAGTTTTAGATGTATTCGTTGCTCCTATTTCATCTAATTTTGATGACAGTTTTTTTATTCGTTCTGACTTTTATGAATATATTTCTTCTCCAGTAGGATTTGCTATAACGGATGATGAAGTTGAAAAATTTTATCGTCCAAAAGAAAAATATTATAAACTTCAGTGTTACGGAATAAACAAATATTATAATGAAAACGAACCCGAAATTATTCATGTTAATTGGAATAACCAGGAATATTTATTCAAAATTGGCATTTTGACTGAAAATAGAGGATTTCTTATACAAGAAGCAGATATTTTACTAGCAGAAGAGGATTTTATAGAAAATTGGTTAGGAAAATCTGATAAAAGACGTGAAGAATTATTAAATTCTGTTAATATTCCATCAGATGCAAAAGCAGTGGCCAGAAATGAAATTTTGAGATCGCTTTTAAATGTTATTCCAAATGCAGATCTTTTATACACAAATAGAATTTTGACAAATATAGTTGAAAAAATAGTAGATTTGAGTTTAAATACAAGTGATTTTTTTTTAAGAGTTGCAGATTTAATAGTTTTCATCAACCCAAATATTAATTTTGTTTCTTCTGTTTTTCCAAAAAGACTTGCTAAAATGCAATATAAACCAGAAATTTTACCTCTTTTAACTCAAAGAGAGAAATTACCTGAAATTTTTGATGATAATCGTATACCAGAAGCAACAATTGAATATGTAAATCGCACAATTCACTTTCAAATAGAAAAAGTATACGAGGATTTAGTTAATTATACTGTCATGTATAATGTTATTCCAACTAGAAAAGCAACTCGACCATTTCAAATGGGAGGCAAAGTTAAACCAACAGGTCGTGATGACAAAATAATTATAGGTCTTCCAGAATGGAAAAATGCATGTGTGAATGTTAATGATGTTATAAATATTCCCGATGAAGATTTAATTTTTTACTCTGATATCGAAGATCAAAATTCAGATGTATATTGCTTTCCGATAAATGAACTTTTGGATAAATTTTCAAGAGAAGATATTCATAATCAGTACACTGGAAAAGATTTTTCTGATACGTTTGTAAGACGATTCTTATCTGTATATTCGAAACCAATACAAGCGGAAAGAGTTGTAGAAGTTGAAAGAGTTGAAGAAGATAATATTCCAGAGGGTCCGTTAATAAAATTAATTAAAGCAGAACTTTTAAGATTAGAAAATAATCTTATTGAACCAGAATACTTCCAAGAAGAAGAAATTAAATGTTTAGAATGTAAAAAAGCTGTTCCTGCTGGGGAAGGAATGTTGAGTATTTTCAAAGGTAAAAAAGTTGCTTTTTGTAATATGGAATGTTTTGAAAATAAAAAATGGTAAATTTTAATGGTTAATAACCATTAAAATTTAAAAAAAAATTAAATGACAGATAAGACAGATACAAAAAATGAATTTGACGCAATTGCAGAAATACTTATATTCCATTGTTTACCAAATGTTTGATCTATAAGGACATATGTTTGCATACCTCCAACTTGACTTAAAAATCCTCCACCCCATACTTTTTGCAATCCTACAAAAGTACCAGAAATAGGTTGGTACATATTTCCAATATTTTGAGCACTCCCATTAGCAGCATATGTGCTGAATAAGCTGGCAGTACATTGATGTGTTTGAGAATCATTAAACATAACAAATATTGAACAATTTGCATTATTAACAATGCCTCCAACTTGTACAACCAAATTACCAAATGTTATATTAGTTAAACTTGCAACTATACTTCCCGTTGATGTTAAACCAGAGTTTATTTTTACATAATTAGTACCATTATATAACCAAATAGATCCATCTGTTCCAGAATATAATGTATTTTGTTGTGCAGGTCTATCTGAGGGAGCGGTTGTGTTGGGATTATTTCCACTTGTTAAAAACGAAATAGGGCCATTTAATTGAGAATTTGTCATCGACATGCTAGGTCCAAGAGTAATATTAGTGGGAGTAGTACTTGTTTTGCTAGATCCAATAAGTTGGGAGTTTCCGGAAAGGTTAGCCATCTTTGCAAGTGTAATGGCACCTGGGGCAACCGTTGGGGCTGTTGCAACACTGCCTGTTAAGTCTCCCAGCATTTGAATACCTCCAAGAGATGAGGACGTAGCCGCTGGAATAGAAACCCCTGTTAAGTTAACGCTCAATTGACCTCCGGCACTCATAACAAGACCGGAACCGAGAGTAATAGCAGATGCTGTAGTTGATCCACTTGAAGAACCAATTAATTCAGATGTCGCGGGTAAAGGAGCAAGTTGACTTAAACCTACTGCTCCATTAGCAAGTTGTGCAGTTTCTACAGCGTTGTTTGCAAGTTGTGCAGTGCCTATTGCATTATTTGCAATAGTAGGAGCAGTTGCTGTACCCGATAATGAACCGGCTAGCTGAATTGTACCCAATGAAGTAGAAGTTGCTGGGGCAGGAGCTATTGCCGTTGCGGAAAGAACTCCTCCAGAACTCATTGACAAACCAGTGCCTAGAGTGATATTTGTTGCTGCACTTGAAGAGCTATTCGAACCAATTAATTGTGAAGTTCCTGAAAGTGCTGCCAATTGTCCAGTGCCAACTGAGTTGGCAGCTATTTGTGTAGCTCCAACAGCACCATTAGCAATTTTAGATGCTCCTACAGCACCATCGGCAATTTGTGTAGATCCAACAGAGCCTGCGGATAAAGTTGGAGATGTAGCAGAACCGGACAATGCTCCTGAAAGTTGAATAGTTCCTAAACTAGATGATGTTGCTGCAGGAACTGCTGTAGATGCATCTACAGACAAAACTCCCCCGGAACTCATACTCAAACCACTTCCCAATGAAATATTCGTAGCATTTGGAGATGCACTGTTTGAACCTATAAGTTCTGATGGTGCACTTAATGGTGCTAATTGACCATTTCCTACAACATTAGCACCTAACTGTGTTGCTCCAACTGATCCTGCCACAATTTGTGTTGCTCCAACTGATCCAGTGGCTAATGTTGGTGAAGTTGCTGATCCTGTTAAAGCTCCTGCTAATTGGATGGTACCAAGACTTGAAGATGTTGCGGCCGGGACTGCTGTTGATGCATTTACTGACAAAACCGACCCTGTCATAGAAAGACCTGATCCTAATGTTATATTAGTTGCTGCTGGAGATGAGCTATTCGATCCTAATAATTCTGAATTAGCACTTAATGGTGCTAATTGTCCTGTACCAACAACATTTGCTCCAAGTTGTGTTGCGCCCACAGACCCTGCTATAATTTGTGCAGATCCTATAGAATTAGATGCCATGTTTGTTTGTGTTACAACTCCAGATGCTATCGAAGGAGATGTTGCTGTTCCTGTTAAAGAACCTGCTAATTGAATGGTTCCTAAAGAAGTTGTAGTTGCAGCTGGTGTACTTCCTGATGCAATTTGACTAGCAACATATTGTGCTGTAACCGCGTCTGTTGATGCAAATGTTGTTTGATTCAAGGTAACATGACCAGTTGATGGAAATACTAAATTAGCATTTGCATTCATTGTTGATCCGGCTAACTGAACATAACGTGCATCTGTTGTTGCAATATTATTAGTAACTTCATTCCATGTTGTGCCATTGGATATAAAAGTTCTTCCATTATTTGCAGGAGTTGGATCTCCAGAAACAACATAAATATTTCCATTCGGTTGCGGCTGTGCCGGTTGAGCAGAAAGAACTCCAGTGGTTACATTACCAAGTACAACGGCAACATTTCCTCCTGCACTGGATGGAACAACTCCATTTACACTTCCTACTAAATTTGGAGTTACCATTGTTGCTGGAATACTACTTGCAGTGGTTACAGGGCTAGTTCCATTTCCTAGTAGAAAACTTCCAGATGGTATTGTGGTTAACCCTGTACCTCCTTGTGAAACTGGTATTGGTATAGTTCCTAAAGTAGAGTTAAGTGTATTTCCAGTCATTGTTAAACCGCTTCCAAGAATTATATTTGTAGCATCACTTGATCCACTTGCAGATCCTATCAATTCTGATGGTCCTGATAATGCAGCTAGTTGAGAGTTGCCAACAACATTTGCTCCAAGTTGAGTTGCTCCCACCGATCCCGCTACAATTTGTGTTGCTCCAACAGAACCTGCCGATAATGTAGGAGATGTTGCAGTTCCTGAAAGAGCTCCTGCTAATTGAATAGTTCCCAGACTAGAAGATGTTGCAGCGGGAACAGCAGTTGATGCATTTACAGACAAAACACCTCCAGAACTCATACTCAATCCAGTTCCCAATGTTATATTAGAAGCTGCAGGAGATGAACTATTAGAACCTATAAGTTCAGATGGTCCAGATAGTGGTGCTAATTGTCCATTTCCAACTACATTAGCTCCTAGTTGTGTAGCTCCAACTGCACCTGCAGAAATTTGACTTGAGCCCACAGAATTTGCCGCCAAAGAAGGTGCTGTTGCGGATCCTGTTAATGCACCAGCCAATTGTACTGTTCCCAAAGAAGAAGATGTAGCTGGAGGAACTGCAGTAGATGCATTAACTGATAAAACAGAACCTGTCATTGATAAACCTGATCCAAGCATTATATCCGTTACAGCTGAAGATGTACTACTTGATCCTAGTAATTCGGATGGGGCTGGTAAAGGAGCCAGTTGAGATGTTCCTACAGATCCGGCAGCAAGTTGAGATGATGTTACAGATCCGGGTGCGAGACTAGAACCAGATATAGAACCCGGTGCTATACTGGAAGAAGTTACTGCTCCAGGAGCAAGTTGAGAAGCACCCACAGATCCAGCTGCTAATTGTGGAGATGTTGCGGTTCCAGTAAGAACTCCTGCTAATTGAATTGTACCAAGGGATGTAGTAGTAGAAGGCGCGACTGTTACAGCACTTGGATTTACACTTAAAACTCCCGCAGGACTCATTTGTAAACTGGGTCCCAAAGTTATATCCATAGCATTGGGACTTGTACTGTTTGATCCTATCAACTCCGATGGTCCTGATAAAGGAGCTAATTGCATTGGTCCAATTGCACCATTTGCGATTTGAGATGCACCAACAGCGCCATTTGCGATTTGTGAAGAACCTACAGCACCGTTGGCGATTTGGGAAGAACCAACAGCGCCATTGGCAATTTGAGAAGAACCAACAGATCCAGGTGCGAGTTGTGTTGAAGTAATAGTTCCTGGAGCTAAACTAGAACCTGTAATGGAACCCGGTGCAATACTAGAAGCGTTAACGGCACCTGGAGCAAGCTGTGAAGCTCCTACCGATCCTGCTGCAAGTTGAGGAGATGTTGCAATACCAGTAAGAACACCCGCCAGTTGAATTGTTCCAAGGGATGTTGTTGTAGCAGGAGGTGTAGATCCCCCACCTCCACTTTTGAGAGATGAATATATAACATTGGCAGCGGGAGCAGCGTTATCATTTAGTGTTACTCCTGCTAAACCAGATTGTTCAAGTTGTTGTAATGGATTTTCAATGTTAAACGAAGCCATTTTTCTTTATTTTATTGTTGATCCAAAAAAAAATCATAAAAGTTATTATCTGTAAATTTAAGTTGAAAAGACAAATTTTTTATAAAGGTCAATTGACCTTTATAAAAATGTATTTAAATTTAAAGTTTATTTAATTTAATTTTAAATTCTTCTTTCATTTCTTCTTTTCCTTTATTAATCAACGTTAGCTGAGCTTCTTTAGTTAATTCAATAGCTTGAGAATTATTTTTAAATTGGTTTAAAATACTTTTCTTCATTTCGTCGTAGTTATATATTTCTTTTCTGATGTCTTGAAACTCAGATTCAGAAATAACTCCATCTTCCATTGCTTTAGTATATTTTTCATCAATTGAATTTCTTTTACTTTTTGCAAGCAATTCAATATGAGCATGTTTATCGATTTTTTTCGTTATCAATTTTGACCCATTTCTTAGTACTGTAGAAAACACTGTTAATCCCAGACAAATAGGTGTACTAATTACTACCATTGGTGGAATAAAAAACGATGTACCGGTAACACCAAGTTCGGTTATCATACACGAACATTCAACACCAAAAAGAGTTTTGTCTAATTTGCCATAATTTTTCTTTAAACGCTCTCTATCTTTAATTTCCGTATCTAAATATTTAATGTATTCACTTATTTTATTGATTTTGTAATCTTTAAAATGTTCTTCTTCTTCGTCGGTTTCCCTCCGGGAAACCTTAAAAGTTTCTAAATTAGGATAACCGCCGTTCTTATACACTGGAAGTGTTTTTGTTTTATCGTTAAAGTCAGTTTTACGATGATTTAAAGGGGACTGACTTTCTATCATCATAAGAGAGTCTCTTGGTAAAGTTCTTCCCTCATATCTTGTTGCCATTTTTTCTCCAATCATTCCTCCACCGGAAAAACCAGAAAAATCACGCTGGTACTGTGGAGAAAAAGAAGTTTCGTTAGAATACGATGGATAAAATGAATCTGCATTTGGTGCACTTGGTTCATTTGTATTTATCACTAATTCGTGTTTTGTAGTCATATTTCTTATTTATTTTTAAGGAAATATTTTTATAAAATTTATATCCATAGTTGTTCATTTAATCATATTTTTCATTTAAAAGCATCAATCCTTAAAATTGAAGTGTGTTAAACAAAATATAAAAAAAGACAATGAATCAAGAAATGAATTACGAAAATACCGAAATGGAACAACCAACCGTCGTTTTCCCTCCGGAAAACGCTGAATTATTTGACTTTGACAGCGATGATAATCGCACATCTGCTAAAACTCCTGCATTAAAAGCTATTGGTGGAGGAATTAAAGACAAAAATGGAAAAGTTATTGGTGCTGGTTTGTGGATGGCTCACGAAAATGCAGAAATTTGTCAATGGAAAAAAGATTGCACAGATACATGTGATTATTCGTGTATGGATCATTTAAAAGGCATGACACCTCATGGTGTTGATACAAAGAAAGTAGACGATGATGGTAATGACATAATAATTCCCGGAAGTGTTATTTTAAAACCAAGAATGCTTGTAATTGGTAGATCTCCATTGCTTAAAATAAGTGAAGATTCTGGATATACCGTTGGTGTTTGGGTTAAGGGAGATAACAGATTTAAAGGTCCTGATGGTAAAAAGAATTTATATGCGTGTGTTAGGCGATATTTTATAATTTTCCTTGATGAGGCTAATAAACCACTTCATGACATAAGTCAACCAATTCAATTGACAGCCAGGGGATATTTTCAAATGGAATTTGATAAAATGTTAATGTTTTTCCGTTCAACAATGATTAAAGCATATTGCGAAGCAATGAAAAAGAATGCCACTAATATGAAAGAAGCATGGCATAGTATGTGTGTATTTGCTCCATTGTTTAAAAGCGAAATGAAAGGACCATCTAAAGATAAACAATCTAAAGCTTGTATTACATATGGTTTTGACAAACCTACAAAAGATAACTGGCTTACTATGTGTGTTGGTAGAAACAAAGAAGCTCAAGATATTTATAAAATTCATGTTGAAAACAAAGAATGGTGGCAAAAAAGTATTAAAAAAGATCTACAAAAAAGCGAAGAAGAAGAACATCCTAACGATGATCATGTTTATATGACTGAAGAAGATGATATGGAAAAAATTGAAAGAGGAATTGAAAGTTTGGGAAATGGGCATTAAAAAATTTTTTTTAATCTTAATTTTATTTTAATGGTTCTAAACCATTAAAATAATTTAATTTTCTTCAAATACTATTAAAAGACCACGCATTTCCAGGAGTGGAAACGACTGTTTTAACATTTGTTTAACGACATTATGTTTGTTCACATTAATTTGAAGTATAAAAAAATTTTTTTATGATTTTTTAAAAATGGTATAATATAATTGGTATAATATAATGGTTAAGACATTGATATTTAAAACAATAAAAGATTATTCTTTTATAAAAGGCAAACTTCAAGAAATTATAAATGAACACGATTCCGGACCATTATCCGAGTCTGGAAATATAATTTTAGTAAACAATCCTAAACTACATTTATTCACTTCTACATTTAAAGAAGACGATGTTAGATTTTTAGAAGTTATAAAATTGTTCAATAAAATTGATGAACTTCAATATTTAAATGGAAAAATTAAATCTTCGGAAAATAATTATGGAGATATTGTTATATATTTTACTCCAACAAAAGAACAAAAACAATATATAGATCAAATTTTAAAACTCGAAGGATTAAAAAAAAATCCTGTTGCTTTAACAATTGGAACCATAAAAGAAAATTTTAACATTTCAATGGAAAAAAGAGAAGCTGGATTAAAAGTATTAATGAGAAAGGTTTATTCTTTTTTTAGAGGTAAAAAAATTACATTTGATGAAGCACAAAGTATTACTTTTTAATTTAAAAATAAACCTTAAATTATTTTAAAATTGAAGTTAGAAATACATATACAACTATTAACAAACATACAACTATTATAACAAACATGTCATTAAAACAGTCGTTTCCACTCCTGGAAACGCGTGGTCTTTTAATAGTATTTGAAGGGTGTGATAAGACAGGAAAATCAACTCAATGCAAATTATTATTTGAAGAACTGAAACAAAAAAATATAGAAGTACGTATGATTAATTTTCCAAATAGAACAACACAAACAGGAAAATTAATAGATCAATATTTAAAAGGAAAAATTTATTTGTCTGATGAAGATATTCACATTTTATTTTCTAAAAATAGATGGGAAATTATCGATACAATTAAAACAAATATTCTTAATGGTATTACAGTCATTATTGATAGATATTCTTATTCTGGAATTGCGTTTTCTGTTGCTAAAGGTTTAGATTTTCAATGGTGCAAACAAACAGAAAATGGATTGTTAAAACCTGATATAATTATTTATTTAACAGGACAAACAAAAAATATGGCATCAAGAAATGGTTATGGAAGTGAAATTTATGAAAGAATTGAAATTCAAGATAAAGTTAAAAAATGTTATGAAAAAATGATTGAAATTCCATTATGGAACAAAATAAATGCGGATCAGGATGTTTTAATAATTAAAAAACAAATTGAAACTATTATTCAAAAATTTTCGTTAGAAAACAACAAACTTGAGTATATATGAATAAGTATATGAATAAGTATATGAATAAGTATATGAAAATTTATAAATTTTTATAAAAATGAAACCTTTTTTCAAAAGTTTATTTAACAATTAAAGTATTTAATCAATTAAAGTATTTAATACAATGAATACAGAAAAAGTCATATTTAATTATAGATTAAAATTTCATCCTAAATACCTAGACTCTAACTTTACAAGTTACATTAAAAATGTTGCAAAAGAAATAATTTTTAAAAAAGAAACTTTTTATGTATTAAAAATTGAAGATGTTGAAATTTTAAATGTTATTATTGGAAGGGGACAATCTGACCACATCGCTAATTTAAAAATAACAACTCAATCTATAGTTCCTCAAGAAAATAAAATTTTTAGTGGGATAGTAACTAATGTTTTTCCACACTTGAAATTAACAATTGTAACAATTGAAGGAAAAGTTGAAGTTATTGTAAAAGGAGAAACAACTAAACAAATAAACGATTTTGCACTTGTATTAATTAATGTTGTTAAATTTCATAATGAAAAAATAGTGTGCTCAGGTTCATTTCAATAAATTAAAATTTAATGGTTAAACACCATTAAATTTTAAAACCAATTAGTTAATCCACATCCTCCCCATCCTAAATTATTTTTGATTTGAAGAAAAGGTTCCTCGTTTCGACCGAAGGTCTTGGTTTGTTTAGAAGAAACAACCATAAACACTACAAATAAAATAACAATGATTAATAAAAAAAATATCAATTCTTTCATTTATTTCTAAAAACATGATACAACTTATATTATCACTTCTCAATTATTTATTAAATAACATTTGATCAATGGTTGTTTCAACACAAAATAATCTATGCAAAAGAATTCCTAGTAAAATAGAATAAACAAACGCCATTAAAAACGATGTATTAAATAATTTTGAAATAATTAGTGCTAGTAATATAGCTAAACCAATATCAAATACCGCTATACCATTATTACCTATTATATTTTTTCCAATACGTAATGAATGTATACCTTGATTAGGTTTACCAAGTAAATTTTTATATTGACACAACATATTTACTTTACTTAAATAAAAAATCTTAAATCGTAAATGGCACATACTGTTTTTGTACCCACAGGAAGATTTCCGCAAGGAATTTATAAAAAAGATCTTTCATTTACTTTAAATTTTAGAAAGAAAAACATTACTTTAGATGATAATTTTGATATTTGCGTCTTTTTAGTTAACGAAGAAGATGATGAATTTCAAGTAACCTTAACTTCAAACGAAATTAGTTTAGTTAAAGTGATAGATGATGAAAACGGTGATAAAACTATTGAAGAATTTATTGAAAAGATAATTTCAGAAGAAATGTTGCATTTAAAAAACAAAACACAATTTAAAAAAGGATTATACCATTATAATAACGGTGATTGGGAGCAAACTGAAAATTTATCTGATTAATTTTAAAAACTATAGTTTTTAAAATTAAAGAATTTTACATTGTTTGAATTAAAAGTTTGTAATAAAAAATAAAGAAATGTTGATAAAATTTCTTATAATACCTATTAATGGTAAAAAAACATTAATCCAGTATTCTAAAAGTGGTTTTGATGAAGAAACACGTAAATATATACCTACTTTAAGACGTACTGACTTGTTAAGAATTGCTAAAAATTGTAATATACAACTTTCAAAAGAAATGTATGACTTTGAAATATCAAATAAAATTATACACTGGAAACCTTCTTCGTTATCTTATAGTAGAAAAGAGTTAACTAAATTAACTAAAAAAGACATAATATCACTATTTAATATTCATAATATTAATACAACAAAAGCAGAATGTAAATTTGATCTAATCGAATCATTCCTTCAACAACAAAAACTTTATTTCTATGAAAATTTAGATGAAGAATAGAAATATTTTAATTTAAAGCTTATTTTTTATTAACCAAATAAGAATGGACAATTGTAAAATTCTATTTATAGGAGATCCTCATTTTAAAGTTAACAATATTGAAATTATTGATGAATTTATTCATCAATGTTTAGAACAATTAACTTCAGACATTGATATATGTGTAATTGGTGGTGATATTTTACATACACACGAGAGACTTCATACTACAGCTCTTAATAAAGCCATTAATTTTATAGACCAGGTTAGAAAAATATGCCCAACATATATTTTAGTTGGAAACCATGATTATGAAAACAATCAACAATTTCTTTCTAAACGTCATTGGATGAATGCATTAAAGGAGTGGACCAACACATTTATTATTGACTATACATCCATTATTAAAATTAAAAATTTTACTTTTGGGATGGTTCCTTATGTACCTCCCGGAAGATTTGTAGAAGCTTTAAATATAATAGATAATGAATGGTGGAAAAATGTAAATTGTATATTTGCTCATCAAGAATTCTATGGTTGTAAAATGGGTGCGATAGAGTCAACAGAAGGTGATAAATGGGACCACTCTTTTCCATTAGTGATTAGTGGACATATACATAGTGAACAACGACCTCAAAAAAATATTTTTTACCCAGGAAGTGTTATTCAACATGCATTTGGAGAAAGTGAAGATAATGGTTTATTATTATTAATTTTTAATGATCCAGAAATTGGAGAATATCCATTGATGGTTAAAAAAATACTTGATATTCCAAAAATGCGTACTATTAATGTTAAAATATCTGATTTTTCGACATTAGTCCTTGATCCCAAAAAAAATGAAAGAATAAAAATTATTTGTAAAGGCAGCGTTGAATCGTTTAAAGCTTTTAAAAAGAACAAAGTTGTATAAAAATTTTTTAGAAAAAGGAATTAAAATACAGTTTAAATTTGTACAAGAAAATATTAATACTAACCATGCAGTTTATGAAAACAATAAAACCTTTCCAACAATTTTAGAACAGTTAATTAAAAATGAAAACAACGCTTGTTTAACAGAAATTTATCATAATATTTTAAAAAAAACACAACGGTAAAATGAAATACAATATTATTAGAAATTTTAAGTAACAAAATGGAAGAAAAAAATGGATGGAACATTTATATGGTGACAATGAAAAATGGAAATATTTATACCGGAATTTCAAATAATGTTTTAAAAAGATTTGACACACATTGTAATGGAAAAGGCGCTAAATGTTTACGTGGTAAAGGACCTTTAAAATTATCGTGGTTTAGTAAAGCTAATTATTCACATGGAGAGGCTGCTTCATTAGAATATACAATAAAAAAACAAACAAAAAAAGTTAAACTCCAAATTATTAAATTAAATGTTTTAGACGTTAAAACATTTTTGAATGGGAAAATGAAGTAACCTTTTATACCAATTTATTATTAATATCCAAAATGGAACTAAAACTTACTGATTTAGCCTTTACTGCTTTGCCAAATGGTAAAGTTTTGCCACCTGGTATTTTATCATCCTCGTCCAATTGTAAAAAATGTGGTTTGAGATGTGATAACGGTTTACCATATTGTTTTAATTGTCAATTCAAATGTCAGGTATGTGGATCTTATGACAATCTTTTGATAAAAAATAACAGTACAGAAACTTTATGTAAATATGTAAACCCTAAAGATCATGTATACAAATTTGCCACAAACAGATCTGCATATAAAATGAAATACAAGTTATGTTCTAAATGCAAAGATTATGTCCTATGTGCTATGTGTTTAACATTTAATCAAAACGCTTTTGCAAAAGAAATATGGAGCTATGAAGAACCACTTTTTGTTATGGAAATTTGTAAAAAATGTATGCATAAACATACTTGTGATGAATGCAACACCCCATCTTCTTCAAATATAAAAATATTTTTAGATGGATATATTTATTGTAACAAATGTGATGAAGAATAACTTTTTAAATTTTTTGTAAGTATTTTATTTTAATGACTTAAAGTTGTAGTGGTGGTCACTAAGTATGTGTGTGTATAGGTAGGTACCGTTGATGGTGATTAAATGACACAACCACTAAGTTTCGCTATGCGGTATATATTTAGCGAACATATAAATTAACATTAAGAAGGAGCACAGAAGAAAGTCACAAGGCACAGTAAAGTTCACAAGCAGAAGAAAGAAAGTTCATAGTCCACAGTAAAATAGGTTAAGCAGCGGTGCGAGTATAAAAGCAAGCAGTGAGGCGCGGGGGGCGACGCGAGACAGAGCGACGTGCGCGTGCGCTGATGGCTTGTGGCGGACTTGAATGCGTAGCAACACGGAGCGCGGCGCAGGTGGCCGCGTGACGTCATCCTTTGTTCTCGCGGCCCGTTAGGACTTATCAGCTTTTATGCCGTACGATCACGACTGCGTTCCGACCTCTGGTGGTGTATGTTTGTATGTTACTTTTTTCTATTAAATTTTGATTTTAGATTTAAATCATGCTACAAAGTCATTAAAATAAATCCTTTATCAAACCATTCTAAAATCACAGTAGTCACTTAACTACGATTGAAGTTTAAAGAGCTTTTGTGAATTATTTTAATGACTTAAAGTCATTAAAATAATAATTTATTTTTCGTTTTTTATTTCTCGTTTTTCATCATTTATTTTCATCATTGCTTCAACTAAATCTTGTTCTGTAATTTGAGAATCTTCAATACTTATTTCACATAGATGAAATTCCACACCTTTCTTTTTCAAATCGTCTTTGATTCTTACGTAAAAAGTTTTTGTGTTGGGATGACAAATTAAATCTAATAATATAGTTACATCAGAAAACATATCTTTTTGACGTTTTAATGCTTTTTTTGCATTAATATCTTGAGCTCTAATTGTATAATAAGGATAATTTTCGTCATTACGTTTAAGAAGAAGAAAACGTTCTCTTCTTTTATTTTTATCTGGTTGAGGTGCACGATCTTCAACTGAAATATTAAGTTTAGTTTGAACCACATCCACTTTATGTAAAACTTCATCTACTCTTTCCAAAAGTTCATTGTTTTGATCAATAAGATTATTATTATTATATTTTACAGTTTTAATTTCTATACCCATTGTTTGAAGCATATTTCTAGATTCTGTTAACATTAATCTGTCTAATTTTCTTTCCTCTTCTTGTTTTAAATTAGCGATTTTCATTTCTTCCATCATTAATTGCAAACTATTCATTTCTCTAGACATTTGTTCCTTTTCTTTTTCAATAAATAACGTTGTGTATTGAGCATACAATCTGACAAGCTCTTCCATTTTGATGTAATATTGTTTAATAATTTGTGAATTTTTAGTATTAAGTCTCAACATTGCTATTTTAATATCATAAGGTTTCATGACTAGCCATTTAGAGCATGCGATTGCCCCTTTATGTGGCAAACTTAATATTTCTTCTTTAATTGTTGGATATAATTCAATTTCTTCTTTACTTGTTAGTTCTTTATAAGGAATTGAATTTCGTTTTAACATATCTATAAATTTACGTTTTTGGGTTCTTAAATCTCCCTCATATCCAAACCACTCTAACACCACTGTGTTAATGTGTATGGGCTCCTCTCCATCAAAATAATTCATAACATTAGTTAATTCTTGATCCATGTAATTATCAAAAAACCATGATATATCTAATTTTATCTTGGACTCATTCATAGCAGAATCTAATATTTCTTTACGAGGAGGAAGAATATATATTTTGTCCATTATTTTTTTCTTCTTTTTTCTCAAATCAGTAATTTGTACATCTATATTTCCAAAAACACCAGAATCATTATTATGAATGGTGTTTAGAGTTCCAAAGTCCCTAATAAGTTCCTCCTCTGCAAGTTGAAGTTCTATGATACTCGAAAATTCCAATTTTTTTAATTCTTTTACGTAAAATCGTTCGATACCATTAAAAGCCATAAATTTATGAAGAAAACACGAAGGTCTTCTTTCAGCGGAGTGCTTATGTTCTGTAAATCTCTTTTCAGGCGTTTTAGTGGTGTTACCGATGTAAACATTGTCATCAAAATTATTTTCTATGGCATATATGTATTATTGGAAAGAAGATCAGTAGTAGAGGGGAGACCCAATAAAAGGCGATGCCCGTTCGGTACCGACACATTCTTGCGCTGTAATTTTCGTTACTAGGTCGTTACTCTGCCGGTTTGGTGATTGACTTTATTGTTCATTTTGCTTTGTAATATTTTAGTTTAGTCTTTTAGATGAATTGTTAAACGGTTAGAATTAAATTGCTTTGATGTAAATCTATTTTGAGTTTATATTCCTTTAGGTAATTTGAATTATAGTTTTTAAAAAAGTCACTTCTGGTCTTATTTCCAAGAGTATCCTATTTTTTTATTCATTGTTATTAAATTTTTTATAATTTAAATTATCTATAATTCAAATTTAAGTATTAATAAAAAATGGATATTTGTATATGTTATTTTTTTACAATTTTAACAACTATAAGTTGTTGGAATGTTACTAGTTATTCCAAAAATTCTGATTTTCAATATCTTTCTTCTAAAAATTTTTTAGATCAATTACAAATTGCTTCAAACAAGACTGTAATCGATATAGGATGTGGAAATGGAAAAATTACAAATTACATTTCGTCTTTAGTTAAAGATGGATCTGTAATTGGTATTGATAAAGATTCATCAATGATTAAATATGCAAAAGAAACATATCCAAATGTAGATTTTAAAGTGATGGATATTCAAAATGAAAATATAGATAAAAAATATGACATCGTTGTAAGTTTTTTTTGTTTACCATGGATTGTAAACAAACAAGCATCATTTCATCATATCTCTAATATGATGAAATCTGGTTCCAAATTATATATTTTAGCTGCTATAATGGAAACCAATCATGTAACTTTAATAAATAATTTAATGAAAAAAGATCATTGGAAATTATTTTTTGTAAATTATTCTTCTCCGTTTGATTATTTAAACGATATTCAATACGATATATATGCTAATCAATCTGGCATAGAACAAAAAAAGTTTAAAGTATATAATATTCCATATACTTTTAAAGATAGACAATCGTTGCATAAATTTAATTTAGCCATTCTTCCACAATTAAATCAATTGTCAATTGAACACAGAGAAATTTTTATTACCGAACTTTTAAATGATTATTTTTCTTTTATTGGCAGTGTAAATTTAACAATAAATTTTACCATTGTAAAATTTATAGGATGTAGGGTTTAGGTTTTTTAAAATTTAATAGAAACGTTTCTATTAAATTTTTAAGCATTTGAATATCTACTCATTTCAATAACAACAGGTTGTTCTTCTCCAGATCCTTTTTTGCTTTTCATATATAAATATATTAAAACTGCAGCAATTAATGCTATAACAGCCCAATATCTCCAATCTTTATACCATTGAGTTGTATCATCCGTAGGAGCTCCTCCTACAGCTGAAACATATGCAGGTGCGACAACTCCGTTTCCGTTTCCGTTTCCGTTTCCATTTAAAGCTGGTGGGTAAATAGTTGTTTGTCTTCCACATCCGCTAGCGGTTACTAATGGAGTTTCTTGTAAATTGATGGTAACAATAGCTTCTTGAGGAAAATCACTTTTTAAAACTAACACATATGGTTGATATACATTGTTATCATTTCTAACTGTTAAAGAAACTTGTTTTTGTATACTTTTATATGGCAATTCAGTAGTTGACTCTAACATATCCTGACTAACAACAGCCATTAAAAATGGATTATCAGTAGCAGCACTTACTTTTACATCTGCAGCAAAATTAATAAGATCTGCATTGATAGGAACAAGTTTTTTAATTTGATCAAGGGTAATTTTATCTGAACGATTCATGATTGTTATTTTATTAAAATAGTTAAATTTTTTAAGATAAGCACGTTTTCTTATAAATTATAACATTTAATTTAATTTTAATGGAAATATTTCCATTAAAATTACAAAATTAAATTACAAAATTATTTAAGCTACTCCAATACATTGCATAATTGCTTTTTCTGTATTTGTTAATGTTGAAAGTTTATTTTCAAGAGGTCTTTGAAGAGCATCTATAATGTCTTTAATTTTGGTCAATGTTTCAAGTCTTGCAAGTGCAGCAACATTTGGTTGAGATTGTCTTATTGAACTTGGTCGAGGAACAGAAGGTCTTAATTTAGGAGTTCTACGATGTTCAGTAGATATTTTTGGTGGTATAGATGGTCTCAATGAACGTTTAGTAGACACAATACTTGTTAATTCTTCTTCCTGTCTTAATTCTCTTTCTATAACTTCAGCTTCTCTTACAATTCTTTCTCCAATAACTTCGTCCTCAACCTCTTCATCTCTTCTAATTTCTTCATCTCTTCTGTTGGAAATTTCCGGTGGGGGGCATTTTGAATGTGTTGATGGTATAGAAAGAATATCTAATCTTCCTGAAAAAGGTTCTAAAGCAATGTAGTGAAAATTATCTAAATAACCCATGTTAACTATTCTTCCCATATTTGTTTCATTAACTCCAAACCTAATCCAAGAACCTTCATCTCCTCCAGCAACTTGTAATATATGTGCTTGAAAATTAAGAGCTAAAGAAGCTGCAAATAATGCAGTGTTGTCTCCCCAACACGCATCTTCTTCTAGACGATCTATGTAATCATTCCAATTTATAGTTGGATCATCAATATTTGCAGGAATGTGATCAAATGATCCTTTACATCTTCTTAAATAATCTACAGTATGTTGTCTTATGACAGATGATGATGTATTAAATGCTCTTCCAATTACAGAAAACATACAATTACCATCTAAAGGAACGTTAATCATTCTAAAGCCATTTTGTTTTGCAAGTACATTTAATTGTTTCAATTCTGCAATTCGATTCTCAGGTAAATTGTTAAGATCAAAATCAGAACCCAATTCTATTTCAGCTTCATGAAAGTCAGTTCTGGATGGAGATAATGATCTACTTAATGATTCTGGTATTGCTATAGGTAAATTAGAAGCAACTAAATCTTCTAAATCTCCCACTGTTGATATATTACGTATTGATCTTTTAGACAAACTTCTAGAACGACTTGTTGAACGTCTCGATGAACGTCTAGAACGACTCGATGAACGTCTAGAACGACTCGATGAACGTCTAGAACGACTCGATGAACGTCTAGAACGACTCGATGAACGTCTCGATGGTTTTGTTGAACTTGAACGTCTTGTTGATCTTGAACTTCTAGAACTTGAACTTGCGCGTATAGGTTCAACAGGTTTTTGATTAACAAAAATTAAATCTACAAGAGCAGGTTTAAGTAATTTTCCTGGATTAAGACCTAAACTTTGTGCAAGATCGATTAGTTGATCTTTTTTCATTTTGTTTAAAGCTCCTTTGGTTTTTTCAACAAAAACGGGTCTCGGTGATGGACTTCTTCTCGGTGATGGACTTCTTCTCGGTGATGGACTTCTTCTCGGTGATGGACTTCTTCTCGGTGGTTTTTGATTAACAAAGATTAAATCAACAAGAGCAGGTTTAAGTAATTTTCCTGGGTTAAGACCTAAACTTTGTGCAAAGTCAATTAATTGATCTTTTTTCATTTTGTTTAAAGCCCCTTTGGTTTTTTCAACAAAACGAACTGGACTGGGTTGTCGTACAGGACTGCGTACAGGACTGTGTACAGGACTGGGTTGTCGTACAGGACTAGGTATTTTTGGGCTTGCTTCTTTGCATTCCATTTCTAATTTTTTATAAGTTGGTCCACCAATTTTAATTGCTTTTCCTGTTCTAGGATTTATACCTTTATTTGCAAGCCATTGTTCACATTCAGGACTTATTCTTCTAGGAGATGGACTTCTTCTAGGAGATGGGCTTCTTCTAGGAGGATTATTTTTTTGATAATCTATAATTTCATCACAAAGTTGTTGTTTTTTCTTTCCTGTGATTGAAATATTATATGAACGAGCTATATTTCTAAGCTCGTCTAATTTTTTTCTCATACACTGATTGTTATTCATGATCTTTATTTAATAATTTTTATTTACATTTGGAACTTCAATTTCATTTTGTAACGGTATGAATCTATTTCACTTGATATTTGAGTTACTTTAATATGTATGAATAAAAATTCTAAAAATAAAATGGATTTAGATACAAAAGAACTTCCTTCGTTGTCGTTTTCTCTCCGAGAAAACTCGAGGGTTTTTTTAGATTATATGTATGTTTATGATAACATATCGGTTTTCCCTGCAAAATTTGTAACACAGTTTCCTAAATTTTTAAATTACTTAAAGTATTCAAAATACGATTATTCTATGCTTGAAAGTAATAATAGAATTTTGTTTGTAGCTGTAAATTCTAACGAACTCATAACAATTTCAACTTTTGATAATTGTGTATTTTTTGGTTTTGCAATCGTTAATATTCTTAATCAATCTTTAGAAGTAATAATGTCAGAAGATAACAGCAGAAATATTAAAATTAGATTACTTGATGTTGTAACTCATCTTTTTACTAACAATTTATATGTTAGACTTACAATTGATAATGTTAATTTTGATGTAGATGTAGTTTTTCTTGTTGAATATGGTTTTGGAGATCCGACATTAATCGACAATTCGATTGTATTGTTAAAATACATAAAAAGAATTTTACCAGAAACCACTTTAAGTATTATTCAGGAAATTGTTGGATCTATAAAAACAAATTTATATACCATAAAGGTTTTTATTCCTAGAGTTGTAGCAGAAACATTATCAAAATGTGTAAAATACATAAATGAAGCAGCAGGTGTACTTTCGTTAGTAAAATATAACGAAAATGGTGTAGGAATTTTGGGTCTTAATTCTGAAAATATTACTGAAGGAGGATTAGATGCTGTAAATCTTCCTTCACAAAGAGCTCCTTTTGTTTTTCATTCTCATCCAGATAAAGTTACTAGAGAATATGGAGCTTTTATATCTTGGCCTAGTGGACAAGATATGAGAGTTGTTGCTTCACAATATTTGGCAGATATGGATCAGTTGGCACATTTTGTTATTGGTCCTGAGGGAATATGGGTAATTCATTTAACTCCTGGATTTCAAACTATATTACAAGTTTTAAAAGAATCTCAAAACGTTGACTGCGGTAATGCTATTTTGGAAGCTGTATATCAAACTTTTACAAAATTTGATTATGATAGAGATATTTCAACAGATCCTATTGAAAGATACAAAGCAAGCGATAGATATCTTAGTGCTGTTAAACATTATCGTGTTTCCAACTTGTTTTCTGATGTACCTGTTGCTAAAAATATATGCAAACCTCAGTTACAAGAAGATGTAAGATTATTTGATGTGAATTTGTTAAAATGGAAACTTTTTGATAGAGGAGGTGTTCAATTATCTTTTTCTTATATTTTAGATATTAGAGGAGGGTTATCCTTCTTTATATTTCCTTACATGTAAGCAAAAGAATAAAGAATGAATTTGAACTATAATTTTTGAAGTAAACAATAAATAAAAATGTGGTCAATACCTAAGTTTGGAAACGAAAAAAATACATTTGTAGACTTGTCTTCATCGTATTCTTTTAAAACACCTATTTCTAATGAAGAGCGAAGACGTATGGGATGCCAAAACCCAACTTTTCCCTTCCAGGAAAAGATATCAACAAGAGAAATTCTTATAGAACCAATTCAATTTGGCAAATTTTCCATTTCTTCAGAAAAATTAAAAAATAAATATGAAGGAATGTTACAATTATCTTGTATATTATCTCAAGATGATGTTATGGAATTTGCTGAAGAATTGTTTGAAAATAAAAGTTGTACTGTTTTATTCAATTTAAAAGTGTTGGGATTACATGCCTTTTTTAAAATGGATGAAGAAAATTTAAAAAGGAAATTGAAAAATTTAGATCAAAACGAAACGGATTTAGCATTTATTTTTATTATTCTGCTTTATGCATTAATTGAAGAAGATATTAAATCCTCAAACGATATCTATTCTTTAATTTTACAACACAGTAGGAATAATAAACTTATCTCATACATTATTAGATTGATACAAGCTTATGAAAATAAAGAAATTGGTTATGATTTTTTTGGAATCAATCCTTCATATCTTGAATGCTTTGCAATGGCTATACATATTTTTATTAGTCATAACGACAATCCACAAAAAGTTGTAGACCAAGCATTACGATTTGACAAAAGTGTTTTGAGATTTTTAACATGGATGTTAGGTGCTAGTTATGGTTCTAATTGGATACCACAAGAATGGCTTAAATTTTCTCCTAATATTACAAATTTAATAGAAAAATTTTTAAAATAATTTGAAATATAAAGATTAATTAATCTTTATATTTTAACCAAGTACTAGAATTAATTACTAGTAATTAATTTCTAAAAAATTTAAGATATATTGTTACCATTATAAACAATTAAAATTAAAATAAAATGAATCAGCTTAATCAATTTATTTTAATTTTTTTACTTTTAATTGTAATCTTGTTTATATTCTTTCTTATTCCAAAAAAGGAGCCTGAAATTAAAACATTTGCATACGAAGTTCCTATTAGATATAGTAATCCCAGATCACTTTATTCACTTCCTAAATGGAAAACTTTTTATGGTAGAAATTGGCTTTAAATTTTTTTTAATACCTTTTGGTATTAAAAAATAATTTTAAAAATCAATATTGTCCATATTTATAAATTTTAATTATAACAACATGAAAATGTACATTGTGCATAACCATTATAATGTGGACAAAATGTGCAATGAAAATTAAATTCATCACTTACTAATTGCATTTTGTGACAAGAAGAACACGAAACATATTTTAATGCTAAATATTCATCAAAGACAGATTCATAAATTTTTTGTTCGTCACACCATAGTTTAATAAGATTTTCTTTTTTTATGCCTAATTTAATACTAATTTCGCAAATATATTTATAGATTTCTTCCATTTCAATAGTTTTAATTAAACAATCCATGTTTAACATTAATTTATGATTGTTAAATAATTTTTATATTTCAATTTTCCTTTACTAAAAATCCATAACTATTTTATAACGCCATTTCCATTTCTAAAGCTGGATATGGATTATAATCTTTTAATACAAAATCTTTACTTGAAAATGCATCAATATTTTTATTTTTATTTATAATTTCTAAAGTTGGAAATTTTCTTGGAATTCTCGATATTTGTTCTGTAAGAGCTTTAATATGATTTTTATAAATATGAACATTACTTAATGTGTGAACAAAATCTCCAGGAACAATTAATTCTGTATTGGTTGATGAGACATGAGCTATTATATGTGTTAATAATGCATAACTTGCTATGTTAAAAGGAACTCCCAACCCCATATCTGCAGATCTTTGAAATAAATGACAAGACAATTCTCTTTTACCATTTATTTTTGAACTTACATCAAAATGTGCTATACAATGACAAGGAGGAAGTGCCATTTTAGAATTATCCTTTGGGTTCCAAGCTAATAATATCATTCTTCTATCCCAAGGTTCATTTTGAATTGTTGTAATAATATTTTTGAGTTGATCTATACCACCATATTTATTATCGCACCCAATATAATTTTCACCATAATGTCTCCACTGAAAACCATAAATAGGTCCTAAATCATTTTTTTTAAAAAGATTTTGTTGTGTATAAAACGATTCTGCATTTTTATTCCAAATTTTAACTCCTTTTTGATTTAATACAGAAACATCTGTACTCCCGCTAATAAACCATAAGAGTTCTTCTACAACTCCTTTCCAAAAAACTTTTTTTGTAGTTAGTAACGGAAAAGATGTTCTTAAATTAAATTTTAATTGTTCTCCAAATACATTTTTAGTTCCAATTCCTGTTCTATCGTCACGATCTTCGCCTTGAAAAAGAACTTTTTCTAATAAATTTAAATATTGTTTTTCTTCATTATTAATATCCATCTTTATCCATTGATATTTTGTTTTTAAATATTAAAATAATAAAATGAAAACTAAGAATCGATTACTAAATTCCGATATAGATTTTGTAAATGAATCTATACCATATTCCAGAAGCGATTTTAATAATATGTTAACAAAATTATCATCAAACGACTATTATCAATTAATGGTTAATACTTACATTGGTACTTATGGATCTGCTAAATTTTTTGGAGAATCAACAAAAACTTTACCTGAAAATTTTAACTGGAAAACAATTACAGAATTTGATCCTCCTTCAATTGTTAGTAAAAAGAAATTAATAAGCGAACCCGAAAATCAATACTTATGTGGTAACTGTTGGGCAATGTCAACTGTTCAAACAATTGGAGACAGATTTGTTGTTGCTGGATTAGTTAATTGGGTACCTGATTTATCAACTACGTTTGCAATGTTATACTATCCACAAGGTCAATGTGATGGTGGCAATTCTGCAAAGTTAATGAGACAAATTCATACGGGAATTGGATTAGCAAGTAAACATTGTATAGATTATTCATGGTGTTCTAGAAACATAGAGTGTAAAACTGATAATTCTTTAGGTCATTTTGTATCTGAAAATAAGTCTTATTTACTTCCTTCTAAAAAAGGGTGTTATTATAATTCTAAACATTATATTTATAAAATTGATTCTAGGCCTAAAATTATATCTGGTTATGGAACACTCAACACAGATAACGAAGTTCTTAATAACCAAATTCTACTTAAACAAGAAATTTTAGCAAACGGACCTGCTGTTGGAGGATTTCTCGTTTTCGAAAATTTTACAAGTGCTTTTACTAAAGTAAATGGAGGAGTTTATTTAGAAAATGTTAGTAATTATGGATCTGGAAAGCCTGTGGAATTTAATCCTCATATTAACAAATATTCTGGAAATCACGTTGTTTCAATATTGGGATGGGGTGTTGCCAAAGGTATAAAAATTTCTAATACACAATTTTCAGATGTTCCATATTGGTTTTGTAGAAATACATGGGGAAAAAATTGGGGAGATAAAGGATATTTTAAAATAGCAATGTATCCATTTAACAAAAAATCACAATTTTTAAAACTTGTTTCTATAGTAGATCATGAAGGTCATACTAGACGTAATAGCGGTGTTGTAATTTGTAATGTAAGCGAAACACCTATATTACAATCTTTACCGGTTATACCTTCTACTGAAATTCCAAAATCTTTAGATAATTCTACCAATTTTTATTCTCAAGATGAAAACTATGAAATTAAAAACAATAGTCAAAATGAAAAAGGTTTCCCAAAGGGAAACCGACGAAGAACAACTTCTTCAGATACACAAATTGTTTTTATATTTTTTTTATCCGTTGTTATTCTCTTTATTTTCATTATTCTATAAAACTATCACCTTATCAAGAAAATCTATAAAGAATTTAGAAAGATGAATTTATAAAGATTTAATTTTAATGACCACGGTCATTAAAATTTATTCCAATGAAAAATTATTCAATCTGAATTGAACAGAGTCTTCCATGTTGCTAGGGGGGGGAGTGAGGTATATAAAAAAATTTAATGAATTTGTTGAAAACATTTTTATTTATTTTAATATAAATGTCACTTCCGGTTAATTTTAAAATATATAATCCTTTAGAAGCCTTAGAGGCATCGCATGGCGGAGGCGGGGGAATTACCCCTGGATCTGTTACAGGTGGACCTGGGGGAAGTATTGCTCCAGGTACGATTACGTCATTTAATTTATCCCCAGGCACTGCGGCAAGCAATATAAACTCTGGTCCAGATGCTGCAGTTCTAGGTTCTAAGATCTCAAAAGCAGATAACACCAACTTCGGCGTGATAGAGTTTGATCCTACTGGAGATTTGGTTCAAACCGCAGCAGGATCAGGTGTTGCACTGCTCAAACCAGGATCCGCTGCAAATAATATTAACTCCGGTCCTCCTGGGTCTATCAATTCATCACAGATTAACGGTGGACCATTTTTGCCCTTATCAGGTGGAACCCTAACCGGCAATTTAGTAATGGGACCTGGGGCAAACATAACATCAAATCCACCTCTTAATCCAACAGATGTTGCAAACAAACAGTATGTTGATCTTTCCGGCCAAAAGGCATTTGCAGGATGGACACTATCTAGCGGGGCGTTTGCAGTTTCTGTACCAGCTGGGTCAACTGTTAATGCGTTTGCAACTACAACAGCACCCATTGGTAATCAAGTATGGACAGGTGCAGATGGTGTAACAATTACTATAAATGGAGCAGGAATAATAACTATAAACAACACAAATACATTTGATACTTATTATGTTTGTTATTTTAGAGGAAACGGTTTGTTGTGTTCAAATGCATCCGCCAGCCCTGCGGTTTATTTCAGATTTTATGATGAAACAAATGCAGCTAATATTACTGTGGAACAATCTTTGCGTCTAATTAGTCCTACGATTGTTCCAGCTGTTGGAGGCCAACCGTTTAATAATTATATAGACTTTAGTGCATTTATAAAAGTACTTGCGTCATCATCTTTAAATATATCTGTCAAAGCAAGGAACCCCGGGGTAGATAATTGTTTGTTAAGTACAAATGTATCATCTGATGTTTGTCAAGTTATGGTTATAAGACAAGGATAATAATAATAACATAATTTCCACGCTTCTGTTGAGAATTGTGCCAATGTGAAAATTGTCCATTGTAGAGAAGTGGTGCGCTTAAGTCAGTTCAAGGTATTAACAGCTTTTTAGTTTTAATGAACATTATTCATTAAAACTTATTGCAGAAAAAAGTCGATGCAAAGAAAATCGTATTAAAATGGAATATAATTATTAAAAAGTTAAATTCATTTTGGAAAACAGGCGGTGGAACTTCCCGTAAAGGACCACCAATAAGCCATACGAATATTATTTTATTATTTTGAAAAAAATGGTTTATAAAGAAAATTTATAAAAAGAAATTAAATTTTAATGACTTGTGGTCATTAAAATTATTCCAATGAAAGATTATTCAATTCAGATTGAACAGAGTCTTCCATATTGCTAGGAACTAAAGTCATAATTTTGTCAAGTGGTAAATGTGCCAGTAATCCAGAACTACTTAACTTTGCAAATATTTCAAATTTCTTTTCAAACAATTCGCTAACATCGTTTTCAATTGTCATATCTAAAATATCATGCAATTCGTTTTTGTGTATTCCAGGTATGTCATTCTTTTCTATATATTCTTTAACCTTAAAAGAGATAGATTTCATAAATCTATCAACATTTAAATTTTTGGTTTGAAAATCTTCTAAACTTTTTTCAATTGTAGGTTTAATCACATTACCAATTGCTTCTATAGATTCGTCTGAAACACCTTCTTCACTAAATTCTGGAATATTTACAGAAGAGGAATTAAAAGAAGAAGCAAAACTAGTTACAAATTTATTTAAAAATAATTCTTCTTCAGTTACCCCACCGTCAATTAAATAATTAATAGAATTTAGATGATCCAAAATTACTGATTGATTTTCATCTTCTTTTTGTAAATATTCTATTACATCTATAAAAGCTTCTTCATCAAAAATTATACCTTTATCTCCACTTTCAAACAAAGATACATCTTTTTTATCTATAGCTTTTGAATTTCTTTTACAAAAATCAATTGTTTCATTAATTATTTTTGTAGATTCTTTCATTGAAATATTTAATTTATTTAAATATGCTTTTAGCATATGAAGAGGTTCATCAACTTCATCTTGGTAACAGTCACACAAACTTGTTACAAATTCTTTTACTGCTTCAAAAATTGCATAATGTTGATATTTTGCCATATTGTTTCTTTTTAATAATCCTTTCTTTAAATGAAAATTTTAAAATTATTATAATCCATAAAATTATTTTATATCGTGGTCCTTATTAATTTATTCAAATGAAATAATAATTGTTGAAACAACATATCCAGGTGGAAAAGGTCCACTTCCCCCTCCGCCTTGCTCTAGTTGTTGTAATGGTCAAAACGAGAATTGTCAAAATAATTAATTACGAGTTCCAAAAATATCAGGTTTCCACCAAGACCTTTCTCCAGCACATTCTGCTGCTCTTAATGGAAATCTTGTTGTTGTATTAGAATTTAAAGGTAGTTTTGTCATACATTCCATAGTTTCGTTTAAATTATCTATTGTTTTTGATTCTAAATTATCTGACCAATATTTCATTACTCCAACGTTAATCAAACTTCCAACACATTTTTTCAATTCTAAATTATTTGTGGACTCTGGATCTATAAACTGATCAAAAGATACATTTTTAACATTATAACAATTTTGTAACCCTGTTGTATATTTATCAACTATTTTTGATACACTTTTCTTATCTTTAATTTTTTTATCTAAAGATTTCTTTACATTGTTTTTAATTTCAAATTCTATTCCTTCTATACATTTTTGTTTACACACTTTCATAAATATTAGCAAAAGAAGTAAAACTGCTATCAACAATAATAATAAAGTTACCTTCATTTATTTTAATGACTATAGTCATTAAAATTAAAATTGGCCAGTTCCTCCTAACATCCTTCTATGATTAGTATCTAACGGATACATCTTCCTTTGCCAAGCTTCAGCATTGCGTTTGCGCATCAATGATTCTTGCATATCTGATCTAAATCTATTTGTAACATCAATATGCATTTTAACAGCATCTGGGTTTATGGCATATAATGGCGCATTTTCATCAACATCAAACATATCTAATTTATTTTTATTATAATACTCGCTCATTTCAGATTGTCCCGATAAATCTCTAACGTTCTCAATACCCGTTACCCAACCCGTACATGCGTTTCCCGGAGGGGAAACGACGGCACCTTCTGTAGGAAAACTCCCAATTGGTCTTGCTCCAGAACCATATCCTACTGGAGTTTCGAATGGAATTCCAGGCATTGTACTCCTTCTTGCTCGCCATTCTCCATATCTTTTAGGTAAACGTTCTCTAACATATCTTTGTGGTAAATCGTAAGCTCTATCTAACGTATGATATCCACTATCTGTAATACCTGGAATTGCATCTGCTTCTTTGTCTTCTACATAAATCTGCATTTTATCTCTGGGTTTTCCATTAATCATTGGTGTAAATAAAGTTGTTTGGGGCTGAGGCATATCAGGCAAAAGACCGGCATTGTCTAATATTGGCTGATCAATATTTGATGAATAAATACCAGGCTGAAGTTCACTTATAAATGGTTCTATTATATCTTTTTCGTCGTTTGCTCTCCGAGCAAACGTCGGTTCATACGGTTCATCTAGTTCTTTTATCAGGGGGGGAGTTTCGCCTTTAATAAGATTTGGGGTATGTTCAAAAGGTTCCATAATACCAATTTCGTTCTTTATTCCTATTCCAGATTGATATCTTCTGAAGCATGGATTGTTAGCTTGATCATCTTCGTATGAAGAAAGACAGTTCACAGGTAACACTCGTTCGTCATTATTATTAAATGTTCTGAATGGGCCTGCTTCATCTTCATACTGAACAGTTCTGGAATTAACATGCGAATGGGTTGTCCACTCAGAAGCTTTCCATGTATCTAAATCACCCAATGGAGGTGCTATCGGTGGAGGCATAAGAGTTTTTGGATTTTGAGGTCCTACCAAAGCATTATTTTTTCCAGTAATCATAACACTGTTTCCAGACATTGTTGTTGGATAGTATGTAACATTGCATGTATAAATGGGTGCTCTTCCACCTGGTAAAGTTACACCTCCAATTGTTCTACCTTTTGAGGCTCCGCCCTGATAAGAAGAAGGAGTGCCTAAATTGGTTGCTATTTCATTTTTTTCACCTTCATCATCGACAATTTCTCCATTAATAATTTCAAAACCTTCTACTGTAGAAGGTTTTTCTTGACTATAGATAACTATAACAATTATCAAACCAATAATTAAAATATATAGAGATGCATCTTTTTTTCCAAATAAAAGAAGAACAAGACTAGCTATTAAAATAAGTCTTGTAATTGTGTTTAATTTTTCTTCTCTGGTCATTTTGGATGTTGGAATTAGTGACCAATCTCCAAAAAAAGAATTTAAATCATCAATCCACAATTTTTGTTTACTCATTTCTTGTGTTTATTTATGATAATTTTTTAAAGATTTAAATACCTTCCATATAAAAATATCATAATTAACTAATTTAAAATACATTATCACAAATCACAACTTTTTTAATATTATTAATGGTTCATTTCTTTAAATAAGTTTTTAAATATTTAAAGAAATTATAGTTAGTATAAAAATAGAAACAATGAATAAAATAACTTTTATGGGAGTTGAATTAGAAGAACAAGGTCCTTCAGATTTAATTGTAAAAGCTTTAGGAAAATCGATTAAATTAATGGATTTAGAAACTTTTATAGATACAACAGGATTTGAAAAAGATCCAATAATGAATGATTATTTTTGGCAAATAATGGTTACAAAACAACGCACCCATTTGAGTGCGATGCTTTTACAATGTTTGGGATATGAAGGAGAGTTTAGAGTACAACAACAACACTTTAAACGATTTTTAAAAAGTAATAATATCCATCCATTGGAACTAACATCTTCCGATCCAGATATTAAAAATTATCCAACCATACAAGATGAAATGAAACTTCTGAAACCAAATGTAATTTCAAATAGGAAATGGTTGATAGTAGAACCAAGGGAATTTAAAAAAGTAATAATGAAATTAAATACTAAACATGGTGACAGAATTAGAGAATATTATTTGTGCTTAGAAGAATTGTTGAGATTATATTTAGAATATTGTGTGTATTTTAAAGAGAGGGAAGCAAAACTTCAAATTACAACACTTGAACAAAAATTAGAACAAATGAATATAACAATGATTGAAATGAAAGAAGAAATGAATTTATCAATGGAAGAACATGCGGATAAATTAGATACTTTAGTGGATCAAAACGAAGAATTAAAATTAGATGTTTCAGAAGCCAATGAAAAATTAGAAACTGTAACACATAAACTTGGAATAGCCGTAGAAGATAGATCTCCTAGACTTGAACAAAAACCTTTACGAGAAAGGTTTGTTTTATTTAAACGAAATGTTAAAAACGCTCGTTTTCAATATTATGCTATAAGAGGTCAGTCTATTTATGTCAATGGACGATTGACATTATACAATGAACGGTATCCAAATTTAGAAATAATAATTGATATTTTTTGTCAACCAAATCCTAGAAATTTGTTTTTAAGATTTAAAAATTATGTTAAAGATGATGAACGTTTTAATTTTGCTGGTAATAATGTTGAGTGTGATATTACCTACGAATCTATTATGAAAGAAATTTTTGAAAAACTTAATGAAGAAAAAAGAAATGTCTAAACAAACATGTATATTGACATTAAACAGAAATTTTAATGATAAAAATCATTAAAATTTAAGAAATATCATAATTTGTAATTAAAATTGAATTGAATTTTTACTTCTTTTAAAAAATATAAAACAATAGTAAAAATGGAAATGAATCAAAAAACTGCATTTATGGGAATAAATATTAAAGATGAAGGTCCATCTAATGTGATGATTATAAAAGCTCTAAATTCATCCTCTTCTCTTTTAGATATTCCAAGTTTTATGAAAGTTGCAGGTATTGAGTTTGATCCAATTATGTTTAATCATTTTTGGCAAGTTTTGGTTGATAATGGAGATCGTCTCCCCCATGTGGGGGAGACGACCTTAAATTGGTTAGGTTATGAAGGCGTTTTTACAAAACAAAAGGAAAAATTTATTAATATGTTAAAACGAAACCAAATCAGTTTTAAAGAATTATCATATCAAGACAACGAAATTCAATTATATCCTAGTATACAAAAAGAAATGTTGTTATTACCTAATGAAAGTGCAAAAACTAAATCTAAGTGGTTATTAATGAATCCAGATGATTTTAAAATGGCTATTATGGGTTTAAAAACAAAGAATTCTGAAAAAATTAAAAGATATTACGTAACACTTGAAAAAACAATGAAACTTCATTCTGAATATGCTTTATATTTTCATGATAGAAAAGCCCAAGAAGAAAAAGAAAGAGAACGTCAACGTGCAGAAGATGAAAAGCGGTCTATTCTTGGTGAAATGTCTGAAATGAGACAATATATGCAAAAAATGGGTATTACTTTAGAAGATACAAGAGAAGAAGTAAAGAAAGTTAATATTCAAAATAAAGACATAAAGGCTCAAAATGAAGAAATCAAAGCTCAGAATGAAGATCTTGCGTTTGACTTATCTGATGTTAGAGACAGATTAATAGAAGCTGCCGAGGACAGATCTCCAAAATTGGAAACAAAACCTTTAAGAGAACGTTTTGTAATTATTAAAAGAAAAGATTCTTCCTTTCCATATTATGCGATTAGAGGACAAGATGTTTACGTAAAAGGAAGATTAACACATTTTAAAAATACGAGATACCCTGAATTAAAAATAATTTTTGATACGAATTATCAACCAAACCCAAGAAATCTTTACATAAGATTTAAAGAATTAAAAGATGAAAGATTTATTATTGCTGGAAATAACATTAAAACTGTAGATTCTTCAAATAAACTGGAAAAAGAAATGTTAGAACTTTTTGAAAAATTAAATGAAGAAAAACATAATATTTATTTTTTTTTTAATTTTAATGATTTTTAATCATTAAAATTTAAGAAATATATAAACTTAAACCTAATCTTCTTTTTTCTGGATCATTTAATGCAAACAGTGGTCTACAATTTCCGGAATTATCACAATCTTTATAAACAGCATTTGCACTAAAACCTCCATCGAGAGATACTGCAGTTTTCATTCCAAACACAGATATTAAATTCGCCAACTGAACTCTATCCAGACCCGGAGAATCAAACCCTCTTCCTTCGCAAAATATAAAATATGGTCTTCCAATAGCATCTAATGCTAGTATATTATGTACCATATATCGATGACTATGTCTCATACCATAGAATTGGTTTCCTTCACCTTCTGCTGCTCTATATTTATAGGAGTTTTTAGCATTCGGGACTGCGTTAATTAAAATTTCTCTTTCTTCATTATTTAAACTATTTTTGTCTTCAATATTTGTAACCATTAGATCTGTATTCATCTTGTTTTCTGTAAAAACAACTTTTCCTTCCCAAATTAAAATAGGACCAGTACAAAACGCCCATGTATAATCTTCATCCAATATTTCAGAACCATTTGCTTTGATCGGCCTTGTTCCAATTAAATCTTCATCCACATCCTCACTTATAAATGGTACCATAGCAATTGCTTTTACTGTTTCTTCAAAAATCTCCGGTAGTCCATCAACGCCCTTTGTATTTTTAATTTCATATCTAACCGTGTCGTCAACTGTTCTATGAAGATTCATAAAACTTGTATATGAGAGTATATTAATTTGACTTTCTCTACCTTCTGAGGAACTTCCAAAAACAAAAGCTAAATCATTGTGATAAACCGATGGGAAAGATAATTTGGTTCCGTTAGTTAACATTTTTGAATCATAACTAAATCCAATTGGTTCGAATAAATCTCTGTTTGTTAGATTAGGATATAGTCGGTTAAGATTTCCAGGTACAATAAAATAACCTCCATTTATAGCTAAACCACCATTTGGAGCAGATCCCTCTGTACCAAAATGTTCAAGAGCTCCTTCCCACAAATCTTTTCTTTTATCCATTTGTATAGATTTTACCGCACCTCTAAGTCTAAAAGCATGCAAAAAGACAGTTTCAACGTAATCTCCAACTTTATCATCTTTTATATTTTTAAAATCTAACCAAGATTGATATTTTTGATAAACTTGAGCTCCTTTTGAATTTCTATTTAGGTTAATGGCGGAAGGATTTATTTGTACTTGGTAGTAATCAAAAATACCAGTTCTTTTGATTAAATTTTCAGACGGAAGTTCTTCGAATGTTGTAAATATTTCTTCATTTGTAGGGGCTTCGCCCAAGTTTGGAGATCCTCTGGGAGAACTTTTTCTAGAACTACCAGATGAAGAAGAATCACTCGGAATAGAATTTAAAGATTCAATGAAATGTTGTGAAGAAGGACTATACAATTTTTTAGAACTTAAACTTGAAAGACTGTATTTGTAAATATCTGATTTAATTTGTTTGCATTGAATGGTTGATTTTGTAACATTATCATAACAATTTTCTTTATATAAATTAGATTTATTCATATAATGGTTAAACAAGTTTAAATTTTTTTCTCTATCAGATGCAGAAGCTAATAGAAGTACAGAATTGTCGTCTGATAAACCTCCTAAATTTTGAATCATGCTTGGAATCTCTGGTTCCAAATAATATATGCTAATTTCTTGATTAATGCTTCCTTTAAAGGAAGCATTAATTCGCAAATTTTTTTCAGAACCACAAGCATTAATAAGTCCTTCAAGTAGTCTTAAAGGGTTATTAAATTCTTCTTTTTCAATACCTGTGTTGTGAATATAAGAAACCCATGCAAGTCCTTTTCCTCCATTTTTAAGTGAAGTAAGTTGTACTTGTCTTTCTGGATGATCTTGTAAAAAGTTACTTAATCTGTATTGGCTTTCTCCGAAGAATTTTTCCGAAAAATCATTTAATAGTTCTAATGCTACTTTGTAATCTAGAGGCGCGTTAACATCCGGAGCCATTTGACCTGTGTACGAATCTAATCCTTTAATCATGTGTTCCCAAATATTTGTTAATGTGTATTGAAGATCGACTGTATTAGAGTAGCTTTTACTCTCTCTAGTTTTATTCAATGCATTTAAAGCATTAATTCTTTCTAAATCTTTTTTAATAGAAGATATTGTTATATCATTTTTGTATGGATTAACTAAACTTCTATTTAAATAAGAGACACAGACACCATAGTCTATAATTTTTAAAAGAAGACCTGTATTCTTAATACAAATGAAAACGGGAACGTCTGCTCCATTTTGATTTAATCTTGGGTTTTGGCTCGTTAAATGAGTCTGAAATAAGAAAAAACTTTTATTGCATATATCTTCTCCTTGATAAATATATGGACTTTGTATTTTTTCATTTATTTTAATATCTCGATTATGAATGTATGTAGCCATTAAATTTCTATGTTGAGTATCAAAATGTACCATTCCGTAATAAGATTTCATAATAAATAGACCATATACATATTGGAATAGTAGATTTATAACGGAAAGTGGATATTTTTGTGCAATTCCATAATTTCTATTTCTAGAAATTAATTTTCTAAGTTCAATGGTTGCCATTTCTGTTATAATACTTGTTTTTTCATTTTTGCACAAATACGCTCCAAAATACTTTGTAAAGAAGGGACAAACACCAAGATCGTATAAATGACCCAACATGCTCCCAAAAATCATTTCAGATAACGGATCAGAAATATAAAAAGTTCCTTTATCAATAGAAGATTCTCCTATCGACCATTTAGGAGGTTCATTAGAAAGATAGAGTTTTATTATTACAGAAACATAAAATGGTTCAAATCCTCCATATCTTTTAAATGATATAACAATGGCTTTTAAAGGTTGATTATATTTATCTTCATCAATTGTAAGTGATCCAACTTGTCCAAATCCTCCTTGTGCGAAGGGTTGAATTTTTAATATATTTTTAGCCAACAAGTCGCAAAATTCAACAGAATTTTGTATCATAGGATTATACATTTTTTTGTTTAAAGATCCTAAAATGGATGTTGATTTTTCAGAACCATTTTTGATTGCTATGATGTTAGGAAATAAAGACCACATGTATTCTAATAATTTGGGTATAGTATCTATTCTTTTGTATGCTGAACTTGCTTTAAGAGAATCCATTTTAATTTTATTATTAAGAAAGTTTTTAGACTAAAATTAAATCCTCTGCGTGGTTAATTTGTCAGTAATGAAGATTTCATAAATAAAATATTCATAAATAAAATATTCAGAATGTTATGTTTTTAATGGCAATGCCTTTAAAAACAATATCTTTTAGTCGCCTTTTACGACAAGCAGTCTTTACTGAAGAAGTATTCTTATCCGCCTCTTCACGGTAAGCGCGCGCTTAAACTAAAATAAGGTGTTAAGAAACCTTAAAAAATATATTTATAGATTTATAGATTTATAGATTTTTTAAATTATAATATTTTTATAGAATACATAAGCGAAGATAGGTTTAGAATAAAGCCGAAACATCAAGATGTTGGTTTAATATAACAAACCCGTTTTCTTCCACTAATTTTTTTTCGAGGTCGGGTATTTGAATATCATCATCGTTTGCAACACTTTTAAATAATTGAAAAGCTTCTGAATCAAGACTAGAAGATTGAAGAGATTCACTTAAAAAATAAGTATTTTCTTCATCTTTTCGTACTCGCCACTTTCCTTTTTCTTCTGAGTTTCCCTCTTGTGGAATGACAGGAAGTTTTTTAACAGTGTTCCAAATTTCTGGTGGTACAAAAACAACTATTTTTTCATCATCACCCAATGCTTTACTTGCAAATTTTAAATGTGCTTTTACAAGCGAATTTACAATTTCTTCCATTAGTTTAATGGAAAGAATTGATTTTTTTGTGTCATCCTTAGATTGACAAACAATTTCACATGTATTTGTAGAAAGCTTTTCCTCTGACATTTTTACTTTATAAAGTTATGTCTTTAAATACTTTTATGACAAATATTAAAGATTATATAATCTTTAATATTTTAACCTGATGATGGCTAGTTGTTTTTGTTTTAAAAATATTTTTGTTTTAAAAATATTTTTGTTTTAAAAATATTTTTGTTTAAAATCTTCTAGAGTTAAAATAGTTATTCCTACACTATTTGCTTTTTTAACTTTTGTTGTTTCTTCGTTAGAATTTTTTACAATTAATACTTTAACTTTTTTGGTGATATTATCAGAAAGAACAAATCCTCTATTTTTTAATTCTTGAATAAACAATGGATCTCGTGTTCCAGAAACACATACTTTAAACAATTCTACAGTATTTTGTTTTGAAGGTGTATGTAAAACTCCTTTAAATAACTTATTTTGTATGATATTATTATAGATAAGTTTTGCGTTTATAAAATGTTGTTTAATTTGTGTTGCAGTTTTAGAACCTATCCCTTCTATTGATACTAAATCAATTGCGTCCAAATTTTCCAATTCGAATAAATTTGGATATTTTTGTAACAGAAGAAGAATTTTTTTCTCTCCAATGTAATCTCCAAAAGCATTATAACCAGATAAAAATTTTTCTATTGGTGCTTCAAATGATTTTTGAATACTGTTATAAATAGTACTGCTAAGTTTAGGTCCAAAAAGAAGTAAATCTTTTTGTGTCAACTTTAAAAACAATTCTATAGATGTACAACCATTATTATACAATTTATTAATTGTAGCTTCTTTGATATATGGAATATCTACAGATTCCACAAAATGTAGAATCTGTTTTATAATGCGTTCTTTAGACTCTATTTTTTCTACAATTCTGCAATCTCCTTTCCACTCGTAATCTTTTGGAAAAGTTAATACTCCTGTTTGTTTAACACCTATTATTTGAGGGATAGCGTCACCAGCTCTTGTAACTAAAATTATAGCTCCTTCTCCTATTCCTTTTTCTATTAAATAATTAGCATTAAAACCTGTAAAACAAGAAACTGTTGTTCCATTAATTTCTGTAGGGACAATATGAACTTTTGGAGTAAAAACTCCTGTTTTTCCTACATTCCACTCTATAAAAGTAACTTTTGCTTCTTTAACATTATCTCCTCTGACTTTAAAAGCAATTGAGTGTTTAGGATTTCCTTCTGTTACCCTTATGTAGGGAGTATTTGCTAAAATAACTAGACCATCCATTTCAAATAAAGAATTATTTTTCATTTCTTTAAATAAGTTTGAAAGAGCTTTTTGTGTAAGAAACTCATTAGAAATTGTTTTGAAATTAACAAATTGAATAAAGTTTAACTGTTCAATAATTTCAATTTGTGTTAATATATTTTTTTGATATTCGTTCACAGGAAAATTTATTAATTCGTATGCTATGAGACATAGGTCATTTAATTCAGAAATAACTATATTCTCTTGTTTTCTGTTGACGACTCCTGATACAAAACTTCTTGGATTTGAAAAAGCATGTTTGTATTTTTGATTAAAAGTTTCTTTTTTAATTATTATTTCACATCTTAATGCTATATTATTTGGTAAACATTTGTCCTTGATGAAATATTTAATTAAATGAGAAATATCTGTACCTACTTTTCCATTTCCTCTTGTGTAAGCTTTTAATTTATTGTCTTTATTAATTATTAAACAGCTTACGCCATCCAGTTTACATTGTATAATATATTTATCAGATGCAACTTTTTTTATCCATAAGTTCAATTCTTTATCATTATAAACTTTATCTAAACTTCCCATCCATAAAGGAAGATCAGTTTTACTGATTAAAGGACTGCACCCAACATTTGTTGATTGTAATTGTTCAGCTAAAATATCATATTCATTATCTGTTAAAATTTCTTTTTCGGTATTGAAATAGAAATGATCAGCTTTTTCTTTCAGTTTTAATTTTTCATTTTCTGAAATTGTTAAATTTTTAAATTTGTAAAGTAATTGTTGTGTTTCGTCCATTTCTTTTATAAAAAATAATTTTGAAACAGTCCATTCATTTTTAAATATATCTTTATGATTATTTATAGAAAATTCTTTATAGAAAATTTTAAAATAAAATTTTTATGGAAATGTATTTATAGAAAATTAAACCAAATTCATCTTCTCATATTAATAAAAAAGAATGTCCATTCAAACATTAATAATAATAAGTATTGTTATATTTATTCTTTGGTTAACATTTACTTCTGGATCAAGTTATGATCCATATCATAATTTTATGAAGCAAAAAAACCATATCTTTCATAATATCAATAAATGGGTAAAAAAAGATGTTAGTAAATTTTTAGAAACACTTTTAAAACCTTTTGATAAACAATGTGTTGGAAAAACAAGAACAATTGAATCATTAGAAAAGTTAAGAACAGAAAATAATGTTGAATTTAAAAAACTTTTAAATTGTGGATATATTCATAATCTTTTTATATTAATAGGATTAAGTGTATGGGAAGATTTTTCAAAATTACATACAGAAACATCATTAAATACATTTATAAATGAATGTCTTATTCCTATATCAACCTCTCCTAATTTTGTAGCAGGGAATATGCTTTATACACAAACTAAACCAGGTGTTTTAAAATGTTTAAATGATAAAAATTTATAGTCCCGAAAACATGGTATTATTTTTAATGGATTTTATCCATTAAAAATAATTAATATAATTAATATTTATAACGCCACATTGGATTTATGGATGAACCAAGCTGTCTTGTCAACTCCCATGTATCTCTTCTTTTTCCTGTCAAACTTACATTTGGGCTCTTGCTTAACAGGTGAAGTTCAAACTCTTTTCTTTTCACAGTGTTATCCATAGGTTCAAAAGATTCTATTGCTTCTTTTATGGAATCAATCATCTCTTGCCCCAAAACAGAACTTAAATCTCGTGGTTCGTCACCTGCTCTTATATATGCTATCTGTTCTAACTTAATTGGTGGTAAAATAGTAGGTTCCTTATTTATTGTATCTAACGCTATCTGTTCGCGATTGCTATTAACTAATAATGCAAATTCGGCGTTTCCATCCATTATTGCATCTAAAAATTTAACAAGCCAATCACAATGCATTATGTAAAGTTCATTACTTTGATTTTCTCTAAACCCAGACAATAAACCTTTGATAATATGTTCAATGGATCTATAACTGACGGTCTTTCTGACATATATAAAGAAATGAGCTTCGCTATTAGATTCTCCTGAATTGTATTGTGTGAGCCTTGATTTAAGATCTTTAAAAGATTGTACACCTCCAACTTTGAATTTATGATGTTGTTGGTAATATTCAGTTGTACAGATATAAATGTATTCTAAGGGTTCTATTTGTTTAGTTGCTTGGTTAAACTCGAGTGTACGTTTAATTTGTTCTTTGTGTCGTTTGGCTTCTGATCTAAGTTTCATATAAGCATTTTCTTTTTCGATACGTTCCTCTTGTAACTTAATTTGCAGTTCTTCTTCTGATTTATCTTTGAGTGCTAATTGTTCCATTGCAGAAGATAACTTCTGTTCAATAGAATACGAACCATATTTTCTAATTGATGGTAAAATTTTTTCATAAACCATATCTTGAAATTGTTCTGCAAATGGTGCTTCACTTGACATTATAAGATTATACAAACCTGGCTCGTTGATATATATACTTTTTCCTTCATGATATGACAATTCATTTTGTGTTCCGAGGAAAAAGTTGCCTGTCGTCACGACAGGCAACTTTTTCTCAAATAGTTCTGATAAAGACTTTTTATGTTTTGATTTAACTCTTTTTCTTAAAGCTTGTTCTTTATCTTTGTAACCTAAAATTGTACATACATCTTTACCACAAAAATATGGATCTTCTATTATACCTGCTAATTTTATTTGGTGTTCGTTACCATTTATTGTAATGGTCATATACTCTTTACAATCTTTAAGATTTATTAACGCGTCCATTTTTATTATATTTGTATTTTGAAATGTATTTTTAAATTTGACATTGAAAAATTTTGTACAATTCAATTTTCCGAGAAAGTATGTAATTTTTTCATAAAAAGACAGTTTAATTTATCAGATGTTATTGACCTTCGTAACCTAACCACTTAAAAAGAAATGGTGTTAATACAACCATACTTTCACTGCCCTCTCGGGGGGGGGGGGTGCCTTTACTTCATCCTTAAAATCAAAAAGTGTATTACTACGACACTTTTTACTTAATGGATACCATAACTCTTTAAACCAATCACTGTTAATATCAATGGATATATTTTTATCCATAACAAATGTAAATAAATCTTTCATCATTTTTGAAAATTTATAATAAATTTTTTGTTCAATTCAATTTTCCTAAAAAAAATTAATTTTTATGATCAAAAGATCATAAAAATTAATTTTTATGATCTTTTGATCATAAAAATTACAATAAATATATAAATTATGCATATTTACTATTACTAACTTTTCTAATATTAAGAAACGCCTCGGTTTGCAGTAGTCTATTTGGAGGATACGGAGAAGAAGTATCTTGTCTCCAAAGCATTAATGGGTTTCCGTTAGGTCCCAAAATTGAGAAAATAAAATTAGCAGCAGAAGGTCTAAATTTTAATGTTCTTATGGCTCTATCTCCACTGAATTTGACAAATGGTTTGTCATCTGTTTTATTGCTTTTTAAAGTTGCTTTAAAAAGTGCTTTTTTACTTCCAGGATTATTAGACATAAAACTGTTTGTTGATGGATTAAAAGTATCTCTTACTTCTAAATATACAAAAGGCATTTTTTCAATTGGAAAATCAATATCTAATCTCTCTTTAGGTAAATTTAAAGATATTAACGTTGCCTCATATTCTCCAGTTGGTGCTTCTCGTTGTAAACTGCTATACGTTACATAATTAAAATTATCTCTGTTAAAAGTTAAAATTTCTAACGTTTGACCTGCAACCCATACTGGATTAACCGATGGGCTAAAAGTAACAGCACCTGTTGTATTATCAATAGTTACTATAGTAACTATTTCTCCTGTTGATCTGTTTCTAATAAAATCTCCAGGAGAACCAGTACCTACAGGGATTGGAGTTAACGATACAGTTGTTGACGTTGGAGGAGGTGCTGCAGATACGGATGATACAAAAGGAACTTCTTTTCTAACGGAATAAGTATGCGCATTTGTCCAAGTTGGAACAGGTCCTGATGATATTAGTGCTTCTGCGCGCTGAGAACTATATGTTGAAATCATTTTATTTTCATTTAAGGTTTCATTATAAAGGAGAAGGCCAGATAAAGCATTATGTTCCATAGTTTTTGGTATAAAAACAGAAAATATATTGCTTCCTGAAGATGTTAAAAGACCGTTAAATGTTATTGTAACTGAGGATCCTATTGTTGGTAATGTTGATGGTAAATTTTCAAATCTGAATAATCCCAGATTGTTGCCCAAAAAAACATATTCGATTATATGAGCCCACGTTCCTGTAGAAAATACACTAATTAATCCACGATAATAATTATATTGATTATTAAACGCTGATGTAAATGTTATAATAATTTCATTATCGTTAATTGAAGAAATTGTTCCTGTAACATTAATGTCTAATCCGGTCCACTCTAATAATATCTGACCGGTATTTAAAGAATTAATAGATCCTAAATTTATAGGTAACTGATTTGTAACAGGATCAAAAGCCTCTATGCCATTATTTTTTTGACCTGTGTTATTTAAAGTAACTTCAAACAGAAATGGATTTTTAGCAATACTTCTATTTCTGTTCAAAGACGTTAATTCTAACGGTATGACGTCTGAGTCTAATACCGATTTAAGTTCGTTTCTTATTGTATTTAGTTTTGGAAAGGTATTCATGTTTATTTAAGGAAAATTCGTTTCAACTACATTAAAATGTCACCTTATAGCTACTAATAATACTTTATAATACTAAAAAAGAGGTAGATTGTTAATAAGCCAAAAGGCAGGAACTAAACACAACCATAACTAACTAAAAATAAAAATGGAGAGGAGAATCATAAAGGAGAATAATATTAATACACACAAACCAAACCACACCTTAAACTAAATTACCTTAGACGAAATTATCTTAAACTTCTAAATTATCTTAAACTTCTAAATTATTATAATATTTATTTCGAAGTTTAATACAAATAGTTCCAATACAATTTTGTCCTAAGCGGCATTGAAGTTGTCTAAAACCGGTTTGTAATAATTGTTGTTTGCAAGAAGGATGTTGTTGAAATTTATTATCCAAAACAAATTCTACGCAACGTATAAAATAATCAGATTTGCCAGAAGAATTATGCAATAAATAATATACAGCATCGGATGCTGATTTAAATACTGTTTCGGTTTTACCACAAACAATTATAACTTGATGATGAGAATATGGAGAAAGTAAAGAATCGTTATTTATATTTTGGGATCCAAAAAGATAATGCAAAAAATTGCATTGAGCTTTGGTTTGAGGATGAGAAAGTGTGGTTTCTTTTATAGCTTTTTCTGGACTTATTTCATCCATAACACAAAGAAGAGTTGCAGCTATTAAACCACTACGTCCGTGACCACCTTTACAATGGATGTATAATTTTTCACAATCTGTTAATCCACTAATTATATTAACCAGTTTGTTTATAAATTTGACAAATTCGATTATGTTCTCTGGAACTCTTTGATCCATTATAGGAAACGTGATGTATTTTTCCTTATTTTGAATTATGTACGGTGTAGTTCTTTTTTCATTTCCTAAAGTCAAATCTACAAACCATTCAACACCTATACTTTCTAATAAATACACCTGCTCTTGTGTTGGATAACCTCCAAACAATGCTTTTTTATCAGATAAGGATCCTAAAGTTGGTCTAGGATAAAAATACGAACACGTTTTCCCCATTAATTCATCCATTTTTTAATATTTTAATTGTACCTTAAAAAAAATTATTTTGAATTCATTATTAAATGTTGTAAATTCTTCTATTACTAATTTGTATGTTTATTTTCCAAATACTTGGAATTCAATTTACCTGGATCGTGACCTATTTTTTATTTTTACGAAATCCATTAATTGGCAAATTAATGGATATTTTTTCAAGGTGATTTCAAGGTTAATGACCTTTCCAACATAAATAAAAATTTAAGTGCACCTTCGAATTAATTGGTTCCGGAAGCACAAGTTCTTCTCCGTTTTATAAAAATTATAAAGGTTATTAATAACCTTTATAACTTAATTAATAATCACAGTAGTGCTGTGATTTAATCAAAAGATGGGGGAGGTGTGCCATTATAGGCGTTATCAAAATTTAAATAACAAACTCTTTTTGACACCGCCTTTCCAACACTGTGTTGAGAAATACTTCCTTCTTCTTGTTGAGGAGTTCCTATGATTTCATATGCCTTAATACTTACTTCTTTTACAAATTGTCTTAAATTATCTTCTGTATAATTTCCACCAAACTCCTTAAAAGGAGTTCCATTAATATAAAAAAGAATTAATGGTACATATCTTATTGGTGTTGTTGTTTGTTGTGATAATTCTGCAAGTTCAGGTTGTAATGAAACATTAACAGTTCCAATTTGGCAATTGGGAATTGTTCCAACTAATTTTTTAAAAATAGGTTTCAATTCTTGACAATATGTACAATTATTTCCTGAAAACATTATAAGCGAAAAACTATTTGTAATTCTATTTTTAAGAATTTTTTTCTTTTCTTGGTTGTTAGATGGAGGTGGCTGACTTAAAATAAAATCAGCCTTATCTAAATATAGCATGAAAGACATTTATTACATTTAATAAAATATACCTTTCTTTTAAACATCTTTCTTTTATATTTAAAAATGCCAAGTAGAAAATACAAAATATATGATGATGATGTAATGGTATGTGATACAAAATGGATAAATTTATCAGGTAATCATATGACAATGTGTGAATGTTTAAGTTGTAGGTTAAAATTATATATATCTTTTACAAAAAATCCATTAACAAAATTTATTATTTTTCATCCTTCTAGAAATAGATTCATATACCAGTCTGCATTTATTTTTGTTGGATTAGATGAAAACAATAGTATTGGATGCATTTTAATGTCATACAAATTAAAAGAAGGCCTAGAAACATTTAAAAATAAATATCCAGAGTTATGTTATGAAAATAAGAAATATGAAAATAAGAAATATGAAAATATAGAAAAATACTTGGAAAAATGCCTTACTGTTAAACCACAAAAAAAAAGAAAAATTTATTATAGATTATAATGTTGTGTTTGTGTAGAGATTGTTTGTAGAGATTGTTTGTATTGATAGTATTGTATAAATATAATGAGAACTTCTCATTATATTTAAAGTTATATAAAAAGATTGTTAATTTTGATAAAGTTATTTTTACAAATTGGACATGTCTGTAATTTAAAAACACATTCATAACACGAAGAATGACCACAAGGAATTAAAACTTTCGTAATTTTATTTGTAAAACAAATTTTGCATGTTAAAACATCACAATCAGATGTTGTAGAATTTTGATCCAAATCTTGGTTGTGATCCAAATCTTGGTTGTGATCCAAATCTTGGTTGATATTGTTTGTAATGGGGTTCTGAAAACAAGATTCTGAATGGTTTTTAACGAAGTTATCAAATTCTATTGATTTTACAAATAAGCAATTAATTTTTAAATCTTGTGTATGTTTTTTATGTTCTTCAAATGGATTATCTGATCTTTTCCATTCTTTTAATTTAAGATCACAATAAAAACATTGTACCTGGTCACCAATATTTAAATATATAAATCCTGCTCTAGACAACTGTTCTTTTGAAGGTAATAATTGTATTGGCCAATTTTGAAATGAATTTAATCTTTCATCATATGATGCAAATGGTAAATTTTTAATAATTTTATCTCCTCCATCGTTTTCTCCATCGTTTTCTTGGGAAAATTCTTCATTATCACTATTATAAATTCCACATGTATCCATATTGTATCATGTATTATTAATTTTGAATTCTATTTAAAATAGGTCTTTCATTTTTAAAGTTTAAATTAAAACTTTTTTAAATCCTCTTTTTGTAAATTTCTTAACAGTTTTAGTTTGTGTAGAAACATCAACTTTAGTTGCTATTAACTTTGATTTATTAGGAATTTCATTTCTAATCTTTGCTAATCGTTTTTCCAATTCTAAATTTTTATTATATGTTGCGTTTGATAAAGACAACTGTTCTTGTACATTCCATACGTTTGTTAATTTTTTGAAAGACATTTATTATATTATTGATAAATTTAAAGGTTAAAAAACCTTTAAATTTAAAATTTTAGAATAAAGGCATGCCATTTTCTTCGTTATTTTCCAAATTAAATTCTTCCAACGTTTCTTTTAGTTTAAGTTTAGTACAAATGAATGTGTTCATATCTCCTTTTGCATGTTGTACAAATAATTTCATAAATTTTTTTTTGTCTATGTTAACATTTTTATTAGAGTGAGTTTGTGAAAACCATAAAAGAAAATCTTGATAATACAATTTAATATTAATAGTATCATTATCATCATCTGAGATTTCAAACTTATCATTAAAGTAATCTGCAATAGCATTTCCTTGTGCTTTGTACAATTCTGTAGCTTCATTAACTTTAGCAGGTATTTTAATTTTAAAACTTTTGCCATTTAACCTTGCATCTCGTCTAGCTTGTTCTTTTTTAATGAATACTTGAATTAAGTACCAAGCAAACGCTTCCCCCAATTCTCTAATTGTTTCTTTTTCACAAAAAGAAGTATCTTTTAAAAAAATTTTATCTCTTTTTTGTTCCTCTAAAGATATATCATCAATACTATCTTTAAAGGTTGATTCGAATGGAATAACTCTAATTCTATTCCAAGTTGCATTGTCAGGATTTCTTATATTTGGGATAGTATTACAAATAAAAATTAATTTAAAAAACGGATCTATATCAATCACGTCTTTACCTTTTTGTTGAATATCTCTTGCATATAAATTATCAATACCTCCAGTTAAATTTTTAATTACTCCAGCATTTACAGTTTCATCTGGAGCAAATTCATCTACAACAGCCCATCTAACACCACGTTGAGCACGAGTTAGTTCTGGAAAACATGCTCCTGCTTTAGGAGGATCTCCAGTAACCATTCCTTTTGGAAATTTCACTGAAAGTTTTCCAAATTTGTTTTCTATAATTTTATTTGTAACAGATTTGCCATTATCTCCCTCTCCAGTCCATATTTGTAAAATTTTATCTCTATTTCCTCCTATATACATTTCACAATTTTCAAGCATAAAATACTCAAACAGTTCTTCATCTGGAAATATTTTTTTAAAAAAATTTAACATCTTGATCACTTTAGGATTTTCCATTGTTAATGTTATATCATATGGAATAGTCATTTGACGTGTTATATAATCTTCAGGTAAACCTTGTCTAAAGGTAAACAAAGATAAATCATATACTCCATTTGTAAAAGCAATTAATTGCTTATTTTGATCCATTTTATCATTTAAATTATCAATTCCAATCATATCTTCTATGACTTTCATTAAACTCATTTGCGGACCATTGTTTTGACATTTTTTTGCTAAATCGTTGATGAGCTTAATTTTACTATTGACCAATTTAGTTATTTCCGCCGTCGTTTTTCCTCCGGAAGTTGATGCACTATCGTCGTCATCAAACCCAAAACCAGAATCAGATGGCTCATACCCTTCGTCATCATTTTGTAATGTTTTGGTTATGTATTTTAAAGCAGGAATTAAGTTTAAATATGATCTAGATAAAGATACTAAAGATGGTCTCATATGTCTACCCACAGATTCTAATGATGACCAAATAGTTCCATTAAATTTAAACCATCCCAGATTTCCGTTTAAATACTCATCTTCGTGTTGAGATACAAACATTTCAGCTATTTCTGTATCGAAAACAGGCACTTTTAATTTTTTAATACTTTCAACATCTAAATTTTGGTGCGAAGTCCAATTTTCAATGTTCATTTGTTCAGCTAATAAATATTTTTCTAAAGCAACAGGGTTATCTGATTTAGCCATAAAAATTAAAGATCCCATGGTTCTTGCATTAAGAGGTCTATTTTTTTTCTTCATTTCTGCCCATTCTAAATCACATCTACTTTCATCATACTTTGTACTTTGAGAAGAAAACATTTTCCAAGCCTCAAGAGCTTCTTCTTCGCAATCTCTTCCTGTTCCAATATTAAATAAAGTAATTCCAACTGTCCACCATTGATTGTAATCATCAGCTCTCGAAACAGATAAAAACGACGTAAGCTTTTTCATTTTCTCTATTTCTCTGGACGACATACGTCCCTCTTTTTCACGATTGTTGTTAACGACTGGAAGTAATGCATCACATAATTTGACAGGGGCTTCTTTAAAGTAAAATAGTTTATTGGATATTATTGAAGGTTTGGGATTAATTGATAACAACATTGGCAATTCAAATTCTACATTTGTATCAGTTATGGGAGATCCGTCAATACAGGTTTCGCTTTTAAAACATTTTGAAATAGAAATTTCTTGTTGATTATGATCCAAAATTTTTGATATTTTATATGGTTTGTTTAATCCTTCTTTAGAACTTCCATACATTAACCAGTATTTTGAAGAAATATCATCTATAAGTGATGAAGGCATTATTTGATTATCCATTGAATTAATAAAATCTTGGAAAACATTTTCTTGGTCAATCATTGTTTTAACCACAGGCATAAAAGAGTTTTTAATATCTTTCTTAGGCAAAAAGAGGTGAGGAAAATGAAGATGTATACCTTTTTTTACAATATATTTATCTTCGCTTTCGTTAATTCTTTCAATAAAAATATCTTTTTCTAAAACAACACACCTTAAATTCTTATTAGTTAATTTTTTGGCATGCCTGTTAACATTCTCAGACACAGCATTTTGAAAAATTTTCACAACATTTATTATATCTTCATCGTTATAAAAATCATTAGACCCATAATTTGGATAACCATTAACTTCTTTTTTCAGATCAATATCTACTAACAATGGTACATATTCTCCAGGTTTTTCTGCTAAAGATAATTTTTGACCATTTTTTAAAGCTAATCCATAAACATTATAAAATTCTTGACTTTTATTTAAAGAAAGATACCAAGTACCCTTGGTATCTCCCATAGAAACATGAGTATGTTCTCCATTAATATTTTTTGCAGGTGTTAACACTTTAAATACATCTGTCATTGTTTAACTATAATAGTGTTCTTTTATATTCATTAATTTTTTAAACTTTTCTTATAAATAAGGGTTCAATTTTAACAATAAAAATTTTAATGGATAATATCCATTAAAATTTTATATACAATATATTTTATATACAATATATTTTATATACAATATTTTTTATTACAATATTTTTTATATACAATATATGTATTGTTGTTGGCAGAAATTTTTTTATCTTTGAATGTACTTTCTAAAACAAATTTTAATTGAGTTGAAATTTCAACTCTGTCTTCAGCTTTAATTTCAAACAATCCTTCGTCATCTGTCCAATTGAGTATGTTTAATATTGTTTTTTTAAAAAATGTTAAATCTGTACACGGTTTTATACTATAATTAAGTGTATCTGACGTTGTTCTAAAATAATTTCTTGATATTTCTATTTGGTTGTTTTCACATAATTCTGGAATTACCCATGAATCATTTCCATGTTTACTTATTTCTTTTGAATAAAAAGTTGTTATAAAATTTATGGCATTCTCAAATTTAATAATATCATTATGAAATGACTCTTTTCGTAATGATGATTTTTCAGCAAATATACGGTAATCTTTCAAAGTATCTTTTAAACATTTAATTAACAATTGTGCAACCATATATAATTCAATTTTTGTTTTTGGTTGTGGTAAGGTACATTTATATAAATTTTGAGGTACATTCAAAAAAGATATATATACTTCTTGTATATTTTGTGCAAACGCTTCATCAAATATTTGTTTAGGATTATTAAAATCCATAATTAGACCTGTACGTTTTGAATCTAAACGAGATAACCCATATACAACTTTTTCTTTTTTAAATATCGAAGTAAAATATTTTATAAACTCAATTGGACTTTTTTCTAAATTTATGGTTTCGTGTGCTTTTATCAAATTTTCATATTTTTTATATTGATATATAAACGATAATGCTTCTTTTCTTGTTTTTAATTCAGTCGGGGAGAAAAAATTTAACATTTTAATTATTGATTGTTCATCATATTCTGTCTCGTCGTTTTCTCTCTGAGAAAACTTAGTGCCATTAACGGTTAACATATCTAAACACGAATATAGTATAATTGAAAAAACATCCTGACATTCAATCATATTAAACATATTTACAACACCATAATGTATAACGTTTCCAACACTAAGTTCATTAAAACAAAAATCCCCATAAGGACTAGTTGCTACATGAGATTTTCCATAATCAATAATAACAGGAACATGTTTTGTTATTATTTTATATATTCCAGAAAAAAGTGGATATTGAATAGTTATTGGTTCTTTTAAAGTTTGAATAATAATATTCCAAGGTGTTAAATCATTATGAATAAATCCACATTGTTCTTGTGCAAATTGTATTGACAAAATAATTTGAAAAAGAACTTCTAATACATTTTTAAAAGGTTTTCCAGAAGAAAAACCCAAATATGACATTTTATTTTTGATGGATGTAGAAAATGTTTCTCCTTCTATATATTCATTCAAAAGTGTACATTGTTCTACACCGTTTTCATTTAAACTTTTTTCAAATGCAAATGACCATGCAAAATTTGGTATTATTTTTAAAAGATTATTTATACAAGTATCTGATATAAAAGCTTCGTTTATATGTTCAATCATACCTTGAGCATCAGATGTTGATTTTTTAACTACATTTGAACCTGAAATACTATACAAATCAACAGTACTTTTTTTATTTTCAAACAATCGTTTTTCAAAAACACCTTTTAAATTAATAGTTGATCTTTTCATTTCCCAATCATTTTCTTGTTGATTTTCAGTGAAAACGCGAGACTCTTCATTTAATTTTTCATTTAATTTTCTTTCATTTTGATTGGCATTTTCTTTCAGATTGTCTTTTTCTTTGGGTATTGTAGGTTTAAACATATGTTTAAGAAACATACTATATCCCTTTGACCATCCATATGAACCTCTTAGAGATGTTCCAAGTATATTATATATTGGAATAGGTTTTGGAATTAAATATGGGGTGAGGAATGGAAATATAGGATTGATACTGTTATTCATCATGTTAAAAAGATATTTTGACTGAACTGAGTTTTGAATAAACAATGGATCAGTACCGTACACAATTTCATTAGTTGGAAAAGACAATTTTAATTTGACCATTAAATTTTGCATATAATCTAATATACTTTCTCTGGACAAATATGTTTGATAAAATTTTAAGGCTTCTTGAGAAATTTCTTTACATTTTTCATCATTATCACGACACCATTGAATTTTTTCTATTAAATCTGATAAGTCAGATTTAACAGGCACATAATGAATATAAGGTTTTAACAAATGAGAAAACCACATTTTCCATCCAAAAGTTTCGTTGGGTATTTTGCTCTTCACAAGTAAAATACAACACCCCATACTCATTTCTAAAGATAATCTAAAAGCAGAAACATGACCATCTATATTAATAATATATTTATATTTTGATTGTTCTTCTGGTGTTAAAGGTGAAACTTTAGGAGCTTCTTTTTCGATATTAATTGTTTGAAGATATTTTTCATTTAAAATTTTTCTTGGTCTTAGATTCCATTTAGTAATGCCTGCAGTAATTAAAGGAACATTATATTTATCTGGTTTGGAGTTATAACTTATTTTAGCAGCAACTAATCTTTGATTAAAAGTTTCTAAATTTGTATCAGAAGATACACCGCATCCAGTGCTCCCTCCTCTAAATACAGCTGTTGGTATACGTTTTTCCCAAGGAGTATTAAAATTATCTTTTGAATAATCTTTACATTGAGGTGGAAATGTTATTTTTTTAGGAAGGCTGTTTTCATTGTTTTCTTTATCACCAACATGAGTTTTTACACCTTCGGTGGAAGCTACTCTTGCCCAATCTTCATGAGTTGGTATAACTATATCAGCATACATATCAGAGGTGCACATACTTAAAATTGGACACATACCTTCTGAAATTAATTTTAGAGATTTGGAATCTAGAGAGTGATCTTTTCCAAAGATGTTATAATACGGTTCAGTTCCATTTTTTGTTAATAATGGAAAATCTCGTCTGTTTATAAATAATTCTATATCAGGAACTTCTCGTGTTGCGCATAATTCATCAAACATATGTCTTAATGTTACAACATTAGTATCCCCTTCTGATAAAGGATGTTCATATCTTATTAAACAATTATTAGAATACCATTGATTTGTGTATCTGGATACTTGGTCTGGTTTAAATTTATAATTTTTATTATTAGCAATAGCCGTTTGATTTGATACATGCCTCATAAAATCGATCATACTTTTGTATTTGCTGGGATCATATTTCATTAAATCTCCCCAATCATTTTTATAACCATGTTTTGAAAAAGGTAAAAATGTAACTACTTTATTATCAACTATTTTTACAAATATTCCCTTTTTAAATTTATTAAACATATAGTCAAAAGTATTTATTGTTGATGATGCATTTAAATTATACCCATTCCAAAATTCGGTTTCAAGACCTTCATTCGGAACGAATAAATTTGTCCAAATATTACCATCTAAAGATACTTTTTTATCTGGGTTTGTCCCATTTTTATAAGATCTTTTTCTTTCAAACTGATCTTCATCACCCGCAGTAAATAAAACCATTTTTGAAAAATCTCTATATCTCACATTTGGTACGGCCTCATTAGGCCAAATAGTTTTAGGATCTAAACAAGTCATTGTTTATTTCAACTCTTTAATTCATTTAAAATCAATTTTACCACGTTCAAATTTAACTTCTATTTATACGTATTAAAGTAAATTTTTTAATTTAAATTATTTTAATGGTTTTATACCATTAAAATAAAAATCTTATAACTAAGAATTTTAACAAACCATAGAACTATAGACCTATCTTTTTCTAAAAAATTATTTAATATTATCTTCAAAATTGCAATTTAGTTTATTAACAAGTCTAGCAATATTACAAACTTCTGGTTTACCATTAACCTTAACTAACTTGGATGGATCATATCCTAATTCACCATAAGCCATTTGAAATCTTCTACCCCTTGTATCTTGTACTGTTCCATCATATGCAACCTTAATATCTTCTGTTAGTTTGACATTTCTCCTCATAATATAGCCACTTGTTGCTGTTGACATTGCAGTATCACACACACCTTGTCTTCCTGCCATACAATGAAAAAAGAATTCTTTAGGATTAAGACCTTGTGCAAAAGATGAACTTATAAAGCCTTGAGATTCATATTCTTCAAGTAGATCATGAAAATGTTCTGTATCATTGTTTTCTTCTTTTAAAATATAGTGTGGTAAAGTTCTTTTGCCGTTACTTAATAATGGTTTTACTCTTTGCCCTTCGGTAATTTGTTGTCCTAAAAGACTTGTTATTTGAGCAATATTTAAATGATCTCCTTTACTTCCACTTTCAACTGTTGTCAAAAAATTATTTTGAGCATGAAGGTTAACATTATCTCTTTTTAAAGCATCTTTAGCTATTTTCATTCCAACATCTTTTGCGTTTGATAACGTTTGCATAATCTTTTGTTCTCTAATGAAAGGGTTTTGAGTAGTCATTTTTATTTTTTCAGACTCCATTAAACACTGTTCAACGGTTCCCAAAACTTCTTTTTGTTTAATACAATCTCCAGCATGAATTGAGAATGAAGATATCATTAACCAACGATTTGTTAAAAATTGTATGTTATTTAAAAAAGTGGCACATGTTTCCACACCATATTCTTTATACAATATTTTAATAAGAGAAGATTCAGTTGAAGATAAATATTTTTTTGTAAGACATCCATCATAAATAACTCCTCGATTTATTTTAAGGTCTTCTTCATTTATATACAAATCATTTGGAAACAAAAGAGATAATAGACCTTTACCATTTAAAACTGTTCCTGAAAACCCCAATTTTTTTAAAGTATTTGACACATCTTCCTTTCTTTTTAAAAAATAGTCAACCACATCTCCATTATATTCATCATTTTGTGTTAAAACCATTAAAATATCATTGAACTCTCCGTTTGTTAATGTGGCATCATTATTATTTTCCTTGCTCATAAGATATGCCCCGGTTAATGAATCTTGTACTATTGTTAAATTAGGCTTTCCAGATTGACAAGACATAATACATTGTTTTGGTGTAGATAATGTAAATAACTCAGCTTTACTTTCTTCTGATTGAGGCGCATGAGCATTCATTTCATCTCCATCAAAATCTGCATTATATGGTTTAGTGCATGCAAGATTAAATTTAAAGGTTTTTACATCCATAATTTTAACTCGAAGAGCCATCATTGATGCTTTATGTAAAGTAGGTTGTCTATTTAGCACTAGTATATCTCCATTTTGAAGATATCTATGAACAATCCACCCCTCTTCTAGTTTAATAAATTTTTTTGAAGGTAAAACAACCTTTTGTTGAAAATTGTTTCTAAATAAAATATCTCCTTCTTTAAGTACAAAATTTTTTGGATCTTTAATTACAATGGTTTCAAAAGTATCAAAATTATGTTTTTCTTCATAGTTATGTTTTTCTTCATGGTTATTTGTAATTTTGGGTCGTTTAATTATATCATCATGTTGCAGAGGTGTTCCATGATTATTAATGGCAGCGGCTAAATTAATTTTAATTTCTTGTCCAGATTCATTTTTTTTTACTAAACGAATAGCATTACCAGAATTAACTAATTTAGTCAATCTATCTATATTGTGTTTGTTAACAAAGTCAGGAAAAGTTAAAGATTGAGCAATTTCTTTTGGAACAATTACTTCATCAATTTTTAGTGTTGGATCTGGTCCTATAACAGTTCTAGCAGACATTTCACACCTTTTACCTAATAAATTGTTTCTTATTTGACCTTCTTTTCCAGTTAATCTTTCTCTTAAACCTTTGATGGCCCGTCCTGTAGTTGCATGAGTTGCTTTACCTTGAGAATTATTACAATAAGTTTCAATTCTAAATTTAAGATTGTTAACATATTTGACATATTTATCGTGTAACTTTAAATATTGATCTAAAGGTGTTATTTCTTCTTTGTTTATTTTTTTTTTAGTTTTTAATCCATTTTTAATTGGTTTTTTTAAAAAATCATCTATTTCCTTTTTTTGTTTTTCAACATTTGACAATAAAAGTATTTCTTTAACTTTTAGACATTCAGGGTATTGTTTTTCCATAGATTCTTTTTCTAATTTTATTGCTCCAATCATTGAATTATTTTTAACTATCTCCATTAATTGATAAGTTAAATCATCATCGTTTATATTTCCATCTTGAACTTCGTGAGGTCTACAACATGAAGGAATGACAGGAAAAACTTCTAAACAAAAATCTTTTGGATGGGATATTCCTAACATTTCTACATATTCTAACTTAATATTGTCGAATATTTTTTTAACCATTTCTGCAGAAACAATTTCTCTACTTTCGTTTAATTTTTTATCACGTGCTGTTTTTACGGCTCCACCTTGATAAGAAAAAGTTCTATAAATTGTTTTATATGTAATATCATTCAAAACTAGTTTATAATCGGCTCTTGGTGTTGTACAATGAACACAACGATCACATTTTTTTATTTTTTCTAAAACAGCATTAAATTTTTTTTCCTTTTCAAGTTTAAGAATATTGTTTAATTCTAAATGATCCTTTGTTAATAAAAATTCATTACATTTCCAGCAGAAAATTTTTAAAATATTAACAACATGGTTTATAAAAAGTGGATGAATTATAGGAACATTTAACTCAATATGTCCAAAATGTCCAGGACAATCCCATTCGTTTTGATGACATGTTTCACATGGCGCAGAACCAATAGGACCAGATTTTGGATCATGAACCGTTTCTAAAAGATTTGTGGACGATATCTTTGCAGTTTTAACTTCAAAGGAAGACATTTGACGAATATCCTCTGACGACATCATTCCAAAACTAATAGATTCTATTTCTTTAATTTCACTTTCCATATTATTATTTGCAGACATGTTATAGTATGCTTAATTATCTTTTAAATTTAAATTGGACAATTCAATTTCAAAGAGAAATTCTCTTTGAAATTTAATGTAGATGATTTGCCACTTTTGTGTTGCCCAAGGTGCACCATCGTGGAGGTTATCTACAAGCACCTCATAGTGTGTAGTGTGTGGTATGTGTGTATAGTGTGGTTTGTGTAGTGGTAATGTGGTTTGTGTAGTGGTAGTGAGTTTTTGTAGTGGTAGTGTGAGTAGTGTGGTAGTGGTATAAAGGTTAGTTTAATCTAAAAAATCTCAATTCTTTTTTTCGAATTGGATTTCTACAAATTGGACATACGTTTAATCTTTTAGCACAAGAACTACATGAAACATGAGTACAATTAAATACAGTATTGACTTTGACAATTAAACATACTGGGCAAAGAATATTTTCTGGAACATTATTATCGTCAATTGGAGGTTCTGTTTGAACAGGTTGAGATTCTTCTAAATTTAGAGCAGAAAAACATAGAAGCAGATTGTTAATTGCATCTTCGTGAACCCTAATTAAATTTTGTTCTCTATTTAAAGCTTCTCTACGTATTTCACGTTCACGATTAATAGCATTTTGTTGTATTTCATTTACTTTCTTTTTTGTTTCTTGTAATTCCTTTTTTAGCTGATTAACAGGTATGTCATCATCGCAAGTCAAATCTATACAATCTGATTCGTTAATAAAATCAATAAAATCTTTTTTTCTCATTTTAGAAATAACTCTGCCATGATAACCATTTCGAATCCCAAGACGAATTGCTCTCACTTTTAACTCGCTCTTAAGTAACTTTTCCATTGAAAGGTTGTTTGTGCTACTTTTTTAAAAACAACCTTTCAATTTACCCATTTCAATTATGACATCATAATTGTAACTGATGACGTAAGATATTTGACTTTTAACTCGATTAACAACCTTCAATTTACCACTGACATAGCTGATGACGTAACTGATGACGTAACTGATGACGTAACTGATGACGTAACTGATGACGTAACTGATGACGTAACTGATGAGATGATAGACTGGAAATTGAAGGTTCTATTTCACTTTTAAACCTAAAGTAATGCTGTTGATAAAGTGATACTGAATTAACCGCAACAAAGCCATGGCAGACGCTATGAATGAATTATGCAATTTGACTCAACATCTTCAAGTTGATGATGATCAGTTATCTAATCTTAAGTTAAAAAACGGATACTCATTATTTCCTCATCAAGAGAAAGTAATGTTATGGATGAAGTATAGAGAAAATTTAACAAAAAAAGAATGTAGGAAAGAAGGAGAAAAAACGTGGGGTGTTAGGGGTGGAATAATAAGTTTATGTATGGGTTTGGGAAAAACACTTACTGCTTTAGCATATTCTTTTCAAAACAAAGCTTCATTTCCTACTTTAGTAATTACATCAAAAACTGTTATGCATGAATGGAAAACAGAAGGTGTTGAAAAATTTTTTGATAGCGATAATATAAGAGTGTTATATCTTCATAGAGATTATATAAAAAATATTGATAAAATAAGTCGTGACGATATAATGACATATGACATTGTCATAACAACATATGACGTGTGCCTTTTTGCTTGTAAGAAAGGTAACTATTTTTTGCAGTGTTTCGAAATGGGAGAAGAACAATCTTTGATGAAAAATAAAATTGTAGCTATTCATACCAGAAAACGTAAAGATGCTAATCTTCCAAATTTGAAAGGTACAGCAGTTATTTATGGAACACCATGGGAACGTGTTATATGTGACGAATCACAAAAATTTGCAAATCCAAAAACAATGACTTATAAATGTATTATGGCTGTATACGGTAAATATAAATGGTGTTTAACAGGAACACCTATTCGAAATTATGAAACAGATATTTGGGCTCAATTAAGATTTTGTGGATACAAAGGTGTTGAAAGGTCACATGATTGGAATAGAAATGGTCAAGGATTGATTGCATTTAAAGATCATAATTTAATTTCTGCAATTTTTACTATGTCATATGATGATGCGCAAATGTCTCTTCCAGAAAAAACTGAAAACAATTTGACAGTTAAACTTGAAGGTCAACATAAAGAAATTTACGAAGGTATATTAACAGAGACGCGTGAAATGTACAAAAAAATGATGAACGACTTGTGTTCATTTACTTATGTTCTTGCAATGTTTACAAGATTACGACAATGTGCAATAGCTCCTTATCTTATAACACCTGATGCAAAAAGAAATTCAAAAGAAAAGAAGAATTGTTCTGAATGGTGTCTTGATAAATTTGGAGGAGCTGGAATCAAAAGTTCAAAAATTTTAAAAATTGTTGAGATTATCAAATCGGTTACTTTAAATGATAATCCAAATTGTAACTCAAATCCTAAAAGCTTACAATTACTTGCAAAGGAAAAAGCGTACTCTTGTTTTGGAAGTGATTACATAAAGTCATCTAATTTTGAAATAAGTCATCCTACAAAAATAATTGTTTTTTCGATGTTTACATCTTGCTTAGATTTATTAAGCGAAGCAATAAAAGAAGATTATCCAAATTTTAAATTTGTGCAAGTTGATGGCGATACAAAAAATAGATCTGAATTGTTTGATCAATTTAAAAATGACATTAACACACAAGGTTTATTTTTAACCTACAAAGTAGGTTCTGAAGGGTTAAATTTAACAGAAGCAACTCATTGTATATGTATAGAACCATGGTGGACAAATGCAGTTCACAACCAAGCCAAAGCAAGACTTTGGAGAACAGGTCAAACTAAACAGGTATATGTTCATAATGTAATAATTGAAGGATCTATTGAAGAAAAAATAGTTGAAATCTGTAAAGGAAAAGATGATATGGCAGCAAGTTACTTAGAAGGAAAAGAAAGAATAAAATCTCCTGTGAGGGCTCCAAAATTGGATAAGTTTACACTTGGAAAAATGTTAGGAATATAAAAAGGTAAATTATGGTAAGTAAGAAGGTAAGTATAAATTTTATTTTGAATCCATTAGGATTCAAAATAACTTAAAATAAATAACTTAAAATAATAATTTAACAAATTAAATGTGTGACAAAGAAATGTGTGACAAAGAAATGTGTGAAAAAAAAGAAGAAGTCGATGAAGATATATACATAGCATCTTTTGATATTGGAAAAGTAAATTTTGCATATTGCATAGAAAAATGTTTTTTAAAAGATATTAAAAAAAGGACAGAAACAACAATAGATGAAATGTGTTCTAAAGGAAAAATAGAAATTATAGATAACGTTAGACTTGTTTCTTTTCCAAAAAATATTGTTACAAGAAGAAGAGGTCCCAGAAAAGGAACAACTTATAAACCATCAGGGAAATATACTTTTGAAAGTCTTTTGTTGTTTTTAGAAGAACGAAAAACTTTTTGGAATAAATGTCATATATTTGTTATAGAACAACAAATGAGCCAAAACAAAGAAGGTCTTAAAATATCATATCATTTAGAGGCGTATTTTAAAACATGTTATGGAACATTTAAAGAAGTTGTTTTATTTCCTTCGTATCACAAAACACAAGTTTTTGAGGCTGAAAAATGGATTAATTTAGATCCGCTTACAAGAAAAACCGATAAATATGGAAAACCTTTTTATACCAAGATGTCATATAATAATAGAAAAAAATCATGTATATCCAAAGCTTTAGAAATTTTAGAACAAAGACATGATACAGATACTATATGGAAATTAGAAAGGTCTCAAAAAAAAGATGATATGTGTGATGTTATTTGTCAACTGCAAGCTTATAAATGGCTATATTTATTTGAAAAATAAGATATTTGACTACATAAGTCAAATATCTAAAAAAATTTATAATAAATAAAATAATGTTTTCAAATATTTCAAATCAAAAATTAGTATTATTCTTTACAATAATACTCATTGCTTTGTGTCCATTTGTATATTATTTATGGGACAATGAAATACTTGGTATTGGAAATTGGGGTAGAAAGAGAAAAGATACTTTTGAAGATAAAAATTGTAGTACAGAAATAGAACACGCAATTGAAGAACATAAACGAAAAAATAAGGAGAAAAAGGAAGCAAAAGAAAAAAGACTTGCCCCTGGACGTGTTAAAATATCAACTTATGATGTTAATAATGAAAATTATCTATTGGGGGATGTAAATGATGAACTTCAACCTAATATCCCTGGGTATTTAACAAAAGAAACTGCATATCCCTTTGATTGTGAACCAGATGATAGATCTAATCGTTGGCTTTAAATATTAATTGTTAAAAACAATTAATATTTCATTTAATTAAACTTTATGATAGAAGAATTCCAAGTATTTGGAAAATAAACATACAAATTAGTAATAGAAGAATTTACAACATTTAATAATGAATTCGGAATAGATTTAAATGGTGGTGACAATGGATGTTTAGGATTATAACGAATTGGTGGATTATAACGAATTGGTGGATTTGAATGACCAAACCTTGGTTGAATAGGAATTTTTTGTAAAGGATGCCTAGTTGTTGGACTATGTGTTGTTGGATTGCCAAATCTTGGTTGAATTATTGGTACTTGAGTTGTGGGAACTGGGAATCTTGGCACTGTTGTTAGTATAGGTTTTGTAACTGGGGGTTTTGTAACTGGGGGTTTTGTAACTGGGGGTGATAGTTTTGCCCATTTATTTTTAAGACCATAAAGCCATTCAATACCATTTTTATCATCTTGATTTACATTATCAACAGATGATGAATTCCAAGGAAACATTATAGATTTATTATCTGAGCTATGTCCAAGTCCAAAAGTATGACCAAGCTCGTGTAATAAAACCTGTTTTAGAGATGCAAAATCCCAATCTTCGTCATAATCTAAATGAACAACTCCTCTCATACTTCCAGAAGGAAAAAATGCATGAGCCAATATTCTCCCTTTTCCATCAAAATCCCAACCATCATTGTGTTTACCTTTAACAAAAGAGACTTTAATATCTGCATTTTCATCATAATATTCTTCTTTAAATGTTAATAGTGATACACTTTGCCACTGTTGTAGCGAATGATAAATAGCTGTACGAACATCTGTTGTATTTATTTTCATGGTTGTGTTTGGTTGAAAATGAGTAGAATTTAAATATACCCATGTCAAATTTTTATGTTTCCATGTTGTTCCTTGAACTGTGTATGCTTGAGTTTCCTCACGACCTTGGTCAAAAATTATCGTTTTTTTTCCTCATAAGAGTCTTCGTCAACATCGGCTGTTCCACAAATAGAACCAAAAATAATTTCTCTAACACCATTATCAACAATTCCTGTTTGAGGTAAACTGTAATCTTTTTGCAAGTTTAAAATTGCCCTCCTTTCTTTTCTCTTAAATCGAATCATTTGTTGAGCCTCTCCCGGAGTTAAAACGTGTAATGATTTTAAATTTTCCCATGTATTAAAATGTTCTTGGCGTAAATAATTTTTAGATACTAAATATTCAATTACTTTCTTTTCAACAGCAGTATCAACATCTGGTATAGGAGTATCACTAATTTTTATAGGTGTGTTGTTTTCAATTTCAGTATCTGTTGGGTTTCTATACGGTAACGTATACGGTTTACACTCCACTTCATTCATTATATATGTAAGATATGTTACTATATATAGTGTATATGCTAACATTTTTCGCATTTCTTATATATATAAAAGTATTTAACTTTAAAAAATAAAAATAAATTGTTTTAAAGTAACCATAAAAAAGATAAATAATAAAATGTCATGTAAAATTAATATAAATGAAATAGATCCTAGTGTTTTATCAAAATTAAAATCCAAAGCTGTTTTAAAAATTGATAATAATGGAAAACCAGACAATGTGATTTTAACACGTTTAATCAATGAAACAGCATATATTCCTTTTTCAATGGCTAAAAATTTTAACCTTTCTATTCCTCTTCGGAATAAATTTCCTGCTATTTCTACAAAATTTAAGGGAGAATTAAGAGATAATCAAATGATTGTAAGAAGAGAAGCAATAGATATATTAGAAAAAAATCATTCTGTAATTATATCTTGTTTTACAGGTTTTGGAAAAACGATCGGTGCAATAAATTTAGCTTGTAAATTAAGACTTAAAACATTAATAATAGTAACACGAGTTGTACTTATGAATCAATGGAAAGAATCTATTTTAAAATTTTGTGAAAGTGAAAACAAAACAATACCAATTGTAGAAATTATATCATCGAATTCTAAAGATGAATATGTTATGTGTAACTTTGCAATTATTAATGCTATTAATATTCCAAAGATGGAACAAGGTTTTTTAGAAAGTTTTGGCACTGTTATTGTAGATGAGGTTCATTTGGTTATGGCAAGAAAAACATTTAGAAGTTTGTTATATGTAACACCAAGATATTTAATTGCTTTAAGTGCAACATCATACAGATCCGATGGTTTAGATGCTTTATTTCCTATCTTCTTTGGAAAAGAAAAAATAATAAGAGAATTAAATAGAAAACATGTTATTTACAGAGTTGATACATTATTTAAACCACAAGTTAAATATGGAATTAATGGTAAAATGGATTGGAATGCTCTTTTAGAAGATCAAGCATCAAACGAAAATCGTAATAAATTAATTGTACAAGTTGTTAAAAATAATCCTGAAAGAACCTTTCTTATTTTAGTTAAAAGAATTAAACAAGGTGAATGGTTGGCAAAAGAAATAGAAAAGGAATGTTTTAATCGTGTGGATCATTTATTAAATAATTTATCCATAGACGATGAACAAAAAGAACCTAAACATGTTGCAACTCTTTTTGGTTCTAATCAGAAATTTGATAAAAATTGTAAAGTTTTGATAGGCACAAGTGCAAAAATAGGTACTGGTTTTGACTTTGATAAACTTGATACATTATTGTTAGCAGCGGATGTTGTAGAGTATTATATACAATTTATAGGAAGAATAATGAGAAAAGATGACGTCAATCCAATTATATTTGATTTGGTGGATAATAATAAAACTTTACAGAAACATTATTCTGAAAGATTAAAAGTTTATAAAAAACATGGAGGAATTGTTAAAAATTATAAACTATAAAATAAATGTCGATATTACTTAAAATTTTATTTAAATTGTTGTTATTGATCTTATCTATTACATTTGTAATAACAGATTGTTTGCCTAGAAGCTGTGCTTCTTTTGGTTGTTGTTCTGGAAATTGTGCAACCTGGTGTGATCAATGCGATATTAAATATTCATGTTAAAACTTTGATTATAAAGATGTTAATCTTTATAATTATGTTGTAAGAAAAAATACAGTAATCATCTTTTAAAATCAATTTTACAAGATTAAATAAATAATCATGGAAACAGAAACAAATTTTAAAATTTACAATCCATTACAACAACTTGAACAAGGTTCAATTGGTGGTGGAAGTGGATCAATTCCAGCAGGATCTGTAACCGGGGGAGCAGGGGGAAGTATTGCAAATGCAACTATTACTAATATAAATATCGCAGCAGGAACAATTACTGGAGGTTCTGGGGGTAATATTGCAGCAGGAACAATTACGGGTGGATCTGGAGGTAATATAGCTCCGAATACAATTACAGCTGGAGAATTAGCTGCTGGTGCTGCTGCTGCTAATATTAATTCTGGACCTGCAGGTGCAGTAAATGGCTCTAAAGTTTCTAAAGCTGATAATACTAACTTTGGAGTAATAGAATTTGATCCATCAGGAGATTTAACACAAACTGCAGCTGGATCTGGTATTGCAGTACTTAAAACAGGTGCTGCTGCAGCCAATATTAATGCAGGACCTGCTGGAGCTATTAATTCAAGTCAAATAGCTGGGGGACCATTTTTATCATCATCACCCGGATCTGTAACTGGAGGACCAGGTGGTAATATTGCGGCTGGTACAGTTACGGGAGGATCGGGAGGAGATTTAGCAGCTGGTACAGTAACCGGAGGTGCTGGAGGTAATATCGCAGCAGGAACAGTTACAGGTGGAGCAGGAGGTAATATAGCTGCAAATACAATTACAGCTGGAGAGTTGGCTGCTGGAGCAGCAGCTGCTAATATTAATTCTGGACCGGCGGGTGCGGTAAATGGTTCTCAAATTTCAAAAGCTGATAACACTAACTTTGGAGTAATAGAGTTTGATCCATCCGGAGATTTAAAACAAACTGCAGCTGGATCTGGTATTGCACTTGTTAAACAACCTGCTGCAGGAACATCTGTTACTATTGCTGGATTTGATTCATCTGGAACGTTTATAACAAGTAAAGTAGGTTCTATTGTAGCTGCTGCAGTACCAAATGGTACATCATTAAATTTTTATAACATTATGATTAGATACCCAACAGTGGCACCTATTAGCTTGCAAATAAGTGTTGCGGCAGTTGGTGCAGCACCACCTCCAGGTCCTGGTTTTATAGGTATTGGAGAACAAAGATGGATTGTAAATACAACTATAAATCCAAATCCACCTCCTCCAGCTAATCCAAATCCAGGAACAACTCCTTATTTGAGAACAGAAAGTAGAGTTACTCAAAATTCTGTTGCCGTTGGTACATTTAGTTATCTTAATGTAAACAATGTTGCCACGGGTGCTATATCTGCTTTAGCAACTCCTTGGGATAATTCAGAACAAACAGTACAAGGAGGTGCGTATGAAAGATATGAATTTTATATTAATGATGGTGTAGATGCTTCGGGTTATAGAGTTACTGCATTTTACTTTTCTCCAAGTTCTTTCATTACTATAGAAAGATTACAGGGTAATTAAAAAACTTTTAATGAAAAATTTTCATTAAAAGGAAAATTGAAAGATATTTTTAACCTTTTAAGTGAAATTTAATCATTGTATCTACAATGGAAATCGATAAAGTCTTTTGTGATACTATTATGTATCAAGATCTTGAGATTTTACAAGATTATTTGGATACATTTAAATTAGATCCGCAATTAACTTTGATTTTAAAAAAATATAAACATGCTTCACCATTTTGGAAATCAGACGAAAAATCTTTTTGGATTTTTGAAGGAATTTTACACGATGAAGCTGAAAGAGTCAAACAATTAAACGGCGTTAAAACTCGTAATAAAGTTGGTTTCATATACATTAAACAAATTTTTTATGACATTGTTGAATTATTACTTGAAGCTACCAATGATAAAAAAGCATCTTCTATAGATTCAAGATGCGTTGTTTGTTATGAAAATGAAATTTGTATAAAAATTCAACCATGTAATCATTTTGTTGTGTGCAAATCATGTTTCAATAGATTAAATACATGCCCAATGTGCAGATCTAAAATAAATAAATCTTAAATATTCCTATTAAAAAGTTGTGTGAGGAAAGTTGTGTGAGGTGTGAAGACTAACCTCGCTCGGCATTGGATTGAAAGAAGAAGTTTGGTGGTGTGAATGTTTGTGAATGATTTTGTGTGTGAAAGGGGTAACCCTTTCAAACACGATAAATTTGGACCTGCAAAAATTTTGTAAAAAATTCATTTACAATAAATGTTTCCTTTGTTCTAAATAAACATAAGAAAATGAAAAGAAATTTTCGTCCCAAACTTAAAAAACAAGTTGACAATACAAAAAAAGATACAATTGTTTTAAAACACGAAGAAGATAAACCTTTTGGACCTCTTCGAAATGATTATAAATCAGATTTGTATATTGATGGCAAAAGATGGAACAGTGTAGATAACTATGTATTCTCTAATTTATTACCATCAATTGACTTTAGAAAACAAACCATTGAACATTTAAACCCACACCAAGTTGAAAAAACATATTACGATGTCAAATTTGAAATTAACAAAAGTACATTATCATCCGCTATTAAAATTGGAATAGAATCTAAATTAATAGCCGATCCTCAATTTAGACAAGCTCTTCTTAATACAGCCGGAAGTTCCATTATGTATCTCTCCAAAAATAATTACCTTGGATACGGAAATGGTAAATGGTTTGTAAATACGTACGGAATATGGTTAGAACATTTTAGAACAGGAATGTTGTGGTCGATAGCTAGAACAGATAAACATCCAACTTTAAAAGATGACCAAATTTATGACTCTTATCTTGCAGAAAAAGGATTAAAATTAGCATTGCATTATGAAAATTTAGATAAATATCTCAAAATTGATGCTGATCTACAAGGAAATGGCATGGTTGAAATTATTAAAGCATTAATCAAAAAATCCGGAAGAGAGAAAATATTTGTGTTAGACAGAGAAACAGCTCTAGCTTTACAACGTAAAAGATATATTGAGCCAATTGTTAAAGCAACACAATTAATAAGATATATCTGAAAAACATACATAAGAGAGATTCGAAATAAAAATATTGAAAAAATGAAAGAAACCATTTTTGAAATATTTGTTGACGATCTTATGGATTCTAGTTATGATGAAGAAGATTTTGAACGTGGAGATGCCGGTATTGATGATAAAAAAGCTTTTATGAAAAATCAATTCAGAACAATTTCCCTTGCAGAGAAAAACTCTCTAGTTCAGAGAACAATGAAACTATATGAAGCAGGAGCTTTAAATAAACGAGTTATGGACAAAGCAACTCTTGTTGAACAAAATACGTACATTCCTTCACATAAAGAAATTGATAAATATGAAAACGATACTGTACCTATCCCCGTTGCAAAACCTAAAAATCCACATGTTGATGAACCTGCTTTTAATGTTAATGAAATTATGGGAAGAGCTGATAAATATATTGGAACTTTTAATCTTGGAATGGTATGGGTCTACCCTTATTTAGACGATCCTCCAATTAAATTTGGTACAAGAACATTAGAACATAAGTTTGAATATGATCTATTATCACCCGCAAACGATTCTACTATGCTTAATATTGAAAATAAATTATATCCATCTATAAGTCATTATTTAATTGTTCGTGTTGCACAAACAATGCCCGGTTTTGAAAACGTTGATAAAGCATATGGAGTTATTTCTGATGGACCAAATAGATTTTTTTCTGTAGCAGATTCAGAATCTAGATTGATGAATTTAGAGCAAACTGTGTTTTCCAAGGAAAAAACTTTCTTATTGCAAAAAGCAATAAGAAATAAGTTTGACCAGCGCAAATTCAAAGATATTTTAATTGCAACCGGAGACAAAGTATTAGTTTATGCGCCGTTAAAATTAACAGACGAGGCCCGTAGACTTAAATATCAAGGACTTGCTAAACCAATCAATATTGTTACAGAATCAAATGCTTATAGAAAAGAAACTACCAATTTTCTTGAAAAAATCAGACCCACTATCTTACCAGAAGATGTTATCTTTTCTAATAACAACGCCTTTAAAACATCTTTAGAATATGATGAATTTATGGAAATGTTTATGGTAGAAAAAGTAAAAGATATATCTTTTACAATAAAATGTGTTCAGGTGTTTTGTAAACATAAAGATTTGCCGTTTTCACTAACAAAATGTTTTGTTAAAAAAGTTTTAGAATCATTCTACGGAGAATGCACTCCTGTCAATTACATTAGCGGATCTGCTAAAAAACAATATCCGTACAGGTTTGAAGAAGCTCTATCTGCTCAATTTCAGATTCGATCTAGAAAAGAAACCTCTTTCTCAATGTCAACTAAAACCGCCAATCTTATTTTTAATAAAATTTTGGAAACACTATTCAATTTAGAAAATGTTATGAAAAATGGAGAATTACCACATATTGGCGGACAAAATGAAATACCCATGTATGCAACTTTATTTAAAATTGCATTAATGGACAGTCAATGGCTTTTATCAAAAAGAAATAATAAAGATTTAAAATTTGATACAAAAAGTAAAAATAATAATAACATTATATCTGCCATTATAAATGTGATTTCTATTTTACACATGGATCTTTCTGATAATAAAAAAGTGGGTAATTGTATATATGATTCTATCGACAATATTGTTGATGATGTAGATATTAAAATTGCAACTAGCATTTTAACAGGCAAAATACAACCTTTAGAAGAAATCACTGTTGCAAAATCAAAAGGAAGCTTGAGAGCCCAAATTATAGCAGAGGAAGAGATAAGATTCGGAGAAGAGATAGAAGCTGAGTTTAACGACGAAGAGGTTGTAGAAGAGGGAGATGTTATAGAAGAGGAAGAACTTGATGAAGAAGGTGGAGAAGAAGAGGAAGGTATAGATTATGCAGATGAGTTGCCTGAATTTGATGAAGAAGCATATTATGAAGGTGTTGTAAGAACAATAACTGGTCATTTTGAAAGTTTAGGTTTAGATGTAGAAAATGGAATTGAAGATAAAATACGAAAAGAAGCACAGAAAATTGAAAAAATTGGCAATAGGTTAAAAATCAATTTTTATGCCTAAATTAAAAATTTTAATGAAATATTTCATTAAAATTTAAACCATATATATTTACTTCTATATTTATACTATTTAAACATCTCGCTTTTCTTCATCTAGTGATTTAAAAATATTTATCATTTCCTTTTCTAACTTAAAAGAACAACCAACATTATTTCCTGCGTATATAAAATTGTTTTCCCATTCAGGTTTACCATCTATACGTTCTTTAAACCTTAAAAATAAATTTCTTGGATTGGGTTGACAAATTATATCAATTAATATGATCATATCTGGATATTTTTCTGATTGAAGTTTGGAAAGTCTTCCATTTACATATACACTTTGTCCACGAATAGCATAATATTGATATATTTCATTTGTAGAATTGTTTTTCTTAAATAAAACAAAACGTTCTCGTATAGATGCACGTTTTAAACGTGGAGCTCTATCTTCTACTGCTATGCCAAGTTTTTCAACTACAGAATCAAGTTTGTCATTCGTTTCTTCAATATTTTGTTTTAGATCTTCGTTCTGATCAATAAGAACATCTATTTTTTGAGTGTCTTCTTCTTTTTGTTCTTGAAGTTCTTTTAAATTATATCCAATACTTAAAAGAAGTTGTTCCTGTTTTATTGAACGTTCTTCTGATTGTTTTCTTTCAAGTCTCATTTCTTCCATCATTGTTTCTAGAGATGAAATTTGCATTTTATCAGCTCTTTCCCTAAACTTTAATGTGTAGAGTAAGTTTAATTTTAAAAGTTTTTCAAAACTTCTATAATATTTTCTAATTTTTCCGCTATTTTTTGTATTAAGCATTAAAATAGAATCTTTAAAATCATCTGAATTCATAATAATCCATTTGGATTGTGATACTACAGCATTGCTTAATAGTAATGAATCTTTTTGAATTTCAGGATATAAATGTTTTGTTGGATCGTTATTTGATAATTCTGTAAAATTAATATTTTTTCTTTTTAGTAATTTTTTAAAGGCTTTTCTTTGTTCACCAAATTCTCCTGTATATCCCATCCATTCTAATATATCTCTAGAGATATACAGTAATGAATTATCATACATTGTGTGCCAAAATTTATCTATCATAAAAGGATCAATATCAAAATTTGTTATTTCTACAAATTTTATTATATCTACAATTGTTAATGAATAATCTAATGCTTTTTGTAACATTGAAGATTCCAATTCTGATATGACTAAGTGTTCAAATTCTTTTTTAATAATTTCCATTTCTTCTTTATTTTTTCCTTTTAAAAGGAAAAAATAAATCGTATATCTTTTTTCAAACAACCTTATTTTTATCTTAATTTTTAAAAGCATCGGGGACAGTTGTCCCCGATGCTTTAGTATCGGGGACAACTGTCCCCGACAGATATTGTCCTTGTCTATCTTTTAAGATTTAGCAATAAAAGAAGATGTTATAGTTTCTATATTTAAAAAATATTGTTTAATGGTTAAACTATTTTTTGTATTTAACGATAAAACAATTTTTTAAAATTATATATATTTAAAATTATATATATTTAAAATTAACCACTTTGATTGTGAAATAACACCATTACTTAAATTTGCCATATCAACCTTAATTTCTGGGTAATTTTCACATTCAATATCATTACTTTTTAATTCTTCAAAATCAATATTATGTCTTTTTAATAATTTTTTAAAACTATCTCTTTGTTTTTTGTAATCACCTTCATAACCTATCCATTTTAATAATTTTTTACTAATATAAATTTTATGTTGACAAGTCATTTCGTTTAGAATGGTTCCAAAATTTTGTTCTTCTTCTATAAAAATATCAATTAATTCTTTTAATGAAATTGATGGGTTGGTTGTTATTTCTTTTAAAACATCTTCAGTTTTTACTATATTTGGTTCTATGGTTGTAAAAAAAGGAGTTTGTTTAGAAAGAACTACATTTGTTGGTTTATCATTAATTTCTAAATTTTTTAATTTGCCATGAAGAGTATTGAGAGTCCCGTAGTCCTTAATAAAATTTTGTTCTAAAAGATGCAAATCTAATATACTAATAATCTCTACTTCTTTTAATAATTTAATTACAAAATTATCTACACCATGTTTCTTCATATAAGTATGAAATAAACAAGAAGGTCGTTTTAAAGCATCGGCTTTATGCCTTCTAAATCTATTTTCAAGCGAATCAACAGTACTCCCAATATATACATGATTGTCAAAGTTGTTTTCAATTACGTAAATGTATCCTTTTCGCATTTTCTTTAGTTAATTTTAAATGATGAGAAAAAATAATTCATTTTCATTAGAAAAATTATAATAACATAAAATATAATGATAACAACAATCATTATATTTTAAAAAATGAAGAGAAAATGAAATTATTTAAAAGACAGACATTTCATGATAAAAGATAATGAAATATGTTGAGGATAAAGTATCCTAAATTTTTAAACTGCATAAAATATATACCTAAGGGATCTGATATATGTATTATAGAGGCTATAGAATCTCTTGCTTATGGGAATTCAGAATCTAAATATTTATCGACGATGTTGGAACAAAATGGAAATGATTACAAAAAATTAATAAATATTATTATTGAAAAATATGATTTACAAGTCATCGTTAAAAATAATAAATATGTTACAAACTATGAAGATGATGATACCAAAGAAGGAAAAAAGAAAAAGGCAATTAAAGATATAATGGTAGAAAATTATTTAATAAGAATGAAAGTTGAAAAAGGTCTTTCTATTAGTCAAATTAAAAAAATATTATTTAAAATCAATTTAAGATTATTTTTAAAAATGTTACCATTAAAAAATATTTTAATAGAAGATGGTGAAATAATTTCAATCTTAGATCCAATAATTGATGATTTAGACTAATTTTAAATAATGATAGACGGGGATTAATGAGAAAGAAAATTATTAATTGCTGTTTTGACATCAAATTCTACCTCTTCAATTGTATTAGATCCATCAATAATGGTAACAGTTGAAGGACTAAGAGTAGCTAAAGATGTAGCGTATTTATTTTCAAGTGATTTTAAATAATCAAAAGAGATATTTTGTTCTGCAAATCTATCCCTCTTTTTTATTCTTTCAAATGCCATTTCCGAATCAACCTTAATATAAATAAAATGATCAACTTGATAAGATAACCGTTCATATAAATTATTATATGTATCGATAGCCGATAAATCAAATAAATTATTTTCAATCATCAAAGATGTAAATATATTTTTAGACGTCCACGGACATCTTTCAACAACGACTGTTTCTTTACAATCTTTAAAAGATAAATATTGATCATATTGAGAAAATAATACTTGAAATTGAAAAGGAGTTGCGTATTTTTTCATATCATTGTATAAATTAGGAAGAAGTGTCCATTTATCTATTGGCTCTTCGTAACATTTATACAAGTTTTTCTTTAATCGATGAGTGACAGTCGACTTTCCAGCACCAATTATTCCATCAATACATATGATTGTCATTTTGGATTTATTTTACCAAATATGTCTTAAACTACTATTCAATTTTATAGTGAACGGCTACTAGCTGTTTGATTTTAACAGCTATTGGCTGTTAAAATCAAAAGTTCAATTACATAAAAGCTTTAAACCTGTCTGGTGCTTCTTTAATAATATTATGTTTTAGTGCAAGTGTTTCTAATGCCCTAGATGCTGCTTGTTCTTGAGCATCTCTTTTTAAAGTTCCAGTTCCAATTCCTAACAATTCTTTTAAATTACTATTAGGAGGGTATCGATAAATTTTTGAAGTATGTTTTCCATTTTTGTATTCGTCTTCGTATTTTACATCTCCGATAATACTTTTTTGTTCTGCTATTACTTCATTAAATCGTGTTTTAGCATCAACTAAATTTTCATATTTAAGAGAAATATTAATTCTGTCAAAGAGCGTTGTTAATATTCCATTAATTATGTTATATCCAACTCCAACATAAGTGTTGTTATTTCCTTGTTTTAAAGCAATGTCTTCAATAAAAGAATCAATTAACCATTCTGTTGCACCAAAGAATGATTCAAAAGTATCTTCTAACAAAGGTTTCTTTTTATTTGTTCTTTCATCATAAGTAGCTGTAATAAAACGCCACATATCTAAAGATTCGGATAACATCTGAAGTTGATTTTTAGAAGCATATTTTATTTTTAGTTTTGCAACAACATCAACACCATTTGGGTTTCTTAATTGTGGAAATCTTTTGTACATGTAGTTTACAATAAATTTGTTTACACTAACATCTCCTAGTTGTTCAAACATTTCATAGTTATTTTTATCGTCTGCTCCTCGACTTGTAAATGCAGTATTATAAGTATTTAACGACTCTGGTGTCGTTAAATATGGAATATATTCGTCAGACATTCCTAAAGAAAGAATTGATCTAATCATTTTTTTAAAATCTTGACCTCTATCTCCAAAATAAACCAGAGAAGGATCAAAATTTTCAATATTGTTTTCCATCTTTATTTAAATTACAAGTCTTATATTAATGTTTCATTTTTCTTAAAAGTTTTAAAACGTTTTAAATACAAGTGTAGGTATATACCTCCTACATTTAAACTTAAAGAAAGGTTTTAAAACTCAATGAGTTTTAAAACAAAAAAGATTTAGTAAAACATACTTACACTACCTTTTCTGCCAATTTTGTGTCCATATTTCTTGTACAAGAGCCAGAACAATAACAAAAGAATAGCAGCAACGATGGCGTAGATAATATATCTTTGGGAATCTGACAAAGCAGGGTCTAAGATATTAAAATCTTCTTTGTAATATGGTTGATAAGTATTAACGGCAGAAGATGAAACAGAATTGTTTCCGTTTCCGTACATTTCTTGGGGTTCTCCTTGACGTCTGTAGTACATTTTGTGATTATTTTATTTATTTGAGATTAATAAAAAAGTCATGAATATTAACGACTATAAAGACTCGATCATAGTGGGAGTATTATTTCTACTTTTTACTAGAGATTGGTTTGATGAATTAATCTTTGGAACATTTCCTTCGTTAAAAGGAATGCCATGGGTATTTTTAGCACTTAAAGTATTGGGTATAATGGTTTTGTTTTATCTTCTTGATGCTATTATCAATGTTAAATAAAATAAAAGTCGATGAATGGTTTTAAAATTTTTTATTAATAATAAAAGGGTTTAAAGATAATATTGCTTTTGACAAATTAATATAAAATATAATGAAATTCATAAAACTTTTTACTTTCTTAGTCTATTTATTTGTTACACTCACTAATGTGTTTGCGTTTCCCGATGGAATGATGTGTTTAAATTTAGATGGAAGCGTTGGTGGTTATGGATGTGTATTTAGACGAGTAGAAAGTCCTACTACTACAACAAAAAATTACTGTGATTATTATTATTGCGAAGATGATTAAGTATAGATAATTAAGTATTTCAAATCAAAATTTAATGGAACTTTCCATTAAATTTTTAAAAATTATCGTCCACTTCTAGCTTTTGCATCATTCAATTGAGCAATGGCTTTTTTAACATTACTTCTACACGTTGCTAACTGTGTATTTTTGTTTCTAAGTTTTGTTTCCTCTGCTTGAATTTGTTGTCTTAAACTAGCTAACTGATTATTACAACTATCTAAATCTGTATCCAATTGGATTGGTGCAGTTAATATCGGTTGATATGGGTAGGAATTTGTTTCATATGAATTTTGTTGATATGGGTATGACGAACTTGTTTTACCATTTTTAAATATTAACCATAGTATAGCTAAAAATGGTATAAAAATTATTAATGCCCATAAAAGTATTTGTTGATTATTATTCATTACGTTTTATTTATAAAAAGTGTTTTTGATAAATTAGAACTTAACTTCATTAATTAAGAAAAATCTACTGAAAAGTTAATTGATCAAGTTTTTGGCGTAGTTGTTGAACTTCTTTTTTACATTTGATTAATTTTTCTTTTTTTCCATTATTACTTTGATTATTATTTCTATCATTTCTAGATAACGTTATAAACAGTAATAAAATTAATACAATTATCGTAATTATTATTTCATTCATTTTATTTTAATTATATTTTTATGGTATTAGAAATGAATAGTTAAGACGGACAATAATTTTTAACAAATGGTTTTGTTTCATCGTATAATCCTAAAGAAGATGCGTGATCTAATAATTCTTTAAAGATATGTTGAAATTTTTGTGTATGTCCCAATTCATCACATAATACATGTGCAATTTCGTGAAGAGTTACAAAAATAAGGCTGTTGTAATCATAATAATTTGCATCTCCAGATTTCTTATCTTTAATACAAAGAAATATTTGTTTCTTATTAATTGTAAATGACTTTGGTCCTTCTTGAAGTTTAATTTCTGCCATTATATTTCTGTTATTTAACATAGATAAAATACCTGTAAATTTTTTTCTAGTCATATGCGGAGGAGGAAATAACATTTGTAATCTTTGTTTTAAATTTCCAATAATGTATCTTGACTGAGGTGATTCTTGAACTGTTTCTGGTGTCCATCTTTCTATAATAAATTGCTGGTTATTTACTTTTTGTTTTTTTGTTGTTTTATAAATTAAATATAAAGCTGCCGAAGCTAGCGTTGAAACAATTATAGCATCTTCTATCATTTATTTATTTTAATTTTTTTCTACAATTACAACCATTTTTACCCTAATTCTATTACACCATTTCTTTCTAAGTTAAAGAAAATTTTTGTTACTTTAAAGGAAAATTGAACTTATATTTTCAAGTTTTAAAAATAAGTAATCATAACAATGGTTAAACAAAGGAAAACTAAATACACATCATTGCCATTATCTTCTTTGTTTGAAGATGCTTCGTTGTCAACGAAATCGCCTAAACGTGAACCATCCCAAGAAAAAGAAATAAAAAAAGAAGAGATTATAAAAAAAAACAAACCGTGTAAATATGAAGAAGAATGTAAAAGAAGCGATTGCGTATTTTTACATCCTGGGGAAAAAATGCCAGAAAAGCCTAAGCCCAAAGAAACAGAGAGACGTAAAACTCGTATGTGTAAATATGTAAAAAAGTGCAACAAAGGAAAAAATTGTCCATTTGCACACGATGAATCTGAAATTTATATTCCCGAATGTAGATACGGATATAAATGTAAAAAACAAGGAAAAGATAACGAACCGGGAGAATGTAAATTTAGTCATCCGCCACCTCCACCACCCTCTCCACCCTCTCCACCACCTAAAGAAGAAATTAAAGAAGAAATATTTGAATTTGAAATTACAAATTTTCCAACAATGAATGGAGAAGAACCAGTAGCTTTAGAATCTTCTCCAACAATGGATTTTAGTTATTTAGCAGAAGAGGACTTTTTACAGAAATTTGAAGAAAAGAAAAGTTTGATAGAAGAATCTGAAAAACATAGAAAATGTACTATTAATGGATCTATTGACGATATGATGAAAATTTTTGAAACTATGGAAGGACAAGACATTTCGCAATATTATTTTAATTTCTAACTTTTTACTATCTTTCACTAATTCTTTTTAATTTTAATGACTAAAAGTCATTAAAATTAATTAAAATTAATTAACTATATCACAGAATTACTGCAAAAACACATAAATAATGGTTTTAAACATTAATTTTTAAACATTAAATAATATTTTATTTAATTTCCACGATTTGTTGCTAAAATCATCCAATAAAGGTTGTTCCGAAAAGCAAATTTTACTTTCGTCAACTTTCATACAATAATTTCTCACTCGTTTATTTGGAGGACCTAATTTAGGTACTACATTACCATATAACATATTAACTTTAAATGACCATTGATGAGTTCCTTCATCATCAGATACAGCAAAACATACCATATTTTCAACATTTGCACAAACTCTTGGTTTTCCAATTTCAAAAATCCACCAAGATCTAGGCATTTTAAAATACAAATCGGTCATTGTCCATGTTTCACTCAGAAGTTCAGGATTGGACAAAGGTGGTTCAGAAAAACATACGGTAGTAGCTTCTACATTCATACATCTATTGCTCCCTTCAACAAATCCATTTGGAATAATAATATTAGGTTCAACGTCTCCATAAGTAAATTGCATAACTGTTCTCCATTTATCCAATGTAGTATTTCCTGAATAGTTATTATTAAAACATAATTTGGGAATCATGGTGATACATTGTCTTTCTCCTAAAATATTTAGGAATTGACAACCTATTAGAAACACACTTACTATTAACTTCATTCTTTATTAAATTGTTGATTTTTTTAACCCATAAAAATTGGAAATTTGAACTAACAATCTTTTCTCTATAAAGAAAACAAACCATGACTGACTATAAGCACAAAATAAATGCTGAAGGTGAATATTTACCTTTTTATGGGTATACTTCCATTTCTATGTTATCATCTAACACTTCGTCTGTACAAGTTTTACAAAATATCGAACAACTTATTTCACAAACAATTATTGGTAAATATTATTCTCCATTACCTCATACAACTTATCATATGACATTATTCAATATTTATTGTATGGCTTCTTCACCAATTCCACCTGTTCAAAGGTGGACACTAGAAAATGAAGAGAATAAAATACCAGAAAAATTATGGTTATCGGAAGATGTTTTAAAAATAAAACATATAAAAGCACTTGATTGCTTACGAAAACTACCTTCTCATTTAAAAATTACAAATTTAGAATTTTACTACAAAAAAGGATTAGGAGTTTGGGTTACTTTAGATGAAGAATCGTTTAATGCTGTAACAAAATTACGAAAAGAATTTTCTGTAATTTATGAACACGATGATGCTAATTTAAAACTACATATTACATTTGCATATCTTTTTAAAGAACTTCCATTTAAAAATGGAACAAGAGAAGAAAAAAAAGCTTTAAAAACAGAACTTTTAAAATTAGTTAAAATGTTAAATACATTAAAATTATGGACATTAACAAATCATAATATTTATTTATACAATTCTATGACTAATTATTTTCCAATAGATTTTTTCTTTTCATCTTCTTTAGTATGAAATCCTTTAAAACTGAAGTTATTGAAGTATTAATGAAAGTATATGAATGATTATTAGAATGATTAATGACTAATTTTAATGACCGCAAGTCATTAAAATTAAGGTAAATTTTCTATTAAAATATTGAATTCGTTTTTTGAAACAAATTTAGTTAAAGTTGTTAAAATAAAATTTTTAATTCCAGTATGTATTTCTGAATCTTCGTGGTTTAGTATTATTTTTATTTCATCGTAGTCGTTATCATCTGGACGATGTCCTATCCAAAGTTCATATAAAAGTATACCTAAATTTTTAACAATTGTTTTCCAATCCTCGTCTTTAACAAAAGATGCATAATTAAAATTAGTTATCGAAGGGCTAAATGTATTCATATTAATTAAAATATTTGAACTGTTTAATTTGTGATGGAAAATACCATGGTTATACATTTCAATAGATGATATTACTACTGTTTTAAATATATTTAAAACAGTAGTTCCATAATCTTTTTGAGGACCTATTTTCATACCATATTTTGTTTCAATTAATTTTTGTAAAGTAATAGTTCTTCCTCTTGAAATGTGGTAAACAAAAAAGACATGATTTGCAGATTCTAAATAATCAACAAGTTGATGAATGCCTTCAATATCATTCGCAACAAAATTATAATATGCTTCGGAAGCAACTTCGACATTTCTCATATTATTTGTAGAAATAATATATTTTTTGGGAATTATTTTAATTAGTCTATTTCCATACTCTCCTTTTGAAATTTTTTTGACATCTTGACATGTAAATATTTTTTCAGTTTTTCGTCCAGACATAAATGGATATATTAATGTTTTTAATTTATAACAATCACCAAATTTACAAATCGTTGACGAATCCTGATTCATATGTTCTAAATTTGAAAATAAACTTCTTACAAAAGTACTTTTCATTTTATTTTATTTACTTTGGTTTTTAACTTCAATTATTTATAATTTTTAATGGTTATCTAACCATTAAAATTATAAATTTTAAAAATAACTATTGGTACTGTTTAACCATCGTTCAAATTGTGCTAATTGTTTTATAAAACCAGCATTTGGAAAAATTATGGATCTTTTTTTTTTAACAAAATTAAAGGCGTCTTGCAAACTATATCTTTTTGATCTCATTATGTATGCGATGACAACAGTTGCACTTCTAGATATACCAGCTTGGCAATGTACTAAAACTTTATTTCCGTTTTCAATACTGTCGTGAATAAGCGTTGTAACTTTTTGAAGATGAGAATATAAATCTGAAGATTCTGAATCATCTATATTTATCCAAACGGTTGGTATGCCATATTGATTGTTAAATCTTGTAAGATTAATTATTTTATCAAATCCGTAGTTTGAGTGACGGATTCCATTTTGAATATTTCCTAAATATAAATTTTCTACTATTTTCGTAGGTTCCATTATCTTTCATTCTTTATTTACTAAATCTCTTTTTTTAAAGGGTCATTATTTCCTTTAAAAAAACAATTAGTATTTATTTACCTTTTTTTCTTTTTTCGAATCTATAATTTTTAATGTATCTTCTGTTTCTGTATGAATTTGGCTTATTGCATCTATAACATTTTTAGTCTTACTTTGTGCATCTTCTATACCACAATTTCTTAAAGCCTCACAAATTAATCTTTCTTTATCAGCCTTTTTAAAATAAACACGTTTTGGTTTAGGATGTATTGTTATTTTTAAACCTTTAAATTCAACTCCTTCTTGATCTCTTTGTTTTAAATCTTCCAAGATTGCTGTTTTAAATGTATCGATTTCATCTTTAATTTTTTTTTGTTCTCTTTTAATAGTTTTTGCCTCTTTTTGTAGGGCAGTTTGAACTTTTATTGCTTCGTATAAACCATTTAAATTACCTCTAAAACTAGTTAAATCTGTACCCATTTTATCTGTCATTTTATTTTAATTTTGATCTATTTAACTGATTTGAATTGCTACTTACAGTCTAAAAAAATTTATAGACTGAAATGTTTTTCTACAAATTGGACAAACATTTATTTTTTTAACGCAGTTGCTGCATAAAACATGTGTACATTCTAAAACCGTATTAACTTTTGCAATTAAACATATGGGACATAAAACATTTTTTTTTACATTTTCAATTTCAATTGGAGGAATTTTTGGAGAAACTTCTATCGGAGGAACTTGATTCTTTTTTACATTAATTGTAACATTGTCTTCTTCGATTATTATTTGAATTGTTGCCATATTAGGATTTACATAAATTTTGACGAAATGATTAATTTAATATTTATAAAAAAATTATAAATAAAAAATGTTTAAGTTTATTTTATTGTGCTTTTGCATTAACTTTGCATTTTCTTCTCCTGTAATTCAATTTTTTATAGAAGATGAAATAAAATTAGAACAACCACAACCAATTATTATTACTTCCAAAAATAAAAATTTACCTCAAATTCTTTTTAAAAATACATATGATAACAATAATATAGAAAACGTTGGAGGTTCATGTTATTGCACCAATTACATGGGTGCAATAGATCAGGGTATAACACAAATGTGTTGTTCAAGTTCAGGAGGCAAAATGAGTGGAAATATTTGTATTTCAAATTGGAGTAGTTCTGGTTTTGGAAATTGTTGTAAGGCTACTGGGGCATATTACGGAGGTTGTTTTTAATTTTTTATATTTTTTATGGAATTTTTATGGCATTAATGCCATAAAAATTAATTGTCTAATTTTTCTTTATTGTATGTTTTAATTGTAATGATTTGGTCAAATAAATAAAGAATAAATAGAAATGGGAGCTTCGATATCTAGCAATGTTACAAAATTAGTAACAGATGCAATTGTAAGAACTTCAAACGAGGTAGTTCAAACAGCTCATGCTACTAATAATCAAAGTATTGTTTTTGATGTTAAAAATACTTCAGGAGATGTTGTTATTAGCGGAAATACAATTAGACAAACTGCAACAATAAATATGGTAGGACTTTCTCAAGCTTTGAATAACTCAGATAATAATATTAAGCTTGATCAACAAATTGCTCAAATGGCTAAAGCTGTTATTTCAGGTTTAAATTTAGCTCAACTTGCAGATGCTAATAATACAGTAGATTCTTTAATCAAAACATGTATTGAAATTAAAAATGTTACTACTCAACAATGTATGATGAACACAAGTCAAAAAATTAATGTTTTAGTCGAAGGAACAAAAGGAAATGTTTCTATAGTCAATAATGAAATTTCTCAATTGGCGACTTCAATACAATCTTGCGTTGAAAAAGCAGCAAGTAACAACAAAAATTTGCAAGACATAACATCTTCAATACAACAAGCTGCAACATCAGAAGCTAAAGGACTATCATTGGCCATGATTGCTTTAATTATAGTTGCAATGGGTTTAACCGGAGTTGGAGGTGTTTATGCAGGTGGGAAAATAATTTTTCCTGCAGTTTTAATAGGTTCAATTGTTAGTTTTGTTTTATATTTTCAATGGACTGTGAGAGAAATATCTAGCTATTCATTTGTTCAAAATACCTTAAGTGAATCTGCAGATTGTTCAATACAAAAAAGTTCGGGGGAATCAGATAATATTGGTAGTGCTAAAAGTGCTTCTGAAAAATGTCAAAATGATAACACTTGTGTGGCATATGAATGGCAAAATGGTCAAGCAGTTTATTATAAAAATATGACCATTGGAAATTCTTGTAAAAGTTATTACTCTAATGGTGCTCACAAAGATACTTTACCTGTTATTAAAAAATTAATTTTTCAAAAAGGAGCTCGTAATCCTGTCAACACCGATGTTGCTAATGCATGGTTAAACACATTAGATGGGTCTTTTTGGGTAAATTCCGACCCAAATGTTTTAAAATATTTTGGTGGAAGATATGGTAGATTGCCTTATCAAACAAGATATTTATACGCTTCTGGTGGAACTTATGTAGGAGATGATGTTAACGGTGTTGGATGGAATCAACAAGGTTCTTTTGGAAAAAGAGCTAATAGAACAATAGATTGGGGAGATGGTCCACCATCTACAATAACATCTCAAGCAGAAGGTGATATTTGGGTTGATTACCACGACCCATCCTTATTAAAAGTTTATACATACATAGCTCAACAAGGGGGTGGGTTTATTTGGCAATCTGGACAAATAATTAAAGGTATTGGACCTATTGTCAATTCAAATGTTGAAAATTCAAAATCGGTTGGATTTGCTATTGAAAGTAAAAAACAATGGTTATTGTATTTAGCAATAGGTTTATTAATCGTAGGTGTTATCGGAATGGCTTTTTCAAGTGGTATGTTTTCTAAAAAAAATAATGGCAAAAGTAAACAATAATTCTTAAAATTTAATGGTAAAAACCATTAAATTTATTTAATTGTCTTTTAAGTAATTTTATAATATACATTAATAAGTGTAACTGTTAAATAATTTGTTAGAGAATAAAGATATGAGTAACCAAAATAAAGTTCTTTCTCTTGGATTATTGTTACTGGCTGCTGTTGCAGCTTGGTATCTCTGGAACAAAAAGAATAAAAAATCAGGTAGTCAATATGTACCTGCTTCTTCTATCGTCGAACCTTTCATGCCTTCTCTAACATATAAAGTTGATAAAGTATACGATGCATCTGCACCTTTTGGCGGACAAGGTAATGGAGATTTTATGTCTGTACCTGGAACATTCCAATCAATGGTTCCTCCTAGATTTGGAATGTTAGATGGAGCTGTTGTTTCTGTTCCAACTAAAAATGGATCTATTAACCCCGGAATCGCACCTTTGTATAATAATTTAGATCAAGATGCTATGGCATTCAACCCTTCATCACCTTTACAACAAGGTATTATGGACGATAATGGAGAAATGATTCAACCAGTTGTTTATGATAGGATTATGTATGCAAATAGAAGATCAAGGTTGTTAGAGGGATCAGATTTCATTAGAGGAGATTTGCCTATATTTCCTCAAAATTTGGGATGGTTTTCACCATCAGTTCAACCTCATATTGATCTTAGGAAAGGTATTGTAGATAATTATGATAAAGATACAGCTGATCAATTAAAATTATTACAAATGAAGAGTGAAGGTAGATTTGATAGAGCATTTGAAGGAGAAATGGTACCTCCAAATACGCTCATTCCAAGTTATGGAACTTTTATCAATCCAAGTGTTGGAGATGTAGAAATTGTTAATTTTGAATAAATTTTAATGGTTTTGTTACCATTAAAATTAAACATATTAAATATTTATTTAAACAATTTTAATTTAAAATAAACATGAATCAAAATCCTTTAACATCTGAACAATTAAATAATGCTTATTTTAATTTATTAACTCCGCAACAAAAACAAATGGTTGCAGATTTTGGTAAAAATATGTATAGCGATTTTACGAAGTATGAGGCTCCAAAAACTACTACTTCTACACCCCTTAATGATGAAGAAGAAATAGAATGGCTTGTAAGACAAATAATGTCGGGACTTCAACTCTGTGATATAAATGCTAAAGGTAAAAAATTATTACAAAAAAAATATGGAAAAACATGGAAAAGTAAATTATTTTAATTCCGAATAAGTAAAATTCTTACTTTTATGATTTACATCACAAATTCTATATAATTTATTATTATAATGGTTAAAAAACCATTATAATTTAATATTTAATTAAAGTAAAAAGTTTCATACTTTCTTCCATCCAAGCATTTTCTTTAATCCATTCTAAGTAACAAGGATAAAGGGGGTGATCACTTTCATTAATAATTACAATTAAAACATATAAAACCTTAAGAGCTTCTGTATCTTTAAAAATTAAAATATCATTCTTTTGTTCAAATTTAATATTTAAAAACGAATTTATATTTAAGTTTTTAAATAGTTGAAATAAACTTTTACAATTTAAATTACATTCTAAAGATTTGGTTATAGATGGATGAGAAATATAATTTATAGTTGTGCTCATTAATTTTAATATGGTATGCACTTGTTGTTTTTTATCATTTTTAACTTTTTCTTCTAAAGACATTTTCAATTTCTGTCATTTTTTCTTTAACTTCAAACAGAAATTGTCATATAATAAATGAAACTACTGTTAATATTTTTGTTCTCTACTTTTGTTACTGTTTATACAGCATCGTGTAGACAAAGATGTAATGATGTGTATAGTGGATCAGGAGGAACGTTAAAACATTTTTCTGATGGACCTCTTTGCAAATGTTCTTTAGCACCTATTTCTTCTATAAAGAGTGCTAGCGCATGTGATAGGCATTGTGAAACTTACCATCGTGTTGACTGTTTTTATTCACCTGCTTTGGGATGTATTACATATGCATATATTGATACTGAAGAAACGTATAAATAAATTTATCAAGAAGTTTTTTAAAATTTCGTTGTTTGTATTTATTTTCTCCTTCATATCCCAACCAGTTAAAAAAAAATGGGGTGCTCCCGAGGACACCCCTCTTTTTAGATTAGATATAAAGGTTCTGGAACCTTTATATCTACTTTTTTGACTTGACAAATCATCATGATTATTTTATAATTTATAAGCATCATCAATTCCAATTGGAATTGAATTATCGATAACAGTGGCATCGCTAAAATAAAAAATTTTTTTTGTACTTTTAGAAATCCTATTTAACATATTTTTTAATGTATTTGGATCAGAAAATAAATTATTAACATACACAAGTATAGTACCTGTTTCTCTTTCTTTGGATAACATTCCGTAACCTCCTGAAATTTGTATTATACATGTGTCTCTTAATAACTTACACAACGAATTCTTTCCATTTTTTAACTTGTTTTCATATTCTTTTGGTACAATTATGGTCATAATATCTACTTTTTCAGTTTGTTTTAAAATATTATGGATAATATTATCAACATTAGATTTTAATGGTATAATAATATGAATTTTTTGTTTAAATGTTTTAGGTACAAAAGAATAATTATTTATTAAATTTTTAGATAATGTGGATAATTCCTGATTTTTTTGATTAAGAGATGATGGAAAATAAATATACAAAAAAGCAATTAAAATAAGTAATAAAACCAAAATCATTCTTCTTTAATTATTGAAAACTCTTATATTGATAAAAAATATAAAGATCTATTAATCTTTATATTTTAATTAACATCATCAACACTTGGTTGATATGACCACCCAGTTATATCCAAAGATGACTTAGGATAACTTGAATTACTTTCATAAACAGTTTGATAATGACTGGGTTCATTTCTGTAAGGAGTAAAAGCTTCAACATCTTTGTTTAAAAACACACATCCTATAAGTATAGCTGATAAAATATATATAAAACAAAGCAATCCTTTCATTTATTAATTTTAATATTGTTTTTAAATCCATAAAATAATATTGGAAATTTGATATCATAAATTTCCAATATTTTTAAAAATAATAAAATGGATCCCATAAGATGCTTTTCTTGTAATAAAATAATGAAATCTCCTAATGAAAAAGGAATGGTATTTGTAAGAAACATGAAAAAAGAAGATAGAGAACAGTTTTTTAAAAAATTTAATTATACAAGACTTTGTTGTAAAAGAATGTATCTTTCTGCAGTTAATTTTCAAGATGAACTCTTTCAATATGAAAATGCAAGAAGTACTTTAAATGTTGACGGAACCATTACAAAACCTTTTTAAAATATTTTGATTTCTTAAATTTTTTAGTAAATTTTTTTTCTCACAAATAAATAAGAAATGCCTATCTGTGTATTAAGAAAATCACCTAAAAGACGTTCTCCTTCTCCGAAACGTAGGAGATCTCCTAAGCGACGATCTCCGCGACGTAGTCCTAGGAGATCTCCACGACGTAGTCCTCCACGACGCAGATCCCCAAGGAGATCTACTAGAAGATCCCCAAGGAGACGTTAATATCATATATCGAAAATTATTCTGGTTAATATTTTTAATAATTAATTTTTTATCATCAATAAATAGAAAATGCCACATTACGTTGTTGTAAAATCGCCCATGAGACGTCGTCGTTCTCCCCGTCGTCGTTCTCCAAGAGTATGTTATTCTCCTCGTAGAGTAGCATGCTCACCGCGTCGTCGTTCCCCTCGTCGTCGTTCCCCTCGTCGTCGTTCTCCGCGCAGATCCATCGTTGTATATTAGACGGTTTGCGTTTTTAAAGGTCTTTTGATCTTTAAAAACTAATTTTTTATTAGACGTGTACGTGATCAATCCAACAATAAGTGGAAGAAGTCAATTTAAGCTTAAACATTGCCATTTCTAAATCTTTTCAAGTATTTTAATTTAAAAGGTAAATTGAAATAGTCATACAAAAGAAAAAAGAAACAAAAAAGAAACATGGAACTTTATTGTAAATTAATTATGGTAACACAAAACAACAATAACAAATATTATGAAATGAAGTATGAGGGAGGAGATACATTTACAGTAATTTATGGAAGAGTAGATCAGAGTTCCACTGTAATATCCAAACCATTTAAAGAATGGGATAAGATAAAAAATTCTAAACTAAAAAAAGGATATAAAGATGTTTCATCTAAATCTGTTTCATCTGTTGAATCAAACGAAAGAGAAATTGAAAATAAAAGCATTAAGGAATTTATACATAAAATGAGAGCTTATACTAATTTGCTTGTTTCTAATACATACTCTGTTAATTCAAAAGAAGTTTCTTCATCTCAAATCTCAAATGCTCAAAAACTTTTAAATAAAATATCTTCCATGGATATGGATGAAAATGTAGATGAAATAAATGAACTTCTAATTCTACTTTACACATGTATTCCCAGAAAAATAAAAAATGTCAAGAAATGCATACTTCCTTACATTGATATTAAACAAACAATCATACAAGAACAAGATAACTTAGATGCGTTATCATCTCAATTAAAAAAAAATGTATCGCAGAATAACAAAATCAACAACATATTAAATGTTCATTTTTCTAAATTTTTAGAAGAAGCATCGTCTTCGTTTAACATTGACGTATGTAAACTAAAAAGTATTCTCAATGAAGACAAAACATTTTTAGAAATGATATGAATTACAATGGATAATTTAAAAGAAGAAGAAACAAACGAAATAAACTACATAATAGATCAATTGCAGAAATTAAATAAAAAATTTAAAATTTATACGGTTCAAAGATTTAAAGAAGAAGAACCGTTTAATAAATACATTTCGGAAAGTGTATCTAAGAAAACAAGACTTTTGATACATGGAACAAGATGCTCATCTGTTATTCCTATTTTGCAAACTGGTCTAAAAATACGACCATCAACATCCGTACACTTTAGTGGTAAAGTGTACGGAGAAGGTAATTATTTTTCTGAACATGTACAAAAATCTCTTAATTATACTGGATGGGACAATGATCAAATATTACTGATATACGAAGTTCATGTTGGCAATGAATATATTTATGAAGGATGGTATAACGGAGATAGAGGTATTAAATTAAATTACAATGAACTTTTACAAAATGGATATAATAGTACATATGTTAAGGCAGGTAATGGACTTCAAAATTCAGAAATAATATCATACAACGAAGATCAAAGTAAAATTAAATACATTATTCATATCACAAAATAAATCTCACAGAATAGAAGAAATTATTATTTTAAAGGTCTTTGATCTTTAAAACTATAATATTAGAATTTAATTTTTAATGAACTTATTCATTAAAAATTAAACCATACTTTTAAATAAGTATTCAGCTCTATCAGCCCTATCCATACTATTAACAGTATTGACAGTTTCCAAATCTTTTAAAACAAAAGAAGATGTAGTTTCATTGATTGAATTACAAACTACAAAATAATCTCCGCATTCTAGTTGATAATCGTTAGATATAAAAGGTTCTACAAGTTGATACATTTCCAACGAAGATTTCATTTCCATTTTTGAATATTCTTTTGTTTTTCGTGAAATACATTTTTGATTAAATTTATACATGATTCCTTCAAAACAGTCAGAAAGCTTTAAAATACTTTTATAAAACAATTCATAGTTTAAACCCGTTAATATAATATTATCTCCAACTTCATTCATGATTTTGTAAATAGTTTTTTGAAAATTTTGTAAGGTTTCCTGAAGTGAAACCGAGTTTTCTCGGAGAGAAAACGACGACGTGGGTGTATTATTACTACATAATACATCAGATCTTATTTTGTCAATGATATTTTTAAAAACAAAAATTTTCATATGAGATGACCCAATCCATTTTTCAATTTTTAACCATTCTTTAAAAAATATAGCAAGAGTTTCAACTAAATTTTCTGTATTTTTTTTCCTCAGAGGTAGTATTATCAAACTTCCTATCATATCAACCATTTCATAATCATATTTTTGAAAAAAACTTTCACGATTGATACTTTTTAAGTAATCGTCTACAAAAATTCTTATATGTCTAACTAGTTGTTTACTTACAGAAATATCTTTTGTTTCATCCCACCCTGTTTGTTTATCAATAGGCAACTTACTTATTAATTTATCAAATATTAAACTTTGAAATGCATCTTTTTTGTCTAAACCAAACTGATAACCACTGTAAGATAATCTTGTTAACATTGTTTTAAAATCTGTAAATTCGTCATATTGATGGTTCATATATCCCTTATTGTTATGATGAATACCTGTTAATAGAGGTCCGCCTATTAAATCTTCTGAAAAAGAAAAACCATAATCAATAATGATTGGATAATAACCATAAGTTGGTAATAATGCATAACAAATGCTATTATATTCAAAAACATAAAGCATAAAAGTTCTTTGCAAGCATTTACAAATTAAAACGTTATCAAAATGAAGATCGTTATGAATGAAAGATAATTTTTTCTGAGCAATTAATATTGCAATCATTAATTGATTTAGTAATGAATTTATAATTTTAAAATCAGAGGCTTTAATTTTTTGAATCTCTTCATTTAAAGTAACCCTTGTTTGACGTTTACCTTTAACGTTAATTGATATTAATTCAGCTAACGTCATATTTGAATTAATGTATTCAAATAATGCCATGTCTGAAAATGTTTTAGGTTTACTTTTTTTAGTTGTTAAACGCATTTTTTCACTACCAGATTTTTCTTCTATAAGAGTTACAAAAGGATTTTTTTGTCTAGGATCTGCTCTTACATTTTTAATGAGATCGTAAGGTTTCATAAAATTAGGTAAAAAAGGTGATAATTTATCTAAAGAAACAGATACCGCAAATTCATGTCTACAAAGATAGGGAGTTTCTGTTCCTATTTTATAAATAATATATCTTTCATTTTGATTATTATTTATTGTCATAAATTCTCTTGAGCTTATTTGTTCACATTCCTCATCAACGTAAATAGATTCATCACTTACGACACATTTTAAAATTCCTACAGAACCTTGTGATGTATTATCAATTATTTTTTTAAAAAATTTAAACGCTCTTAATCCATCTTTTATGACTATTTTTTTTAAAATATTGTATGATGGATAATCAACATAATCTGAATCGCTCATTTTAATAATCTATGATCACTATTTAAGTATTTTAAATAAATATCCAAAATAAAATATACAATAAATATATAACTTTTAATAAATGACTTCAAGCTTACCAGAATCAATAGATGGTTTATATAGATTTTCGTCGTCTCGGGGCTCAGTCGTTTCCACTCACTTGGGCGGTCGTTTCCCGTCCATAAATCCTGATACTTTGTGGTCTAAATTAAATGAATGTGACAAATGTGTTTTTTTTAGAAATATGGTTTCTAAATCTTTATACGCAACCGACTATAATAATGCAAACACTGATGTTAAAACTATTTTTGTTCCTAGAGATTCCAGAAATAATTTTTTTAACATTCAAAATGAAATAACCCCCAATGACTTTGTTTCATCGTTAACCATTCCAGGACAATTATTTATTATGCCAAAATCATCACCTATAAATATTAAAGTTCAAAATAAAAATAAAGAATATTTATCCATTAATATTAAAAATGTTAATAAAGGAGGACAAGCATTTGTACAAGTTTTAGATCGACTATGGATTATTGTTGTCCCTAATATCATGTGCACAAATGGTATTATTCATTTAATGGAAGAAGTTTATGCTTTTGATTAATTTAATTTTTTCATTATTTTTTTTATTATTTTTTCATTAAAATTTGATGGATCTTTCTTAAAGATTAAAATTTATAAATTATTACAATGGAAATAATAATAGCATTCTTTTTATATCTGAATGATAAACGAAAAAAAAGATTTCTCTTCAAGAAATCTAAAATACCTTTAATGATTATAACAAACAATGATATTGTTATGTGCCCAATTTGGTATAATTATCAGGTAAATACAGTATTTTTACCTTGTGCACATGTTGCTTGTTACTTATGCTCAAAAATAATTAAAAACTGTCATTTATGCAGACGAAAAATTCTCAAAACACAATTTTTTAAATTACCTTAAATTCTTCATCCATCGTCATAATATAAAGGTTTTTAACCTTTATATTTAAATTTTAAATTTTTACTTAAAAATTTAAAATTATACAGTAAAATCATGAGTGGAGGTTCTTTAATAAACTCTATAGCTATAAATACAAGAATTAAAAAAATAAAAAAAAGTTTATTACAAAATTACACTAAAGAAAAAACTGATATGATCAAAATATTATATCTACTATCAACACCAAAAATTGTTATAAAAAACAATGGTTGTTTTGAAAAGCATTATACAATATGTAATTTTATTTCAAAAAACCAACAAAATTTAAATGAAAATAATTTAAATTTTCATTTAAATGGATATGACAAATATGAATATTTGTCGAATAATGATAAAAATGCATGTACATGTATAAATATGGATTTTATTGTAGAACGTCTCATGATTTCTAGCGAACATATGACTGTATAGTGCCATATTTAGTTTTAATTAGTATTTGATCTAGTCATCTATTCCATAAATTTGATTTAAAGGTTCTAAAATAGATATAAAGAAAGTAAACATGAGCGATATAATAATTGACTTGTCTAGAGATAGTAAGTTTGACGAACTTGGTTTAAAACGTTTAAGGGAATCATATATGATGCGTGAAGAAACTTCTCCTCAAGAAAGATTTGCTTACGTATGTAAACAGGTTGGCACAGACAGAGATCATTCTCAAAGATTGTATGAATATACAAGTAAACATTGGTTATCTCTTTCTACACCTATACTTTCTTTTGGTAAAGCAAATCATGGTCTTCCAATTTCTTGTTATCTATCTTGGATAGAAGACACAAAAGAAGGATTAATAGATACTTTATCCGAAGTTAATCAGTTATCGATGTTAGGAGGAGGAGTAGGGGTGGGTGTAGGAATAAGAACATCAGATAATAAATCTACAGGAGTTATGTCTCATTTAAATACTTACGATGCTTGTTCATTAGCATACAAACAAGATGGGGTTCGTAGGGGTTCGTATGCTATGTATTTAAATAATAACCATCCAGATGTCTTGCAATTTATAGAGATGAGAAAACCAACAGGGGATCATAATATCAGATGCTTAAATTTACACCATGGATTAAATATTAGCGATGAATTTATGGAATTGATAGAAAAATGCGATGGAGGTGGAAATATTGATGATACATGGAATTTAATCGATCCTCATACTAAAAAAATAACAACTGTAGGAGCAAGAGATTTATGGCAAAGAATTTTAGAAACAAGAATGAAAACAGGAGAACCATATATTTGTTTTATCGATACTTGTAACAAACATATGTATGATTTTCAGAAGAAAAAAGGTTTAACAATTAAACAATCCAATTTATGCGTTGCACCAGAAACAATGATTTTAACAGAGGATGGACAATTTCCCATTAAAGATCTTGAAGGAAAAATTATAAAAGTTTGGAACGGAAATGAGTTTTCTTCTGTGACTGTTGTGAAAACAGGAACAGAAAAAGAATTATTGGAAGTTGAACTAAGCAACGGATGTACTTTATCATGCACTCCCGAACATAAATTCATTATTGTAAAATCATATACCGAAGCAAAAAAACAAAAAACTGATGATAATGCAATAGCCAATGCCGAAAGAGTTGATGCTCAAGACTTAAAACCTAGAATGAAACTGATTAAATTTGACTTGCCAACGTTGTTTGGAAATTCAGAGCACGATATCAAATATCCATATACTCATGGATTCTTTTGTGGTGATGGAACCTATACAAAATACGGGAAACCTCAGTTATCGTTGTATGGAGACAAAAAAGAATTGTTAACATATCTTGACGTACGAACCATGACAGGACTTGAAGATGCATCAGGACGACTAAACACATGGCTTCCATTGGATTTGGCACCGAAGTTTGACGTTCCTATTAATAGCTCCCTTGAATGTCGAATGGAATGGCTTGCGGGATATTTGGATGCAGATGGCTGCGTCTTCAGGAACGGAACAAATGAAAGTATTCAAGTTTCGTGTATACATTTAGATTTTTTGAAACGGATTCAACTACTTTTGATTGGAATGGGTGTAACATCTAAAATCACAAAACTGCATGATGAAAAAATTACGACGATGCCCGATGGAAAAGGAGGACAAAAACCTTATTCATGCAAACCAATTTGGCGTCTTTTTATATCATCATCGGGGTTATATCATTTGTCTGAACAAGGATTTGAAACCAGACGACTAAAATGGGAACCCAGACAACCTCAGAGAAATGCTGAGCGCTTTGTTGAAGTTTTAAAAGTTAATAAAACTGGAAGAGTCGACGACACTTATTGTTTTACAGAACCAATTAATCATGCAGGTGTATTCAATGGTATCCTAACAGGACAATGTTCCGAAATTATTTTACCCACAGATTCAACACGAACAGCTGTCTGTTGTTTATCTTCTTTAAATTTAGAATATTATGATGAATGGAAAGATAACGATCTTTTTATAAAAGATGTAATGGAAATGTTGGATAATGCTTTAACAATTTTTATAGAAAAGGCACCTCCAACTATATCTCGTGCGGTGAACTCGGCAAAAAAGGAAAGAAGTATAGGAATTGGTGTTTTGGGTTTTCATTCTTTTCTTCAACAAAAAAATATATCATTTGAATCAGATGAAGCAGCCAAATTAAATATAGATATTTTTACAAAATTACGTTCTAAAATTGATACATTCAATCTTGTTTTGGGATCTCTTAGAGGATCTCCAGAAGATGCCGAGGGTACTGGACGTAGATTTTGTTGTACAATGGCTGTTGCTCCTACAGCAACTTCTTCTATTATTATGGGAAATACATCACCAAGTGTTGAACCTTTTAGAGCTAATGCATACAGACAAGATACTTTATCTGGATCTTTTCTAAATAAAAATAGATATTTATCGCGTATACTTTCTCAAAGGTTAAACGTTAAAGAAATAAATGAAGTTTGGAGTAATATAGTATCTAATGGAGGATCGGTTCAACAGTTACCCAATAATTTGTTGTCAGAACAAGAAAAACAGGTATTTAAAACCGCATTTGAAATTAATCAAAAATGGGTAATCAAACATGCTGCAGATCGTCAAAAATATATAGATCAAAGTCAATCTATAAATCTTTTTTTGAAACCAGATATTCATAAAAGAGAATTGCATTCTCTTCATTTAAACGCATGGAAAAGTGGTTTGAAAACTTTATATTACTTAAGGTCTGAAAAAATAGCCGATGCTGATAAAATATCATCTAATCATATGATTAATTCTATTAATTTTACAAATATTAAGGAAAGTATTAAGGATAGTATTAAAGTTTCAATTTTGGAAGTTCGCAACAAAGAAAAAAATTACGAAGAAAAAATTTGTAAATTAACTAATGGAAGAAGACTTTCAGGATGTTTTGCCTGTGAATAATTTTTTTAATTTTAATGGCAAAAGTCATTAAAATTAATTTAATTGTAAATAAAAGAATGTCTCCTGCAATTATACTTATTGGCGTTTTAATTTTAATTGTCCTGTTTGTTATTAAATTTAATTCTTCAGAAGTTTCTTCTATATTAACTTCAGAAGTTACTTCCGAAGGTGATGATGAACATGAAACAGAAACTAGAGAAACGACTGGATGTATTTCACAATTAAACACTCTAAGAGCTACTTTAGCAGCTAAGAAAAAAGAGTTAAAAACACTAAGAACAGCTCGAAAAAAAGAATGCACTGAACAGTTAGCCAAAACTCAAGCAGAAGTAGATAGAATTCAAGCTAAAATTGATAATTTTAGTTCTAGAACTAAAATTGTACCTCTTCCAGGAGGAGAAGTTGGACCTCCTTATAATCCACCACCCCCACGAACCAATACAAGACCTAATCCAAGACCTAATCCAAGACCAGCTCAATTACCACAATTATATAATTATGGTTATTATTAGTTTTAATAATTGTTAAATTATTAAAACAAAAGTTAAATAAATGGATAACGAAATAATAATAATAGTTATTGTAATCATTATATTTTTTTTCTATTTAAAACAAAAAAAGTTAACCAATTGCGAAACACAAGTTGTAAAAGTTCAAAAAGATATTGACGAAATCAATTTAAAACTAAAAAAATTAAATAAATGAAAATTAAAAAAATGAAAATTAAAACTATTAACTTAAAAATTGAAGAGTTGATAAACATCTCCAAAAATACATTATTTGTGAAAAACAATTCTTCTCCCTTTTTTACTTTTGACGAATCAACTTGTTTAGGTTATCAAACTATTCATTACTCTGGTACTGATAATCAAAAGTATTATATCTTTCTTCTAGGTATTAAATTATTTCGTTGCAACAAATATCATTTAAATGTTATATTCTACAATAAGATATCAAACACAGTTGAAAGATTTGAACCATTTGGTAATGATAACAAAAGTAACTCCTGGAATATAAAAATATTCATTATAAAACAAATTTGTAATATATTTAATCTTTCAAAGAGTCCTATTTACTACGATAATATTCAATCAGTTTTAAAACATAATAGTACCGATTGTGTATTTTTGTGTTTAAAACATTTGAAAATTCTTTTAAATGATCTTTTATAAAAGGTTTATGTTGTTTATTAAAAAATTAATCTATATTTTTTATCCATATTTTAATATTTATAATATTTTGTAAGTTTCCGGTTAACATTGTTACAGATAAGTTTTGGGTGCAAAGGCTTCACAAGCTCACCTGAAATTGGTAGTAGTAGAAATTGGTGCGATTCTAATTGTAAATTTATTTGTCATGAATTTGGGGCTATGCCCAAATTTGAGATTTTTGTAACGGAATTTGTAGATTGGACTGAAAAAAATATATTATGTCAATACAAACTTTAATTCTTTCGTCTTTTCGTTATTATTTTTTTATCATTATTTTTTTATCATTATTTTTTTATGCTTATGGAAAATTGAAATATAAATTAGAAATTATTTTGTTTAATAAATCATAATGAATATTATGGATTACGAAAACTCAAAGCGTTTTAGACGTAATAAACTAGAAGAGGACAACATTTCAGATGATGAAATGGAAAACGAAGAATGGGATGAAGGATTTGGAGCCGAAGAATTCATTTCATTCGACGAAGAACTTCCAGAATATGATGAAAATAATCCTACACCAACATGTTTTTCAAGGTGGTTCGATACACAAAAATATCATTACCACAGAAAAATACCACTACCAATTCAATTACCAAAAGAAGATAAAAAACAACCCAAACAACATCCTTTAAAATGGGCCAAATTTACCGATGAAACAGAAATTGAAAGTACAATGGTAGTTATAGGTAAAATTCCTTTAACAAGAAAACGTAATGTTACCAACGAGAACGTTTCTTTTCAGGGCGTAGCCAATGAAATAGTGGTTTCAAAAAATATTGAGGGAACAAAGAAAAAGCGAAATTATGCATTTACAACATACAAAAATAAAAATAAAAAAATTACTAAACCAATTCAAAATCAACTTTGTTTTTCAATTACAAAAGGGATCGAATGTCCTCATTATTCATGTACTTATATACATAATTATTCTCAGATTGAACATTGCCAATACAATAATCAATGCAGATTTGCTTTACAAGTTGATGATGAATTATATCTCCAAAACAATAATGGCAAATGCTTAAAACGCCATATGTATGAAAGTATTGAAAGTTATTTGTTAAGACTTGAAATCCCAATTTATAATTGTACATCTCTAGTTTTGCAAGTCAATCCACATGTACATTCAGACTGTAATATATTGAGACGTGTTTTACAAAATGCAAAAAATTGCCGCGTTGCTCCTTTGATTTGGCAAAAAAAGAAAGTCTTGGAACTTAAAACATCAGATGATTCGGATTCTGAAAATAATGACGAAGATGATGATTGGAAAATAGATTTGTTTTAAAACCTTTAAATATATACTCTATACTATACTCTATACTATACTCTATACTATACTACATTTTATGACTCTTATTTTATGTTACCTTATTTTAATTTTAATGGACATTGTCCATTAAAATTTTTTATTTATAAGAGATAAATCAAGAAATAAAGATGTCAGACACACAAGAATATAGCATTAAACCTTTTGATGCCAATTTAATTAATCCACGAGAAGATAATTTTAATACAGTCGGTGGTTCTAAAATTGTAGTTATTGGTAAGGCAGGTACCGGTAAATCTACTTTAATTCGTTATCTTTTATTTTTAAAAAGATCCATTATACCAGTTGGAATGGTTGTAAGCGGAACCGAAGATAGTAACTGTTTTTACTCTGATATTTTTCCACCATTATTTATTCATGATGAATATGATGAAGAAATAATAAAAAAATTTATCAAAAGACAAAAATACGCTAACGAACATATTTCTGAAAATCCATGGGCTGTACTTCTTTTAGATGACTGTACAGAAGATAAAAAAATATTTTCGTCAAAGTGGCAGCAATCGTTATTTAAAAATGGTCGTCATTGGAAACTTTTGTATATACTTTCTCTTCAACATGCTACAGATATTCCTCCTGCTATTAGAACAAATGTAGACGGAGTTTTCATTTTTAGAGAAACTAATGAAAATAATCTCAAAAATATTTATTTAAATTATGCAGGTGTTATTCCAAAATTTGAAATTTTTAAAGCATACATGACACAAGTTACAGGAGATTACACAGCTTTATATATCGATAATTCCGCACAAGATAATGGTGAATGGTATGAACATGTTTATTATTGGAAGGTTCCTCAAATGGACACGAGAGATATGAAATTTGGATGCCATGAATATATTGAATTTGGAAAACAAAGGTATAATGAAAAATATAGTAAAAATTAAAAGCAACACAACACCAAACATTAGGCATTTCTGGGATAAAAACATTATAATAAAAATAAAATGAGTATTATAGAAATTATTACAGACAGTTCCATAAATACAACAACAGATATCGGAATTGTTAATTTAACTCAAATAGAACCTTTGTTATGTGGATTTATTACTATAGACACAGGTAATGTTTATGATTTAATATCTTCAGCTTGTATGTTTATGAAACAATTTTCACCATACAATTTACGATTATTTGAATCTTCATATATAGAAGAAAACACAATGACATTTATCAGAGTCAATTCCGAAAATCCTGCGTATTTTGTTTGTCGAGTGAATAGCTTGGGAAATGACAATAATGAAGAAAAAATACAAAAAATTAAAAACAACCTTGAAATAAATTTTTTATACAATAATATTATCCATGATGAGTCAAACATATTAATAATCGGCTAATTTTAATGACCAATGGTCATTAAAATTAATTTCCAGGTAAATTGAATAACAATTAAATTTTTTTAATTAATTTGCAAAAAATGTCTGACAAAATTGATAATCAAATTGTTAAAGTTGAAAATACAAATAACGGCGGTTTAAGAGCCATCTTTAATTTAGACGGTGTTACATTAGATACACCTATCATGGGAACTTGGGATAAACCTGTATTCTTTGGAAAAGAAATAGCCGAATTTTTGGGATTTAAAAAACCAAAAGACGCTCTCCAAAAACATGTTAAGCCAAAGTATAAAACCACTTTGTCTAAAGTGTTGGAGAAAAAGTTAGACACTGAACCTGTATCGTACAATGAAGGTAAACGGGTCCTACTATATAAAGAAGGAGTTGTTGAGCTTATAAAGAAAACAAGACTAGTTGGAATAGAAAACAAAATAGATGCTCTTATAGAAGCTTTTGAACTTAATCTAAATGTTGTTCATCAAACTAAAGAGCAAGAACACATTGGAGCTATTTTAAAAGTTTTCACTCACGAAAGAACAGTTACACAATATAAAGTCAAAAATTATAAAATCGATCTTTACTTTCTAGATTATAAAGTAGCAGTCGAATGCGATGAATTTGGCCACAGAGATAGAAACGGTGAAAGTGAACGAGAATATAATATAATACGGGAATTGGGTTGCACATTTTACAGATTTAATCCGGACTCAAAAAATTTTTGTATTTACCAAATTATAGGCGATCTTGTTAGACTTCTCTATAAAGATCATTAAATTAAATTTTTTTAAATGATGAAAATTCTTAAATTTTAATGACCTAAAAGTCATTAAAATTATTTTAATGTTATTATTTTAATGTTTCAATTCCTTGTTCTCTCATTTCTCTTCTACTTTCATCTGATTCAGAACCAAATCCTTCATCTATTCTGTTGATGGAGGGTCCTTTCATTTGTGTTCTACCTACTGAATTATTTTCGTTTTTACGTCCTATAAAATTAAATTCGCTTTGTGGAGATTTTGAATTTCCCCAGGTACGTGGCGATACTGAATTGGGTGTTGTTCCACTTTTATTCAATCCTTTAGTATTATTAAATAATGACAATATATTTATTTTTGTCTTCTTCATTATCATTTTAGCGGCTATAAACCACACTGCGTTAAATAATATCGCAAGAGCTAATCTTACTTCTACAGGCCATTTATCCATTCCTGCAGGTGTGTATGTTTTCTCTCCTAATTCAAGTAAAAGTTTTTCATAAGAATTCATAGACAACAACTGTTGCTGTGTAAACCCTTCCATGTCAAAACCTATTCGTCCAAAAACCATTTCGCAAACCATAAATCCTCCTACTAAATAATTTTTATATGTTTCTACAGAAGAATCAACACTTAATTGTTTTACAATAATGTCATAAGTTTTCTTCATACTTTTATATTCTGAACGTATGGTAAAATCGGGAATATCTCTAAGTGGATATTGTTTTTGTAATAATTGTAATTTAAACATTAATTCTCGTTTTTTGTCTTCTTCATTTTCTTCATGATCAATACCTTTATTTTCAATTTCTTTTAAAGAAGGTGGTGGTTTTACTTTTTTGTCCTCGTTCTTATCAGGTTTTTCCCGAAACTCAGGATTTTTCTTTCTTTCATCATTTACAATACTCTCTTTTCTTTGATCAATGTGTATCTTTTTATTTTCATTCTCTTCAACCCTTGTCAAAACTGGTTTATATTTTGAACTACCGATATTGGATGATTTAGGGATCAGTCTTATATCTTCATCTCTTTTTTCGCCCTGAAATTTCCTTGTAGTTGGGCTTTTATATCTATCATCGTCAAAAAGATCATCGTCATATAACCTATTTCTACCATTCATTCCGCTAATAGAACTACTTTTTACAGTTTTGACATTTGTTACTGTTATTGTTCTTTTTATAGGTGTTTCTTCATATCTGGGCGTATCCTTGATTTCAGTTCTTATAGGCGTATTTGATATTGAACTTTGAACTACATGAGGATCTTTTGACACAATAGTTTCCCTCCCTGTAGAGAGGGGAGGTGTTGTTGGTACAAATTCTTTGCCAATACAATTTAGTTTAACTTTATTTTTGTTTTCGAGGAGTTCTAAGTATAATTGAGGAAATCTCGAAAAACGTTTAGGAACAAAACGTTTAAAATCATCAATTGGAGGTATTTTTCTAATTATGATGGTTTTCATTTTACTTAATACAACATTTTTTCTGATTGAAAATTTTAAAAAGGGGATACAGCCTTTCTTTAATTTTTATTCTTCTTTAAAATTGAACAGATTAAATAAGGTTAATTAAAGAATTAAAGAAAACAGTAAAAAGGAATAGATATGGACAGTAAATTGGTGAAAAATGATATATTAAAAAAATGTTTAAATTTATGCGAATTAAATAATTCTGAACTTGTATTTTGTTGTGAATCTGGAAGCAGGTCTTGGGGATATTCATCGGAAACAAGTGATTATGATGTGAGAGGAATTTACATTAGAAAAAGGAGCGAATATGTATATTCATTATTCGGTAAAGAAAACAATAAGGGTGTTTTAGAGATTGATATTAAATCTGAGGTTTCCCTCCTGGAAACCGACAATGAAAAAAAATATGATATTGTTCTTTGGGATATTAAAAAAGTTATTAATTTGTATTTTAAAAATGGAAATCAAATGCTGGCTTACTTCTGATATAGTATATTTTGATAGTGAACTAGCGTTAACAGTAAAACAATTTTTTATGAAGAAAAATAATACAATTTTAGACAAAATTGCAGCTCATTGTTATGGACTTATTATGCAAAAAATTTCCCAACCTGTAACTTTTAAAAACTATATTTATATTTGGAGAGCGGTTTTGTTTGCAGATTGTACTATTAAAACCAATAAAACTCCTGATACTCAAAACATTATTAATTTGTCACAGAATGCAACCGAAGAGGTTAAAATTATTATTGATGAACTGATTGATTGTTTTAAGAATAAAAATAATTTTAAAGAAGAAGAATATAAACCAAATTTAGATCTATTAAATTCATACATTAAAAATATTAAAAAATTTATTACAGAAAATAAGACATCTAAATTTATTTTTGATAAAGATTGGGAAATTTTAATTAATAATATTTGGATGAATTAATTTAATTTTTTAATTTGGATTATTTTTTTTATTTAATGGATTTGATCCATTAAATAAATTATTTATTGTGTTTTAGATAGTTGATATTTTAATGCATTTTCTAAATTAAGCATATCAACTTTATCAATATTTAATTGGTTGACTTGATTCATAAAATGTTTAAATTTATCAACATTACTAGAACCAAGTAACAACCATGTTTTTAAAGCTTTAATATTTACTGCTCTTTTAACAGTTCCGTCATTAACTAATTCTTCATATTTTGATGGATTGTTTTGTTTTAAATTTACAAGTTGAGAAAGAGTTGGTAGATCTCCATATAAAGGACAATTTTCTGGATCTAAATAATGTTGAATCATGAAACTAGAATCATGTCCTAATTTTGCATCTAATCGATCTGTTAATTTATCGTAATAACTATAGTTACCATAATTTCCTGTTTTTACCTTTTTATTTTTAAAATACGCCCATAAAAATATAAAAATTAAAAATGCAATTCCTACGCAAATAATTATACCTCTATCGTTCATCTTTATTAAAAAAAAGGTAAAATAGTAGTGTTTAATATCAACTTTGATTTTTCAGTATTAAAGAAATATTACTAAAAATAAACAAGATATGTCTAAAAATAAATCTCCACTATTAAATGAAAGTGAAAAAATGATGAGTGAAATGCTCCCAATGAAAGTTTCTCAAAGCAAATTAAATTACGAAGAAAAGGTTTATATTCCAACCACTATTCGTAATAGAAAACAACATTGCTTTAGAAGATTTTTTCCATATATTGCACTGTTTCAAATTATTATGTTAATTATACTTCTAATACTATATTTTTGTTTTCCAAATCTTTTTTATTCTACCAATTTTAACACCAATTTTAACACTAGTTTACTTCAAAATAATAGTATTGAAACGAAACTTAATTCTATACCGCCACAAAATAATTCACAAAAAACTGAAGTACCAATTATTCTTAATTATACAACACAAAAAACTGAAGTAACCGAACCAATTATTATTAATAATACAACAGAAGAGATAGAAACCCAAACAATTATGATTCCAAAAAGTACAGACCAAACTCAAACCATAATTTCAGCAAAAACAACCGCGATTATTTCGCCCCCTGAAACCTCAGAAACTATCGCCCAAGTTCTTAAAAATTCTGATAAGAGAGAACACGATGATGAAGAGTTAAGTTTTACAACTGAAATGGAAACAATTACTACCGAAACAGAAACCTCAAGTACAATTCCACATTTAAGATCATTACCTATAAAATCAGAGTCGTCTATGGAAACAACGTCTGAAGAAACAGACGAGGAATAATTTTAATGCCCTTAAGCATTAAAATTAATTTTTTATTTTTTTGTTCTAATAGCTTTGCTTACTAATTGATTTATTTCAGATTCTGATAATTGATGGTCGTCTTTTGATTTAAAGTTTCCGGATATTGTTTCACGCGACGAAAACGACTGGTCTTGAGAAGATTCAATACTTTCAGAAACCGATTCAATGCTTTCATGAGGAATTAAAGGTCTTATAGAAGGTGATCCAATCATTGTTTTCGTACTTCTTTGTGGTGAAAAATTTCCATATTTTAATTGCTCTACAGATCCATTAAAAGTAACATTTTTTTCTTGTTTTTGTAATGTACAAACTCCATTTTGGCAATTTGTTTCATCTTCACTTTCATCACTTTCTACGGGTTTTAAAAATTCCCATCTCATTGTTTTATTCATTGTTTGATAAGGATAGTGAAAATTTTCTTGTGTAACTGGTATTTGTGATGGATGTGGAGATTTGAGTTTGCCCCTCGTCGTTTTCTCTCCAAGGCTACGCGTTTCCACTCCTGGAAACGACTGCGATTCTTTTGGGGTGGAACCCCCGAGAAAACTCGGCCTCTGGGGCAAGACGGCAGATTGTTGTGACTGCTGTGATTGTGGTGTTGATTGTGGTAATGGTGGTGTTGATTGAGTAGTAGGTGATGATTGAAGTTGTTGAAATGAATGCGGAGATAAATGTTTTAATATATTTGTCAAATCTAAAATTTGTTTTTCTAAAGAAGCTATTTTTGTATTTAATTGATTAACTTGACTATGAGTATAATACAAAATACCTCCAATAGCAACCACTTCTCCTAGAACATGAACAGTGGTACTAGACGTAATTCCAAAGGAATAAGAATTTTTTTTATCAATTTTTTGTTCCATTATTGAAAATTCTTTATTTGCACAACAATTAAAAAATAAAGAGAAGTTTTTTGTTTTAAAGATAAGATTTAATGGATTAAACTCATAATGATTGAATTAAAGCTTAAAAATTTTAAATGTTTTGAAAACAAAACATTTAATTTTAAAGATGAAATGGTTTTAATATCAGCTCCAAGTGGATCTGGAAAAACTAGCATATTATCAGCTATAAAATTTGCTTTATGGGGATCTGGAAAAACTTTGACAAAAGGAGAAATAATGCATGGAAAAAATTCTTGTTCAGTAACATTAACATATAATGATATTACAATTCAAAGAACAAAGCGTCCCAATAGACTTGTATATACCAAACAGAATGAAATATATGAAGATAATGAAGCACAAATTTACATAAACGAATATTTTGGTAACCAGTCCCATAATAACTTTTTGGAATCATCATCATTGGATAAAACAGAATATCTTGAAAAAATGGCATTTGGAAAATCAACAGAAATAATTGAATTAATGAAAGAAAACACTAAAGAAAATATTCGATCCATTAATGATGAAACAAATAATACAGAAGGACAATTATCTCTTACAAAAAAATTACTTAAGTCGGTTATCAATGATTGGAATAATCGTATGTGTTCAATAGTTGAACCTCAAATACCTCAAATACCAGTATTTGAGAATAAAGTTCTTAATGTATCAATATATGAAGAAAAAGATAATATTGAAAAAGAAATTGAGTCATTAAAATTAAAAAATATTAATCACTCTATTTTAAAATCTAAATTAGAAACAATTTTAAAACAAAAATGTGATTTAATGAACCAAATACAGAATGTAAAAAACAATATTGATGTTACTAAAAATAATTTAATTTATCTAAACGATTTAAGCACAGTCTCTATAGATGATCTTCAGGAAAAAATAAACAAAATTAATCATGAAAAGAAAATATTAAATGAAAAGCATACAAAAATTTTAATAGAAAAATCTAATTTACAAAACTTTTTAAATGAAACAAACACTTTAAATCAAAAATTAACAGAATTAAAAATAAAAAAAGAAAACCTTACTCCAACCATTGTTTTATCTTCAGAAAACGAACAGTCCACACAGTCATTTTCACTCCTGAAAACACGAGAAACTCATGAATTGAATTCTTTGAAAACTACTTTACAAAATGATATAAGTTGCATGACTGAAATAATGCTTAAGGAATCTGTTTGTAAATCTCAAACAGATTCCTTAAAAAAGAATATTGTTAAAATAGAAGATGAAGTTGTAAGATTATTAAACATAACAAAAACTGTAAATTTAACTTTAATGAATGAAAATCTTTCCACTTTATATCAACAATCAGACCATTTTAATAAAATAGCTGCTCAAAAAACTATTTTAACAACAAAAGTTCAAAATATAAATATTGAAAAAAGTAAGATAGAAGAAAAAATGGTGAAAACTCAAAAATGTAATGAAGACGATGTTAACAAATTAGATTTCAAAGTTCAAAAATTAGAAAAAGTAAAATCATTTAACAAATATTTGAATTCGATTAAGGAACATTTAAAACAGTCATTTCCAGGAGTGGAAACGCTAGAATTTACTGGCCATAAATCACAACTTTCTGTTATTAAAGATTTTTTTGAAGATGCATTATATACTCAAAAATTAGGTGATAAAGCTCCAAAATATAAATGTCCAAAATGTTTACACCCATTATCTATTCAACATAAAAATGACAAAATTAATATAGTATCATATATCGATGAATATATTCTTGAAATATTAGTAAAAGTTAATGAATTGTTATCTGAATATAATAATGAAACTACTATTGAAGTAATGGATGATGAAGAAATTGAAAATATAAAAGATTTTAAAAAATTAATTTTAGAAAGAGAAGCTTTTCAAATTCAAATCAAAAAGCTTGAAGAAGAAATAAAAAATTTACCTGTTTTATATGATAAGTCAAACGAAATACAAAGTTTACAAAACACCATTGCATCATATAATGCAAATAATATACAATTATTAAAAGAGGAAACTAAATTAAAAGAAGAAAAGAAACTTCTAACACAAAATATAACAATGAGTAAATTAATTCATGAAGAGTCTAACAAAATTAAGGATACTTATAAAATAATGATTGGTATTGATAAAGACATTACTAATGAAAACATACAAACATATCTTAAGAAAGAGCTTTCTGACTTAGAATCAGAATTAAAAGAGAGATTAATTTTTGAAACAAATTTATTAATTTATAATGACATAGTTTCGCAAATTAAAACAATTTTAGACAGACAAACTATTATTACAGAAGAGATTGCCACTATTAAAAAATTTATCGAAGAACATTCAAATATAGATGAATTAATAGATAATTTAAATCAAGAACATAATCTTTGCTATACAAATCTTTTAAATAAACATAAATATGAACAATACAACACTCAATTACTAAATTATATAAATTTATGTGTGGAATATAATGAATCTTTAAACAAAGTTGAAACTGATATGGAAACATTAAAAGATCAACTAAAAGATGATGAAAAATGTTGTTTAGAATTGCAAAAGTTACAAGAATACATGAAACAAATTGAAAGTTTTATAAAAATACAAAAGAAGTATGAATTAGAATTAAACAAATTTAATGAATGGACTAAATTAAAAAATGAATATAAAAAATCAGTATCTAATTATGAAACTATTATAAACGATTTAGAAAATCGTTTACTTAAATTAAATAATGAATATTCTGCATCTATCACGTTAAAATTAAAAATATCTGAAGCACAAAATATAGCTCTGACTTCATTAGTAGATACAATAAATATCTATGTACAACAATTTTTAGATTTGTTTTTCGAAGAACCCATTGTTATTAATTTGACGATGTTTAAAGAAACAGATAAAAAAGGATTAAAGGCTACTCCCAGATATCAACCTAAAGTTACAGTAAACTTATATTATAAAGGTGTATTATGTCCTTCTGATTTGTCTTCATTATCAAGTGGAGAATATGCTAGAGTTTCACTTGCATTTACTTTAGCTTTTCATCAAATAAATAACAATAAGGTGACACCTTTAATGTTGGATGAAAGAACAGCTAATTTAGATCAAGATCTTAGTACATTAATCTATTCTGTTATTAAAGAAAACTTTCCAAATCAATTACTACTGGTAGTAGCACATCAAGTAATTACAGGACCATTTGATAATATAATAACCTTGCAAGATTACAATTAAAATGAATTTAAAATTATAAAATTTATAAGAAAACAAGTTGGCTTTACCCTTAACGGTGTAAGATTTCTAAAGAATGAAATTGGAAAACCACTACAAGGAAGGTAATATCGTTCTTTCAAAACAATTTGTACATAAAGATGTGGAGGTTTTCTTCAATTGAAGATGCAATTTCATCAGCACTTACTACAGATTTAGAACTTTAGACAAAAAGGAAATGCAAAAGAAATAGAATTGGTTCTTATTAGAAATGATAAACATTAACTATAATATTTTTATTTAAAGTAATTTTTACATTAAATAAATTATGGATAAAATAGAAGAATTAAAAATAGAAGAATTAAAAATAGAAATACCCCAAAGAAAAACCAAGTTTTTTCATGACTCCGAAAATTCTGATAAGAGAGACGAAGAAGAAACTTTAAATCCAACTATAACATCTAAAGCAAAAATTTTAATTAAAAGTAAAAATTTTTGGATTGAAACATTAATTTTTGTAATTTCGGTTTTTGGAGCACTTTGTGTGGCATTTGGTATTATGTTAATAGGTTTTTTGTTATGGTTAGTGTCTAATACAATTTCAATATTATATTTTATAAAACAAAAACAATATCCGCTATCATTACAACAGATGGTGTTTTTGATTACAACCTGTATTGGTGTTTATAATAATGTTTGATTGAGGTTAAATTTTTAAACACCTTAGGTGTTTAAAAATCTCCCATAAAAGTGAATAGTGTAATTTAAAGAAAAAATATAAATAAAGAAATGGCTACATCTAATCATAAAAAACAATATACAACTTTATCGGATATTGACCATGTTTTACTTAGACCAGAGGTGATAATTGGTTCAACAGTTCCAATGGAACAAACAGAATATGTTGTTGATGAAAACTTTTCAGAAATCTTAGAGAAACAAGTATTTGTTTCTGAAGCTCTTATAAGAATTTTTGTGGAAGTACTTGCCAACGCAGTTGATAATATTCACAGAAGTAAAGGATCCTCAACACCTTGTAAATCAATTAAAATTAAAATAGAAGATGATGGAACAACTATGATTCACAACGATGGCCAAGTTATTAAAATATCAAAAGAAGAAAATGATGGGATTGAAATTAACGGTAAAAAGTGTTCAGTTTATAACCATGAATTGGTTTTTGGACATTTAAGATCAAGCTCTAATTATGATGATACTGTAGTAAGACAAACAAGTGGTAAAAATGGTCTTGGTGTTAAATGCACCAACATTTTAAGCAAGTCTTTTAAAGTTATAGGTGTTGATCCTGAAAATAAAAAAAAGTTTGTACAAGAATGGACAAATAATATGAAAGAAACATCAGGTCCAAAAGTAACAACGTCTTCTTCAAAGACTGGTTACACAGAAGTTATATATTGTCCAGATTTTGAAAGACTTGGTAATTTTTCTTCAGATATTATTGGTATTTTTAGAAAACACGTATTAGATGTTGCAATGTTAGCTTCTTCAGAAGGTGTATCTGTATATTTTAATGATAAAAAATTACCAATAAAAAAGTTTTCAGATTATACAAAATTATTTAAGTTGGAAAAAGAATCAATTTCTATTACAGAAGAAGATGGATCATCAGAAGTTACCATAGCTTTTGTGGAAAGAGACGGAAAGAAAAAACCTATTTCATTTGTAAACGGTCTTTTTACTAAACATGGAGGTCAACATGTAGATGGGTGGACAAAACCGTTTTTTGCAAATTTGTTATCTGTCTTAAATAAGCCTTCTAAAACTTACAAGGATTTAAAATTATCATTAAAAGACGTCACACCATATTTTAGATTTTTTGTTAAATCAACAGTTGATAAACCTCAATTTGATTGTCAAAATAAAAATATGTTAAAGTCTCCATGTTTAAAATATACAATTCCTGATAAAATTATAACTAAAGTTTGCAAGTGGACAAGTGTTCAAGAGTTAAAACAAAGTTCTTTTGAAAAGTTGTTGAAAGGAAAAGATAATAATATAATAAAAACATTAAATGACAAAAAGAGACGACCAAAAGTTAGTGTTAAAGAATATGATCCAGCCAACAAAGCAGGAACAACTCTTTCTGAAAAATGTACATTAATAGTTTGTGAAGGATTATCTGCAAAAACATATGCAGTTGCTGGTATAAGCACTGGAATTTCTTTTACAGGGACTGATACAAAAAAAGGGAGAGATTGGTTTGGAATATTACCTCTTAGAGGTAAATTTCTAAATGTTAGAAATGCAAACAATGATAAAATGATCAAAAATACAGTTGTAACAGATCTTGTTAATGCTATGGGACTTACATTTGGAATGGATTATTCAACACAAAAATCAAGAAAATCATTAAATTATGGAAGCATAATCATAATACCAGATCCTGATGAAGATGGTATACACATAGAAGGACTTGTTTTAAATTTCTTTCATCATCATTTTTCTTCACTTTTTAATCCAGTTGTTCCTAACTTAAAAGATTTTCCATTTATAAGCAGTATGAAAATTCCAATCATCAAAGTTATTGAAAAACCTTTGAAAGGAAGAAGAGAAATAGAGTTTTTTACACACGAAGCTTTTCATAAATTTAAAAATGAAAACAAATGGCATAAAAATCACGAAATTAAGTATTTTAAAGGTCTTGGAACGACAAAACATGAAGATGTTCCTAAAATTTTTGGAAAAAAAATGGTTGTTTTTAATATAGATGACAATGCACATGAAAATATGGAAAAAGCATTTAAAGATGAAGAGGCAGATGAAAGAAAAGAATGGCTAAAACAATATAACCCAAATGCGAGAACATTTGATTTGGACTCACCAAATAAAATATTACAACTTAACATCTCTACGTTCATCAATGAAGAACTAATTAAATTTTCAATTGAAGATTGTAAAAGAAGTTTACCACATTTAATTGACGGACTAAAGGAATCACAAAGAAAAGTAATTTTTGGATTAAAACAATGGAATGGAAAAAATAATATTAAAGTTGCCCAATTAGGAGCTTTCGTAGCACAAAAAACAGATTATAAACATGGAGAACAAAATCTATTTGACACTATCATTAAAATGGCACAAACTTTTGTTGGAGCCAATAACATACCTCTTTTAGAAGAGGATGGCCAATTTGGCACGAGACTTTCTGGAGGAAAAGATGCAGCAAGTCCTAGATATATTTTTGTTAACCAACCACCAATACTTAATAAAATTTTTAGACCAGAAGATGATCCTATTTTAAATTATACTTTAGATGGAGAACCAGTTTTTTATGCACCCGTTATCCCATTAATATGTATTAATGGTAGTGTTGGAGTGGGAACAGGATTTTCATGTAACATCCCCATGTTTAATCCTTCTGAAATAATTGATGGATTGAAACAATGGATTAATATGAGAGAACAAGGAGAAAAATATGTATTTAAATATAAACCATGGTATAAGGGATTTACAGGTAAAATTGAAAAAAATGGATCTGGAAGGTATATTAGTTACGGTACTTTAAGTAACGAGGCAAGTAACAATGGAATGTATCAATACACTGTTTCAGAATTACCAATTAATATGTGGACAGACAAATTTAAAGAAATGTGTGACCAATACAGAGAATCTAATTTAATAAAAACATGTGATAACTACTCAGAAGTCACAACTGTTAATTTTAAAATAAGTTCAGAACATGAATTAACCATAGAAAATTTAAAACTCAGATCTTATATCCATACTTCAAATATGGTAATGTTTGATCATGAAGGAAAGATACATAAATACGAAACTCTGAATGGCATCATGCAAAGATTTTGCAAAGAAAGAATTAAAATTTATGAAAAAAGACGACAGTACATGTTACAAAAGCTAAATAAAAGCTTAACTATCTCAGAAAACAAAAAGAGATTTATGGAAGATGTTATGAACCAGAAAATTAAAATATTACTTCAAGAAGATGAAGTTGTTCATCAACAACTTTTGGACATGAATTATTACAAGGATGATGAGGGAGAGTTTGATTATCTTCTAAATATGAACATAGGAGGATTTAGAAAGAAAAATGTTGACAAACTTATTTCTAAAATAGATGACCTTAAGAAAGATATTATGTGGTACACTAATACCAATGAAGGACAAATGTGGCTTAAAGATATTTTAGAATTAGAACCATTCATCTAAGTTTTTATAATTATAATAGCGTTTTGCTATTATAATTAGTTAAAGGTGTATATTTGGCCATATAAATGAAGACGAAGATGGTTCCAACGAAAATTCTTAAACATTTCATATTATTTAAAATATCATCATATTGAAATAAATGAATTTCATAATGACCATACTTACAATAAAGATGTAAATATTACATCAGATCCTTATTTATGTTCTTATAATGATGAATGTTCAAATAAAGATTTTTCTTTGGATGACTATATAGATTTTTCGGTATCGGTTTCTGATAGTATAAATAACTTTGAAGTATGTCATACATGTGACTTTTGTTCTTTTTTTGATACATGGTTAATAACAAACAATTCTTTATTTTTTGATACAGATACATCGTTTTCTGATGACAGTGTATCTAAAAATTTAGAAGAATTTAACAATGTGGAAGAAAATATAGAAAATTTTACTCAAAAAAAAATTAAAAAGTTACAAAATAACAAACAAAGATTAGAAAAGAGACGTAAAAAAGAAAAAGAACGTAGATATGATTTGAAACAATTGTTTGATAAATTAGAAAAATGCTTACAATGTAAAAAACACCTATCAAAAAATGAAATTTTACAAAAGAGTCAGATTTATATAAATTTTTTAGAATCTGAGTCTCAAAGATTAATTTTAACAAAAAAGAAACTTCAGAAAAAAAAATTTATGTTGCTTAAAAAATTGAAGTTAATGAATAAAGATTATGGAATAAATTAAACACAAAAGTATGGACTTAATTAATAATAAATTAAATATTGAAATTCAAAAGTTTTGTTTAGATTTAGAAAAAAAATATAATATAAACTATAACAATTTAATTGATTTGTGGTTTAACAAAGAATCGACTGAACGTCTGATAAAATGTGAGGTAAACCTTGAAAATAAAATAAAATTTAATCAAAAGTACAATTCTGATACAATTAAAATAATGAATATTTTATTTTTGATATGTTCAGATGGAGTTTTTGGAAAAATTGAAAACAATGACGTAAAACCTTTAACAGATGAAGATGAAAAAATTTGTGTTAAATTTGGATATAAAATTATGATTGGGTGTTTAAATGATATTCCAATTTAATCGGTCAACATATTTTTTAATTTTAATGGTTTTAAAAACCATTAAAATTAAATTCTGAAATTAAAAATTTATCTTTAAAATAAATATGTATAATTTGTTCTAATTTGTTCAGATATTTCTTCGTTGTTATAATTTTTATAACAGAAATTATGGCTCATAAATGTGATTACGAAACATGTTATAATGCATGTTATGGTTATGGACAAAGTTGTGTTGATCGTTGTTATTCTAATTGCATGAATAATTAATTAGATCTCATAGAACATTTTTGACAAATAGTTCTGGTTGATTGTTGTATTAATCTATGATTTTCACTATGAAGTCTATTAATTTCAGCTAAATTTTTCCTATTTTCTGCCTCCGAACTTTTGATTACATTTTCTTTAATTTGAATTTTTCTATTCGCGTCCTCTAAAAATCTTGTCAATTCATTAACTCGTTGGGTTAGTTGATTGTTTTGTTGGGTTAGTTGATTGTTTTGTTGAGTTAGTTGATTATTTTGTTGTTGTGCTTGTTGTAAGGTTGCCATTTTTATATCCCATTAATTAACTTTTAACTCTAAAAAATAATTATATAATTATTTTTTTATAATAAATGAATTTTATAAGAGAAAATGAAACAAAATATGTATTGTCTACTTATCAGTCAATGACACCTAAAAATTTAATGGAATATTTATTAAAATATAACTACGACAATGATTGTGTTTATATTTTTAATAACTTACCTAAAGATTTACAAAAAGAAGTAGACGATTTAGCTAAAGAAGTCGTGAAGGCAAATGATGAACAAATAAAGGCACAAGATGAACAAATAAAGGCAAATGACCAAAAGTTAAAACAATTAGATGTTATGATTGAATTTATGAAACAATATAATAAACAACTTGACAATGATATTTACCTATTAGAACATCAATTAGAAAATAAAAGGGAGTTAAATAGACAATTGGGAATATTTTAAAACCAAAGATTGTGGTTTTAAAATACAGCCATAAAAAATTGATTATTTGTTTTCGAAGAGATTTAAAAAATTAAATGTACATTATAAAATGGAGAAAACAATGTTTGCATATTCGTGGCATCAAACAGATGATGAAACGAAAAATTGGTCAAAAAGTAAAGAATCTTTAAGAATTTATGGTATAACAGATGATGGAAAAACAATTTGTCTTATTGTTAATGATTTTAAACCATTTGTTCATGTTGAATTACCATCATCAATTAATTGGAGACAAAAAATAGGCGGACAGCCTAAAGTTCAAAAAATTATGGATTATTTAAACTTTATATTAGGAGATTTAAAGCCTGTGAAAAACAGAACTATTTTTATAGATAAGTATAAACTTTATGGATCAAATTATGTTCAAACATCTCCGGGAGTGTTTCAAAGGAAAAAGTTTCCGTATTTAGTTTTATTTTTTGAAAGTCGTAAACATATAAAAAATTTAGAATACAAATTAAAAAACACTGTGGATGTTCCCGGTTTTGGTAAAATAAAATTAAATGTTAGAGAAACAAACGTGTCGCCAATTCTTCAATTATGCGTTGAAAGAAATCTTCCATCTGCAGGTTGGATTGGTTTTAAAGTAGAAGGAAGAGGAGCGTTAGCTGGATATGGAGAACTCGTAGAAGAAAAAAAGAAATTTACAGATTGCGATGAAGAATATGTAATATCCAAAAACTATATATATTCTATTGACAAACATGTACCCGTTAAAGCTAAAGTAATGGCATGGGATATAGAAGTATATTCTGAAGATGGTAATTTTCCGGATGCGATGAAGCCTGGAAATGTTGTTTTTCAGATTTCGTGTATATTTTTTATAGTTGGAACTAGTTATAAACAAAAATATTTATTAACATTAGGAGATCCATTAGAATATACAACGACACCCATAAATGAAGAAGGTTGTGGTAAAGATACTATAGTGTGTAAGTTTAAAACTGAAGAAGATCTTATAATTGCATTTTCATCTTTACAGAAACGAGAAAAGCCACATATAACAACTGGCTGGAATATATTTAATTTTGATACAACGTTTTTGTTAAAAAGAGCAAAGTTACATAGATGTCTTCCAAACTTTTTATTACAAGGATTTCCAAAAGACCAACTTGGAAAAGAAAAAGAAATTAAATGGCAGTCGAAAGCATATGGAACAACAGATTTAAAATTTATAGATTGTGAAGGAATTTTATGTATTGATTTAATGGATGTTGTACAAAAGGAACACAAACTAGATAGTTATTCTCTTAATTTTGTGGCGAAACATTTTTTAGGATCAAAAAAAGATGATTTAAAACCAAAAGAAATTTTTATTTGTTACAGAGAAGGTATTAAGAAAGAAGTTAAAAATATAGTTATTCATCCATTATCTAATAATTTAAATATATATTTAGGAAAGGAAGAAATTATGATAGAAAATAAGAAATTTAAGAAACCACTAAAACCTTTTTTTCGTATTCAAAATACTGGTAAATTAGTAAGTGACGAAGACGATTCTGTATTTCATGTAAATTATAGAGGTGAAGTGTTTTCGTTTTTAATAGCAGTTCATAACGAAGAAAAATATGAAATCAAAACTGTATCAGAGTTTAATAATTATAAAAATGCTTATGGAACATATACATTGTCAGCTCAAAAAGCAATGGCTAAAGTAGGTAAATATTGTGTTCAAGATAGTGTTTTGGTAGCCGACATATTTGAACATTTACAAACATGGCTTTCTTTTTCTGAAATGTCTAGAACTTGTACAACTCCAATAATGACAATACATGTTCATGGTCAACAAGTTAAATTTTTTAATCAAGTTTATAAGTATTGTTATGACCATAAAACGGTAACAGATAAAGAAACATATAAAGTAGATGAAAAAGAAAGATATAGAGGTGCAGAAGTTTTTGATCCAGTGCCAGGATTAAAAAGAAATGTTGTTCCTTTAGATTTTGCATCACTTTACCCAAGTTTAATTATTGCAAGAAACATGTGTTATTCTACTTTTGTAGACAATGATGATATACCTGATGAAATGTGTCATGTTATGGAATGGGATGATCATGTTGCTTGTAGTCATGATCCAAAAGTTATTCGTAAAAATGCTATTACAGAGGAGTTAGAAAAATTAAAAAAGATTGCTAATGCTAAAAAAATGTATACCCAAGGAACAAGAACATATAAGAAAATGATGTGTTCGTATCTTGTGATGGAAAATACAAAAGAGAAGACTGAAATGTCTAAACATTTAAAAGATCTTGATAGAGAAAATAATGAATTGTTAAATATAGTTAATAAACAAACTCCTGGTTATATAGAAAGTATAAAAAAGAAAATATCAGACTTAACATCTGAAAGATCAGAGATTACGAAAAAATTAAGTAAGAGTGTAATGTGTGTTTCTAATCGAAGATATAGATTTTTAAAAGAACCGAAAGGAATTTTACCCACAATCATACAAAATCTTTTAGATGCCAGAAAAAATACAAGAACCGAAATTAAAAATTACAAATCAAGATTGGCATTGTTAATGGAAAAAGAAAACAAGTCTAAAGAAGACATTGATGAAATAACATCTATAGAAAATTTATTGCCAATTTTAGATAAACGTCAAAATTCTTATAAAATTAGTGCTAATTCTATGTATGGTGCAACTGGAGTTAGAGTTGGAGCTTTACCATTTATGCCCATTGCAATGTGTACCACTTATATGGGTAGAAAAAGTATTGTAGAAGTTTCTCAATATTTAAAAGAATTAGGTGGAAGGGTAGTGTATGGGGATACCGATTCAAATTATGTTACTTTTGATGATGTAGTAGATAAAAATGTAAAAGTTGGAACCGAAGAATTTAGTAGGGAAATGAAAAAGTTATGGAATCATGCGATTGAAATTGCTAAAACAATATCCAAAAAATTTGATAATCCAATAACATTAGAATTTGAAAACGCAATATATTTTAAATTTTTAATCTTAACAAAAAAAAGATACATGTATTATACTTGTGGAAAAGATGGAAATATTTTAATGGATGCAAATGGAAAACCTAAAATGGGACAAAGAGGTGTTATTTTATCTAGACGAGACAATTGTAAATATATGAAAGATGTATATGCTAATGTAATAGATAAAATATTTGATGAACAAAGTGAGAATGAAATTTTAAATGGAGTCGTTGAAAAAATGTTAAATTTGTACACAAGACAAATTGAATTTACATCATGTGAAAAAGATGAAAACTATTTAAAAAATTTAATCGTTACAAAAAGTGTAGGAGATTATGGAGGAGATAAAGCTACATTTGAACCTATTTTAGGAAAGAATGAAAAGGGTGAAGATAAATGGAAAATTGGAAATTATGTTGTTCCTCTTATAACCGATGAAATAATTAAAACTTGTGGAACAAATGGACTTCCTATGACACAAAACGAAATTAAAGATTGGTATCTAGAACGACTGCCTTGTCAAGTTCAGTTAGAGGTTAAAATTAAAAGAAGAGGACACAACAAAGAAGAAGGTCAAAGATTATCATATGTTGTTACAGATATAGGTTGCAAAGGTAAACAATCGGAAAAAATAGAATCTGTTGAATATTTTAAAACACATTCTAAAGTTTTAAAATTAGACTATGGTTATTATATTGAAAGATTAATAGAACCATTGGATCAAGTATTTCAAGCAGTTTTTAAAAATTGTCAAGAAAAGGAAACAATTTATTCAGATAATTTTAGAAAAACAAAACTTTTTTCTATTTTTGAAAAAAGAGGCAAACATTCACAAGCTAATTTTACAAAAGAATTACATAAATTATGCTCTGTGACAAAACCAAAACTAATTAATGAAATTAAATCCTTTTCAAAACCAGATTTAGTATTTGTTTAAATTTTAGAAGTAAAGTTTAGTAGTATTTTGTTTAATTTTAATGATAGATTATCATTAAAATTTAATTACCAATGACCATCTCCTCCCACTCCTCCTACAGTATATAAATCATTTCCTATATAAACACCTCCTAATTTTGATTCTAGAATAGGATCTCTTGGACTATATAAACCTCCTCCAAAATGACCTCCTAATGCATTTTTAGCCTCTGCGTATGGAACTCTATCTCCAAATGACCAAGCAGGACCATGAGGATACTTTTCCCATCCATATAAATAATCAGCAGGATTATATTGTACAGGTGATGAGAGACCAGCATACATTGGTAAAAACGGTACTCCTGTTGGTGTGGGTGGTGTTGGTGGTGTAGGTGGGGGAAGAGGTACTTCTTTTTTCTTTTCGTATAGCCACCACATAATGGCAACAACAACTAACAATAAACTTAAAAGGATTAATAAATTCTGTTTCATTGCTTTATTAATTTTATCGTAAAAAATACAATTTTACAACTTCCTAAATATAATATACAACTACTTCTATACCTTTTTTGCACAATTTATCAATGATTATATTTTTAACTGTTTTCCAATACAGTCTATCAAGACAACACCCAATTTTTGGAATTGCTAATTTACAACATTTCCTTAGTAAACATTCGTTGTATAAAGAATCAATTGCATTTGAAAAATTTGCTAACGTTGGTTTTAAATAACTTTTTTCTTTAGTAACGATGTAAAAAATTAACCTTTCTTTTTGTAGTACTGCAACTTGACCAACTTCTTTTTTTTTGTTGTAACAAAACTTGTATACTCCCATAACGTTTTTTAAATTCTACTGCTATACCTGCTCCCATTAAAAAATCTTTAGCAACGCAATGTGCTAGATCTTCAATTTAATTTATAAAATTGAAGATATGGTTTTATAAATTAAATTTTAATAAATAATTATGGAACTAAACAAGAATTACAAATTAAATAAACAACAATCCAGAGCATTAACTTTAATGTGTCAAGACAAAAATATTTTTATAACGGCACCTGCAGGTGCCGGTAAGACATTATTAATCAATCATTACTGTGATTATGTTAGACAGCATGAACCTTTTAAAAAAATAGCTATTACTTCTACAACTGGAGTTAGTGCTATATTAATAGGTGGATCAACACTTCATTCTTATTTAGGTATAGGTTTAGGAGATGGAACTATTGAAGACTTAGTACAAAGAATTAAAAAAGCATCCAAAGGTATTAAAGAACGTGTTTGGAAAGAGTTAACAACATTAATTATAGATGAAGTTTCAATGCTTAATCCTGTTTTATTCGATAAATTAGAAAAAATAGCAAGAATTATAAGAGGATCTGATTTACCTTTTGGTGGTATTCAATTAATCTTATCTGGAGATCTTTTACAACTTCCAGTGGTAAAAGGAGGAGGAACAGGTAATAAAAATGATCATAATATGGAATTTGTAACCGATGCTAATAGTTGGAAAAAATGTATTGGAAATAATATTGTTTTATTAACAGAAATTATGCGTCAAAAAGATTTTCATTTTAAAGAAATTCTTCTAAAAATTAGGGTTGGAAATATTGATCAACAAGTTAGATCTGTATTATCTCAACACATGAAAAAAGAAGAAAAATTAAAAAAGGAAGAAATACAACCAACACGTCTATTTTGTTTAAAGAAATATGTGCAAGATCTTAATGATTCTGAACTTAAAAAATTAGAAGATTCAGGAAAAAAATTTATTAATTTTAATGCTCTAATTAAAAAATATTCAGAAGAAGCAGTTTTAACCAATAAAGGAAGATCCAGATGCACAGATTTACAATTTAAATTTCTTTCAGACAGATTTGTTAAAGATTCAACAACACCACAGCATTTAAGAGTGTGTGAAGGTGCTCAAGTAATGCTTACATATAATATTGATCAATTATCAGGTCTTGTAAATGGCAGTAGAGGTGTTATTATAGGATTTACAGAAATGAAATTTCCAATTGTACGATTTAAAAATCATAAACGAAACAACTTGACTCCTAAATTAAACAAAACAAATGAAGACATTAAATCAGATTCGACCTCCCAACCCCAAGGTTTCCCGGAGGGAAACCGACGAGTTATGGAAAATCCTGAAACAAAGGTTTCTAAAACCGATGACGAAGAAATGAACGATACATTAGAACTAGAAGTAAGACCACAAACATGGGAGATATGTAATGATTTTGGTAAAAAAATTGGATATTTTAAACAAATACCTTTAAAAATAGCATATGCTTTAACTATTCATTCGTGTCAAGGTTCTACATTAGATAGTGCCGAAGTTGATTTATCTGATACATTTGAACATGGACAAGTTTACACTGCATTATCACGAACAAGAGATTTAAACAGTTTGGTTATTAAAAATTTATGTTTTGATAGCATAAAGTGTCATCCTAGAGCACTTCAGTTTTATGATGACATAAAATCAATGCAAGATGCAATTAGCGAAATAGAAAATAGTTTAAGTGAATTAGATTTTGATGATGATTTTTAAATTAATTTAATTTTAATGGTTGCAACCATTAAAATTATACATCGCGTTTTTCATCATCCAATTCATTAAATATTCTTATCATATCACTTTCCATTTCTTTGGTACATCCTATATTATTACCTGCGTATGTAAAATTATTTTCCCATTCACTTTTTCCATCTATACGTTCTTTAAATCTTAAAAATAAATTTCTTGGATTTGGTTGACAAAATATGTCTAAAAGAATTATCATTTTTGGATAACGTTCTGATTGCAGTTTTGATAGTCGACCATTAATATATATACTTTGCCCCCTTATAGCATAATATTCATACTTTTCCACTCTTTCTGTGTTTTTCTTAAATAATACAAATCTTTCTCTTATTGCCTGTTTACGAAGTTTAGGTGATCTATCTTCTACAGCTATGCCTAATCGTTCTACCATACAATCCAATTTATGAGTTGTTTCATAATTTTGCTCAATTAAATCATCTATTTTTTGTGAGTCTTCTTCTTTTTGAGACTGCAGATCTTGAATATTATAACCTATGTTTAAAAGAAGTTATGATGAATTTTCATCCTACCTTTTTAAGTAGGATGAATTTGGATGTTTGTGATTCAAACTTATTTGTATTAAAATAAGTTTGAAGAATAAAATCTTAATAGATAAAATGGAGTTTAAATTAGAAGATTTTTTTCCATTATATCCTGAGAGTTTGTCTAATAATAGTAAGACAAGATTTGAAATTGGAAGTTTAGATGTTATAAATACTTTAAAAGAATTTACAGACAACCGTCTAGATGCTATTGAAATTTTACCAACTAAACCAGGAGAAGCAACTAAACATCAAATTGTTATTAGAAGATTACTTTCTGGATATACTCAATTTGATGCTTTGTTACTTGTTCATGAAATGGGAACCGGAAAAACATGTTCCGCTATACAAGCAATTGAACAAAATTTAATAGAATCCAATAATGGTTTATTTTTAAGAACTGTTCAAACTACTGAGGGTATAGATGATTTTAATTTTAATAAGAACTGTAATAATAATTATGGACCGGGACTTGATGGGGCTGTTATTTTAACCAGAGGAAAAACATTAATGAATAATTTTATGGACGAACTTGTTAATAGATGTTCTACAAATTATAGTAGTGGTAATAGGAATGAAATTTCCAAAACATCCAAAAAATTATTTTCTAAATTTTATTCTTTCTATACGTTTGAAATTTTTGCAAAAACAGTCAAAAAAATGAGATCTTCTGAAATTGTTAAAAAATTTGACAATAAGATTATTGTTATAGATGAAGCACACAATTTACGCCTATCAGATGTAAAAGTTAATGATGAAAAAATAGATGTTTATGGAGAAGTTCATCGATTCATACATTTGTTAACCAATAAAAAAGTACTGTTGTTAACAGGAACACCTATGAAAGATGGTCCTCAAGAAATAGCTTCATTAATGAATTTAATTCTTCCTCTAACTCAACAGATGCCCACCAATAAAAATTTTTTAAAAGAATATTTTCCATCTACAGAAGCACCACAAGAAACATATGAACTTGGAGACGAAGAAGAATTTCTTAAAAGCGGTGGAGAAGAAATGAAAAATATTAAAAAATTTAAAGCTCAGGTGTACGGATGTGTTTCTTTTTTAAAAGCAATGGATTCTAAAGTATTAAAAGTTATGGTTGGAGAAAGAATGGGGTCTTTAAAACATTACAAAGTGGTTCCGGAATACATGTCAACTTTTCAATCAAAAGCATATGTGTCAGCATATTTACAAGATAAACGTGAGCGTGGAATTTATAATAACTCTAGACAAGCATCTCGTTTTGTATTTCCAGATGGTACATATGGTGCAGAAGGATTTAAAAATTATATTATTGAAAAAAGAGGCAGGGGAGGAAAAATATTTCGATTAAGTCCATCATTGAGAAAAGAAATAGAAAAAAGATCTTCTTTTAAATCTGTGCATACTTTAACAGATGAACAAAAAGAATTTTTATATCTTCAAAATATTAACGAATACTCTGCGGAATATGCCTATATCATTAAAAGTATCTTAAATGCAACACGTAATGGAGAATTATCAATTGTTTATAACGATTCTGTAAGAGGAAGTGGTTTAATTGTTTTAACACTTTTGTTAGAATTATTCGGATTTGTTAGAAATAATGGAACTGCTAAAATGAAAAAAAGTTATGGAATTTTCTCTAATGAAACTACTTCTGTACGTGAAATAAGAGCATTACAAAAAATTTTTAATAGTGATGAAAATATGAATGGTAATATCATGCCAGTCATTTTTGGTTCAAGGGTTATAGCAGAAGGATTAACATTTAAAAATGTAATACACGAACATGTCGTTCCACATTGGAATGGGTCTGAAACGGAACAAGTAATTGCTAGAGGTTGGAGATTAGGATCTCATGAAGCATTGATTAAAAAATGGGAACAAAATGGACAAGTAGGTAAAAAACCTCAATTAAATGTGTACAGACATGTAGTAATACCTTCTTCTTTGTTAAGCTCTGAGGTTTCCCGAAGGGAGGACGATTTGAGTTTGGTAACTTCGTCTTCTAGAGGAATTATGGAAAACAGGGAAATTAAAAGTATTGATTTGATTATGTATGAAGTATCTGAAAAAAAAGATATTGCCATTTCAAAAGTATTAAGATGTTTAAAAGAAGTAGCAATAGATTGTCAACTTTTTAAGAAAAGAAATGAAAAAGATTCCTCGTTTGATTACAAACGAGAGTGTGAATATGAAAAATGTTTATATGTTTGTGATGATAATGGTAATAATTTAACAAAAAAGAATATCGTGAATTACGAAACCATATACTTTAGAGAAGATGTTTTTTTAATGTTTGCTATGCTTGAAAATCATTACAAGACAAGATTTGTTTCTACTTTAGACGAAATTACTGAAATGTTTTTTAACAACAAAGTTCTTACTCATTCAGTCACCAAACAAGAAATAATACAACTTTTATATCAAGTCGTATCAAACAACATACCTATTAAAAATGTATATGGGTACCCTTGTTATTTATATGAAAATTATAATGTATATTACCTAGTTGATCATATAATACCATTTCCTTCTTCGGAAGATATTTTTTTGGCGTATTATTCCAAACATCCTCAGCTTTATGTAAAAACAGATTCTCAGGAATCTGGCAAAGCCTCTGGAACTAATTACTATCAAAGTGTTACATGGTTTAATAATGTTTTAAATGACTATTATGAATCTTTAATTCCTCTTGCAATTAAGGATTTAACAACGTTATCGAATTCCACAAATCTTGTATCTAAAACACAAATGATTTCAAAACAATTAATTTCGTTACCTAATGATGTTCAACAAAGAATTATTGAAATGGCTGTTGCTGCAAGAGTTTTGGAAATATATTGCAATGTTCAAAATACATTGCCTCCCCTTCCTGCTCAACTATCAAAGGAGTGGATTGAACGAAACCAAAAAAGTGTATTTTGTAAAAAGAAAACATTCAGAACAATCATTTTGGATCACTATAAAAACTATTACAGAATTGACGGCGTTGATTCATTTAAAATGGCAATTGTGTGGTTTTTATCAGATATAGTAGAGGAAAGAGCTAAAGAAAGATGTTTATATGGCTCTTCATTAAATTTAAAATCTGGTTATACAGCAAGACCTCTGTGGAATGAATGGAAGATTTGTGGTAAAAAAGAACGAGTCAGAGTTGAAAAAGAAAGAAGTTTAATTAAAAAACAATACGAAACAGATCTTGGATATTATGGCCTTTGGAATCCTAAAAATAATGAATTTTGTATTCGAGATATTAGAAACCAAACAGGTAAAAAAGATAAAAGAAGTATTCCCAGTGGAAAAAGGTGTGTTAATTGGACTAAACCTGCTTTAACAGAACTTGCTGCAATTGCAATCAATATTCCAATACCAAATCAATCTGTGTTGCCAACATTAAAAGAAGCAATGGAGGAAATAAAAAGTAACAAAGAACTTAGAAATATTGTACCTAAAGACAATAACGACAACAATCTTTTAATTAAACTTGTATTTTGGTATAAATTATCTAGAAATGATATTTGTATTAATTTAAGAGAATGGTTTGATAGAAATAACCTTTTGGTAGAAGACAACTCATGTGGTGTTCAAACTAAGAGAAAATAAATTTTAATACCTTTAAGGTATTAAAATTAATTATTATTTGAATCATACGATAAACTATATTGGGAATAAAATTGAACTAATTCGTCCATACAAATATAATATTCTCTAATTGCATCTCCGTTTTTCGTATTTAATTTCATAATTATTTTTTTAAGATCTCTGGGGTTTGCTATTAACCATTTTCTATTTGCAATAACATTTGTTTTCATATTTTTCATTTCTTCTTGTATTGATGGATATAATTTCAATTCAGGATTAGATGATGAGAATTCTTGAATAATGATATTATTTCGTTTTAAAAATCTTTTAAAACACGTTTGTTGATTTTTAAATTCTCCTTCATAACCAAGTTGGTTTAAAATTAATGATGAAATATGTATTCCAGATAAATCACTGTCAAACATTTTATTCCATTTATTTTCTTCACCGATGAACAGATCTATAAATTCATTTATTTCTAATTTTTTCAAAGATGCTTTTGTTGCTATTTTAATAACTTCGTCTAAAGGTGGAAGTTTTACACATTCTTTTGAATAAATTTTTCTTTTTACTAAAATTTCATTTCTAGTATGTACTGCTGCTTTATTTACACCATTAATAGTATTAAGTGAACCATAATCTCTTATATAACTTTCTTCTAAAGCTTGTAATTCAAAAAAAGAATTTACTTCTATTTTTTTTAATTCTATAATTTTAAAATGTTCAATTCCGTGAAGAGACATAAATTTATGAAAAGTACAAGTTGGACGTCTTCTAGCAGAAGCTTTGTGTTCAGAGAAACGTTCTTCAATAGTTCTAAGTGTACTTCCAATATAAACTTCGTCATTTAAATTGTTTTCAATTGCATAAATGTAACCAATTTTCATATTATGTTATGTTAATTTTAAATGTTTGATTGTTTGATAGTTCAAATTTATAAATAAATTTGAACTATATATTGGATCATATTTTAAAGATTTAAAAGTTAAAGAAGATTAGTAAAGTATAAAATGGGTATTAAATATTTTTTTAAATGGTTAAAAACTAACCATAGCGAAAGTATAAAATGTATTGATAGACATGACAATAGTCAGTGTATTGATGTATTATTAATTGATATGAATGGTATAATTCATAATTCTGCTCAGGAGGTATATGGTTATGGAAGTTTTTCTTTTCCAAAGGAAAATGCTTGCGATAAGAAAGTTTATTCATTGGTGTGTAGACAGATTGACAGAATGGTTATACAATTTAAACCAAAGGAATTAATTCTTTGTATCGACGGAGTAGCTCCAAGAAGTAAACAAATTCAACAAAGACAGAGACGTTTTTTGGCCGCGCATGATAGGAAAAAACCGGGAACAGAGTTTAACTTTGATTGTAATAAGGGAAATACAAGTAAATTTGACTCAAACTCTATTTCCCCTGGAACCGAATTTATGCATAACCTTGGAAGATATATTGACATTCATATTAAAAAGAAGCAAAAACCAGCGTTTACCGGGAGGGAAACGACCGATGCTCCACAAAACAACTGGAGAAACAAAGATCAAAGTTGGAGACAAAAGGTTGATGATACAGCAGAATGGTCTAATTTAACTGTTGTATTCGCAAACGATAAAGTTTCTGGGGAAGGAGAACATAAACTTTTAGATTACATTAGAAAATATGGCAATTCTTATTACACATATTGCATATATGGCTCTGATGCTGATTTGATAATGTTATCAATGTCTGCATTGACAACAACGGCTATAAAAAATATTTACGTGCTTCGAGATGAATATAAAAGCCCCAATTATCTATTAATAAACATTCCTAATTTTGTTAAAAACTTAATTAAGGATGTAAAAAGCAACTGGACTGATAAATTAGATGAAAAAAGATTCATAAACGATTTTATTTTTATGTGTTTTATGGTAGGAAATGATTTTTTGCCACATATTCCAAGCATTGAAATTATGACAAACGGTATAGAATCTATGTTAGCTTTTTATACAAAAAATAAAAATTACATTACAGATAACAATGGTTTGGGTGAAATTTTTAACTACGAAAGTCTATTACCCATACTAAAAGATCTTGAAGGGTTAGAACAAAGTCTTTGTAATGAAAAAGTAAATAATTCTGAATATTTTAGAGATGATTTGTTAGAAAGTTCTTCTTTTTTGGTTACAAATGAATTTGGACAACAAAAATGTGTCAATATTAATGAATATAGGGAAAAGTACATGAAAAAACACTTTGAATCTTCATCAGAAGCCTCTCTTATGTATTTAGAAGGCATGCAATGGGTTTTGTCATATTACACATTAAAAGTTCCAGATTGGGAATGGTCATATAAATATGATTATGCTCCAAATTTAACTTCAATAATAGAAGCAATGTCATTTAAACAAATTGGTGGAACCTCTAAAAAAGAAAAGAATCAATATAAATTGTTTCCTGTAAATTCTGTAAATTCAACCGAAGTTGCAACTTCGTCATCAGGTTTTCAAAAATCATTTTCAATGGTTTTTCAAAATTCTTTACAAAATACAAAAGATTGGAGAGACAAAAAAACAAAAACTTCAAGTGATGCTATACCACCATTTCACCAACTTTTATTCATTCTTCCTCCAGATAGTTCTGATTTACTTCCTTATCCTCTGTGTGAAGCGTTAACTAATGAATTAAAAATTTATGCACCAAAAGAATTGATTATCGATAGAGCAGGAAAAAGACAAGAATGGGAAGGTATAGTTCTTCTTCCAAAATTAGATCAAAAAGTTGTCACAGAATGTTATTTAAAATATAAACCTTATGTTACAGAAAAGAAGGATCTGATTAGAGATATTAAAGGACGAACTTTCAAATATCAAAATGGGGAAGTATCGTTTTTATAAATTAATTTGTTTTAATGGCAATTTGCCATTAAAACAATTATCTTCGTGTAGAAGAACAAACCATACTTCCAGTTCTTTTTCCTCTACTATTTCCTTCAGAAACACATGTAGTACAATCACCACTTAAAAACCATACTGTTGCAATAAGACCTATAATTGAAATAACAACGCTCCAAAAGAAAATAGATGATTTTGATTTATTTCCAGAAGTATCTCCTGATGTTGCAGTTGCAGTTCCTGCACCCGCAAAAGCCAGTGGAAGAGCTAAACATGCACCGCAAAAATCTTCTTTTATAACTATATCTTTCGTTTTACTCTTATCAGGATTTAGAATATCTTCATCAGGATTTTCTAAAATATCCTCAACCATTTTTCCATTAAAGTAATTAAAATTATTCATTTATTTACATGCAAATAATGGAAGTGAAAATTATTAAATGTCATGACATTTAATAAGAGTACATTTACATACTGTTTCTCTGCCATATGGATCAGGTTTATCACAAGTATAAGATTCTACGTTTAAACCTTTATGTTGTGAAGCTACTACACAGTTACTGTAACAATAAGTAGTACATATACTTGAACTATGATATGTTGCAACAGTAAATTCTTCTCTTTGTTGATGAGAAGATTGACAAGCACTATTTATTGAAATGAATGCTGCTAAAACACAAAATAATTTAATCATATTTATTTATTCAAAAAATTCATTCCTATACAAGCAACTTTTCTTATAAAATTGAACCTTATTTTATTTTTTATTTAAAGAAGTAAAATTATTGATAAATAATGGATTCTTTAAATGAAGTGTGTTATGAACAGATAAAAGGTACCTTTTATAAGGGGTTGTTTGGAGATTTTCCGTTAATTGTTGATAAAAAAACGGGTTGTTTTAACGCCACCAAGCTGTGTGTTTTAGGAGGAAAAAGATTTGTTGATTGGAATAAAACTTTAAGATCAAAAAAATTAATTCAATATTATGAAACCCGGTGTGACATAAAAACCGAGTCGTTGTTATATGAAATTAAGGGAGATAACAATGATGAAATTACAAAACAAATTACAGGTACATATCTTCCAAAAGAATTTATTCTTGACATTGCTTCTTGGATTTCAGTAGAATTTTATGATAAATGTAACAATATAATTATAAATTATTTCGTTAATGAATATAAAACAATGGATAAAAAAACTTTACAAAGTAAAATTAATGAAGTAGAAGAAAAAATGCAAAAATTACTTAATGAAAAAGAAGAGGAGTTACAAGAAAAAAATGATAAAATTGATGAATTAATTTTATTTAGTAAACGCATGGAAGAAGATCGTAAAAAAGATAGAGAAATGATGATAAAACAAGAAAAAATGTTGCGTGAACTAGGTATTCATTTAGAAGATGTATCGTCTCAAAACAATGAATTAATTGAAAAGGTTGATGAACAGGTAGAACAAAATGCTGTTTTAAACTTTAAAATTGACAATATCCAAAACAAACTTGAAATAGCTGTAGAAGATAGAGCACCTCAACCTAAACAAAATTTAAAACGAGAACGTTTTATTCTTCTTAAACGTAATGATGATTATTATCCATACTATACCATAAGGGCTCAAGATATAAATGCAAGAAGTGCACTTAAACGGCAAAAAAATTTATATAATGAAGTATCTGTTCTTTTAGATTTAACCTGTCACCCAAATTCAAAGACACTGTATGTTAGAGTAAAAGATGAGTTAAAACAAAAAGGTGTTGTATTTAATTTGTGTAAAGTTTCAATTAGTAATTCAAAAATAAATGAAGAAGAATTAATTAAAGCGATGGAAACAATAAATGATGAAAAACGAGATGTTTAATTTATTTTTTAATGGAACCCTTCCATTAAAAATTATATAAATTCATGTCCTTCAAAAACGCTTAAAGCTCTTCTTATATATAAGTCTATATCAGATTCTGATAATAATTATACTATAAAATTGATCCTCAATTTTAATTAAAAAATAAATATAAAAAATGGAAATGGCAACAAAAAAATGTAATATCTTTGGTGTTGACAGTATTGGGGAGCCTGAAGGAGTTGTAAAGAAGGCGTTAGATGAGTCTTTGTCTCTATTGGACATATTCAAGTTTATTGAAATTACTAATTTTGACTTAGACCCCATTATGACTAATTGGTTCTGGCAAGTCATGGTTAATAATCACTCTACCCATCTAGGTAGAGTGGTTTTAGAATGGTTTGGTTATGAAGGAGAGGATTCAAACCAGAAACAAAAGTTTATCGATATGCTGAAACGAAATAAAATACCATATAAACAATTAAAACATACCGACAACGAAATAGAACTGTATCCATCCATAAAAGAAGAAATGACTCTTCTTCCACACAAAGGAGCAATAGCTTCATCAAAATGGTTAGTAATGGAACCGTTTAATATTAAAATGGCCATGTTGAGACTTAATACTAAAAACGCCGACATTATCAAACGATATTACATAAAAATGGAAGAACTAATAAGATTATATGCACAATATACAACCCTTTTTCAAAAAAGGGAGAAAGAAACTATGTCAAGAGAAATGTTGGATCTTAGATTAATGATGGAAGATATGAAAATAACAAATCACAGGCAAGAAAATATGTTAATTGAATCACACAATATGCTTCGCTCTATGGGCGTAGAAATCAAAGACATAAGACACGAAAATAATGATCTTTTAGACCAAAACAATGAACTTTTGGAGAGAGTTGATGATGTTCTCCAAAAAGTAAACACGGTCCAAAAGAAACTTGACATATCTGTAGAAGACAGGGCTCCTCAACCTGATAAAAATACAAGAAGAGAACGGTTCCTTTTGTTAAAGAGAAACAACGACACATTTCCGTACTACACCATTAGGGCCC